CTGCTGTGATGTATGGCAAGTTGACATCAGTTTGTTGTGAGCTAGAAAGTTCAATCTTGGCTTTTTCAGCAGCTTCTTTCAAACGCTGTAAGGCCAGCATATCATTCTTGAGATTAACACCAGTATCACGCTTAAACTCGTCAACTAGGTAGTCCATGATGCGTTGGTCAAAATCTTCACCACCGAGGAATGTATCTCCGTTAGTGCTTAATACTTCGATTTGTTTTTCGCCGTCCAAATCCGCGATTTCAATGATCGAAACATCGAATGTACCGCCACCAAGATCGTAAACAGCAACTTTCCTGTCACCTTTAGTAGCTTTATCAACGCCATAAGCAAGAGCTGCCGCAGTAGGCTCGTTAATAATACGGAGTACTTCCAAGCCGGCGATTTTTCCAGCATCCTTAGTCGCTTGTCTTTGGCTATCATTAAAGTACGCAGGTACTGTGATAACCGCTTGTGTAACTGTCTCACCTAGATAATCCTCAGCAGTTTGTTTCATTTTGCGTAGAACTTCAGCACTGATTTGTGGAGGTGCTAGTTCTTTGCCTTGTGCTTTTACCCATGCGTCGCCGTTGCTTGCTTCGACGATTTCATAGGGCATTAAGTCGATGTCTTTCTGTACAGCCTGTTCTTTAAACTTGCGTCCGATTAAACGCTTGGCTGCGTAGATTGTGTTTTTGGGGTTTGTTACTGCTTGTCTTTTAGCTGTTGCGCCAACTAGTATTTCACTGTCAGTGTAAGCTATGATTGAGGGTGTTGTTCTTGCGCCTTCACTATTTTCAATAACCTTTGTGGTTCCATTTTCAATAATAGCTACGCAACTGTTTGTGGTACCCAAGTCGATACCGATTACTTTACTCATAATATTCTCCTTAAAAAGTAAGATTTGTAAGACCTTAAAAGTATCTTACAAATATATTTATACACAGTTTATTGATTTTTGTCAAATATTTGGCCATCAACTTGATCAGCAGTTAGCCCTTTTTTATCCATTTCTGCTTTATAACGTTGCCTGCTTTCTTCCATTTCTGCTTCGGTTGTTTTAGGTCCGGATTCTGTTATAACTTTGCGGATTGGATGTAATAGTTTGTCAGTGATTCTACGACTCATTTCTTCCATTACTTCTTCTATGTTTTCTCCGCTGGCGATTCGCTGAAGAGCTCTACCCTTTTCATACATAGAAACTCGGGTAGCCCATTCATCATAGGATTCGTTAGGTTGATATTTCATCACTGAATTTTAATATCAACAATAGTGCTTGATGGTCATTGTCTATTTCTAGTTCCCAGCCGCCCGCAGGATCCTTTTTTATTCTCCATACCATGCCACCTCGACGATCATGAATATAGTATAACCGTGGGCCCAGATGCTTTTCGCACCACTGTTCTATAGAGCTCAATGATTTAACTTTGAGTTTCATGCATATTTTAATGCTATCATTACAGCATCTCGTTGATTATTTGTTGCTACAAACACTTTGTCTTCGTCGCCGAGTGAGCTTATGTGCCATCTTTGTTCCCACTTGTCCCAAATGACTCGTTCAAATCTCCAGACAGCGTTATTGCCTAGTTCGCGTTGTGGCCAGAAGTATTGTAGTGCATCTTCGCAAGGGACCCAGTCAAATGGTTCGCAGTAGTCTAAAAACTTTTCGTGTGAAACTTCAATAACATGTTTAAAGTTCATAAACATGTTAGGGATTGTAGACGCACGATAAACTACATTAGTTTCATACCACGCTTCCCAATCACGCTGATCTTTGTCCTTGCCTGTGCGCCAGGTAAGCCATTTATCTTTAATCCACTCAATCATGACCACCTCAGTAAAAACATTATAAACTTTTTTTCATCAACTACACGGTAATCTTCCATATTGTTATTTTTGTCTAACTTTACTTCTATACCATACTCAACCAACACATGATGAATTTGTGCATCATATTTTGGATTGCCAGTGATTACCCTTGCCTCCGGTGTAAGTTGCCAACGACCATTTCGTCCTACTCCTACTTCTAATACGGCTCGTGCCAATATTGTTTCTAGTTTATCGGGTTTCATGACCACCTCAGTGAAAACATAGTAGCATCGATGCCTCTTTTAAAAGCAAACTTTGTATTATTACCGACATCAAACGATTTCCAGTTGCCGCTTTTAAAACTACTATAGCACCATTTACGTGCTTCGGATATTTTATCGGGATTAACATTGAACTGGTGAGGCCAGTATTTTTTATTTAAAACTCTCATGACCATCTCAACACAAATAATGTTAGATCTTTCTGATTACGAAACCAGAAAGTATCATAGGTATAATACCATCGGCTACCGGGTTCTAATATACTTTTTGCAGAGGTTGAGCCAAATGCTTCAGTGACCCAGTTTTTTACATCGTCTATCTTTATTAGTTTTTCTCTGGAGAACAGACCAGTAACAACTTCAACTGTATAATATCGTGAACCGTATACACGACCTTCACTTATTTTTAACTCCATGGCGGTTGCCTATGATCCGTACTTTAGTAAAAACAATAGATATTTCTTTTCGTCAACTATATTATACGTTGATCCTAGGTTGCCGTCAATCAACTCTGGTTGAAGACCGTAGTTCTGCTGCATGAAATAATAGAAACCATTAATACCATCGTTGTACTCTGTGCCGTCTACTAGACTTAAATACTCGTTTTTAGCTCTGCGCAACATGGCCCAATATCGATCACGTTTTTTCTTTATTTCTTCAAGAGGAATAATATCATCTTCGTACATGGGAAGAAAAGCATCTTCTATTTTAGGGTTAACTTTCATGTTATGTCTTCTTTCAATATATCAAATAAAGTACCATACTCATAACGACTCCAATCATCGTAATCAACATAGGTGTTAATGCAACGACGATATACATTTTTAAGCCATACCCTTTTTCCGTGTATCTTTACAGGATACCAAGCAAACCATTTTTTCCAAGATAGTATTTCTATTTTCCTAGCAACAAATATTTCTTTTTTCATTTACAATATTTTAATATAAAAAATGTAGCATACTTGTCATTATAAAATGTAAACGTAGCCTGCGTAGGAATTTCTCCTATCATTTCGTCCCATTTGCTTTGATGATAAGCAAAATCAAAGTTAGTGCCTTGTACTAGACCTTCTTCTCGCAAAGCACGAACAATGTCAATAACTTCGTTGGGAGACTTATCTGTGAGTGTTACTTTTTTCATAGCCAAGTTAACAACATAGTTGTATATAGTTTTTCACTAAGGTCAAAGGTACACGCAACCCTATAGTGGTTGTTACCAAAATGCTCATACCATTGATTAGTAGGTTGTTTAACTAACCAATCTCGGACTTTAGGGCTTATACGCACAGTGTACCACGGCTCTCCATCAACGTCTGCTTTAGTTAATATAACAAAATGCTCGCCCGGTGGCAAGACCACAGGTGGAATTGTACCTTTAAGTTTTTTATGGTGTTTAGTAACCGCGTCTGCCATCTGCTAGTACTTCAAATAATGTAGCATACTCTACATGTGGTTCCATGTGGAATCCTGTGCCCCACACTAACCACACCCTACGTTTGTAAACTGTAACACCCCAAGCACGTAGACCTGTGATTGTTTTAACTGGAAGCCAAGCAAAATGTTTGGTCCAAGGATAACAGCCTGGGCCATCTACTATGATTGTGTATTCCATTCCTTTTTTCTTTGAACTTCTAAAATCAAGATTCCAACCAATACTTCTTCCCCATACAATACTTGAGATCACTTTACACCCATATTAAAGCAAAGTTAACAGCATCTTTCTGTCTAGCAAATACATATACCTGCTGATCATATCGTTCGCTGTAAAAATCCCAGGCTTCTTCTCTTTCGCCTACATTGTCAGCACACCAACCTTGACGTGCCCAACTATCCTTGAGCCCGCCCATGGGAAATATTTCTATCTTGTAAGGATAGTCATTGTATTTGTCTTTGGCGCCCCAGTCGGCGGTCATATATCAAATGTAAATGTTGGGTCAAATCCATTACCGGCTTCCCAAGGTAGGTAGCCACGTGGATTACAAAGTACACGGGCCCAACCGATTGTGTAATCTACCGGATCATGCACATGACCGTGTACCCAAACTTTGATGTTTTCGTGATCCAAAATAAACTCTTCCATGCTAGAACAGTAACCACCGTTGCTGGTTGTTTGACCTTCATACTTCCAGTTTACGCTTTGGAAACTAGGAGCCATGTGTGTGATAACAACAAAAGGTTTATCTTTGTGTTCTTCTAGAACTTTTTTAAAATACGCTTTGGTTTCTCTATGAACCATGGCGGTATGGTCAGGAGTCAGTTTATGATACAGACCTTTTTCTTCATAGAAGTTCTGCACACACTTGTACTCATTCATCATATTCTTGATAGTATACACAGTAATAGGATCGCCTTTGTTAAGGTCAGTCCACAATGTAGCACCAAGGAACATCACACCTTCGTATTCTACTACTTCGTTTTCTAATAGAGTTACATTAGGCGGAAGAATAGATTTAAGTTGATTATAGGTCTTGTCAAAGCGGCCGCGATAGTGTTCGTGATTGCCCATTACCATAAAGACTTTTTTATAGCGTGGAACGACAAACTCGAAGAAATCGTGGCAGGGAAAAGCGCCGGGCTCTCGATCTACTACTTTAGTACTATGAAACTCTTTGTGTAGTTCTTTCGCTTCACAGATGTCGCCTGCTAAAATGAGAACATCCCCGCCTGGTAAATCTAAATACCCAGAGACGTCTAAATGTAAATCCGAAACTAGATTAATCGTTATCATTCTTCGACTCCGAAATGTTGTTTAATCTGTGCCGCCGCCCAACGAACACCTTTATCCCATTCGTCATTGCTATCATTATCGGCACACTGGTTGATACATTCACGAACAATCAACTCGGCGAACTTTTCATCATAAACATCGATCCAGGCTTTGTTTTTTATCTTTTCATATGGCTCTTTAGAATTAGCATATTCTCTAGCCTGTAGAGCAAGTTGTTGAATTCGTTCGTTCATACTGTTTCCTTGAACAAGGGCATACCATCAGTTAAATGACGCACATATTTCAAGTTGGTAGGAAATGTATCCAATGAGCCTTTGTGACTCATAATGCTTACAGTAAAAGGTTCCGGTCGTTCTAGTCCATAGAAAAACATTTCTGTGGCACCTTGTTCAATTTGTTTTGTGAAATATTCGTTCATTCTTCAACTCCGAAATGTTCTTTCAAATCTTCGCCTAAGTCTTGTAACAACCTAGCATGAATATCGTAAATGTCTTCCCATTTAGCAGAATGACCGGGCACCAAATCATATGTGGTAATTCGTTCAATACATTCCTTGACAATCAACTCGGCGAATTTTTCTGTAAACTTATTTAAATCGTAAGCAGTCAAGGTTGTCCAAGTTTGCGGTACTGAGGCGTCTAATGCTCGACCGGCAAGTTTTTTAATTTGTTGATTCATCGAACTTCTCCAGCATACTCAGCAACTACGTACCAATCCGGAACTTGAGGTTTAACGAGGCCTGATTTTTAGTTTAGTGTACATATTTTGAACACCAACTGCTTGTCTTATAGCATCCTGTAAGGCATCGTGTTTGCCCCCTTGTGGCATATCCGGGTCAAATCCTAGATCAAACAATGTGCGTGTGTCACGACATTGCCAGAACTGCCAAGGAAGAACACGCCCCATTTGACGATACAAATCTTCAATAATGATTAAGTCGAACACAGCACCGTGACTCCAAAACGCATCGCATCCCCAAGCAAACTTATGAAACTTGTCAACAGCTTCATCTAACGGCAAACGATTGTCTGGACTAAATGCTTCTTCCATGATAGCAGGATCTTGCTTGCTCCACCAATCGAGAGTGTTTGGATCTACTTCACGACCTAGTGCATCCTGAGCATCAATGTCAATGCGAAAGTATAACTGTTCACCGATACCGTTACCGTGTGGATTAAAATGAACTGCACCTAGTGTAAGTATTGTTGCTCTTGGGGTAACTGCCATAGTTTCCAAGTCAACCATTAAATGTTTTGCCATGAGTATCTTTCTAAAATGTATATAATATTATAACACACTTAGGGTTCGTAGTCAAATAGTTTATCAGCGGGCAACTGATTTACAACATGATCTGTAATACGTTTGTGTACAATATCGCAGTAATGTTGACTTAAATCTATACCGTAGAACTCCATGCCCTCTTGTAGAGCAGCAATGCCTGTGCTACCACTGCCCATGAATGGGTCAAGCACTACTCCGCCTTGAGGAGCATACACTCTACACAGATAACGCATTAGATTAATAGGTTTGGGAGTAGGATGGTCATTATACTCTCCACGTTCTTTGCGTGTTGCTCTAGGAGCATAGAAATACTTTTGATGATCGGGTTCGTCAAAATGACCAATAATATCTGTGGGATAACGGCCATTTGGATTAGCGTCTTCAGTTTCGGTGACTGCGTCTGCTGCCTTAGCAACATCACCGCCGAATGCTCTGCGCTTAACTCCTCCCTTGATCCATCCTTTGGGAGGTTTGCCGTCCCAAGGTACACGAGTAGTAGTTGTGTTAATGCGCCCGCATCCCCATGTAGCTACATTATTTTCAATGGTACCGTCTAGGGGCTTCTGTGCTACAAATATAGGCTCGTGTGCTGGCTTAAGTCTGTTTGCCTTGGCCATCTTTGTAGTGACCATCCAGATAATCATATCTTTAGGAATAAATCCTGCGTCTTCTACGTTTACGGCCATTCTATGATAGAACTCTGGATTACAGAAGCTTAGTACAAATGCGCCGGGCTTGAGCACACGAAATACAGCTTCCCAAGTTGCTCTTGGAGGGACATTCTTATCCCATCCTGCGCCCGCAATATCCATGCCGTATGGAGGATCAGTGATACAGGCATCAATGCTATTCTCAGGCAGTTGTGCCAAAGCGGAAACATTGTCGCTACAAATAATGTGGTACTGCTTCATTACTTTTAGTATAGTTTCTTAGGTAACTGTTGTTCTCTTAGTTTCTTTTTCCAGCGGGCTTTGGCAGCGCCTGCTTTACGTTTGCGTTCAGTAGTTGGTTTCTCATAGAACTCGTGTGCAAGATAATCTATCAAACGTTCACTATCGTCTATCTTTCTTTTGAATTTCCTAAGAGCAACATTAACATTGTCGTCTCTTACTTCAACTGCCAAGCCTCGTTTACTGTTTGGTTTTCTCATTCTGTTGTTCAAATATAAGTGTAGCAGGTTTTCCTTCTACTGTATCTTTACTTATAACAATCTTTGTTAAACCTCGTGCTACAAGATCGATAGCTTCAAACTGATAGGGCAATAATGTTTTTTCTAAAATGCTCTTTAAGCCCCTAGCATTAGTCTTCATCTCTTTGGCTTTGTCAGCAATAGCAGAATATGCTGTATCTTCAAATGCTAGTTCTACGCCATCTAACTGAAACAGATATTGATATTGCGATATCAAACTATTCTTAGGTTCTTTTAGAATAGATATTAACTGAGTTTCGCCTAGCTCGTCAACTGCTGTGATAAGACCAAAGCGTCCAATAAACTCAGGAATAAGTCCAAAGTTAATCAAATCTTTGGTAGTAACATCATGATAGCTAGCCAACACTTCGTCTTTCTTAGTTGGAGTACCGTGGAATCCAATGCTACTGGAACTTGTACGCTTTTGAATAATCTTATCTAAGCCAACAAAAGCCCCACCGCAGATAAACAAGATTTGACTTGTATCGATTTCGTTCATTTCACCCCTGGGGTGCTTGCGTTTATTATCGCTGGGCAAACGCATGATAGTGCCTTCTACCATTTTAAGTAGAGCTTGCTGGACGCCCTCTCCGCCTACATCTCTTGTGGTACTAACGTTTTCACCTTTACGACTTAGCTTATCGATTTCGTCGATATAAACAATGCCACGCTGTGCTTTTTCAACATCTCCGTCAGCGGCATTTAATAAACGTGTTAGAACGCTTTCCACATCGTCACCTACGTATCCTGCTTCAGTTATACCTGTAGCATCACATATAGCAAATGGTAGATCTAGATATTCAGCTATCTTCTTGGCCATTAGTGTTTTACCACAACCAGTCGGACCCATCATTAATACGTTGGTCTTTTCTAACTGTATATCTTTATTGGGATTGTTAATGCGCTTAAAGTGTTGGCATACAGCAACACTGATAGCAATCTTAGCTTCGTCTTGTCCAATGATATAGTTGTCAAGAAAGTCTTTAATGGACACAGGATTGAATAGTTGTTTAGTTTCATCTGCTGGAAACTTTTTAACTTTATCATCCTTGAGGATGTCTACGCAAAGTTCAACACAGTCATTACATATAGCAGAGCTTTCTCCTACTATAAGTTTTTCTACATCGTCTTTACTTTTCCCACAAAAATCACAACTGTGATTATTATCGTTGTTTTTCTGCACCTAGTGTTCTTTCAAAAAATTCAACCACACCCCTAACTTGATTTTGATTGATGTGATTGTAAACAGCTAAAATGTTGGGATTTTTACTAGCATAAAATGTATTTGGTTTACCTAACAAGTAACCTGCTAATAATAGTCCGACGTCTATTTTAGTATCTAGCTCAATGTACTTATACTTGCTGGCGGCCATGCTGTGCAAAAACCAAGGCACTTCTACCTCACCTTGATAGAAGTATATATTAATATCTTGCTCGGTTTCAAACTTGCTCAACCACTGTGTGGCTGCTGTTTGTTCATCTTCTGATAAGTTGGCTAAAAATATACCCTCATTGTCGTTCTGGTATATATCAGGCGGTGTTACTAGGGTTATCTTTATTGTCATTTATTTTGTCTCTGTATTCTGCTTCACTGATAACACGGTTCCACTTAGTGCCTTCGCCCTGTTCTTCATTTTGAACGTATCCGCTGTTTTCACGATTTTTATGAGCAAGTACTGTTCTAGCGGCACTGACATGCATTTGCTGTCCATCCATCATTACATATTCTTTGCCCTCAAATGGGTCCGGCTCAATCGCTGGGCCTGTTTGTACCCACTCACCGTCTATCTTAACACCTTCAAAGTTCGGAGTATCGTCGGGCGGTGTTAGGTAATCGCCAGGACGTTCCATGTCTGGAATCTCTACAATCTCTGACCTACCAAACCCAGATGTAATATCATTTGAAGGCGCTGGCATAGGAGTTAGATTTCTAAAATGCACAAATGGTTGTTTTAGATAAGCCTTTTCTGGTTCGTTTTCAACTAGGAGATCTTCCTCTTCAGGAACTTTTTCTTCTGCTGTAGGTTTTTCTCCTACATCTGCCACATAAAAAGCTTCTGTTAACTCGTCTGCTTGATCATCTAACCAGCTACTTTCTTCGTATTCACGGAAGCGTTGGAAACTGTATTGACTTGCTAACAATAAGACAACAGCCAAAGGATCGAGAACGATAACAATAAGAACAGTGACCCAAATAACCGCTTTTTCAAGAATATTAGCATCTGGATTTTCTCCATAGAGTAAGTGTGCAATGTATTTTATCGGACCAACTTCTGCTTCCACCTTACGCACTTCTGCGGCAATGGGTGCCCGTTCTTCACTAAGCTGGGCAATAGCTTTCTGTTCGGCTGTAATCTCAGAAAGTAATCGAGTGCGTTCTTTGGCCTGCCCTTTACGTAGCGCAACCGCTTTGTCCGCACCTTTTTCGTCTTGACTTCGACCCATAACTTGGTCCACAGACTCATCCATCTGTTTGAGAGCTTTGCGATTAGCATCGATATTTTCCTTTGCTACCTTAATCTTTTCGTCGTATACCGCAATCTTACTTAGTACATCACCGCTAACTAAACTTTGATCACTGTGTGCTTTACTTAGGAAACCAAATACACCTAAACTTGTAATCAACATCAAGACAACAATAGCAGGTAACACATATGCTTTAAGAAAGAACGGTGACCATTCCCAGTTTTGTTTGAGCCAAACAGTTCCGCTAATCTTCCCAATGCCTAGCACTACACCCATGATAACAATAGGAATAAGTGCAGCAGGGTAGATGGCCATTAGGCCCATAATGGAGTAATATTCTGCTACACCGGAAATCGCCAGTCCACTGAATAATACTAGATATGCTATTAGTTTGTCGTTGAATGATGGTTTCATAGGGATATTTATCGTCGCATCTTACTGATATCTATAGCTTCCTCATCGCTGAAGATAGGTACTGCGTTTGATTTATGCATAGTACCGATACCGATAACTTTGGTACCGGTGTATTTAGGAATGTCCTTAGAACGAACTGTGCCAAGGTGCCCTGTGTCTCTACTAGGGATAGCAGAGTTAGTTGCACGACCAGCTGGAACAGATAACTTATAGGTCAACGGTTCAGCATTCATTGCTCGACTACGTTTCTTTTCTTCTGCTTCAACTCCCCATTTCTTTTGCATTTCTTTCCAGCTAGCATCGAGCTCGCGTGATCTTGCGGCCTCGTCAGCATTGCGGAACTTTTGCTTGCCTTTTTTCTTACCATTATAAGACAAGGATGGGTGATGTAGATGCATACTCATACTAGGGCTGTTTCTGCTACAGTGGCTTTAGCTTCAACTTTGATTTGACCAACACGGGCAATGGTTACTTGATCTTTTTTAGCAAGACCTGTAAAACGTAGAATAGTGCCATTTTCTGCAATCTTGAATGAACCTGCTACAGTCCAAATCTTCCTGCCGCTTGCGTCGATGCCTGCTAACTTTCGTACTACACCGTTAAGTACCATATCTGCTGTTGTCTTACCTGTGTTCCAAAAGTATGTACCACTCTTGCCGGACCAAATCTGCTCGTCACCGGAATTCTTTTTACAAAACTCCATTAGACTTTCGATTGTTTTATTAGATGACATAAACTATCTCTCCTTTGTATTATTATAAACGAAAAATGGTAAACTGTCAAGAGACAAGTTTACCATTTCTTTACCAATAATAATATAAGATATTATTCCATTAACACGTAGTCTTCTTTGCCCACACCACATTCTGGACATTCAAATGTTTCTGCTAGTTCTTCCCACTTACCTTCTAGTTCTTCATCGTGAACGTGTCCACATACAATACAAATGCGATCCATTATAGTGTCTCCTTTACTTGTTGATATGCTAATGCGTGTCTCTTCTCGACCTTGGTCAATGCTGCAAAACGTTTTTCAGCTTTGGCTAGAACTTGGGCAAATTGCTCTGCGTGTTCTTTGCTTTCTGCTGTTTGAAGACGTGCTTCGAGCAATGCTTCGTCGTTGCCTTCGAGTTCGGCTTCTTCTTCCATCTTTGGATACATTTCGGTAAACTCGTATGTTTCACCTTCAATGGCTTTTTCCAAACACTCTTTAGTTGTTGGCTTACCGATAAGCAACTCTAAATGCCCCCATGCGTGTAGCAACTCTTGGTCCGCTGTGTGTTCAAAGTGTTTAGCAACTTCTTCATGGCCCTCTGCTCTTGCTAGTTTGGCAAAGTAACGGTACTTGATGTGAGCTTGTGACTCACCAGCAAGTGCGCTTTCGAGATTTTTTATTGTAATAGACATGTGTGTCTCTCCTTGTAAAGTTATATTATAATAGTATTTACTAATGAAATCAACGATTTTATAGGAAAAAGCTATTGTATTTTTCAATGCCTGTAATAGGCAAACTATTAATCATCTTCGTCTTCATCCCACAAGGCATCTTCGTCGATAAAATCCCCAGTCTTGGCATATTCCTTGTAGTATACTTCGTTGGCACTTAATATACGGAAGTCACGAGTATACTTTAAACTAGCCATAGTAATCTCTTTAGGTTCAAGTAAGTCGCAGATAATATACCCACTACTACAAGCGCCTTGGATGAATTTGATTTTGCTGTGCTTGAACTCGCCTAGCTTTAAAGCACAGTGAAACTTTCCGCCATTAGCAGCCATGATACGAGCGTGTACTACTCTGGGATGATCTAAGGTAAGAGATTCAAGTACACCTAACTTAGAGATAGTAGCACAGTTATCATCGTCAATGACTAGTTTACATTTCTGGAACTTGATACTGCCTTTGGTTTTATCATTGTCAGGAGTTTCTTTGGTACTCCAAGGCATATCTGCTGTTACGTGATTGACGTAGAACGTGACGCCATGTGCTTTAACGACCCACATAGGTATGGTCGGATCTTCTAGATGTTTTTTGTTAAAATGGAACACTAGGTCCTTACAACTATATTCAATCTACGATTTTGTCATTTTAGTTTCTCCTTAGTTGACAATATATTTAGTGACAGTTTTTAGGGGGTGCAGGAAAAACTGTCAAACCCAGGTTCTTTAAATTGTTTTATACAAACTAGCAGAAGCGACAAATGCCTGCTTCCACATCCACTCATCAAGGACCAGCTGATTAAAGATCTGTTCTTCAAGTTCGATGACTTCGTCTACGCTTAGTTCCATCATACGGATAGCACGATTATAGCTGTCTTCATAGCTTATAGGCCCGTTTGGCATACTACGGATCTTAGCAATCTTATCTAGCTCGCCTGTCTTGGCTAGTTCTACGTGTTCCTTGGCTACCTTAAGGGCGGCCTTTTTATAATCTTTGACTGCTTCTTCAAACTCTTTGACATGTTTCTTTTTATTGTCTGCTAGAATAGTCATTAACTCTTTTTTGTTTACTTTTACACTACGCATTGCGTTTCTCCTTGGATTTTCCATTTTTACTCTTCTCCAACTACAGCGTAGATATCTTCTGCTTTTAACATAGTCATATCCTCGCCGTCTACCTTTACTGGTACACCAGCTGTGACATTATAGAGAACTCTGTCTCCAACTTCAACACCTGTAGGAATAATAATATCTTCGTCAGTCTTATGGCCAGGACCAACTTCCATTACAATCCCTTCGCTGGTTTTATCTTCACCATTCCAGGAGAAAATAATACCGCCTGTTGTTTTAGCTTCATTAACAACTCGTTTGATCAATACACGATCACCCATTACAGTTACATTCATATTTTTTCTTTTGTTTGGTGCGCCTGACAGGGTTCGAACCTGCTGTCTCGGGTTTTAGAAGCCCTTGCAATACCACTTAGCCTCAGACGCTTAATTCTTTAAGACGTTTAACATCTTTGTGTTTAACTAGTATAACACATTTAACTGTTCCGTCAACCTTTAATGGCAAATCTAAATGAACACTAATACGTGGACCTTCCGTTGGATTAAGTTGTCTATCATTGCCAACAGTGCCTACAAATGGAATACCATTATGCTTACCTATGATTCTATCACCTAGGTGATATGTTGCTTTATAGGTTACTAGGTCGAAATATTCAGCGTAGGTCATTATAGTCTTTCAAATAAAAAGGCTCCGAAGAGCCTCTGCTAATTAAATCGTGGATTAGAATCCTACTTTAACACCAGCTGTTACAACGTTACCGTCAAATGAGCTAACACGGTTTTGGCCGTATTGACGATCAACGCTTACGCCAACTGCTACAGTCTTTGTAACTGGAACACTTGCTCCAACACCAACTGTTAATGCTGAACCATCATCACCTGTACGGTTATTCAAGTAAGCATAGCCAACGCGACCGCTGACTGCAACTGGGCCCAACTTAGCAACTTCTTTGCTACCAACTAGGGTAACACGAGTTTGGTCATTTGCTTCACGGATGAAACGGCTAACACCTGCTGTTACATTGTAAGCACCGAAGTTCTCACCAACAGTAACACCATAACCATAACGATTTGGGTTTGGAGTTGTTTGTTCAACGCCAACTACACCAACTTCAACCGCTGATGCTGCCATTGCTGCTACAGCCAAGATTGTTGCGAATGCGATTTTTTTCATTTTTAAGTTTCCTTTTAATATATTAAAATAAATGACTTACGTCACTGTGTTGAGTATACAACTTATAGTGACGCTTGTCAAGCAAATTATTTATTGCTGTTTGCCCGAACCTGGTCAAAAGTAATTTCTTTGATTAGGCGACCATCACGGTAAACTTCTTCAAGCATTTCGGTGAATGGGCCAAATCCTTTATCTGTCCAACCTTTTGGTTGATCAACAGCACTTACCCATTCTCCACCGCTCTCCCAAAGAGTTACACTACCTGCTTTAGACTTCTTACCGGCGTCAGTGATTGGATCTTTTTGTACATCTACCCACTTATCGCCCACTTGCATGGAACTGCACTTCATTGCGAATCGTTGTGTGTCGCGGTCCACGATTTGCAACAACGCTCCACCCATGCCAAAAGCAATATTATCAGCACTATACCCAAGAGCCATAAAAGCACCCAGAATCCCGCGAATAGTAAGTTCATTTACACCATCTCCTTGAATGAGGCGAACATTGTTAAGGACTTTGAATCCTTTGCTGTTAACTGTGTGTCCAAACTTTTGATCTAAGATAGCAATCAACTGACGGTTAACAGTAACAGGATCACCGCTGTCTGGTCGAATAACAACTGTTGCTCCGCTAGCGATTACTTCATCTCGGAGTTCTTCACCCCAGAGTTTGCTTGCGGCATTGAAAATGTCGTAACTGTCGGAGACAACTGCGAAGATTGATCCTTCTCGTCCAAACTGTTTGAGCATGTTTCTGTAGGCATCGACTTCACCAGCACGGCCCCAACTAGTGATTGTTGAGTGCTCGGCGGCAGGGATACTAAAACCTGCAATCCCAGCATCATAGTATTCACGAGCATAAAGAACACCAGAAATAGTATCACTACCCATGAAGTTAACCAAGTGTGCTGCGCCTCCGATGCCCGCTGACTCAAAGCTAGATACACCACGAGCACCGAAATCGTGCAGTTTAAAATTGATTGTACTAGTTTCACCTGTTTTCTCCAAATAGTCAAGAATAACTTTCTTGATTGTGTAAGATTGAGTAGCTACTGTGGTAGGATACCAAATAGCACGAAGCAAGGCTGTTTCAAGCCAAGTAGTTAACCAGAAGCATTCTGGGTCAGTGTTTTCAATAGTAGCGAGTACGTTTTTGACAGGTACAAGTGTTCCTTCAGGGACGGCCCGAATGACAACTGGGAGGCGTCCATTGTGCTTGTCAAGAATGTATTGCCATCCTGCTCGGTTGAAAGGCTCACCGTGCGCGGTAAGGATTTCGTCAGCCACATCAATGTCTGCCTGTGTGATGGGGTCGAGTAAGTACTCTTTAATGAACGCTTGGAGTCCGAAGAATACTGTCTGATCGTAACGTCCGCCTCGTGATTCAATGTAAGAATATACACCTGTAGTACCTGCTGGGTATTGTTTGAACATGCTCACTTTGTATGAGTCAGTGTTCAGAATAATGTTTTTTGCGAGTTTCATAATAAAGTTCCTTTATTTAAAATGCCACCAGTCTATCTAGTGGACTTGTTATCAGCATAACACAACATCATTATTGTGTCAACCAAATTCTACCAAAGTGACTGTACCACCTTTATCAGCAACACGGTAGGCAAATTCCTCAATCATCGGAATGATCGTTTCTCGATCACCACCTGCTAGTCCCATACCAATGTATGGCAAGCCAATTCGTTTATCGCCGTGAGCGTATAAAAGTTTTTCTAGAATCAACAAGAAAGCAGTATACTCAAATACATCTTCACCTGTACTCATATTGTATTGAGTGTAGGCGTTGATAATATCAAATGTAACTGTACCATTTTTTACAATAACATTTTCACTGGTCCACGTGCCTAACTTGTTGTAGTCACCGCGAACAGTTTTGCTGTCTACTGCGGCTACATGAGGATAGCGTTCGCGAATCTCTCGAGCAATACCACCACCCATTGTGTTAAAGCAATTACAGCCTTGTACCACAACATCAAACTCGCCTGCTTCTGCTAGGTTGAGGAGATTACCTTTTGTGTGCTTTAGTGTCATTCTACACTTACCTCCATGGCGTGGCATTCGTATTTTTTCTTAGGTCCTGTTTGAACAGATTTAATCAACTGTGATCTTGCGTAGATACATTCAGCCCTTGTGTCATAATCACCCTTGACTTCCCAGTTAATAGACATTCCTGTACTAGGTACGCCTGATATCAAATACGCAACTAAAATAAATTTCATTTTAATAACCTTTCATTTTGTTTCTAATCTTATCAATGCTCCACGCACTTCTCGAGGATATTCTTTCTTAGGAATACTTGTTAGGTTAACATAGAGAGCTACAAATAAACAGATAAAAACCGCTATGTCTATCTTATCTTTCATTTTAATAACCTTTCATTTTTCTGTGAATCAACGGATGCACAGTTAGTGTGTCGTTGCTGAAACAACGAATATAATGATCACGGTGGCTGTCTCTTATTCCGCTACCGTCTAGATTGTAAAAGTCTGCTACACTACAGTGACGCTCTTTAGCCATAACTTCTACCCAATCTTTACGATCAATGCGACTAACCATGCAGTAGGCATTACTGGTCTTGCGATAGCCTTGCTTCATAAGTTCATGAGCAAAGGTCATTACAGTCAGCTCGTCGAGTTCTTCATCTTTAGGACCGTATGTAATATCATCTAGCTTGATTTTAACTTTCCAGTTCATATTATGCTCCAAGAAAGTGTTGAATGATTTCGTAGTGGTCTTCAAAGCATTCCTCTGATTTGACCTCTGCGATCGGAACCCAACGTGCTTTCTCAGCATCGTCGCTACCTTTTACTCGAGGCAACTCACCATCTGGCAGTTGGATAAAGAAGGCGTGTGTAATAATGCGTCCACGTGGGCTACGGTCAATAGCATCAAATACTTTACTGCGAACAATGTTGCCACGCAGTACAGGCGCAGGCACCTTAATCATTGTTTCCTCACGGAGTTCACGGATAGCGGCATCTTCTACTGTACGGTCTGTGTTAGCGTTAACGTAACCACCTGGCAATGCCCACAGGCCCTTACCTGGCTCTGCTCTACGTTTAATCATTAGCACGTGGCCGCTTTGAATAACAACAGCGTCAGCAGTACTGAAGATTGGAGGATATGGCAAACTAGCATACTGCTTCTTGTAGGTTTCGACGAACTCACGCTCACGAATGATTTGTTGGAACTCTTCGGTTTGGCGGAATTCCATTAAGAAGTCGTAGGTAGTAGTTGGAACAACATTCTTAATAAAGTTGCTGTTGAAACTTTGTTTGAAGTACAAGTCTCGGATGTCAGTGGCACCCAGTGGCTCGATCTTTTCTACATCTACGTATTCCCATTGGGGGAACATATCCAAGTAGAATGAGCTAGCATCTTTCTTATGACCGATAACAGCAGTACGACCACCTAGGACACGGTACTTGCTAACAATGCTTTGGATACGAACTGCCCATGCTTGATCATTATAGATAGTATCAATGTTAGATTCAACATGGACCCGCATTGCTAAACCGCTAGTAGCAGCCTTGATCATTGCAACACGCTCATCAAACGTAAACGGGTTCTTATAAGTACGTGGTTGGTTTGCGCTACCAGCGATGATAACTAGTTCATCTGTAAGTGCTGTGGCTCGCTTGATAATCTCAAGGTGAGCATTGTGTAAGGGTTGAAAACGTCCGATGAGGACTAGAGTGTTATATTGTTTTGACATACAAAAATCCTTTGTATAAATGTGCTCAGAGTCTATCTCTTTGCTGTATGTATTTATTATACTATCATTTAATCACGTTGTAAAGTGATTTATTATTCAAAATATGTTGTAGCAGTCTTGGATTTGACCGGTGGTAACCTCACTTGCCAGTTTTACAACGGTTATATGGGGGTTCCTAAAAGCGGGTGCCTTGTCCATATTTGCCAACCTTTACTGACCGCTTTCGCGTTTTCGCTTTTTCCCGACTGCTGGAAGGGTTGATCGTAACTTAGGCATATTCTACCTCGGGGAGCATTTAAGCATCGCCGCATCCTATGGAATCCGAGTTACATTTTGCCACGGGCGCCAACCTTACCGCGCTGTCCTTTTACAACATAAAAAGGGGTCTAAGCCCCTTTTTTAACCACCGTTTGGAGAACCAAATGGCATGTTTGAAGTACCAGCACCGTAGTTGACATTATCAAACACTGGTTGATTGGCATTTTCTTGTACAGGCGCTGTAAACGCTTCGTCGGCATCAACGCCCAACTCGCCGATAACTTCATAGCGGCAAGTGCGACCTTTGCTGTCATTGTAGTCAGTAGGAATACTTACAACGTCACGTGGATTGATCTTAACAATAACTGTACGCTCTCCACCAAAGTGATTCAAATAGCTTTGACTACAGAAGTGCAGACCTGTTGAACAAGTATTGTTCTGATCATCGTCAACTTGATTACGTTCCATTTCAAGAACTTTACCAACGCTATTGTCCATGGTGTTGCTGTGGACGTCGAAGTAAGTATCGCGTACTTTCTTGTAGGCCAAGAAGTGACCATCTGGAGTGATTGGCAAGTTATTCTTTGACAAGAAACCATACAACTCACTAACGGCACGCTTACTTGGGTTAGACATCAAGTTTTCCATAAAGTTAACCATTGGCTCAATCGGAAAGCCTTCTTCCAACATCTCGATGATACGAACTGTAAGGCTAGTATGAAGTTCTTCATTCTTCCAATACAGTACATCACCTTTGATGCTGATATTGCCAGCGCCATAGTTAAGGACAACCTTCTGTGGTTCAATCACATTCTTAACTGTGTCCCAATCATCAGCTTTAATAGCATCAAGAACCTTCTGATAGTTAATGTGACTCTTGTTAATAGTATGACTGTTATTGCCAATAACAACAACAATGTTCTTACCTTGGATCAAATATGGGTATGCCATTTTACTTGCCTTCTTTCAAAATATCGTAAGTTTTCTCAAAAATCGGACCGTCGCAAATATACAACTCTCCGTCGATGCCCTTCATCAAATAGTCTCCGGGCTTGCCTTGTTTGTAATTACCTTCCAGTGTATTAACTCGAAACTCTTCGTCAATACGCTTTGTGTGAACTACAATCGGTTTTTTCATACAAGGTAGCATTTCTACTACCTCTTCAAATGTATCAAATGTTTTCATTAGACACCTTTCTTTGCGTCAATCATGTTAATGTACTCTGCCACTGCTTCATGTTTCGAATCCGAACGCATGATTTCTAACAAAGGATACCGGGCAATCACATCCTTTGATTCTTTAACAAACGATGCAATAATCTTGTCTGGATTAATAGGGTTCTTAGGAATAAACTTAGAACACACACTATTCAAACGATGACTACTGTAACGTTTTGCTGTTACGCCTTTGAACTTATTTGCCAATACCGAGTACGGACTCTTAGGATCAGAGACTTTGTTGACGATCTTACTATTATACTTGACTCTTTCGTAGTCGTCAATGGCACTAACAGCCAACGACATCAAATCATTGGGATTCTGCTTGGTCAGTTTATCCAAAACAAACTTTTCAAGGTTGACCCAGTTCTTCTTGGCCTTAACAGCTTCGATGTCGATCTTACGAACACCAAAAACAGTTTCTGGAATCAAACCACCGATACCACACTCGTTGAGATCTTTATACATCTCTGTAGCACTAGTGTACCCATACGCACTTTGAACAGTGTATCCACTCAAAGGCAAATAGTAGTAGGTCTTGCTATTGTCGTAAGAGTCGAGCTTTCCAGCATCACGCCATACCATTTCCTTTTCACGATAGTAACCGCCCATGCCACGTTCTTCCATGCGCATTAGGCTAACATTACGACCCAAGGCAGATGATGTTTGGCGTGGCTTTTCCTTCAAATCAGATGCCGTAAAGACATTGGCAGTTGGTGGACTAGAAATGTAATCAAAGAATTCCTTGAGTTTCATTTCTTTACTACGGTCAGCTTTTTCTAACACAAAGACATTTGAAGGAATAGTTGTACCGTCATCATTCTTGCGGGGAGTATTTCTCCAATGATACTTGGCACGCTCTGTGGCACCAACTTTTGTATCGTTGATTACAAAGCCCGTGTCTAAACTGGCACTAACGTCCCACACTTGTTTAGTAAGGTAATAACCAGGACGATCAGGGTCAGGGCCGATGCTCTTGCTGTGAGAACTCATCTTAGTACAAGCTGAATAACTCTGTTGTTTGATAAAGCCGTTTAATGAAATATTGAACTTAGATGCCAGATCGGATACACCGAGTTCAAATACTCGTGTACGCAAATAGTTATGAGTCTTTTCAATCAACTCAAATTTCGAGTCAGTTACATATTTCTCAACAGCGGCTCGCCACAGATAGTTGTTTGAACGACGATTCAAAAAGTCTGCACGTTCCCAGAGATTAACAATAGCGTCTGCTTCTTTAGCTAACACTACAGTTAATGCTTCATTAACATCTTTTAACTTTTTACGAATAGCTTCAATGGTACTAGGAATGTATGACAAACCTTCGCGGCTTGCTTGGAAGTCAAGCTCACCGATAGCAAAGTGCATTTCCAAACCACAGCTCAACAAGTTTTCTAGTTCACCTAGATTCTTTTCTGCGTTAGGAACATCGATCGGATAACCAATATTGCCCATAACAGCAATACTCTTATCATAGCCACGTGTAGTAAAGTTGTGTACGCCTGGAATAATGTCCTTGGATTCATATTTGCGCTCATAGAACTGGAATCCTGAGCTACCTAGGATAGTTGGACGCAACTTGAAGTTGATAAACACATGACGAGCTTCTTCAGCAAACTTAGAAGTGTCATAGCGATCTTCAACGGCAAACTTAACTTCAACACCTGCTGGTTCGTCAGTTTGTTCTTCCATCATCAACGCAATGCTAGGCACACCGTCGTTGTTGATGAACGCAGAGTAAATGCCCTTACGACCATCTTTGATAGCAGTAACAGTGAAGTTATCTGTGTAAGAGAACGGGCTCTTTGAGCCTAGGCCCAATGCACCAATAAAGGAGTTACTGTCAGTCTTGGTACTTTCAAAGTAAGTTGTATAGATTTGTGTAACTTGCTCGTGGCTTAAACCAGTACCAAAGTCACGCACACTAAAATGTGGACTAAGTTGGTTAGGCAAATGTACTTCAAACGGTACCTCTTCTTTGCCTGCAGCCACATGACTGTCTACCGCATTACACGACAACTCACGCACAATAGCACGGATCTTGTTAGCATACAAGCCTGAGCTCAAGATACTGAATGCCTTGGCACTTGCTTTAATCTTAAAGTCGCCAATTTCACCGACGTTGCTTAAAATAGCTTGGTCTTGTGGTGCTGTGTTAAGAATCATTTTTTACCTTTCAGTTGTGTGTTTGTCTGTATGTGTTTATTATACACTGGTTTTACCGTATTGTCAACCATTATTCGCCAGAATAATCGGCAGAATCTTCTTGTTCTTGCTTAAAAGCCTCGGCTTCTTCTAGAGTATCAAAAGGATCACTTTGATAAGCACATTGCCCCCAAGGTCCATTAAAGTATACATAATACTTACCTTCGTCCTCGTCGAAGCGAATTTTAAGTTCATCCATTTTGGACTCCTTACCAGTTGTAACGGCTATTCAATCCCAGAGCTTGTTGTTCTTCTTTGGTCAGCTTGTTAAAAGCGGCCCTAGCAAGATCATCAATACGCTTGGCTTCAATGCGAGCTTGTTCGGCATGTTCAAGCTCTGTTTCTAAGTTGTCTAACTCCCATACTTCGCGATTCCAAGAAGGGCTTAACGCATAAGTTTCTTCCGTATTGCGATTATATAGTAAAAACATTCCGTCTTTAACTTTGAGCTCAAAGTTATTTGGATAGTTTGTAGCTGTGGCTAATGCTGCCATTAAGCGTGGAAAGTAATGTGCAGCGGCAGTTGCCTCACGCTCTTCACGCTCTGCGTGCTCAAGTGCCAGTTTTTCTGCTTTGGTTAAACGTGCCATGTTAACTCCTTGTTGCGATGTATATTATTATACACTGGTTTTACCAAGATGTCAAGGCTTTTTATTCATTCTTCAACTCCGATACACTGTTCCACATCCTCTAAGATACGCCGGAGTTCGCCGATGTTGATAGTAAGAAACTTGATTGTTGCATCATTGGCAATGTTCTTGCCTATCTCGTTGAACTTCATTCCTTCAAGTTCTTGGAGCATGTATTCCTTGCCGGAGATTGTGTTACGCAGATTGTCTGCTACGGTTTGGATGTTCATTCTAAGGCCTTTCGAAAAACGATTTCTTGTTTACTGTAAGCATCTACTTCCCAGGGTTGGTCTAAGTATTTTGTACGTTTTGTAACACGCTTGCCCATCCAGAAATACTTGCCGTCTACAATCTGAAACTGTCCCTTGGCAAACTGTTTAACATGAATCATTTCATGTGCTAGGGTAGAGCCTAGTTCTAATAACTTTTGAGGACGCAATGCTATAACATAGCTATCTAATCCAGGCAACGTAGTGGTGCTACCGAGTGCTAGTGGATTAGGAGCATTTTTAGATATGTCGATCAACACAAATCTGCGACTATTTTCAAGTTTCAGCTGTTTGATTAAACTAGGCATTAGTGATTCCACATAACGCTTTGTCTTAGTGCTACGGCATTGAACTTTGTATTCCATGTTATTATTATACAGTGGTTTTATCAAATAGTCAATAGAAATCCGCCGAAGCGGATTTGTAGTACTAAAATATTAAGCAAATATTTCTAGTGCTGTACCACACTCTGCGCAAAACTTAGCAGTAGCCTTGTTCTTCTTGCCGCAGGTCACACACTCGGGCTTGCGTTCAACTGTAACGGGCTGTAGTACAGGTTTGTTATCAGGGGTTTCGCCTAGTAGTTTAAGAACAATACTATGCTTTTCTATTTCCATTGCCCCCATTGTAATATGAGTGAAACGTTGATCTGACTTGCTACCGGGAACAGTAATACCAACATCGTTCCAATCACAAGTGGCCATACCATCGTGTACTTCGCTAGACTGAGGTGCTACTTTGTTGATTGCGGCCGCAGCAGTTGCTTTTACACTTTCTCCTTTGCTAAAATCAACACCACGCATTTGGCCGTTAACATTAGTTGAATAGCTAGCACCGCTAGCAGTTACGCTGAAACGATCTCCGGTGCTATTGCTAATGCCAGTCATACCACCATACATTGGATTGTTAAACAGGCCGCGAGTAAGGCTAGTGTCGTACTCATAATGTCCCGGAACCCATTTCGTTGTAACCAATGGTGGTGTATACTTTTCGTATTGGAACTCAATGCGCACTAGACCATCTTCTAGTTTTATACCTCGGTGCTCTTCAACTGCACCTGTGCGTTCAATAAACTTAAACTTGTTACCTGCTGTGAGGTTACCGTTCTTTACATAACGTTCTAGGTTAACTTCTTGTCCTGCGTTAACAACAAGTCCGCCCTCTACAACATCTTCACCGTCAATAAAAATATTAACACATGCTCGTTGTGTATGAAGGTTCTTGATTAGGAATGAGTATTCACTGCCGAATGGAATGTATACTGTGTCTTTAAATTCACGTAGAATTTTGCCGTTAGCTTTTAGACTCGCAACGAGTTTTGATTGATACATCATGGTATCTCCTTATACAGCGTACAGACTAAACGCTTATTATTAAAGTCTGTGGGTTTGCGGACCACCCGCAAATTTATTTATCAGAGTATTTAATGGTATCCATTAAAGCCTGATGATGCTCATTGATATAGGCCTGCCCAACCATCACCATAAACCTAGCGTGTTCCATACTGGTAGGAAGAACGACCTTGTCCCCTCGTTGAATTTCTTCAAGGAGGGCAAGTTTTTCATATTCAGTGTGTGGAATCATCATTCGTCATCCTCATAAAAAACTTTTGTATAGTCAGTGATGTTGTAACCACTCAGACTCAGTCGGCTTCGTATTGGGATATCTCCCCTTACATATTCATATTTTATAAACTTACCTAGACCTGCGTCAATCTCTTTGACTGTTTTGCCGTGCCAAGGTTTGCCAAGAATATATTTGACTTTGACCCATTTGACATTGTTCTCAGGTGCGCCCGTGTATTGATTAGTAAATGAATAGTAATCACTGTGTCCACCGCTCATTGATACAATGCTTAAAGGACGGCACCAATCATCTGGATGTACAACATCATCAGCTTCCAATAGTTGTAGTGTAATCATTACCAACTCCACCAGAATACAACAGGATGACCACCATGTACTTCATCTTTAGGGAAATGTTCTTTCACTACCTTACGCAACGCAATAACTAAGTCATCTGTCCAGTTAGGGTCAGTGTGATTATACTGACGATAGGTATGGTTAGCCCATTGACGTAGATGTTTGACACAGTAGTGCCATTCTTCGTCATCATCGGCGTCATTGAACCAAACATTTTGATAACTGTCGTTATGTAGTCGCTCACCCCACATCTCAACATAGGCATGCCAGTAGTTACGATAGTCCCGTGATTCACTAACACTAACCCACTTGCCATCTTTGAAGGTACCGCCGTGTAAGTCATCTAATGGGTCAATACCTTTAGCAACAAGTAGTTCATTTAGATTGGCACGAAGAATAGGCTCAACATCTTCTTGCCAATCGTATGTTTCAACTGTTTGTGTTTTCATTCGTCATCCTCATAAAAAACTTCTAAATCTTGCATCATTTCCATACCCTTCTCAAAACTTTAACATTATACACATTACAACTGGCACAAACTCGAGTTTGATAGTCTACTGTATAGGCGCCTTCTTCTCGGATTAGTGGTTTACCCCACTGTGTCCAACGATGCCATCCAACCAAGCACCAGCGGCTTTTGACCAGCAACGGCTTTTCTGCCAAGGCTCGCATGGTGTTCTCGGATTCATTCATCTGCCTTCCTTGGCATCACTATAACCGATGATATAACCCAATACCAACGCAAACAACATACCCGCAATAGCAATAACTGTGCCAATGATTGGCCCCCAGCTAAATTCTGTCATACCGGAACTTCGATTAGTTGAAAGATACGCCAATCTCTGCGATCAGCTACTTTTTTCTTTTTGTTCTCTTCCTGTACATATTTCAAGAAGCTTTGTGCTTGTTCCATAGTGCCGTAGAAGATATCATTGCCGTAAGCATAAGTACCTACTGATCCGCTTTCGCCTTCCCAGTAGTGACCTACAGCATAGTTAAACTGTTTGGCTTTTTTCTTTGTTGCCATATTACTTTTCCAGTTGTTCTATTTTAGTTTCGGGTTTGTCAACATATGTCACAATAAACTTTTCACCATAATGCCACCCGAATGCGGTAAAAAATCCTGCGACTATCCAATAAGCTATCATAGTAATATTATACACAAGAAATCGTCGGTTGTAAAGTCATCTTTTATCCATAACTAAATACTTGATGCGAATATACGAAATTACTAGAGAAGATTTAACACGCAGGGGATTCCTTGGTGGAGCAGCCGCAATGGCAGCAGGTATAGCACAAGCCAAGCCTGTTCAACATCCCCAAAAAATAGATCCACGTAGTACAAAAGTGCAACCACTAGTTCAAGCACCAAAAGTTGATGCCGATGTAGCACGTAAAATACTGTCTTCACATGCTATTAACAGCGGTATGACCGAGCCAACAGAACTAGCACAGTTTCTAGCACAGTGTAGCGCAGAAACAGGTAACTTTAAACACCTCGGCGAGATAGGTCGGCCTAATAAAGCAGCTCACAAATATGCACGTAGCACAGGTAACCAAGGCGCAAATGATGCTTTGGAATATGCCGGACGTGGATTCATTCAGTTAACAGGCAAGGGTAACTATATTGCTGCTGGCGCAGGCGTGCATGGCGATGAATCATATTATGTTGAACATCCTAGTAAGGCAGCAGATCCCCACGAAGCGGCAAAGATTGCTAAATGGTTTTGGGATCAAAATGTTAAAAGACGTATAAAGGACTTTGCTGATACTGCTTCAGTTACAAGAGCCATTAATGGAAAAGCTGCGCCTGCTGCTGAAATCAAAAAACGTCATCAACTGTTTACAACATACTATCCAGCAGTTAAACAATGGGCTTCTAAGAAAACATAAGAAACCCGCCGAAGCGGGTTCTGTTATTTTCTGTTGCAAGGTATTTCCTACCCCGGAAGCCTTTATCAGGCAACCATTAGAAACTGTGAGTCGTTTGCATTTACTTTTTTTGCGTCTACGGCCGGGAATCCCCAACCCTAAGGGCTTCTGCTTTGCCCTGCTGTCCACTCTGTTACTCTTTGCCCTGTCGAAACCATGGCAGGCCCATCATAAAGAAACTTTGTATGGAAGATATTTTACAACCGTTCCAAAATCATCAACAACATAACGATTACGATTCATAATCCACGGAGGCATATATTGTCCACCGTGACTGTTTCCTAATCCTTGCTGTTCGTCTATCCAATAATGTTTGAAAGTGTTATCGGATTGTTTCATGGACCAAATGAGGTCATCTTGCAATGAATCTCTTTTACACTTTTTACCATTAACTATGTAATACTCTTTCACAAACTTCCTTATGGTGGACCTGGCGGGAGTCGAACCCGCGTCCAGAACACTTTTCTCTTTGCTTCATACAGCAATAACTTTTATTATACAACAATCAAGGAATGTTGTCAACCCGACGATCCAAACAGTTAGCTTCGCCTAGCCCTATCTAGCCCTGGCTACGCCGGGATGCTATTTGGATGTAGGTATTTATTACTAGTTTATGTAGCAGTAGTTGCTGTTAGAACAGATACAGCCGCTGCTGCTGTTGCTGTGTTAGATGAATCTATATAACTTAGTATCGAAAGTGTATTAATATGATTATATAGAGCAGGGTTGATCGTACTTTGGTAGAGATTAATAATATCTAATGGTTGATTGCTTCTAATCTCAGTTAATGTCTTAGCAGCATTAGCAACACTACCTATGTTACCCATCTGTGTAAGATAAGTTATTTGATTGTTTATATCTGCGTTAACTCTATTTGATAAGTTTTGAGTATAAAGATTAAGATTGCTTCTAAGTGTAGTTATTTGAGCAACTGTGCTAGTAGAAGTATTAGCCGCAATGATTAGGTTAGCTAATGCCACGGTAGAAGAATTTATAAAATCCGAGTAGTAGAGTGTTCCGGCAAAAGTTCCAACAGAAGGCATTGTTATTACACCAGAGCCGAACGTACTAGTTGAACTAGATTTAATAATATCTTCAAGACTCATAATCCCCGATGTTTGGGATACTCCGCATAATCCGTCAGTTAAGAGTTTTGCTGAATAAAAAATACTTTGATAAGATCCTGTAGCAGTACTAGCAAAGTCTTGTTGTACTTGCCAAAATACAGCGCCAGCTGATGTACCTGTATTACCTGCTAGGTATATAACTGTACTAGTTGTAGCAGTTGACAAGACTTTACAGAAAACCATGTCTTCTATAAGTGCTGTAGAATACGGATTGACCTTAGTTGTATCAACGTTGGCAATAGCACTGGCCGCAACAATGTTACTAGCCGTAGTAACTGGAGTTGATGCTGCGTTTGGATTACTGCTACCCTGTCCTGCTACTGCAGAAATAACTGTTCCTAAAACTTTTCCTTCTATTGCTTGTAGACCTTTGTAACCTGCCTTGGCTCCACTAGTTATATTATTAGCAAACTGTTTGAGAGCACCTAATCCAGATAACTGCTTCATGGCAGGCAGGCCGCCGACAGTAAGACTCACAGAAGGTGCTATTCTCCAAGGGCCTAACACTGATTTAATCAACCCCATTACTGCCCCACCGCCTATTGCCACAGCACTAGCCGCTGCCAAGGCTGTACCAACAGTACCAGCAGCAGCACCCAAAGTAGAAGTTACACTAGGTGCTGCGACAGTTGCTGCGCTAGTTGCTTCTACTCCTGCATTTACACTAGTAATCCCTGTAGTAATATCAGTTGATGCTCCGACTACAGACACCGACCGTTCAACAACAGGCGCAGCCTGACCACTAGTCCATAGTCTAGAAACGCCGGTTACAGTACCTGCAGGTTGTGTGGCATAACTAGCAGCCGATCCTGCAGCATTAACACTACCAGTATCTTGATTACTAGTTGCCATGTTATCTCAACGCAATGCCAGTAGTGCCTTCCGTGTACTGATCAGCGGCATCCTTTTTAGCAGGTACCATTACAAACACATGATCTTTCTTTAGTGACATTACATTCTTATCACCTAAGAATACCCAAGGAATCATACCTAGCCCTTGTGCTCCCATAGTTAATGCTAGCGGGCGCTCGATTTCAATGCTGGTAGCATCTTCACCCACAAAACGTGTGATGAGTTCATCACCGTTGATTAGTTTAATGCTGATAATATCATTAGCAGCGATTGGTTTACTTAATAACATACTGTCCTTATTTTTTCTGTTGTTGTATTTCACTTCTACGGCGTTTGTTTTCACGCTCTAAAAAGTCTACTCGTTTATTTAAGTTACTAACTTGTTGTGTTAGAAATCTTATTTGTTTTTCTAGCTCGTTGATTTTATTGGATTCACTCATCTTTTTTATTTGGAAGCTCACATAGTGCTTCCAATACCTTGTAATGGTTATATGCTTTCTTGAGAGCTTCGAAGTGTGCTAGTTTATCAGGATCAGGAGTTAATATAGCAAGGCGCCTTTCTAGGGTATCCATAAACTCACCGAGGCTCTTACCTTTGATTTTTATATCGCCGTCGACTTCAGCATCTCCCGAAACCTTTAGATTTGATCCGTTAAGATTACTAGATGTATATACTGTGCTTCCGCTTCCGTTAGAAGTTAACCAGCTACCACTAGAAGGTGTACTGCTAACAGTTATATTACCTAAACTTGGTTGCCAAGAATAGCTAGCTGTGTTAAGTGTAGACATAGTATAAGGCCAACTATTACCACCATTGATGTTAATCGTCTGGCTATTGATATCAAAATCGTCGTCTGTAAGATCTTCCATCTTTCTTTCATCGCTAGAAGGTAAAGACTGTGACATTAGATCACCGTATTAAAATGTCTCTTCAGTTCATCAAATCCACCAACATGAGCACCATCTAAAAATATTTGTGGTACTGTACGTGCGCTAGGAACTGCTTCTAGCAACTCTTCTTTGGTATAGCCATCTCCGATCTTGCGTTCTTCAATAGTATATCCTTTTGATTTTAACAATGCCTTTGCTTGGTCGCAAAAAGGGCAGTGATACTTACTCCATACAATCGCATTCATTTGTTCTTCCTTATTATAAATCTGGTAGTTCTGCGTACTCTACCGCATCGCTCATTACACCAATAACATAGTTTGTTGATTCGTTTTCTTGTAGAGCGGTTTGTTTCTTATTGATATTTACATGCTTGTTAAACCACGGGATAGGACTCTGGCGTGGATGATCTTCAAGGTACTTGATTCCGATTTCTTTTAATCTAGTAAATGCTGTATAGTCTACAAAGTCTTGTAGGATAATAGCATTCAATCCAATAACTGGACCTAGTTTAAACAAGTAGGTAGCCCACTCTTTTTCTTCACGGATAACGTCCATGTATAGAGCATACACTTCAGCAGCACATTCTTCAGCAATGGAAATAAAGTCTGGATCATCTTTTGGTACTTGGTTGATTAACCAGCCTGTCCATTCTGTATGTAGTAACTCGTCTTGTAGAATCAATGAAATAATGTTACCGTTGCCGATGTAGATCTTATTCTCAACCATGGCTAGACTTGTAGCAAAGGATACCATAAAGCGTAGAGCTTCTAGAGCATAGCTAGCGTGTAAGGCCATCCAAATGGCTCGCTTATGCGTGCGTAGAGCAACTTCTTCGCCTAGCTCTTTACGGCTGTTAAGTATGTGCAGTTCTTCATAGTAACGACCGACACTGGCCGCCATGCCTATGATTTCTTTAGTATCGTGGATCTTGTTAAACTCTTCTTTAGGCACACCGTAGACATTACGAATGATGTGACTATAACTCTTACTATGGATACTTGTTTCAAAGAAACTCCATGTAAGTGTTAGTGCTTCAAGCTCTGGGATTGAACTGACTGGTCCAAATACTTGGAAAGGCGCACGACCCTGAATGGAGTCCAAAGCAGTCTGGCGCAATAGATTGCTAGTAAAGATATGTTTAACAGCATCGCTAGCTTCCTTATGATCAATCTTGTCTTTAGTTAAAGATATTTCTTCAGGTACCCAAAAGAACCCACGAGCAAGTTCCTCGTACTTTTGTATTTTTGGATATTTAACTTCTTCAAATCTTTGAACAGTAACTGGACCAGCTGGGTCCAGAAACATATGTCGTTTTAAATAGTTAGTTGGTTTACTAAAATCGTATTGTGCTTTACTCATAACTTACATGCCTCGCAGTCTTCGTCTATTAATAGAACGTTGTCAGCAGAGCTAATAGCAATGCCGGGTATAACATTGGTGCCTGTTATTTCTGCTTTAGCGCCAACCTTATTGATTAAACTATAGTATACTGTCTTCAAACCCCATTTGTAAGCCAGCATTAGGTTTTTAGCAACCAAAGTAGCAGGAACCTTGTTACCTACAAAGTGTGCTGGATTGTAGAATGTATTGGTACTTAGACTTTGGTCAATGTATGCTCCTAGCACACATGCTGTCTTCAAGTAATCAACGCAGTCCATTTGATCCCACATTAGCTGATAACGATTTTTTAGACGTTTGTACTCTGGCACGACTTGTACAAACGATCCAGCTTTCGATTCCTTCACAGAAATCAATTCCATCGGCATTTCAATTCCGTTGGTGGAGTTTAACACAACTGAGCTGGATTCGACCGGTGCCACGGCCATTAGTGTAGCATTACGAATACCGTATTGTTTCATACGAGCACGTAGTGGTTCCCAATCTAAACTAGGAGTAAAGTCAGTTAGCTCATTAACTCCTGGGTTACGTCGTTCCCAAGGAAAAATACCTTTACCGTAATATGTGTATGAGCTACGCTCGCAAGCTCCTCTCTCTTGTGCTAGTTCAACGCTGACTTCTGTCAAGTAAAATGCTTGATGTTCCATCCAACGCTTGACTTCAGCAAGTGAGTCAGGGTTTCCGTACTTCAGGTTACGTTTGGCATGCCAATAAGCAAGGTTGGTTACACCGATGCCTAGTGGCTCAAACTCATTATTAGCTAACTGACTTTGAACACTTAAAAAATCTTGATAGCTTAGTAGATTAGACAACGAACGTAGTAATACTCTACAGGCTTTGCGCATTTCTTGTGGGTTACGGAACGCTCCCCAGTTTACGCTGCCAAGAGTGCAAAGAGCAATTCGTCCCTCTGGATCTTCAATTCTCTGGAAAGGCTTTGTGGGTAAAAGTATCTCTTGGCATAAATTTGATTGATATATTGGATCTGTGGTAGTATCAAACGGTCCCTGGCCAATAACGTTGTCGATATTGACAAGATATATACGCCCCGTATCAGTCCTCTCCTTAAGGATTCCACCTTTGAATATCGCATCTGCCGATACAACTTTCTTTTTAATGTTCTTATCTTGCTCATATTTTGTATATAACTTTTCAAACTCTGTGCTATTACGATAATAAGATTCATAGAGATCTGGTACGTCATGCGGATCAAACAATGTAATCATTTCATTGTTCTTATAACGATTCCAAAACATCTTGTTGACAACTACACTATAATCCATTTGACGAACACGCACTTCTTCAGTGCCTTGATTGTTCTTTAGAACGATAAGGTCTTCAAACTGATAATGCCAGACAGGGAATGTAACTGTACAGCTTGCGTTACGAATGCCGCCTTGACTACAACTACGAAGGTCAGCAAACCATTTCTTAAGGAATGGGATTAAACCTGTATGTTTGATCTCTCCATTTCTAATAGGGGCTCCAACAGGTCTTATGCGTCCAATCTCTAAACCAATGCCAGCACGCTTGCTAGCATACTTGGCCATCATTTCTCCGGCGGCAAAAATAGAGTCGAGTGTATCGTCAGAACTAATAAGAACACATGAACTGAACTGTTTGGTAGGAGTACCAAGGCCAGCAAGTACAGGAGTAGCCAAAGTAAAGTGACCATCAGATGCGCACTCATAATATTCTTTAACATATTTTAATCTCTTTTCTTTAGGTTCATTATGGAAAGCGGTTGCCGCTGCAACTGCATAACGTACTTGCGGAGTTTCGTAGATTTGACCAGTGGCCCGATTCTGCACAAGATATTTTTCTGCTAGCTGCGCAATAGCAGCAAACGTATATGTTTCGTCCTTGGCATGATCAATGAATAAGTCGATAATGTTCCACTCATCTTCTGTATACCATTGTAGTAGTTCTTTGCTGTATAGACCCGATTCAGTATTTTTCTTAACTATATCAAAAAGTCTAGGAGGTTCGTACTCTCCGTAGATTTCTTTACGCAACATACTGACCTTTTGACGGCCTGCCACATATTGATAGTTAACGTTGTTAATCTCTGGATTCTCTGACTCGTCTATTAAGTCAACCATTGCCTTGAGCAAGAGCTCGTCTATGGTCTGTGTTGTCATCCCATCATGTATTTCAATCTGGGCTTTGATTTCAATCATGCTAGGGCTTACTCCGTCTATCCCCTTACATGCGTGTGCTACTTGTCTCTGTATCTTGTTGATATCTAATGGAACTCTCTCTCCGTTGCGCTTAACAACTGTGATCATACTTTACCTTCTTTTTGTTATTGTTCTTGGGATCGACTTACCTAGGAAGATATTTACCTAGGTCTTGCTAGCTCAACTAGATTTTCTATAAAAAACGAATCATCTATGTCTTGGGCTTTAACTACTCTAAACCTTTCGTAATTTAGTACATACATATCATCCACGTATACTAGATTATACAACCTAGTTCGGTCTTCGTCAACTTGAATACGGATTTCTACTTTACTATCTTTGTACTGATCTGTTAGCTTAATGGTATAACCAATCATTATGGCTGTGGTCAGATCATCGTATTGTCCGTCTGCTATGATTGACCAAGGGGTAGGCCAACTTGCAGGATGATGAGGATCTATTTTGTGGTTGAACTGGATTTGTTTTACCTTGCCCCAAAAGTCTGCTACATCACCCAATGGAGTGGTACTATGAGTGAGATTATTTCTAAACTTGACCCACTCGTCAAGGTTTTCTTCTACTTCTTGATATTGCATTTAACCTAGATAGTTGTATTGATATTCTATTGTGCCTGCGTTGTAGTTACCTGTGTAGGCTACTTTGATAAAGTTGCCTGTGGTATCCAACGTTGCTGTAAATGTTAAACCGTTTAATGGTTCCGGGTCAGTGCCACCACCACCTGTATAGGTGTATGTAAATGTATCAGTTACTGGTTGTGGTCCTGCTCCTGCTATAGTAGAAACAGATATTGACAGTACTCCTTTTCTAGTCACATACACATTAGGAGTAGCCCCAACACCGGATGTAGTATATAGATAAGGTATGTTGATTGTTTGATCATTGCCAGCATATGGAATATAGACTAGTGCCGTTGGCAAAGTTGGAATGCCGGTTATATCCCAAGTCTTGGTGTATGCTACATTAGATGACACAGATACCTTACCTAGTATACTAGGTACATATTTTGTAGGGGCCGTTGTTAGTCTTGCTACCTTTTCGTCTCTATAAAACTTATCTTCAACAGATACGTTACCTGCGCTGTTAAATCTAATACTAGGTGTAATGGCATTTGTATCGTCAAATGGTGCGCTATCTAAGTGTGTTCCTACTGTAAAAAACGAGTTAAAACTAGATATGTGCTGTGTTTGATTAATACTAGATCCTGCGTAGATACCTTCGTTATAAATGTAGTCAAAAATATTACTATTGATTCTTGATCTAATAGGACCTTCTGTGTTGTAGTTAGCAAGGTTGGTTGCCCAGTTAACTCCCCTATTCAATATTTCAAATAGGTTATTAACAATCAGTATATCAGAACAGTTATAGTTTGAAGTGATACCGTATTTTAATCCAATAAACACACAATCTTTAATCAATATATTATCCGAAGTTAGTACACTAATAGAAGTACCTTGACTCCTGATGTCTATACCGGTGTATCCATTATATTGGTCGTTAGTATCGCTAGTGTATATAGTTTGTGCTGTATATAATCCTAAAAACTTACAGTTGACGACTCGGCAAGTTGTAACACAGTCCAGGCTTAACAAAGGAGAATAAGATGTTAATGGACTGAAAGAACTAGGATCTGTAGTATAGGTGAAGGTCATTCCTTCTATATATATGTTAGTTGGTTTTCCGGGTCCTGTTATATTAACCTGCCCTGGTACAAATATAATATATGATCCGTTGCCTGGGCTGCTACCGTCGCATAGTTGAATCAATGGGTTACTTCCAGAAACACCTACTAGTACAGTCTTGTCGGGTCCGTCACCTGTTATAGTAGCGTTAGGTGGTACGTATATAGTTCCGGCAATATAATAAGTACCTGCTGGTATTCTTAATAGCTGACCATTTGTAGATGTGTTTGTTAGATATAGGTTATCTATCGCTGTTTGAAACGCTTGTGTATTATCAGTACCACTAACTCCGTTCCAGTCTGCTACTGCGCCAAAGTCTACAACATTAACAAAGTCATCTAACTTTGACGAAACAGATCTAGTAACAGCTTTTCTTATGTTTGAATCTACAATAGAATACGGATTTCCGTAGCTAGATCCGTATGTATAAACAGCATTTAAGTTAAAGAAGTTTGATATGTTATTAGCTGTAATAACCTCTGTATTGCCAACTGCTGGCGCTCCTTCTGCTACACTACCATTACCGATGTAAAGTGTTTGTGTGTCTATAGCCCAACCGAACTCACCGCTGTCGAGTTGAGGCATTCCAACATCACCTTCATTTCCTCTGCGTACTTGTATCTTAGCAATCTCTATAACAGCCATATAATATCCCCTAGTTAGATATTTATCTTACTGCGTGAGTAGTTGCTTGAGGCCTTTCATACCTGTTGTGTAATACTCTTCTACTTTGTTTAACCAAGCATCTTGCCACTTGTTAAAGTCTTTGGGCTCTAGAGTAAACTGCTGGTATTGGAAGTCTCTACTACACATAAAGATAACACCTTTGCGAATGTCGGTGCCGTATACTTCGTTATGTGCTAATATATAGGCCATTAGCTGCATATAGTAGTCGTCTACCCACTCTGCTTTCTTAGGCTTATTAGTTTGTTTGTAGTCCATTACTGCTGGTTCATCTTCGTATACACCTACTAGGTCAGTGGTGCCTGAAAACAAGCCCGGAAAGTACAAGCTCTGTTCCATGGCCCATACTTCGTTTACCTTGCTTAGTCCATTTTCGATAATAACATCAGCCATTTTGTTGGCTTGTACATGCACTACATTGTTGCCGGGTTGACGTTGTTCACCAATGATAAAACGTTCTAGATTGGCGTGCATTGCTGTGCCTACTCCAGCAGCTTCGGTGGTTATACGTTGTGCGTTTTCTACACCAACACGCTTTTTCCATTCATTTAAATGGGTCATATCTTTAGTAGCACTAAGGATAGTTGTAACGCTTGGAAGACTTTCGCCGTCTGGTGTTAGGTATACACGCTTGCGTGTAACAGGATCGTTTATTTGTTTACAGTTTTTGTATTGGAACCGCTCAATAAAAGGCGGAGGAGTGTATATCATACTTGAGTATACTACTTCTCTAAGTTAATGTCAACTTAGTTCGGGTTTATAGTTAGCACCAGATTTAGCCATAGAGTCTATACTCTTGCCCCCGGCTGCTGTAGCTGGTTCATCTTTGGTACGTTCTTCGGATGTTTTTAATGTGACAACGTCGGCTGCGTTGGCATTAGGATCTTCACCTGCTGGTTTTGGATCTCTGATTAACTTCTTAAGCTCATCACTACCATCGTATAGTTGTTTTAAACTATCTTTGGTAATACCAGGGTAACCTAAATTGTTCATAAGGCTGGCTAAAGCAGGATACGTTAAAGTCTGTGGAGCTTTGTTATGACTTACGCTATCTGTCCTGCCTACCTGGTTTCTTAACAAGACAACAAGATCATTGACAATGTTGCCTTCTACTTCAAATAATCTCATTTTCCGCTTAGGATACTCATGATGGCATGTGATTCAGCAATACGGCTCTTGGCAGCAGCACGCTTATGGCTTTCACGTAGTTCACGTCCGCTGGTTTCCATTCCACCTGCAGCAGCATCACTGGCACCAAACTCGTCGCCTGCATTCATGCTGTCTTGTCCTGATGGGCTAGAGAACTCATCGGCACCGCCAGTCATGTCAGGAACTTCGCCGCCGCCCATTCCACCCATTTGGTCCATGTCGCTGGCTTCACCTGCTAGCACAGCAACAGCATGACTAATAGCTTCGCGTTGTTGTGTCATTGTTTCTAGTGTAGCTTGTAGAGCAGGAGCAACTGCATTCTTAAATGCTTCTGCTTCGGCTTGACCAAACTCAGCACGGATGCTATCAGCTAGTTCAATCATAGATTTAGTTTGGTATTGACCAACACGTTGCATCCATGTTGTAAAGTCATTGACCATATCACTGGCAGCGGTAATGGCTTTGGCTTTGCCTTCTTCATCTTCGTTTAGCAAGTATGCTAGACTTTCATTAACAATCTTAACGTGGTTACGGAAGATTAGTTGTGATTCAGTTGCTTTCTTTTTCATAGTTGTTTTCCTCTTGCCACCCATTTCATCTTTACCAAGGCGACCGGAGATAACATCACCGCGTGTTACTTTGTCGTATGGTTTGGCATTGTTGGCCAGATTGCCGTCATTCTTTTTCTTAGAGGCTTCTTTGACAGGAGCTGCTGGTTTCTTACCAGTTTGTGCTACTCCTACTTTTTTCTGTAGATCTTTGCGCATTTCCTCATCGCTTCCATGACCGATGGCTTTGTTAACAGCGCCAGCAACTTTCTTGCCTACTGCCTTAACTGTGTCCATTGCGCCTTCGGTCTTTTTAGCACGTAACTTTTTAAAGTCGTCGCCGTCTATTTTTCCGTTTTTGTTGGCATCTATTTTATATTGGTTGCCTTTTAGGGCTTCGGTTGTTTTTTTGTTTTTCATAGCTTGGCTCAATTTTTTAGTTCCTGTATCGGCCTTGTTGAATTCCTTGGCCACGCTTTGTTTGATTCCCACTTTCTTAGCAAACTTTGGATCGTGTGCGGCTGCTGCCATCGTACGTGCTTGCTTCTGTGTTTTGCTCTTTTCTGATAGGATCCTAGCTTCACCTAACATCTCTTTGATCTTAGTGTTTAATACACCCATCATGTATTTGTCTTTTTGATATGTTTCGTTGGCTAACAAATCATTAAAGTTGCTGCTAGTTTCTACTTGATGAATATTAGTACGTAGAAGATTACGATAGTTTTCTAGTTCTTCTCTCGTGTATTTGTCAAAGTTAATCTTTGTGCCAAACTTCTTGTACATATTTTCATTAAGTTTGGCCGCTGTTAACTTGGCGTTTAAATCGTTTGTAATCATGCTAGGTTCCAGAAAATGATATTATATTTATCTCACGTTGCGTAGTTTTTCAAAACTATTCATTATGGCCTGTTTAGCGGCAGTTTTTCTATGCTTTGCTAATGACATCTTAGTATACATAATATCTACCCTATCCCAATCACGGCGCTTGTCTATTATGTGTTTGGCCTGAAGTTCTTCAAACAAACTGTATCCATATTGCCTATCTTCGTTTAGTAGCCTATCATCTACCCAGCGTCCAAGTGCTAGACTGTTAGCCAATAGGGCAGCGGTTTGCGGTAAGTTAATATGATCTACTAATACATCACCAGCATTGCTAGTAATCTTATAGAATCCTGCCTTTGATTTAGATATAGTGTAAAGGTCTACACTTATTGACCCGTCTCTGTTTTCAATAGGGACTACAAAACCTTTGTGGCGTAAATCTGTTTTAACGCCACGGGCAAGGTTTTCAATCTGTTTATAGACTTTCTCTAGCATTGTCAATCCTAGTAATGTGTTTCTTATCTTTACTTAGTGTGTAAACACCCTTGCGTACTAGGTTCTGAGCGACCCACTGATCGTGATCGTCTAGTGATTCGATGGTCACAGTCTTATCATCATTTTTAGAAATGAATCGGCGTTCTTCATTGGTAATGATAATAGATATTCCATCGATGATATGATGTATTCGCATAGTGATATTTATCTAGCCTGAGTTGGGGTATTTTGTTGAGATAGACTATCTAACTCTGCTTGATTATCTGCTTGCTGTGCTTGTTGCTTTTGAGCATCGAGGGTTTTCATTTTCATTAACAACTGTTTTAGTTGTTGTGTTCCGTTCTGTTGTCCAATGATGCTGGCAATATCATTCGTGATACCTGCCATGTTTTTAAGGTCCTGTGGGGATCTTTCATCTGCTGGTTTTGTTAGAGCATCTGCATCCTTGGAAACATTAATACTAGGTGCTACAGTTTTAAGTTGATTAAGGTCTTTGGTTAGATCAGTCTTTTTCTGAGCTATTTGATCTTGTTGTTGTTTTTGCTGTAGCTGACTCTGCGCTTTTTGTAACTGACTTTGTTGTTGAGCAGGTGTTTGTGTCATGCCACTCTTGGGATCGGGTGTACCTGGTCTTCCTGCTGTACCCATAGTACCTACAGTTCCTTGTGTAGCAGATCCTGTTTGTTGTTGTCCAGGGACATTTTGTCCCATCATTTGTTTTTGTCCAACCGGTTGTGTAGCATCCGGTGTGGTTCCTGCTCCTTGAGCAGCATTTGCTATTGTTGTAGCACTAGGCATAGCAGGCTTTGCTGCTTTATTTCCTGGAGTCTGTGCAATCTTACCAGGTCCACTACCTACAGCTTGATTAGGTTGGATCTGATCAGTTACATCTTCTAGGAATATTTCGTAGGCTCTCATGAAAGTATTTTAAGTATTCCCGAATGTCCTGCTAGGTAACCTAGTACTGCAACACCGCCAATGATCATATACATCCATTTGTTCTTAAACTTTTCAATGTCGCCTATTTTTTTAGCTAACTCGGAGTGTTGGGTGCAAGACGCATTATACATATCAGTAAGTTGGGTCTTGATATCTGTATGATTTTGTTTAACATCTTCTTTGATGTCGTCAATTTTTTCGTCTATGTTTAATACCTGCGTTTCTAGCACGCTTACTCGTTCTGCTACTGATGCCATTTAAGGTCTCCTGTTTAGTTGTACTGCTATAGAAAAATATTAAGAGTTGCCTGAAAGTGCCGTGATGAGTGTATTTTTGTACTGTGATTCATAGGTAAAGAATACAGCCTTATCGATATTTATCGTTTCAGTTAATTTTTTAATAACAGGTATCTCATGCATGTCGTGCACTAACAAGCCCACAGGATTACCTTCGTCTTCAAACGCTAGTTGCCTATCAGGTCTAAAGCGAAACGTCCATACATTATGTTTGCCTGTATACTCTGATCCAAACCCCAGATTGCTAACATCTATATTTTCTACAGTGGGATTACTATCGTAGGTGATAATACATCTTAGTCCTATAGTCTGCATCAATGTTGTATAGTTTCTGTATTGATCGTACTCTACTCCGTTTGCTTGATTTGGCCTACTCTTGTTTGTGTTTGTTATATCTATAAGAGTTTTTATTTCTATGTTTTCCATAAGTACCTACTTTATGATATTTATGGTCAAAGAAAAAGGCATCTAAAAAAGATGCCTTTCTACAGTAATAAAACTGTGTGTTACTGATTAATATACAAATGCAGCAACTGTTGCGCTTGTCAAGTGGACGCCGTTAACTGTTCCTAGTTCACGGATACGACCTTGTAAAGCCAATGCTGTTGTAGCATATGCGTAAGTTGTATCTTCTGAACTACCTTGACCTAGTGTACCTGTGCTTAGGTAATCAGCGCCCAATACTTCAACTGCGAAGTTTAGTGTAGCTGATGTAGCTGTGCTTTGTAGTGTACCAACACGGCTGATAGAGCCAATGTTACCAGTAGCATTACGGAAGATTTGATCAAATGCGCCACCTGGATATGTACCTTGTGTAGCATAGATGCTTGCGCCTGTTGAGTTAGCACCAACATAGACATAATCAGCCCAAACTGCTGCTGCGTCACCAACCCAGAAAGTTAGTGTATAGTCTTGTAGATTAACGCCTGCGAAGTTTTTTGGTGCTAGTAAGCCACCATGTACTCTTGAAATTCCACCCATTTTAGTTCTCCTTGAATATATGATCTCGCTCCGAGATCGGTGTACTACTATTTAGTCATTTAGGAGAAAAGGGCCCAATATATGTTAATTTGAATCGGATTCGAGATTACCGTTTATGATAGTAAGGTTCTTGGCTGTTTCTTTACTATCTCTAAGTTTACGTATGCCTCTGGTAAACTTACTGGGATCAGCACCTTTAATGCTGTTTATTAGTCTGCGCTCTAGTTCGTAGGCTGTTTCGGGATCAAAGTTTTCTTTTATAAGAGCTAGTAAGTTGATAGCACTATCAATAACATGCCCTGCCCTAGCTTCAATGAAGGCTTCACTGTCTTTTTTAACAGATATGTCGTTTAGTTCTTCTAGTAGACTTCGGGTTTTTCTTTGCACTTTTATTCCCTTTTGGTATTTATTGTTATCTGCTATTAGTGTAACACATATTTTGGTAAAATGCAACGTTGACTTTTGTTGCACTGCAATGTATACTAGCATAAATACTCAGTAGAAACCATGAGTACTACACATTTTATACACAGAGGAAAAACAAAATGTTTATACAACCACTAGTAAGTTGGGTCAAGAGCCTAGCTGAATCATTTGAGAAGCCATTAACCTATGGCTCAGCGTTAGAAGCATATATTGTAAGTCACGATCCACAAAACGCCGGAGATGTAGATCGTTTAATGCGCGAGTTTGACAACAAGATGTCAAATCGCCAATGCGGAGGTTTTCCATGTTAATCAAAACAGCACAATCTATTTGGAATTTTTTAATAGAACTAGGAGAGTTAAAGCATGAATACTACAAAAAGCACGGTTACAAAGCCTGGTACTGAAGATCATTGGGGTCCCAAGGCAGCAGCATGGGGTGTTGTCCTTATGGTCATTTGGCTAGTATGGAATCAATAACATGCCATTTACCACTGTAAGGCGGGTACTTCATCATGAGTATCCAAAGTATCGCAAACATCTAAAAGCACTAGACAGAGAAAGCAAGACCCTGCGTTTTGCCAATCCTCTGTCTGATAGTGTTATCGATAACCTATGCAATGGGTGGGAAAAGGATTATGAGCACAATATCCTATTTGCCATAGAAGACAATAACCTAGATTTGATAGCAGTGGCACACATTGCCATTGACAAGAAAAGTGAAATGGAACTAGCCTTTAGTGTTCTTAAAGAATATCAAGGGCAAGGTATGGGTACACATCTTATGAAACGTGCTATCCAATGGTGCCGGACACATAACTTCCTAGAAGGTACTATGGTCTGTTTAAGTACAAACAGAGTCATTAAGCATTTATGTACTAAACACGGCATTCATATGGAGAGTGAGGACGGCGAAACACTTGCTAATATTCACTTAGACCATCCTAGTTTACAGACCTACTTCACAGAAGCTACCGACAGTAATATAGCAGTTATGGATTATTGGGGCAAACGTTTTGCTAAACCACTTGCAATATTAAAGTAATATCTGTATAATAAATACTTAGACGGCAATATTGCTGTCTACACACAAACATACACACAAAGGAGAAAAATATGTTTATCAATCAAGATACAATTATCGAATCCATTCAGGATGGTAAAAAGAAGCTCGTTAACACTTTTGTTACCGATGCTAAGTTCAAAGCAGATCTAATCAAACTCATCGACGCACAAACTAACTTTGCAAAAGGTTCAGTTAAAAGTTCTATGGATATCGCTCAAGCAATCGTTAAGAATGCCAGCGATTCATTTTACAAAGCCACGAAGGGAACTGTGTAATGACTGATCTAACTCCAAAAGTACCAGAAGTTAAATTTAATAAAAACGGATATGAAATCCGTACAGACATTCTAGCAATGGCCAAGGACCTAGTTGGTCAGGAATATGCTATGAAGTTCCAAGGTTGGGAAATGTCTAGCAAGCGTGATGAAAAAACTGGGCAACTAGTTAGCAGCGTTACTATGCCAGAGTTCCCAGGAATCGAAAAGGTTCTAGAGACTGCGGAAAAAATGTACGCTTTTGTTAACACCGGAAACAAAACAAAATAATTATAAGGCGCATAGCGCATCTACAAGGACTAGTGTAACAGCTAGTCCTTATTTTTTGGCTTTGCCTGCTTTCATATTAGCCATCCAATGAGCTAGTTGTCCTTTACGACCACCTTGATGTGCTACCTTGCGTAGTGTGCTCACGCTTGCTTTAGTAGGAACCCCATAGCGTTTGCTGTCGCCTTTGTCTTCGGGATGCTTTCCGTCAGCAAAGTTTTCTTTTATTCGCTTGCCGTCTTTGGTATACTTGCCGCTTTCACGTTTAGCAATAGCTATGGCTGCTTGTTGAGCTCCACCACCTTCCGCCACACTTTCGTTAGGCACACAGTTACGAACCTGTCCACCATTTTTACCTTTCTTAGTACCAGCGGCATGATGTCCTGGCCAGCACTTGGTAAAGCCGTTTGAGTCTTTGGCGCCTTTCTTAATCTCATTAAGTGTACCATGTGTTTGGCACATACCGCAATCAGGGCATACATGTTCCATAACGTCATGACTTTCATTGTGCTTCTTCTTACCGGCACAATGGGCACGTTGACTAAAGCCTTTAGGATGTGAGCAGTTGATACTACTCTTATACTTCTTGCTCCATTTTTCCTGCATGATAACCTGTTCAGCTGTTTCGATCAGCTGACGCATTTCTTCAATGCTCTCACAGTTCCAACGGCGCAAGGCCAATGCTTTAGGAGTAGGTTTACCATTAGGCTTTTTCATTGGGCCTTTGTTGCCACTCATACGAGCACAGAAACTTTTACGGCGTTTAGCATCCTTACTACCCGCCTTTAACTTACTAGGTTTAGTAGTAACTGCTGTTTGTAGTTTACTACCTGGATGTTCACGACGATAGGCTTTGACTGCTTTACGACTTAGGCCGTTAGTTTTATCGTGGTGATTAACTTTGTTCCAATCTTCGGAAATAGTAATAGCTGTGTCTGTAAAATAATGAGGATATCTTTTACCAAAATGACGCATGATAATACCAGCTACCTCGTGTGCTTCATTCTCTATAGGACTGCCAGTTTCGCCGCTCTTGGCATCTAATCTATTCTCTGTTCCTTGTTTAAAGTGTACTAGTTCATGTGCTAGTGTTCTTAGAACATCTAATGGGTGACGATTTTCAATGCCTACGTGTATCACATTTTCTTCGTTAACGTATTTGCCAAACGTAGGCTGATGTGAGTCTTTGATATACTTTTCTAACCTAATGTGAGGTAGCGCATCTATCTTAAGATGATGCATGGCCAAAGGTAAAAAATCCTTCATAATGTCCACGAACTCATCTACAGTAGTATAAGTTTCTACAGTTTCATTTAAGAGATGATGTATTTTCATAATAGTATTTATTGCTCACTTATCACAATACTCTGGCGTAAGTAATGTGGTCGGCAGCAGCCGCCTTGTGACGCCTGGACTTTCGTCCTAACCGTTAGCGACAACGGCCCTAAGGTGGGTTTAGTACAACTCTTCGCCGCCTGGTGCTGGTTCGCCGGCGCCCGGTTCTTCTGCTCCGGGCTCTTCCGAAGCATAGCTAGCTGGAAAAGTTTGTTTAATACGAGAAATAGCGTCTTGTATATCGTAGCCTCCGCGAATTAGTGTAGTTCCTGTAGAATCCGGTTCACCGCTGAGTTGTTCAATCTCAGGGCCCTTCTCTGCCAGAGCTGCTACTATTCTCTTCATTAATCCCGGAAATAGTTCAGCAAACTTACGATCATTTCCCGGTAGATCACCTCTGTTATTTTGTTCAGCATTAACTAACTGTCCGGCAGCACCAAAAGCTGGCCATGCGTGTAACTGCCATTTGCCCCACTTATTATTCATATTAGTTTTATCTAGAATACTGATAATAGGTGTATAAGGAGCATAGTTCTGGAACCAGTGTAGACCGTTACTACCTCCAGTACAGAAGTTTGCTTGAATACCTTCGGAGTTATTAAATGTATAACAAGCACCATAGTTCAATGGTAGAATAACATGGAATCTGTCATCGTCGATTAACACAACTTCTTTTCTAGCACGCTTGTGTTTTTCAATAATTTCCGAGTTTTTAATTCTTTCTAGTTCAGCACGATACTGAGGTTTATTCATTGCTGCTCTAAGGCTATGGATATCTTTAAACTTGTTGAAGTCTTGATCTTTAACATCAAGTCTACCTCTTCTGCTTAGGGCACTCCACAGTCCAAGAGCATCTCCTGCTTCTCCGTTGATATCTTCATAATCAACTTGACCGGATATATACAATCTTAACAACCAATCATCAAACTTACCATTAGAACTTAGGTCACCGTAGTTACTATCTCTTAGAGAACTATCTATTAGATCACTCCATGCTTTAACTACTTGCTCTACTGTAGGCTTTGTTCCTAGTCTAGCAATAATGTTTCCAGGAAGACTACTATCATGAGTAAAAGCAATGTATAACTGCTTAGGTAGTTTAGGGTCTTTTAATACCTTAAGGGCTATGTTGGCTTCTGTAACAATCTGTCCTAGCTTCATGATATTAAACTCCTTCTAAAGAAATGTGCTACTGTAAACATTTTACTTGTATCACCTCCTGCGATATCTTGTAATAACTTTTGTGTACCTTCAGCATTACCTGCACGATAAGAGTAACCGTTTTTAGTTACATTACCTGTTAACTCTGGATAGTAGTGCGCTGCTCCGAGAGTAATAGCACTCTTAACAGCAGATGAAAGAATATTACTATCACTGTAATCATTTGATGGTGGTAGTTCTTCATCATTGTCTAAAATATTCATTATTGATTGAAGTTTTTTTAATCTTTGAATTTTACTTTCAGCTTTGGCATAGGCACCTGCTTTGATTTGTTGAGAAACAAAACCTTGAATGTCAGCCATAGCTTTTACTACACCAGATTTCCATAGAGGTTTAAATCTTTTTAGTATGGCATCAGCATCCATGGTTTTCTTTGAACCGCCCAGTGTTTTAAGATCTTTCCTGTATTTTGTTTTTTCAGGATATGTCATTTGTCTTGGATTATCAGTTCGTTGATATGTCGACGCTGGTCCTACTGTGTCTCCGCTATATCTTCTTAGATCCTTGCCTAGATGTCTTACTAGAAAGTCTACAATGTTACCACCACGGTCATCTCTGATTGTTTCAATAGGGCCACCTGTGCTAGCCATGCCTAGATATGCGCCGCCGCCTTTCTGAGCTTGAATGGCTCCTGTGCCTTTTGGTCCTTTAACAATAACCCAGCTACCGAACTTGGTTTCTTTAAACGGAGTCCAATGGAAACGTTCTCCCATGCCTAGTTCGGACCATGTTACGTTGTGTGGTAGTCCTAGATCTCTATGCAACTTCTGCATGATCTCATTACCACCTGGATGGCGCTTAACTAAATCGCCGGCGGTACTAGCTTCCATTAACTGCTCTGCTAGTTGAGCAAATAATCTTAATCGTTCTGGTCTCATTTTATATTTACCTACCTAATCTTGGTCTATCGTTGCCTAGTCTTGCAGCTGATCGATGCTCTAGAGAATCTTGCTCTGGCCAACTATAAATGTATTGTCCAAACTCATCTCTAACCAACAACCAATGTATTCCTGCTGCTACATAGTTATGTATCTCTGCGTTGTATCCTGGGATGCTAGTTGCGAAATCTATGTTGCCTGGTCCTTGATCATCACCGTGTTCACGAATCCAGTTAGCCACAGAGTTAACTTCTCTTGTAGTGTTAGGACCTTGTCCTCCTAGATTAGCAATCATTTGTATTTCTTCTGTAGGAGTACTTGTCATGCTACTAAACAAATGTCGACCTAGTGATTGTATAGCACGTTTCATGTTGCCTGGTAGGTTAGCTACCTTGTGCCATTCTGGATTGACAATACCCGAAGCTTGTAGAGCCTGTCCTGCCACCGATGGTAGGTTTTCTGTGTCTACTCTTAGTTCTATGTCTTGTCTAGGTTCTTGGTCTGGATTAGGAACATCATCTGGATGTGGCTCTATATCTCTTAGGTTAGCAAGTAAATCCGACATACCCGGTGTGCTTAGACCGCTTGTTCTATTGCGAGTATTATCTCTGCTAGATTGACGGCCTCTAGGATCATCTGGCTGTTCTGGTTCACGTTCTCTGCGATTGTGATCAGGATTTTGTGCTAGGGGGTGATCTTGTCCTTGTTGTCCGAATGCTCTATCATAGGCACTGGTATTAGGACGATCTTGTGTTTGTGTTCTTTTCTTAGGAGGTTCATCATCTTCAGGTTCCGCTGCTGCGGCCTGTTGTGCTTCCCTAAGATAGTCTTTGAATGTTTTCATTGTGTGGCAAATAGTAAAGGATACAGTTTTAAGTGTATCCTTTATTTATTTTAACCGACAACAGTAACCGAATTTGCTAAATCGCCTTTTGGAGTACTAACTAGCTCAAACTGAACTTGTTGTCCTTCTTTTAAGTTTTTATAGCCATCTGCTTGAATTTGCGAATAATGTACAAATACATCCGCTCCGCCTGTTTCGGGTGTGATAAAACCAAACCCTTTTACGGTATTAAACCACTTCACTGTACCTTGCATTTCTTATTTCCTTAATCTGCGGATGCATTAGCGCCGCACTTTGCTCTTTTAGCGTTTGTTAGTGCGCCAAAGTTGACCGGCCATTCTTGACCAGGTTGTAGTTCAACAGCCTTGGCAGGAAACTTATATTGTACTCCTGCTTGCTGTTGTATCTGTGCTATAGTAGCACGGAACTTGGTTAGGTCGTTGCCTAGATTAACATAAGGTTTGGTATGTGGGAACATCCAGCCTGCAACTTGACCTGTTGTGTTATTAATAACAATCTTGTAGAAACCGTGCGGAACGATAACGCCATTACCAATAGTAGGATCACCAGCGCCATATAAAGCGCCAACGTATATAGTAAATGGTTGGTTCAGTTGGACGGCCCATCCGCGGACTGATGTCTCTAACAACTTCCAGATTCCCCTGTTTAAAGAACCGTGTTGTGGATACATGTTTGTCATTAAAAAACTTTCGTATTCTACTTGTGCAGACCAAGACAAATCTCCATCTGGGGCTGCGTGTCCTTTGTCGTAGCCTGTTCCTGCGTAGTCGTCAGGGCGAGCTCCACCAGTGATTGACTGATCAGCGACAAAAGCATTAGTGCGAGGAAAGCATCCAAGTGCGTTCTGTGGCTGTAGTGTATAAGCGACATAAGCCGGAATTTTAACTGGTGCATCATATGCTACTAGATAGGCCTCTCTGCAGATTGGTTGTGCTGTACGAGCTGTTTGAGCAAAGCCATATGGGCTATGGACAGCACAGGCTTGTACTGGATTAGGGGCACGTTGGTCCCAAGCGTGTGCTAGGCTTGTGGCTGCTAGCAATAGTGCAAATAAAATCTTCTTCATGTTAAACCTTTAAAAGTTAGTATATTATTTAGTTAACTTGGCTACTGTAGCTTCTAGCTGCTCAATACGATCTAGCAAGTGCTTGATAACTTCGTGATGATATGGGATAGCTTCTTGATAGTTTAAACTTAATTGGAACTTATCTGGGCTTGTAAATCCATCAGCATCAGTTGAACCCGCTACACGATCATTTGGCACAGGAACAACCATATGATCAAATCCAGCTTTGTATACACCTTGAGCATTAAACCCTGACTTTAATCCGTTGTCGCCAAATCCTGGCTTCCAAGTATACAAGATACCATCTACGGCTCGAACAAACTGTAGTGCCTTATCTAAAGGAATAGTGCCCTGTATGTCTTTTAATCGTTCGTCTGAAGGAACGTCAACTTCATTAGCTTGAATACGTCCACTACATTGTAATGAAAACCCTTGATTACCCGTTGATCCACTGCTGTTGATGGCGCCTGCGCCGCCACCGTTTAAGTATCCAAAAGGCCCATTGATGTTGTAAGTGTTTGTTCCGTTAATAGTAACATAGGCGCCTTGACTACCACCACCTATCAACATTTGTCTGTTAACTGTTACGGCACTATTACTTACAACCAAGAGTTGACTAAACGCATTGCTTGATCTAAATTGGAATTGGCCGTGAGCACTACCACCAGTATTAACGTCAAAATACATTGTGCTTGCCGCACTTGATGTATCACGAATAGCTTGGTTTGCCGCACCTGTACCGTTTGGAGTCAGCTGTAGTGCTACGCCACTATATGCGTTTACACCTGATATAAACGATGTAGCGGCTGTACCAGAGCCTTGACTTGTTATAGCACCCTGTACATTCAACCCGCCTGGCATAGTACCACTAGGGACTTGTGTGTTTATATTAACATCATTACCACCGTTGGCATTGATCCAAATGCTACCAGACTTACTTGTAAGGTGATAGTTACCATCATCGTAGATGTAACTGTTGTTATTCATCGCTATAGCATTATTACCAGGCAAACCGTTTGAAACACCGGATGCCGCATTGATAGCAATATATCCGTTATCAGTTACTGAGAATACAGTTGCATTATAAGCACTATTCAATATTTCTAAGGTGCCTACGTTGTTTAGACGGAAATATTTGGTAGCATTGGTAGCAGTGGCTAACCCGTTAGTAGCACTTAGGAAGTCGTGATATAGTGCGCCACCTTTGCTATTTTGCCCACTGACAGAAATAGTTGAAGTTGATCCACCGCCTGTATAGTTAAAGGTAGCAAGCCCACTAACTGTTGATGCTCCGCTAACTGATAGAGACGTTAATGTACCAAGTGCGGTAATAGCCGCTTGTGTTGAACTTGTAACAGTGACAGCTCGAGCCATTAGTGTACTGGTGTTTAGACTAAATGGTGTAAATGTATAAACACCGGTGCTAGTATTATAGACAAGACTAGTAGCAGTATTGCTCACTGTAGCTGTTGATACACTAAACAAGTTTTGTATTGTTGTTCCGCCAACTGTTATGTTAGTAGCACTAACAATATTGAATACTGCTGTGCCTGTAGTAGAAGGCGCATTCCTTATCTGTGAATAATAAACTGCTGTGCTTGTATTCCACGCAACTGTTTGTGTTGAGTTATCTGGGAATGTTAAGACTCCGTCAAACCCAAATGTCCAAGTTTTATATGTAGGGCTTGCTGGAATACCAGTTAATGCGGAAACAATAATGCCTGTGCTGGTATCAGCAGTTACATAAGACTGGAATGGTAGGCCTACTCCAAAACCGTCAGCAACTTTGATTATTCTATATGTACTACCAGTCCATGCTGTAGATTGTGTAGTGGCATCATTAAATGTTATACTGCCCTGAAGTGATAGACTTGTTAGTGTTCCTACACTTGTGATAGCAGGCTGTGCGGCCGCAGTAACAGTTTGTGCCAGTGTAGCTGTAGTTGCTTTCAATACTAGGGTTGATGTGTTGAACGAGTAGGCATACCCAGCGTTAGTTGCTGTAACTGCTGTAGTTACGACTGTGTTTGTATTAAATGAATATGCGTAACCAGCGTTAGTGGCAGTAGTAGCACTAACAGCAGTAGTTACTAGAGTCGCAGTATTAAATGATTGTGCGTAGGTTGCTGTGGTAGCAGTACCTACTAAACTACCAGTGAATGTGCTGGCTACAATGGTCCCGCCAGTAAACACCATCTGACTTGTGCCAAATGATACATTGCCAGGAACATAGTTCCAACCATCCCATGTGCCTGCTGTTGTACCTACATTAATAACTCTACCTTCAGTGGCCGCACCCGGTAACAGAGCACCGCCAATCTGAGCACCAGTAGCATCTTGTATGTAAACATTGCCACTTGAGTTGTTGTCAATCTTGTAACTTTGTCCTACAGTCAATAAGGTAGCGTTTGGCAGTTTGATAGTCTGTGTTGATACACCACTTACTGATATATAGTGCGGACTTGTAACAGACAGCACAGTAGTAGTACCACTTGACACTATGGGCAGATACGCTGAGATAAAGTTATTGGCACTGGCATTGCCCGTTACTGTTAAACTCTCAACGGTGCCTGGGATAACCACTGAGGTAACCGGCACCACTGTGATAATAACGCCCGGTGTGCGTGGAACAGTTGGGGTAGTTCCAGCCGCTGTTGTGACGATTTTGGTTACTGTATTGTCACTTGACCACATAATCTGTACATAGTCGCCGGCGTTGACTGTGACGATAAACGGAGTGACTGCTATCAAGAATCCATTACCGTTTTGCTTACTTGGCGCTGTGAATATGCTGTTTGAATCTGCTATGTCTGCGCCGTTCTTTCTAAACCATACACTAACAGTGGCATCTTTAGTATCTGTATTTTGGAACTGTATGCTAAACTCTACTTCATAAGTTCCGCCGTAGGCAAATGTTATTTGATTATTGTCAACAATGCTGATGCCATTGCTACCGTCAGTGTGATCTATTCTTACAACATAACTGCTGGTTGTCAGTGGCGCTGTTTGATCCGCGCCCACGTCGTAGAATGTACCATAGTAGGCAATACCTGTAATAGGAACACCAACACCGTTTACTGTTGTAGGAATCCAACGATTAGTGCCGGTACTCCAGGTTAGTACTTGATTGTTGCCGGGTGCTGGAACATTAACATCACTTAAACTAGACAATGTCTTATAGACATTGTTAGGAGTGAATGAGAATATGCCAGTTGATGATGTATAAGTCAGTGCCGCAGTATCAGCAGATGCTAGAGTAACTACACTACCTGTAAATGTTCCAGTTGGCCCAATAGGTCCTTGAATACCCTGTGTTCCGGTATCCCCTTTAGGTCCTTGTGTACCTGTACTTCCCGTAGCACCAGTTGCGCCCTGTGGGCCCGGTATCCATGGAATTTGGAAGTTAAGTACCGCGTTAGCACTTGTTCCTGTGTTAGTAACTAGAGCTGTTGAACCTGTAGTAACTAGTCCAACCATAACTGTCGCACTGGTTCCGGTTGCTCCCTGAATGCCTTGAATACCTTGTATGCCCTGTGCGCCAGTAGTACCTGTATCGCCTTTGGGTCCCTGTGTTCCTGTGCTACCGGTAGCTCCCTGGATACCTTGTGGACCTTGTTGTAAGACAAAATTAAGTATAGCACTACTAGAGTTACCTACATTGGTTACACTTGCTGTAGTTGTAGAAACTGTAACAGTACCTATTGTAATTGTAGCTGCTGTACCGGTATCACCTTTGGCGCCAGCACCTCCTGTTTGCCAACTCATTGTAGTACCATCTGACTTTAAATATAAGCCGGCTTGTCCCACAGGTGTTGGGAAGTAAGTTAGTCTGTCATTGTTACTGAATGTGATTCCGCCAATAGAGTTACCAACAAAACTTATACCTGTAGCAGTGATGTCTACTGTAACAGTTTGTATTGTAGTTGTGTTTATAGGAGTTAATTGAAAACGTATTCCTGTGCCTGCGGCGGTGTCAGTAAAATCTTGTAGAGCTCGCATGTTTATACGAGCAATAGTACTTACATATCCTGTAGTCCCCCAACCCTGGGCACTAAATCTTAACAGCGTATCGTTTAATTTTGTTTGACTTGGAGACGCTACTGTTCCGCCTGCTTGACGACCAGCAATAACTGGATATGTGCCTGTACCAAATGAATCTAAACTTACACGAGTAGCAGTATTGTCTGCACCTGTAATCTGCAACATTGTATCGTTAAAATTACGAGGTTGCTGTAGTCCGCTAGTGTTGCCCACAATATTCAATGCTGATTGAGTAGAGCTCATTGAGATAAGTGGGTGGATTGTAGTTAGACCTAGTCTATCTACACTAAATGAAGTTTGTCCTGCTAGTGTGTTAACTCTAATAGGACGATTTAATACTACACTACCTGTAGCAGTAGTAGTTCCAATAATAATATCACGATCGGGATTGGCAATCTTAATCTGATTGTCAATAAGAGTAAACTCACCTACTACAAGCCCAGCACCGTTTTGTACATATAGTAGTCCGTCACGAGCGCCAATGCTAATATCTTTGCCTAATGTTTCATCTAAGACATAGATAGTACCTGGGCCAACATACAAACTCTTCCATCTAAAGTCTGGACTTCCTAAATTACTTACATTGGTGGCAACTGGTAGAATGTTGGTGTTAACTAGTACATCACCTAGACCATTGCTGTTTAGGAAAATGTCTGTGTTGTTTTGTGTAGTAATGTCCAAGCCAGCTTTTTGTAGTGGGCGTACAAGGTTAAATGCCGCCCCAACTAAAGGTTGTATCTGTCCTAGGCCAGCTAGATCTAAATTAACAATAACATAAGATGCATAAGTTCCGGTGCCGCGATCTTCTACGGTACTAGGAATAATACCAGCACCTGTTAGTTTATCGTTAATAGCAATAGTACTTACAGGAGTACCTGAAGGTCCGGGACTTAGATCAAATACAGTCCACGGAGGTTGAACTCCATTGATGTTACCGTAAACACCCGATGCCAAAGTAGCAGTAGAACTATAGTCAACAACATTAGTTAAGGTATAGACTGTAATAAATGCATCAATGTTTACTTGAGATGATAAAATGCTACCAAGATTACTAATAGCCACAGAGTTAAATGTTACATTACTTGTAGCAGAAACATCTTGGCCGATCCATAAACTTAATGTCTGCGATGTTAGTGTGCCGTATGTACCTGTGCCTAAATTTAATGTAGCTATGCCAATTGAGCCAGTATCGCCTTTTGGTCCTTGAGTACCTGTACTACCCGTTACGCCCTGGATACCTTGTATGCCTTGGATACCTTGTGCGCCGGTAGTTCCTGTATCGCCTTTTGGTCCCTGAATACCTTGAATACCCTGTGTACCGGTATCACCTTTTGGACCAACACTGCCTGTAGCACCAGTTGCTCCGGTGGTGCCAGTATCACCTTTAATGCCTTGTATTCCCTGAAAACCTTGTATGCCTTGTATTCCTTGGGTGCCAGTATCACCTTTAGGTCCTTGTGCGCCAGTTGCACCTGTGGTTCCTGTGTCGCCTTTGAGCCCAGCATCACCTTTAGGTCCTTGCTGTAATACAAAGTCAAACACAGCATTGTATTGATCGCCTACATTAATTACACTTGTATAAGTTCCTAAGGTAACTGTTCCTATAACTAGGGTAGCTGCTGTACCGGTATCACCTTTAGGGCCAATATCTCCCTGTAGTCCAGTTGGACCAGTAGTTCCAGTGTCTCCCTTTGGACCAGGTATACCAGTAGTTCCCGGACTAGCATCAATCCAAGACCCATTATAATATATGAATAGTCGACCTACATTAGTATCATACCAAAATGAAGCTGTAGATGCAGGAGCTACCGTGCCTTCGACTACGTTTGGATCAACCCAGATGCTCACTGAACCTGTATTAGCAGATACATAAGTTCCTGTCCCTGCGGTAATATCACTTACACCAGCAGTAGCAGTTGAACTAGAAAAATTAGCATCAACCCAGTGTGTATTGTAATCAACACCGTCAATCTTGGTTAATACTTGCCCGGCAGTTCCGCCTACCGGAACGCCTTCGCCCGGAATTCCTTGTATACCCTGTGTTCCAGTGTTTCCAGTTAGACCAATCGGTCCTTGAATACCTTGTGTACCAGTGTCCCCTTTAGGTCCTGTTGGTCCTATCAATCCCTGTGTTCCGGTATCTCCCTTTGGTCCAACTGGGCCTATATCACCAGTAAGGCCTCGAGTACCTGTATCGCCTTTCGGACCCATTGGACCTATTAGTCCCTGAGTACCTGTATCACCTTTTGGACCTATGTCTCCTTGTAGTCCAGTAGGTCCTTGCGTACCTGTATCGCCTTTTGGTCCAGGTATCCCGCCTATTCCTGGGCTAGCGTCAACCCAACCCCCGTAATAATACACATAACTACGACCGCCTACTGTATCATACCAAAGAGTCGTAGTATTTGCAGGAGTAGGAGCTATATCACTTTGTATTACGCTACCATTACCTGTACCACCAGTTTGATCAACCCAATATGTATTATAATCAACACCGTCAATTTTAGCCAGCACTTGTCCAGCAACGCCGCCGACAGGAACTCCTATACCGGGATCGCCTTGAGCCCCAACTGATCCTTGTGTTCCAGTATCCCCTTTAGGACCAGTGTCGCCTTTAGGACCTTGTGGTCCTGCTAGCGTAGATGTGTTTACACTAATAACACCGCGATAATCAACTTGAATACCAGCACCGATTCTAACACCACCTAGGCGGGTAGTAGTTGCTGTTAATAGTGTGTAAGTTCCGCCACCACCACCGCCACCAATTAGTATACCGCCTTCTGTTTGGCCGTCAGATATGTAGAAGGCATTACGATTAGAGTCATACCAAATACGGTTGAGCTCGCCAATACGAGTATCGCCATTATCGTAGTTTTGTAGTGTTGTGAATAACTTCTGAATGAAGGCCATTAAAATACCCTAGTTTGAGTATTTATCGGGCCATCAGTTGCTTGAGTCTAGCTAGCTGTGCTTCGGTTCCGTCCGGTTCTGTGCCAATATCATTATCTTGTGTAAGTTTGTCAATGACAGGGCTTTCTTTACCTAGTTCTGCTTTGTGTAGCTCTAAATGTTGCTGTAGAGGCGGAACAAATACAGGGTTAGAATCTACATCAGCTTCGGTATCTTGACTTGTGCTGATTTCAGGCTCGCCATCACCATTGATCTTAATGTTGATAGGAATGTTAATTGTAAATTCTTTTGCTCTCATGATAGTATTTATTAGAAGCCATTTGTTCTTGGGTTGAAGTACAGTTTGTTGGTCCAGTTAGTTGATGCACCAGATCCGTTGCGGTTCCAGGACAATGTAAGATTTCCCGGCCCGCCACTGTTTCCGTACATTACTTTAATTGGGTAGTACGTGCCCGATACCATATTAACTGTAAAACTACCACTGCCGATTGGACTTGCAGCATTTTCTGCGCCAGCAACGTCCGGTGAACGAAGTGCCTCAGGTCCTATCCAGATATGACAATAGTCATCTGTGGTAAACGCAAATGTCCAAGTTCCTGTATAGTCTGCCAGTATGTAACCTTGATACTGATAGCTGAAGTTAGCGGTGTTTGTACTAACTTGAAAGTCTGTAGCAACGGTTGTTGCTGTAACACTGGCTGTATTAAAATATGCTTTGGTACCGTTATAGTATGATCCATAGGTTCTGCGAACCGCACCTGGTAGATAGTCAATGAAGGAGTTTCGCTTGCCCAAGAACATCTGGCTGATACGACTGCTGGTCCATGTGTTACTATAAGTAATGTCGCCGAAGTAATTGGTTAGACCGTCGCGAAGATCTTGTGTACAGCTGGTAGCATCATATGTGCCAATGGCTACAATATCATTAGGGTCTACAATATTGAGATCAAGTCTCATTTGGCTACATAGTGCGGAGTTGCCGTAGGTATCATATAATTTTGGATAACCAGCTCTTATAGAACCATCAGCTGGGTTTATGACCACAATGGTATGTCCGCGACCCATTTGGAATGGTGCAAGGTTAGTGTTAACACCGTCCGGGGCAAGACCCTGCTTGTCACCTGCTATCAGTGTACCGTTAACTTTGATATAGCTGCCGTGTGTTGGATTGCCGTTGAAGTTGGTACAGATAAACTTTACCTGTTGTCTAGAAATACTTTGATTAAAATCAATATAAGTTCCACCATCTAGTTGCTGTTCAAAGAAACCGTAACGATCCACAGTATTCTTAATATTAATAGCTTTGGCTACGGTGTGTAGACTTCCAGCTGGTTTAACATGACCAGGTTTTGCCCACATTAGTAAGTTGTTCCGTTTACAATATTGTTTAGATTAGAAAGTTCAGTAACACTTATCCAACCCGCCGAACTCACTAATAGGTGTGCTAGATATGTATTCGGGCGAACTGCGAAGAACTCTACGCCACCACCTGGGATGATCATACTGCTAACAGTGGCCGTTGTGCTAGAGTTGTTAACAGGCTGAACATATGTATCATTTTGTACTGCGACACGAATAATGCTCGTAGTTGAACTAAAAGCATTGGTCACAGCATTAGTGCTAGTTGTTGTTTGATTCTGGGTTGTGCCTGGGTAATAAGCACCTTTTCTAAAGTTTACTGACATTTGTTGTCTCCGTTTGCTATATTTACCTAGTTAGGTAATCTCAGCCATTATTGTATGTTCTACCGTTATTTACCGCTTAAATATCCACATGAGCATGATCAACGACCCCGAATTCTGGACAACATTAGAGTGGCCCGCTGCTCCTAATCAAGATGATTATGCTGTATTTGAAAGATATTGTAGAGGTAAAGTTTTATTGCTGGGTAGCACTAAGCTACTATTACCTTTATGTACAGAAGCATGGGACCTAGAGCCAGTTTACAATGATCCTAAAATAAGGGTCAAAGATTGGTTTAGTTTGAACGAACATTGGGACACTATAATAATCGACGGCGGACTAGCCTTGGGTAAAGATTTTACAGAACGCTTGTTGCCCATTGTTCTAGATCATTGTGATCGATTTATATCACGCACGTTTTTAAATCCCAACTGGCCCACAAAATACGCTGTGTATTTTCCACGTGTCTATGAACTAGATCCACAGCCAGAAGAGCATCCCGTTAACAACGTTTACACATTTTATATATGGAACAAAAAACAATCCTTGTAATGTATTCAGGTGGCCTAGACAGTCTAGGTACTGTTTATAAGTTATTAACAGATCCTGAATATCAAGACTACCAGATACACATACATCACGTGCATCAACACAATGTAGAGGACAGACACCGTGCCGAGGCCATTACAGTCGAAATGGCACTAAGAGAACTAGAACGTCTAGGCTACAGTTTTGTCTATAGTGAAAGCCAAATAGCCAGTCAACCCTATAATGGACAGTATATGTATGACACGGACAGCATCAACTTTTTTGCGGGCTATATCTGTAGTGTAAACCCTGATATCAAACTAGTAGCTCTAGGCATGCAGTCTGATGACAGCAATCACAGTCTAGAAGAGCGCAGAGTCCGTGCTAATGCTATACTGTCAGCTTTTACAAGTGTAAAGAAGATTTACCCTGTACTTGACTTGACCAAGCGTGAGATCTATGACAGCTTGCCTGACACATTAAAGAACATGTTTTGGTCATGCCGCACTCCAGTATACTCAAAAGAAAGCATCCAACCCTGCGGCAAATGTAAAACTTGCCTACAGTTGAAGGACGCTGGTATTAGAGCTTGATTAAACTGCTGTAGCCTGTCCAACCCAATCATCGCCACCTTCGTGATAATGATCATTTAGATGTCCAGCATAGCTGTTGGCATATTTCTGTGCTAGTTCCAGTGTATCAAACTCAGCAGGACTTGGAAATTGTATTCTTGTGCCCGCTGTTGGACGACCACCTTCTTCATTTTCTACCAAGATGTCAATAGTGGTGTTACTCACTGTCATGTCTCTACTAGCTGATGTTGCTGTAATGTTATATTGTGCCATTTTATGTTATCCTTTGTGTATTAATCAAACTTGGTCCAACCTGGATCAATCACCCAATGTTGTTGGTGGGCATCCCAAGTTGCGGTACCTTTCGCGGCACCTGTTGTGTTATAAGTTTGGAATGGATACCAGTTGTAGTATCCGCCACCGGAGTATTGACCGTTTCCTGAATTAATATCAAATATATTTGACACATAGATAAAGATGTTCGCTACATCTGTGTTATTTGTGCCAGAGACCCATTGTGGGTAGAATTCAATAGTTTGTCCGTCATATAATCCATTCCCTGGTATTACATAGCTGGCATTACCACCAGATAGCGGTGCTAGGAATACCTTACTACTAGTTATATCAATTACAGGGGCATTGACAGGTGTACTGGTAGCAGTGCTGACATAACGATTAACAGTACCGTAGGTAATTTGACCAGTGTCGGCATTATAATACAAAGGATTACCAGTAGTAGTTGGCGCAACTGGTTTAATTACCGTTGTGCCTGTACCTGCTGAATTTACTTCAATGCCTGTAGCGTTGATAATAATGCTATTATCTTGTTGAACTGAAAGACCAGCATATGCACCAATAGCAACAGCATTACTACCTTGAGCACCGTAGAAATAGTATGTACCACTTAACTGTCCAAAGGTACCAAAATCTAAAGTGATTTCGTTGGTTGCTGTGTTAACTGCTGTGACCTTTTGAGGGCCAAGGTTAGCACCTTCAGGATACATACCTGGGTGAATGCCTGCAACAGTATTGACTACAAATGTTGTAGCTCCACTAGCACCACCAGATACATAAGTTGCGTTTATGTGACAATAGTACTGACTATCGCCTAATCCCTGTCCTGCTTGATGTCCGATAGCTACAGAGTTGGAACCTTGATTTACAAGACCAGCATGACGACCGATAGCAACCGAACACTCGCCTTGATATTCTCTTCCTGCCAATGCACCGATAGCCACTGACTGGTAGCACTGACAACACTGGCCTGCCCAACGTCCAATACTAACTGATCGATATCCTTGACAACAGGAACCTGCTTGATGTCCAATAGCTACGGCAGAAGTATTTTGCCCATAGCTGCCTGCATAATGTCCGATGGCAACAGCATTACATCCACCATAACCGTTTTGAGCACCATACCCAATGGCTACTCCATATGATTGTTGACCATAGTTGCCAGCATACTTACCAATAGCAACAGCACCGTAGTTTTGACCGTATGAGCCAGCATAACGACCCATGGCTATTGTATTCATAGCTTGGCAACAACGCCCTGCCTGGCGACCAATTGCGATCGCAGATCCATGTTGTTTGCAATGTCCTGCATCGTGTCCTATAGCGATCGACGGGCCGCTGCATCTACAGCAAGAACCAGCACCTGTGCCAATAGCCACTGAGTTATTACAACAACCGCAATATGAACCAGATGTACATACCGTTCCTATTTGAATAGCACCACCTAGTCCGTGTCCTGCGCCACCTACTGCATACTGTAGGGTTTGCCAGTTTGAGGATCCGTCGCCTATTTTTACGCGGCCGGTATCAGTTTCCCAGCCTGTTTCTCCCAGTGCTAGAATTGGGTTATAACCTAACCAGTTTGCCGCTGTGTCGCGTCTTTGTTTAATTCTCGTTGTCATAGTTGTTTTCCTATTATGCTGTTATAGCAGCCTTGCTGTCTAATAATTCTATTCTATCTACCATAGTTTGTATAAATGCTAAATCGAATGTTTGTTCTTGTAATCTCATACCTGCGATATATTTCTCATCGATATCCGCAAATTCTTCTACAGAGCGTAAAGTTCTGTCATCTTTCACATACTTCATATCCACAACAGGGTAGATATTACAATATTTGTTGCCAGTTAATAGACCATTAGCATAAGCGTTCAAATGATACTGTGTCCAGATGTTATAGTAGTCTACAGTTTCTCGCACTAGTTCTTTGCTAACAATAGCAATCTCTTGTCCTTGTTCGTTTACGGTGATAGTACCTACCGGAGTATCATCAGTGATAATCTTTGTAAACTCGCCTACTTGTTTGTTGAATATATGGTGTCCAACAGTGCGTAATTCTGTACCATCGCTGAACTTTACCAGTGTATAGTCTCCGGCGGTTTGTTTGCGTTTGACCCATAGTGGACGGGCTTCTGACATTTCACCTAGATCAAAGTTCCATACACTCAATACATCATCATATGTAATGTCTTCAATCTTCTTATGTGTTCCATCAGCCAATGTCATTAATGTGCCTGCTACTAGACACGGACCATAAGGTGTTTCCCACATATCGCTAACATCAGCAAAATATGTATCACCGAGACTGTCTACCACATAAGCTCTAACAGATACTATTTGTGACCATAAACTCTGATATAATGGAGGTATTACTAAAGTATTACTGCCCTGAGCGTAGGTGCCTGTTATTGTTTGGTCTCCACCGCCGGTTAGTCCGTGGAAAACTAGACCAGCTTCTTGTGCGCCGTCGTGTACAATATAGTAAGTAACTGTGCCAAAATCACCAGGTGCGTATCCGCTAGGTGCTAGATAAGATGATGTGACAGTTATTTGCTCAAGTCCAACATTAGAACTGCCTGCATCTATAAAACGGTATGATTCTGTAGTACTATCACCACTATCTAATAACTTATTAATTGATGGATTGTAGTCAAAATCTGCAAATGCGCCTTCTTCTACAGTAAATGTTGTATATCTATTAACTAGAGCACGACTAGAAGACCAACGATCTCCAGTCCAGATATAAGTCACTGTATTATCTGCTAGAAATTGTTGCCCTGTTTGAGGGCTTGTTGGAAATGGTATTGGATGTGTCATATGCGTATTTACCTGTTTTTGTGTTATCTAACCCAGTACCAGATAACCTTTGGGTAACCCCAACCTGAGGGGTTATGCCATGGTGCTGGATCCCAGCCAGCTGTTGCTATAATAGTTCCCCACCACCCCCCATTGCCTGGGCCGTCTGTGGTCAATATTGCTTGAGCATCGTGGCCTCCGTAGGCATACCAGGGCATACGAGCTTCTATACCGTCTTGATCGTAGTTCCAAGTTAAGTTAGTATCGCTTGAAGTACCTGCTGGGAAACGCTGAATTTCTGTAATGTTCTTGCGCCAACCGTTATTAGCTAATCCAACACTTCCAACTGATTGATTGTTCCATACTTCAACAAAACTATAGGCTTCGTTAGCAGTATAAGCCGCTCCGTTGCGTCCTCTGTAGCCAGCATCAAACATATAATCAAATCCGCTTGCGCTACGTTTGATATAATCTGCCCAACCTAGTATGCTGTAGGCCGTGCCGGAGCCATTGCTGTTAAAGTCAACTAGACTGCTAGGTGGTGAGGTTTGATTGCGTAATAAGCCATTTGAGGTGGTCCAGTCTGAACTAGGGTTCTGTACTAATAAGGTCCAGCCGCCACCCAATGTGGTCATATCAGCATAAATCTGTACAGGAGCTCCGCCGTTAATGTTAGCGTTCTGTATCCAGTATCGGCCATCCGGACTATTTGGATATGCCTGTTTAATAGCCCACGCACTTGTACTAGGATTACTACTGGTTAGTCCCGTTGGTGCTGGTATTACTGGATTGCCACTATGTAGAGTAGTACCTGGCCCTATTGTGTATCCTGGATTAATTATTAGGCTCATGTTATACTCCGTACTGACCGCGTAGTGCGTTAAAGTTTTGATTTACCTCTGCAGGTGTTAGTGCTCGGTTGTAGATTTTCCAAGCACCAATAAATCCGTGAAAGTATCCGCTAACGCCGCCTAGATAATCAGCACAAGGTATACCCATACTTAAAACTGTTGGCCCAACACTAGATCCTGTTGGACTTTGTTTTGCTCCTGCACTAGTAGCACCTGCTACACTATTGACATAGGTTCTAAGTATAGACCCGTCATATGTTGTTACGATATGATACCAAGTGTTAGCAGTCCAACTGTCTTTGGCTACAGCGGCATTAGTATTATAAACACCTGCTCTGATATCCACATTAGTAAATCCCATCTGTGTATCTTGCCAGCCGCCAGTAACCGTCGGTGACCATTCGGCTATCAGCACTCCTGGTGTGCCAGCACTTACAGGACACGCCCATACATCAAATGTAAACGCTGAGTCCAAGTCTGAACCGTACCCATCATTTTTAGCAAAATATTGACTGCTACCGTTTAACTGTAATACTTGTGTACCATTAAATATTGTAGTAGTAGGACCATTAAACAAGCTAGCATTGCGACCATTACCGCTAGAGTCTGGGAATGTTGTGGTGTTGGTTATTGCAGTGGCATCATAGTTGGCGTAGAGTCCTGTAGTAACAATATTAGGATTGTTAGTTTGATAGTCAAAACTAATCTCACTAGGACTCAGTGTTCTATTCCACATTTTCAACGATTTAATCTTACCATCTAGGTAACCATCACCATTCCAGTTACTCTTGCCAATATAGTTGAGATTACGAGTTACAGTAGCTATTCCAGTATTAGTAGCACTAGCCACTTGTTGTCCGTTTATGTAGATTGTGCCTGTTAGTCCTGATTGAGTTGCTGACAACTGAACCCATTGATTTAGAGGTAATAGTTGACTGCTGTTTATATTATCTGCTCCGTCAGTGCTCCACACAGGATTCCCACTAGAGCCCTGTGTAACTGCTAGAATCACATTAACACCACCTGCACCATTACCAAAATCAAATAGTCTACTCCAGGCTTGATAACTGCGAACATAGACCCAACCTATAGCTGTAAAGTCTCCACCTAGGATATTGTTAGCGGCTAGTGCAGCATACTGGCTTTGTGTGTAGTCAAAGTTGATGGCCCTGTTGCTATAAGTAGCGCCATATAAGGTAGCGTTATAGTGATTGCTGGTTAAATCATACCAGGTTGTTCCTGAACCAGGATAACTTGCTGGGTTGGCAGCATCAAGCCATAAGATTATACCTTCGTTAATATTGTAATTACCTTTGAGTTTAATACCGTTGCTGATAGTCTGTGCTGATCGTATTGTTATTGCCATTATATACCCCACTTGGTTCCGAGATAAGTTTCTATAGCACTTACTTCAGAAACTTTAAGAGCACGATTCCAAATAAAGAACTCGCCTATCTGTCCGCTCATTTGATTTGAAGGACCTGATCCCATACCACCTATATAGTAGTTGTCTGTTGAACCACCTGTGGCAGTACCAGCAGTTCCACTATAGGTTAATACTTGATCTGCTTTGTTATAACGGAATCGCAGTCTACCAGCAGTTGCTGGTGCTATGCCATCAAACACAAAACTGAACACTTGCCAAGTAGTAGTGTTCAAAGGAACTGTAGTAGCGCCAGTGTATCCAGCAACAGTACATTTCCATACACTAGTTTCGTATTTTATAACCATCTCTGGACCGTTGTCTGAACCACATATCCACAAGCCACCCGATGTTGATGTAGACATTGCAGCGGGCTTGACCACAGCAATAGCAGTCATCCCCGACTTGCCACCAAATACTGTTGACATAGAACCTAATGTTCCGTATTGACTGCCTGTGAACTTGACAGCACCCAATGTATTATTAGCATTAGTAACATACTGCGGATTACCCGACACTGTCATTGTATAAGTTGCAGTATTGGCTCGATTAATAAACTTAGTAATAGCTGTTCCGCTGTTTATAGGGGTAGCAGCAGAAGTAGCTTGTACAAATTGATCTACATAATTTGTACCAGTAGTACTCATATCATACCAAACTACTGTAGCAGTCACAGTAGCGGTTAAGTTGGCCGCAGTAACAGTCTGCTTAATAGCAGGTCGTTCCCCAAAACCTATAGCGTTAGTAAAAAATCCAAACATTGCAGTCCTTAGAATGATATCAACTGTGCTAATACAACATATTGGTTAGTTGCTGTACTGTAGATGTTATAAGCAATAACATCTTTCTTGTTAGGACTACCTGTTGGAGTAGATCCGCCTTGCCATGTAAAACTAGTATTAGTAGCGCCCGGAATAACCACACTAGTCGGAATGTAAGCTGTGCCTGTTTGGTTAACAATGATAGATACAGTAGCCACTGTGCCTGATGTTACATTAAGGTTAGTCAACCATGGAGTCCAGTTTTGACCCAATGTCCCCATTGTGATATTAAAGACATTACCACCTGAACAGTTAAGTGTAGCAGTTGATGCGTTGGCAGGAGTTAAACTAGTGAATGTTTCCGCTACCTGTGTTGCTTTAAATACACCTACCGTGGTTGTACCTACTGCGGTAAAGTTATTAACTAAGAAACTAGATGTGCTAATTGCCGCAGCCGATATGGTACCATCTGCTGTTATACTAATGCCACTACCAATCTTAACTCCACCAACTCTTCCAGTTGTAGCAGTTCCTAAATAGGCTGTGGTTTGCACAGTATCGTTAGGGAATGTAAGTGTGCCAGTACTACTAAAAGTCCAAGGGGTAGTACTATTAGAATACTGATCAACAGGAGTAATTTGAACATATGTGTCATCTAATTTAATAGCCATAGATTGACTGACTGATATCCATTTATTGTTTCCTAATGTTGAACCATCTGGCAATGACAAATTACCATAATAATCAAAAGTCCAGCCGCCATAATCGTTAGGGTTTAAATACCTTTCGTCATAGGCCTGAATCCGTACACCTGGCAATCCGCCACCTTGTTGGCCGAGATCAACACTGACCGTCTGTATCGACGATGTGTTTGTGAATGTAGATAACCAATATAATGTTGTTCCTCCGTTAGCCCCAGATGAATTAATATTAACTCTATTTTGATCAAGGCCAGCAATACCTCCATTATCAATTGTTAGACCACCCGAGAATGTAGCAGTAGTGGCATTTAAGTTACCGTAGAATGTGCGTGCCTCAATATCGCCTAGGCCACTGTGAACAAACTGTCCACCCGATTCAACACCGTCCACAGCCCACTTTAATCTCCAAGTGCCGTTGTCCATATATAAGCCAGCATTTTTATCCGCCCCATTATAATAATGGAATCGGAAACCAATATCATTGAGATCATTGCTGGTCCAAGTACTTGCTACTCCACCCGGAGGTGCGTGTATTTCGATTAGGCTATCTGTATAGACTGTATTAGTACTGACAATGTAAGTTGCCGAGTTAGTAATATTTAGATTGCCTGTAATGTTAACTCCAGTAGGAGTAAACTCAGCAATAGTATTGCCTTCAACAGACATAATAACATTACCATTCTCGCCCGGAATAGTTACGCCGCTTGTACCATTAGATATATAGTTGTGTGCGTTGTCAACCCAGGTTAAGTTACCACTACCATCTGTTTGTAGCATTTGATATGCAGCGCCATCTACAGCAGGGAATGTGTATTGTGGGAAATGCGTAGTTCCGTTTGCGCCAAACACCCAGGTACTAGTATTAGAACCTGTTGTAGCAACAAGGGTAACATCTGTACCAGATCCAGCACCCTTGATTACAGGAGTGGACGCAGGTAGTGTTAGAACGCCGTTAGTACCAAATGTCCAAATGCTGGTTGTACTAGATGTAACTGTTTCGATATAGACATTGGGGTCTGAGCCTGTTCCTAAAATAGTACTTGCTGTGCTTAATGTTAATACGCCGTCGCCACCGAACTTCCATTGGCTCTGATTGCCGCTAGCTGCCGCACTAAAGATCATTACTGATGATGCTGTACTACCGCCGAGGTTAGCGGCACCAAGAACTGATATAAAATCATTGTTACTACCAAAGCCGCCAGGTGCTACAAATCCTAATTCAGCTAAATTGCTATTACTTGCTGTACTAGAGAATATTAACGCACTATCCGGGGGTACAAATCCTACAATCTGTGGTCCGAATAATGTTCCACTAGTAATAAAACCTCCACCACCGCCTCCGCCAGTACCGGTTACTTGTGCGCCATTGACTAATAGTGTACCGGAGTCGTCAATAGTTAGTGTAGAAGTATTGATATATAGAGTATTGCCGATGACCGTAATATCGCCTAGATATGTACTTACAGGAGGAACTTCTGTTGGACTAGCATCAACCCATTGACCGTTGTACTTAATATAAGTACGACCTTCATCAGTGTTAAACCATAACTGTCCATTAACTCTAGTAGGTGCTGTGCTAGTTGTTGCTATACGAATAACCGATCCATTAGAATCTTGTATATCACCTTGTATATTTAAAGTACCGTCTTGGTTAAAGTTCCAATTGTTCCAGGTGCTAAGTAATGAATCAAATGTTTGAATACTGACACGTCCGTTGGCAAAATTACCTCGTCCGCCTTGAAGTATTATATCGCCGCCAATGCCTGTACCGCTATAGGCGCCTAATGCACTACCACCGGTGATATTAACTTGTCCACCATAAGGAGTTGATCCAATGTCGTTGTATGCTGCGGTGCCTCCGCCGATGTTAACCCAGCCGCCACCATTACCGCCATTACCGTCGCCGCCGTAGACGTTAATAGTTCCGCCTTCGCCGCCACCGTTAGTGGTGCCACTTTCTCCACCTAATCCACCCTGAATGCGAACACTGGTGCCTTTTCCGCCCGGTCCATTAGTACTAAAACTGCCGTAGCCTCTTTGTCCTTGTATTAGGATAGTGCGGTTGCCGCGATTGGTTTCATCACTTGGTGTGTCGGCAATAGTAGAATCAGATGAGTTTACACCTAGCATCAATGTTGGCTGTGTATATACTATGTCAAACGATGCACCGTTTACAGGTAATGCCGGTGCTCTTAAACTACCATCTGGACCAAAGATCCAGCTGTAGCTACTACTACTTCTTAATGTATATCCGCTACCGTCAGTATAGAAACCACGACCACTTGCATCACGTAGATCAATATACTGCGTTACACTATTGTCTGTGGCAAACTTATAAGAAACTCCGCCGTCTAGTTTAGCGCCATTAGGCAGTGTCACGCTACTGTCTGAGGCTACGCTTAATACTGCTGTTCCGCTGGTCAGTTGATATACTGTTGATGTTGTATAAGTTAGTTCACCGGTGGCAGTATTGTAAAATACAGCTTTGGCTCTGCTAGCACCGTCTTGTCGAATCGGTTTAACAAAGAATCCAGAATGATCAACACTTAGATCATTGCCGGTGGCGTTGAGTGTTATTGTGTGATCTGCTCCGTGATCGTAGTTAGCACGATAACCAATGGCAATAGAGGCTGTACCTACTGCACCGCCATCGTTGAATCCTGCCCCACTACCAATAACAACAGACTTGTCTTTGGCACCGTAGCCGGTGTCGTCTCCGCTACCAATCACAATTGAGTAGCTACCTGTGTTGACATTCCAGTCTTGTGCGCCATTACCAATGGCAATAGCATGTCGAATGTTGTGGTCGCGGAACCCAGATCCAGTTAAGGTAGGAGTACCTATTCTTAAACTGCTGTCCGGAGTAAAATCAATAATGCCTGGACCACCATAAATACTTTCTGGATTGCTTCCAGTCAGTTTCAACGAGCCATCTACCATAAATGTCCATGTATTGGCATTGGTTTCAACGACAATAGGATGGCCGACAGCAGGTCTGTAGTCTGGACTATATGCTACATAGGGACCTTGAGGAAGCGTAGTATTAAATCCTATTGAGGCTGAACCTAGTTGTCCAGTGGTGCCTACGACTACACTTTGCTCTGGATGACCTACTGGATAGAAGTACCAACCATTTAGCCCTAGATGGAAAATTGATTGGAACACAGTACTGGCGTTAGACCAGATATAGTTGACAAATCCAAAAGTGTCAGTACCTACTCCTTGCTCGGGATTTTCAACACCTACTGCTATATAACCAACCTGTGGAGTTACTGCCGCTGTTATCTTATTAGTATCCGGTAATGTTAAACTGCCATCACCTCTAAATACCAACTCTCTTGACCCTGCGCCAACAACAACCTTACCGTTTACAGCAACGACAGTAGTATCAGTACTATTAAGGGATCCAACATAAGTGCCGTTGAAACTACTACCTAACCACCAATCACCCGCGTTCTCTAAACTCAAATGACTTTGTTGTGTGTATGCGTAGAAGTGGTCTGGAGTTAGTTCTGTGTAGATAGGACAACCTGATACTGCTGGTGTAGCAGTCCATCTTGTTTCCGCGCCTGCTGCCGCTGAGTACTGTACAGTTCCATCTGGAAATGCTAATCCACCGTCCTGACCAAAGTTCCAAGCAGTTGATCTAGTGCCTGTGCTGATGCTGATTATTCGACCACTCATTTGGCCCACTGTGGTAACAGCACTAGCTGACAATTGACTCAATGTGCCAATACTTGTACCTATTGTTCCTGTGATCCAGGTCAATGATGTGACAGAATAGGTACCTGTTGTGCAAGAGCCTGCTATAGTACTAGTAATATCACCGATTTCTACATTATTAAATACACCGGTAATGCTACCATCAATAGGCAACTGTGCTAGTATAATTCTTGAGTTGAAGCCGCCTGCTTGTGTAAGATCGCTTTGAGTCATAGCAGTAATAGCTATCTTATCTTGATAGATATCGCCTACTCTGTGTCCAACTAATGGATCACCTGATCCGTCAAATATTATTTCTCCGCTTTGTGTTACTAAATTACGGCTATATAGCATTGCACCAGTAGCAGGATCTAGCTTGGTCAACCATATCTGACCTTGTAAAGTACCAGTTAGATACACATTATTGTCTGAATCAAAACTTAAATCAAATCCTTGTGGATCAGATCCGCCTTGTGCTAGGTTAGATGCCCAAACTAATGTGCCATTGGTAGTAAATTTAGATACTACTACTTTAACTTCAGTACCGTCATTGACCACAGTATAGACATGGCCGTTATTAAAGACTACTGCTTCGCCCTTATCTCCCGAGTATGTGACTAACTTCTTGGTCCATTGATGTACACCTGCGCTGTTCCATTTAGTCAACATAGCCCAAGTGGTGCTAATATCTACATAGTCGCCTACTGCCCAAATATCTCCCGTTGCAGCATTGACAGTAACAGCACGATATAGTCCTGTACTAGTACTAGAGTCAGAAGCAACAGGTGTTAGGTCGCTGGTCCATACTACATCTCCACTGTCGCCGTTGATTTTAACAACTATTGGTTGACCATACTGTCCACCACCGAAAGGACTACCTGTGGCAGTTATTGCACCTGAAATATAGTAGTTGCCCGAAGTGTCGCAGGCAAGATCTGTAGGATAAAGACTACTGAACCCTAATACTTGTTGTGCTTGTCCACCAAGACCGAGATTACCGTCAGTGTCCATGTAGCCAGTCCACATGCCGCCCGATGTCCAATCGTTGGCCACCCAGTAGATACGATCATTAGCATCTATGGCAACGGCCACATTGGTGGCACCGCAGTTGCCACCATTAATTGGATCGCGCCAAGTCTTGTGCCATAATAGATTACCTGCAGGATCATATTTCAACAACAAACTGTCGTTAAAAGTACTGCCATTGATCTGTGATGCGGCAGAACCTAGAATATATAAATTACCCTTGCTATCATATATAGCGCCGGTACCATAAGCATAGTCATTTGCTACTACGGCCGAGGAACCAAGACCACCGTATTCTGCTACCCAATAAGGTGCATATGATTCACCTATCTGTACCTGTAGGTTCGGAGATACTGTTTTAAGTGTGCTGTTAAGATCTAAACTTAATACTGCGGTGCCGCTGGTTAGTTGGTTAACTGGTCCGCTAGAGCCGCCGCCGGACCCGCTTTGATTAGACCATACTAGCGTGTTGCCACTGTTGGGCCATACTAGAACTTGATTTGCTATACCCGAAGTTGCTGGGAATACATAGTTAGGAGTAACAAGATTACCACTGCCGTCAACTTGTACTGTATGTCCAGCATTAGTGATTGAGTTTGTCCCTGCTGGCTGTGCTACAGAGTGTCCTACCCACTTAACTCCGTCGTATATGTATGTAACACCGTTGTCACCTGTGTATTGTGTACCGGTTGTTATACCTGTTGTTGGAAAATTAAGATTTAGCATTGTTGGTTATTCCTGTTGTTCATGTTATGCTCCGATGCCGCCGTTTAAAGATTTAACTACTGCGGCTAATCTATCTAATGCTTGTTGTACTGTTGTTGGCGGTGTTCCGTGCCAGTTACTAGGAGTGGAAGGAGTATATGCTATATGGTTAACATATAAAGTATTCCACACAGCAGTTGATGTCCCTAGATTGTATGATGCAGTCTCTTGTGGTAGTATGTTTCCATCAAATACAGCAGTTTGATCTACGTTATTAATCCACAAGGCAGGGTCACTGGTGTTGCTATCAGCTCGACTAGCATAAAATCTTAGATCTAGCTGTCCGCCAAAATGCATAGATTGTCCGCTGCCGTTTGCTGTGAAGAATACATCACTAGGATTCCAATCGACACCAATACCTCCATTGTGACTACCCAATATACCAAACTGAAGATAACTGTTATTATCGTTTTCTGCTTGATATAAAGCACTAGCATTAGAACTAGTACTGATATTTTGAGTTGTGAATACCAACGGACCTGTTTTATTATCACTAACTACTACTTGCCTATTAAACGCCCAACCGTATTGATCAAATCGTCCAACGCTGTTTGTTCCTGTTGTTCCACCTGCGTGGAATATCAGTGCCTTGCCCGGAGTCTGTGTTCCGATTGTTAAATCTCCACCATTAGTGAATAAGTATCCGGATCCGGGACTTTGTATAGAATATTCTGGGAAGTCATAGTTATTACTATTGATGCCTATGTCAATAATATTATTAAAATCATCGCCGTCGGAGTTCATTAGTACAATATCTGTACTAGCAATAGGTCCACTGTTGTGATTTTGGAATACTATCTGAGCATAACTATTTGTATCACTGTCAATCTGAACAGCTACATCTGTAAAGGAACCTGCTTGATTTTGCGCTGTTCCTAGGTTAAATTGCCCTGTAGAAGTTAAGCTAACCACTGCTGTGCTAGAAGTTAATAACCAACTAGGACCATTTCCTGATATAGGAGCAGCATCAACCCAGGTATTATCAAAATAAACATAGCTGCGACCGCCAACGGTATCATACCATAAGGTGCCTGTGTTATGTGCAGGAGGAGTAGAAGATTGAATAATATTGCCTGTGCCACTGCTTAACAGAGATATTCCGCCAGGAGTATGTCCATCGCTTAATCTTAGGTTGCCTCTATTAGAATCGTAGAATAGGTGGCCCAACTCGCCTACGTAGTTTTCTAATGTTGTATGTACCTGCCCTGATGGTATTTTTCTTATGGTCATAAATTAAACTATGTGATTTGTACTAAGGTTCCAGGTACCGTCTGTGTATATCGCATACGGCAATCCTACGCTGGAATCATAAAACGGATACCATGCTTTGTCTGACAATGTTGTTGCCGAGCCGCCAACAAATGATCTCACGGCCTGGAACCAAACAGTTACACTAGTTCCGCTATTAGTTCCGTTCTTAGGAGCAAAATAAACTTGTTGTCCTTCCGCGCCCGGAGGAAGATAGTAAGCACCACTGGTTAACTTTTGTATGTTAGCCGATAGCGATAAGGCAACTGCTGATGAATGATAGGTGCTGCTAGTAACTGCTACTCCACCTGCTAAGGTACTTGATGTAGCACTTCCTATTTTAGCTCCATTAAGTACAGTAACACTGTTGACAACCATATCGCCGTCTACATATACAGTTCCTGTTGTATTATCAATGCCGCCTGGTCTAATACTGATAGTGTGACCTACTCTAGTAGCAATATCTAAAACACCCACGTTTTGTCCAGCGGACATAGATACTAAAGCAGGCAATACATCACTTGGGTATAAGAATACTTGCGCATCAGCACTGGCTAGGTATACTCCTGCTGTATTATCATAAGCACCACGTGCAAAAATTTGTACATCACCCGGACCATCGTAGCCATTGTTTGGACTAATAACGATAGGACCGCTTGTTGTTGTGTTTGTAGTAACTAACACACCGTTACTGCCTAAGATGGTTAGTAGAGTTGAGTTATCATTGGTAGCAGGTAACTTAACAAAGTTGCCATTAGTACCGTTTTGATTAGAAATAACTACGTCTGTACTGCCCGAAGCAGGATACATTGTAGTTCCACCGAAAGACATGCCCCCGGTACTTGCTTGATTAGTTGCTGTTAATACACCCTGAGCGTTTATAGATAAACCACGCCCAATGATTACACCGCCCAGCGTTGTTGTTGTAGCAGGTTTAACGTTGAATTGAATGCTTTGCGGACTATCTGTAGCACTAGACACAATTTGGATACCTGCGCCTGTTTTGAAGTGCATGGTATCTAAGCCGTTGGCTATTAGAGTAGCCTGTCCGTCAATCTCCCAGTACTTAAACGTACTATTCATGCTAACATATGCTTGACCGCCACCAATATCACTGACTGTGAAACCCGCTTCTGTAGCAAAGCGTAGAGCACTAACCCCGATTACTTCATTGGTTATGATGTTTCCACCTGTGCTCGAAGTTACTTCGCTTACCGTAATAGTAGAAGAGTTAACTGCTGTGGTTTGTAAACTGCCGTCGACGAACTTTACACCTTGTACAGGTTGTAAAATTGATTCTATAATAACTGTTCCAGTTCCATTAGGAGATAGTACAATACCTTCATCAGTACCTGTACTAAAGATAGTAGCACCTATGATGTATAAATCACCAAGATTGGCGCTGCTAGTAACAGTACCTGTAAATGCTACAACACCACCGATTTGGTTCTCAAGGGTAGCAAAATTGTAGTTTATTTTGTTAAAGGCGGTTCTTAGGGTATCTCCATCACCTGAATTTGGTGATGTGCCTGTATTGATAACGAGTATTGTAGCTGTGGTCATAAAGGTATTTATTCTATTTTAGCTATTGCTCGTTTTCCCTAAACCTGTTATAATAGTAACGTAATCAACTAAACCATAAATATTATCATGAACGGCGTATTAGTATTAAATTCGGACGCTAACCCAGTTAGCCTGCTTCCTTTGAGTGTAATCTCATGGGAAGATGCCATCAGATATATGGTTTTAGAAAAGGCTTATGTATTAGAATGGTATGAAGACTGGAAAGTCCGCAGCGAAAAGTGGGAAACCAAGGTTCCTGCTGTAATCATGCTGACTGAATATATGAAGCCCAAGACTACGATCCGCTACTCAAAGCAGAACATTTTCTTGCGTGACGGATATACCTGTGTCTACTGTGAATCAAAGGTAGATCGTAAGACAGCTACACTTGACCATGTGCTACCAGTTAGCCACGGAGGAACATCTACATGGGAAAATACCGCAACTTCATGCAGTCCTTGTAACAGCAAAAAAGGTAACAATAAAAAGATTGTTCCTAAAATGAAGCCTTACAAGCCTACATACTATCAGTTGGTACAAAAACGTCGAAAGCAACCGTTCGACTTACAGCACCCTAGCTGGGCATTGTACTTAGGTATTGAGTAAGCTAGAAAGCCGCTTTAAGCGGCTTTTTATTTCTCTCTATAAACAACACGGCCCTTGGTCATATCGTAAGGGCTCATTTCTACTTTAACCCTGTCACCTTGCAGGATCTGTATTCTATTCTGACGCATCTTGCCAGAGATAACTGCCGTGATTCTATGTGTTTCATTGATTTTAACGCGAAACATTGCGTTGGGTAGAACTTCTTCTACGTATCCTTCTACCTGTATTTGGTCTTCTTTAGCCACTTTAAACTGATTCTCCTTTTAATCCTTGCATAACCATTTCCTTCGAGCGTTTCTTTAAATCAGCTTCTTCAGCTTCTCTAAGTTTCCAGCCCATTACATCCATATACTCTGCGAGTGCCTTTTTGCCCTCATCTGTCCAGTGCGAGTACCCGGCACCTACACTACTGTGATAGTAGTAGTTTCGGTTACGCATTAACTCATTAATGCCGCCGAACAATAGATCTTTTACTGCTGATTTATCCATATTATAACTTTTCACCTGCAACGAAGCCACGGAATCGGAGAAAACGGGGAAATCGTAGTGACCAAGTCTGTTCACTATCTTGACTGAGAGTCGCCGCATCAGCGCGGACTTCAACGATCTGCCCCACCATTGATTCTTTATCCATCCAGTATTCAGTACGTTGGTCGTCAGTAAAACCTGATCCAACATTGACACGGATAACTTTCCCATCATCTTCACCTTCACAAATCAGTGCACCTAGGCGCCCTTCGTTTTTACCAGTTCCCTCTTCAACAGCTATCACAGCAAGACTAACTTCGATAAATGGCTTTTGTTTAAGCCATGCTACGCTACGTTTACATTCGTAGAGAGCACTAGGATCTTTGATCATAATGCCTTCGTAGCCTGCTTCAATAGCATCTTTGTTGTATTGTTTAAACTGAATGTCAGCTATAGCACCACCATCTAAGTCAATAGCAGTCTGCGGAACTAGTTCAATGCTAGGTACAGCATCCCAAACAGTATTAAACGAACGTAGTAGATTACTACGGATCTTCTGTGTTTGTACACTCTTACCATTGCGGAACTCGCTGAGTGGCAGAATGTCAAATAACATAAGTTTAGCGTCTGTGGCCGCTACATCGTCTTTGCGATGTACTTGCTTCATTAGATCTTGGAAACTAGAACTAATGATTTCTCCATCTAGTATGTAACTGCGGCCAAAATCATCAATGTGCTTGGCTAGCTCATCTGTAATATGTGAGAAGTTTAACAGTTCTTTGCCATTGCGGCTAAACTGTTGTACTGTGCGCAGTTCGTAGTTAACAACTGTGATAACACGCACACCGTCTAACTTAGGCTCTAGAAGTTTCTTACCTGTGATCTTCTTTTCGTGATTAGCACCATCATGTGCCAACATGCATTCAAACACAGGCACTGATTTGATGTTAGGGAAGCCTTTGAGTACTTTGTTTACTGTCTTTTCGCTTACACCACAGCGCAGGTCTTTGATAAGGATACGACGATACCAATCGTTCCACTGTGCTTTTGTGCTTGCTGATAAGGCTAGTTCAATAGCTTTCTTAGCGTCATCACCTGTGAGTTCTCGTTTAGCTAACAAGCTGGCAAGTTCTACAAAAGCCACCCAAGGCAAACCTTGTCCGTCTGGACCACCATGACTGGGAACTTTCTTAACACCAAATGTAATCAGATTATCAAGTGCCAAGCGAATACCATCAAACAACTCGATGTTGTTGAAGTTAGCTTGTGCTTCGAGAATAGCTTCTTTATTAAGGCGGCTTGGATGTTCTTCCAAACTGCGAATAACGCTGTCGCAAGTATCTGTCATTGGTATTCCTAGTTGTTTAATGCTAATATTATACAGGATTTTACCAATGCTGTCAACCGTTGTTATTCTGCTACACTAAACGAGCTGCCACAACCACAGGTTGTTTGGGCATTTGGGTTTTGAATAACAAACCGGCTACCTTGTAGATCTTCTTTGTAATCAACGGTAGATCCTTGAAGATACTGATAGCTCATGCTATCTATTAATATTTTAAATCCGGACTGTTCTAAGATAAAATCATCTTCGTTGATTTCTTCATCAAAGGTAAATCCGTACTGCATTCCTGAACAGCCACCGCCCTGGACAAATGTACGCAGATTCAACAAAGGATTATTTTCTTCTAGAAGAAGGTCTTTTATTTTTGATACACAAGAATCTGAAATTGTAATATTCATAGTTTGTCCGAATAATCTTTTAAGTACGTATTAATGTAAGAAACTAGTTTTTTAGTGAAATAATCTCTAAACTGATATAGAACAAAATAATATGGCTTTGATAAAATATATTTTAATATTCCTACAGACTCTATATCTGGTTCAGATGCTATCCTTACTTGTAATAGATGATATTCGGAGTAGTTCCTTAAAAACATTATGTTAAGATATTTAACAAGATCTGATTCAGAATAAGGGACATTCCTGTATTCTTCACCAGCTAGTTCTTTACCGTTATATCTATTTTGATCATATACAAATGAAAAGCCGGTATTTTTGGAAACTTTTTGAAAATGTAGTGGAACTTTAGAGTTAATCAACACATCTTTAAATTCATCAGAGTTTTGTTGTGTTTTAAAAGCAACCGTAACAAATCTAAATTTCCTATCACTATGTCCTTGACAACTACTAACAGTTAAGTATCCTTTGTTTAATAATGATTTAACTATATCGTATACACCGGGTTCTATATTATCATCTATATAAGGGCTATAAGGGCTAATCCTAGAACTAACATATTCCCCATTTTTATCTATGTAGTTGTATGTTCTTCCGTCTTTCCCTTTCAACTTATTAGTTGACCTAAACAGTGCTCTTCCCAGTATTTCATCATTACTAAATCTAGCACTAGAAACTTTGCTGGGTTTTTCTTGTCTATGTTCTCTAACTATTGCAGGTGGAAAAATTGATTGAAACATAAGTTAGATCACAACAGATTATTCTTCTTTTTATAATCTATTACTGCTGCTTTGATTGCGTCTTCTGCGAGGATTGAGCAGTGAATCTTAACAGGTGGAAGAGCCAACTCCTCGGCGATGTCGCTGTTTTTAATAGCTGTCGCCTGGTCAAGAGACATTCCTTTGACAAGCTCTGTGATAAGTGAGCTTGATGCGATTGCTGAACCGCATCCATATGTTTTAAATCTTGCATCTTCAATGATACCTTCTTCATTTACTTTGATTTGTAGTTTCATAACATCACCGCAAGAAGGAGCTCCGACCATGCCCGTGCCTATACTATCGTCGATGTCAAACTTTCCTACATTTCTAGGATTCTCGTAATGATCTATTACTTTATCCGAATATGCCATTATTGAACGTCTGCGGTGTGTTTGTGCTTCATAGATTTTTTAAGAATCTTGAGCCAAGTTTTTCTTTCTTTTGCTACATCATGATTGAATATAGCCTTGTACATCTTTTTTCTTAGTTTACGTAGTTTCATATTAGTTAGGTACCAGTACTAGTTGATATTGATTTGTTTGTGGATTGATCATTTGTTGCCAATGATATCCAGCAGGGGCGGCGCTAGGTACAATAATAGGTTGTTGTGGTTGTTGTACAATAATAGGTTGTTCAACAACTACTGTACGAGGGCGAGATAACTCATATCCGACTACACCACCTATGAGGGCAGGACCAACCCATCCGCCTCGATAACAGCAATGATGATGATGCCACTGCGCCATTGCAGGTACTGCCGCTAATGCTATGATAAATGTTAGAAGGATCTTTTTCATATGTTTCTCCCTAGATTGTATTTATTGTAAATAATAACATGATCACACTAACAGAGCAAGCCCTAGACAAGATTAAACAGTTGAAAATAAAACGAGGAGCTAGTGTAGGACTTAGGATAGGAGTTAAAACTACAGGGTGTAGTGGTTTAGCTTATACTTTAGAATGGTTAAACTATCCAGATTCCTTTGACCCTAGTGAAGAGCGCATTATCTATCCGGATTTCATAATCAAGATTTACACCAGACACCTTCCATATATTTTAGGAACAACTGTAGATTATGTTCGAAATGGATTAAATGAAGGGTTTGAGTTTAGAAATCCTAATGAACGCGACCGTTGTGGCTGCGGCGAAAGTTTTAGAGTTTAACTCAAAAACAAATCTACCGGCATAGCAAGCCTCAGTGATCCATAAAATGTAGTAGTATGATGATAAAGATATCCGGGTATGATTATATATTCCCCAGACTGCGGTGTAAAGACCTTATTTTCAAAAAATGGTTTAAATGCATCTAGGTATCCTCGGTTAGCATTGGTCCTAGGGTCTATTATTACAAGGTCCCCTCCGGTTACTCTATTCCCTACTAAAAGATAAAACACAGCACTTAAACTAGCACCGCTATGATTGTGTGCTGATATTGAGTATCCTTCTTTTGATCCGGTTATCCAAGATTTAAGTCTATAGTTTCCAAAGGATTGTAGATTTAGCCCCATGTTGTTAAGATACTTTTCAAAGCAGGGCACAACAACTTTATTTTTAAACTCTTGACAAATCTCTGGACCTTCTATTAACGGATCAAACTCCGAAAATCTATTAGATGAAAAATCTACAGATTCGAATATAGTTTGAGAAAACTTATCTAACAAATCCTTTTCTTCTATATTACCGGATAGAACTTGATTAGGCCACAGTAAGTTAACTCCGTTGGTTAGTTTATTGCCAGTGCCCCAGCTATTGCCCTTGCCCGAAGGGCTGTGTAAATCATCATACATCTATCATGAACTCCTCTAGGAAATATTGTTTAACATCGGGCACCATACCTGAAGTTTCGGAAAACTGCCAACCATTAATATCAATCAAAATTTGATCGTATTCTTTTTTTGATTCTCTATAGGGAATAAAATAAGGATCGTTTCCATAAAGCAAATCAGGATCATTTAGATATTCGTAAGGATCACCGCCGAAGTTTTCGCCTAGCCATCTAGCATAACATATAGCAACCATATAACTCTTTGAAGGATATATCCATCCAATGTTTGTTTCGTGAAAATATCTTACAGCATCTTTTACTGTTTCGGTAGTGTTTATTATATCAACTGAGTTTAAATCATCCGTGTGTGAACGATTTAGTTTATGATAAACTTCTTGTCGAATCTTCCAGTCTTTCATTCTTATACCAATCTATCAGATGTTTAAATCCGTTACAACTATTATTTAGATCTTTGACATCTCTCAGGTGTTCAGATAGACAATGACCGTTATACTCGCATTGATTACAATAGGAGTTCTTGTGTGTTCGTTTCTTTTCAATCGAACACCAGTTTAGGTAGTCCTGAAATGTATCATATTCAAGAAAGAACTCATTGTCATTTAAATCAAATTCTAAAACAGCATATCTACCACTAGGAGTTATGTAAATGTGATCATCGGAAAAACTGTTTCTAGTTTTATCTAATACATCTTCTATTAGGAACTCGTTTATAAAAGAAAAGTTTTTCTTAATAGGGCTATCAATCCATTTTATTATAAAATCTTCAAACTGTTTAAAAGTAACCGTTTGTTGATTAGCTTGGTTGCTACTGTAAGGTTTAATCTCAACTGATTCCAAGTTTCCTATAAGATTAAACATATTAATCATATGGCTAACATCTTTCTCTATTAGTTTATCTCCAGCTAGCATTAAAATAGAAAATGGTCTTTCTAATAGCATCATATTTTTAAAAACTATTTCGTGATTTTCCCTACAGTCAAAATCATAGCTAACTGATATATAGCAATCTTCATCTGTGGTAATGCTGTTTACTGTAGATAAGTTTGTAATAATGTTTATTTTATCAGTGTATCTTTTACAGATTTCTTTGAGTCTTTGAAAATACTCTTTAGGAAGAAGACCTATCTCACCCCCGTATAGATCTACCTGATCAATAGGAGAGGGTATTTCTCTTAGACGTGTTTCTAGTACATCGAGATCTAGTAACTGCTTATCTGATAACTGTTGCGTGGTTAGATAACAAAAATCGCAGCGAAAGTTACAGTAGTACCAAGGGTTAATAGAAATGTTCATATTGAATACAATCTTAGATATTCTTTATTGTTTCTATTTTTTAAAAGACCTTGTACAAGATAATGATTAACAGTAGTCACGTCTATAGAAAAGAAAGATCCAGCTGAGTGCTCAAATGTTGATTCAGCCTCTATAATCTTATCGAGTAGATCATCTGTAAAATCTAAAAAACAAGCTAGAAAGTCTAGTTTATTAATATCTGATTTAACAAATATATAAACACTTTCTTCTATCCATGTGTTTCCAGCAATATGAGTAAAGTCTTTAAACACTTGAATATCTTCTGGAGTTATATTTTCTAAAAAGATATCATGGTTTCCATATGCTGACATAAAAGGAGTTTCCCATATTTGAGTAGACATGAATGTTTTAGCAAATCTAGAATCATCATTTATAATATCAGTAAATGTATTAAAATCATAATCTTTAGTTAATGACATCTTATTTGTAAAGGCAGGAGTCATTAAATGTACAAGAAATATCTCTTTGAGCTCGTAGAGATATTTTATCATATCTTTTCTTATCAAGGGTTTTAATAAAGATTTAAGTTCTTCTTTATAATGACCGCTGTAAAGATATGTTGCTAGCATATACTCAACACCTATGTTATTTAGAAATGGTGCTAGATCTAAGTTAGACTCAAGTGCTAGCTTATAGTATGAATCAAAGTCGGCCTGTGGGAACTCGTAGTATTGCGGCGAATATTCAGTTTTGTTTTTATCGCTGCGTGTGATAAATCTTCCATTTGAAAACACAACTATCCTAAAGATCAAAGCCTTACACAATGTTTGTACTGTATCTTTGTCGGCATGTTTTAATAGAGAAGTAAACCATAACACTAATATTTCTAAGAACGAATCTCTACTAGCATAGATAACAACTTTATTTTTATGCGTTGCTAGGTTGTTAAAGAAATCACTAATACCATTTGTTGCTAGGTCATTAATATCCATGCCAGCATACAACAATGCCCCGTGGGAAGGCCTAGCGGCATACTGCAACATATGTTTACCAAACTCTTCTGATATTACTACTCTATCAATGTTTTCATCTATGATATTATCATAAGATAGGTAAACTTGGTTGAACAAATGTATCATCAACTATCCTTATTATTCTTTGATTGCTTTCTTTAACATAAGGGGTAACTTCCCTAACAACTCCATTGGCTGTTATTATATCAGGAGCGAGAGACTTCATCATCTTACAATGTTCTTCTACCATTCCGTGTCTCTTTTGATCTTTAACGGTTTTTCTGCAACCATTACAGATTTCAAACATAGCACAAGTATAACAGGATTGTTTCATTGTAGCAATGTCAAAGTCATCAGACAACGGTGTAAAAAACTTACCACTCATTTCTTCTTCAAAGTTAATAGGTTTTTCCTTGTCGTCGCCGAATGCACCGCAGGAATAGTAATCTCCTTCTGGTTGAAGTGTTCTTATATGCGAATCACAGTTTCGGGCCTGTGGGCAGATTGTCGCTGTTCCTTTTAATCGAGTCATCATCTGCTGCGTATTATGTTCCCAGGGATAAAGTCCCGCCTTCCATATATCTATATAGGCCTTATATATCTTTGATAACATATATGGAGTTGACTGGTCTCCGGATGCCATTCCGTAATTTACTTTACAAACAACATCCATCTTCTTAGCAAGCTCTACTGTTTTAATAATGCTGTCTTCGTTTTCTTCTGTGATAACAGCAATGAAGGTAGGTCGATAACCTATTTTATCTAGCATCATATTCGATGCTGCCCAAAAGTCATCTTCTGTAAAGACTTCATAGTTGCCTTTAAGACGGCCGTTACCATATTGGAACGATGTACTAACGCCAACCCTTGGATGTTTGAATAGCTCAATCCATTTATCTGGATTTTTATAAAATGGCCAAAGATTAGTTGTAAGACTAAGAGTAGTGTGATCGTAGTTGTGTTGATCTAGCCAGTTAATAATCTCCCAATAATAGTTAACAGGCATCATCAATGGATCTCCACCATTGACTATTATTGTATTAGTTTCCGGAAATCTTTTTAGAAACTTAAACACGTAATCTAAGTCTAGTGTTGAACTATGTTCTTCACTGATTTTTGTAGATGAACAAAATGTACATTTGAAGTTACATACTTCTGTAGGTTTAATGATAAGATCCATTTTGTTAGGTTAGGTTAGGTACGAAGAATTCAAAGCACAATAATCTTCTAGGGCCAGCAGTATGTTGTGCTTTGTGTTGTATGTGTTTTTGTTGATTGATCCAAACAAACTGCCCAACTTCTGGATATATCTTAGTTTCGCTGTCCGGATCAAGTATATTTCTAACTGCTATATAGTTTTCTAATGGAGGATCTAGATATACAAGAATGTTTGTATTAAATGGGTCGCCATCAATCCAGTCGTTGTGCCATCTTGCTGAGCCTTCATCGACTCCACTCCATGCTCCTATGTAATGTACTCTATAGTCAGCAAACAATGTTTCTAGATAGTTTATTTTTAACCAATCGCACACAGGTGTTAATAAATTTATAACTTCTTCCGGAAACACATAATCACAGTCTATATTACAATCAGGAAAATATGTGTTATTAAACGGAGTTAATAAATCAAGAGGAACTAGACCGGTAGCAAATCCATTAATAAGAAAATCGTTGCCAATATCAGATATCGTTTGGTTTTGCGTTTCCATACTTGTTGTTGCATTCTCTAAGATAAGGAGTTTCGTCTATAGAATCTACACCTTCTATTTCACAAAGCTGACGATTTATTTCTCTTATTTCCTCTTTAACCATTTGGCCATATGGTTCCATAACCTGTATCATGTTTATATACATTTCATACTTAACAGGATCGTCCTGGCACTCGTACATCCTAGTAATCCACACATTATAAACTTCAGCGCATAGGTCTCTTTCATCTCCTAGGATTTTCTTCTTTTCTAATAGATCATTAATAACTTGTTGCATTTTAGATACCTGCGTTAAAATCAAAACTTGCTACACGACGAGATATAGTAGAACTGCCAGCACGATGCCAGAAGCCACGTAGGTTGTTAACTAAAAACAGATCTCCTGCTTTTGGTTGATAACGTTTTTCGCCGCTGTCCCATTTAAACTCAATATACCCTCCAGATTCTTCAAATGTGTCATCAAGGTAGTAGAGAAAGAATAAATCATAACCTTCAAAGAAATCAGTATGCCATCCTTGGTTGTCACGATCAACACCTTCCCAGATAGTAAATTTATTGTATCTAGAGTTCTCCCATACAGGATCTATATATTTGGTTTTAAAATAATGAGCAACTGTAGTTAATCTATTTGATAACTCTGTTGGTACATCTTTTATCATATTATCTCTACTGCGCTCTTCTACATTGAGTAAACGAAACTCGTCTGCTTTTATTAAATCAAGGGCACTAGGTTCAAATAGTTGATGATATCCGTATTTGTAAATGTTTTCTTTTAGTTGATGCATAACATCTCCTTGTATATTTGAGAAACAATGATAGTTCTGTACTTATCAGTGAGGTCATCAATAGCAAAGTTTCTTAGTTTACCATTCAATCTTTTGATATTTTTTGGAGATGTATTTGGATCTAGTAGGTCTTGTATTTGTTTATGGATAACAGCAAACTCATCTGTTTGAGATAATATTCGATAACACATTTTTCCAAACTCGCTCGGTAAAATATCATTTTCAAACATTGGATATATTTTTTCTAATAGTCTGTTCTCAGCTAGATTCATGAACCACATTTCACACATTTCGTCGAATGTATAAGAGAAGCAAGACGATATAGTTTTAAAATAACTACGTTTATTTTTATAAAGACTATTTTGATTATCAATACCAAACTCGTCTACTAGATCACTGTAAACTTCTACTAGAGTAATATCATACTTTTTTAAATATTCTGGATTAGTTAACTCGGAGTCAGGCAAGAACATATAATCGTGTCGATAACTAGTCCATGCTTTGAAGTTCCACATTATTTCCCATTCAGCATAGAAATCATCAATAGTACTGCCTGGCATTCCCATTATTAACTCAATAGCAGGAACAGGATATCCTTCTTTGTGGCACTGATTGTTTATATGCTCGCTGAGTTTTATTTTATCTTGAAAGGATAGGTCAGCACGTTTAGCTACTTTCATAGCTTCATCGCTGATACTTTGAATAGATACTGTTGGTACAATACTAATATAAGAAACATCGTTTGATAAAGCTGACATTTCACCTAGTCCGGCAACAAGAGCTTGTCCGCCTTCTCTTCCTGTTATAACAGGGCTGTGTTTTTCTGGCCCGGATCCTACAACGCTAAACCATGCATCGACTAGATCTGTTCTTCTTTTCAAATCCTTGCTTTTCATAGTACTGATGTCAGTTAGATTTATTTCATTGTCCCACGCAAACTTAAATATTTCTAAGTCCCTATCTTTAAATGCTCCGAAGTTAGCATCTGTCAGGTAAACATCTCGATAGCCTGCTTTCTTTAATGCTAATAAATCACGCTTTACTACATCAATAGGCTTCTTATAGATTTTACTGTCTATTCCTCCGCCCCATTCGCAATAGGTACACGCATAAGGACATCCTCGAGTTGTTTCAATAATACAAAATGGTTCTAGATCATTTTCACGAGCATGTTCTCTAGCATTGGTTAGATATTCTATATGTTCTTCGTACACACTATAATCTGGCATAAACTGATCGCATTTTTTATCGCTACGTAGTTCCCAGGAAATATCTTCTACATCAGGATATCCTAAGTTATCGAAATACGAATCAATAAGTTCTTGTACAAATACTTCACCGGGTTTGGTTGGTCGCAGTATATAATCATACATAGAACGAGATGTTAAGAACTTTGGTTCGTTAGTTCCTATTTGCGGGCCACCTAATACGCAGATGCTTGTAGGATAGGTATCTTTGATTAGTCTGGCGAGACTATCACATACATCATAGTTCCATATGTAACTAGAAAATAGATACACATCAGCTTTCCCAACTTCGTTTAATATTTGTTGAACATTTTCATACTGATCAAATCGATAAGGAGCCGGTATCCACTCTACCTTTTTATTATTTTTGCCGTGTCTGCTGTAATGCGATTGAAACATTAAGTAAGCAGCATTGTTTGCCAAACACCAATCGGCGTGAGGTGGATTAATGAATGATACTTTTATGTTTTGAATCGACGTATCGAAAGGTTTCTTTAAAAACACAGCTTCCGAGATCTCGTTTAATTTTTTTGTAGTCATTTTTTATAAAACAGGTAAAAGGACATTTCTTAAAATACTCACACGAGAAACAATCATAGGTATCAAAAAACTTATGTAATATGATAGTTGATTCTAAGTTTTTTGTTTCAGCATCTTTAAGAAACACCGCACCACTGCATCCACCGGGCATAGAACCATCTCTTAGAATAGTATAACTGTTTCCCCTTGTGCAGCTCATGTGATTTTCTTTTTCATTACCAGTAAAATACTCTATATTAATACAGTCCGGATAATGGTCAACGAGATGTTTATAAAAGTTTAATAACTCTTGTTCACTAGGCATCATTGCTTCGGCTGTTTCTGCTATTGCTGGTATAAATGAATCCCAATCACAAACAAAGTTTTGATATAGATAATCAAAATAACTATCGCCTTTTATAACTGCTTCAATGTTTTGTCTAGTAGTTACTACAGAAAACATACTAATATAGTCTTTAAATATCTCTATGTTATTTTTAAATGTTTCAAACTGTTGAGCAGTAAATCGACCACGAGGATCGTAAGATGTTGAAACTTTTAGGTTATTGATATTAAGAAAATCTAAAACTGTTTGATGTTTTTGAAAAACTAAGTTTGTTATAAAGTTTATTTCAACGTGTTTTTCTTTTGGAACACTATTTTTTATTTGATCTATAAAATCCTGATAGATTTCAATAAAGCCTTGTTCTATGAAGATATCTTCAAATACTTCGCCGCCCATTATATGAATTTTAAAATACTTTGATCTAGTATTATTATTAATCCAGTTAACAATGCCCGGAACCTTGGCTAATATTTCATCCCTAGAGGCACCTAATAAATCATCGTGATGTTGTGGACAAAAAGCACAGCGTAGATTACAATGATCAAATAAACAGACAACAATCTCAGCATAGTCTATGACCTTCCTGTCTATTACATCATACAAGGACATATTATTTTAGTGTAAACTTAGTGAGCTCAGTAGTGTTTCCGCTATTAGCAAGAGATTTAAAATAAGGGAGTAGTACCATGACAATAGTTTGTGATAGATCCAATGGGACTAACTCAAATGCCACTCTAGGTTCTAAGAACTCAGTTAACAATGCATCAGACTCTTCAGAGGTTAGCTCGCCTCTTCTAGCTGCTGCTAGATATTTCCAACCATTACCATCATCGGCTCTTAGGTTGTTTGTATATGGACTAGAAGAAACAACCGGTCCATTGGGCCCTGTTGAAATAGTCATACCTGCTATAGAAACGTTTATGATATTTGTAACCCTGCATAGGTCATCAATATCGCTATCAGACCCTTGGCTAATATCGATCTTAGATCCTTGTCCGGGAATATAGCTATGAACTACTGGCCCAGGAACAGCTTCTTTAAAATAAGGTTCTTTATAAGCAGCTAGGCTTGGTAGTTCTTTGTAGTTTTGTATTGTTTTACCAGAGCCCCCTAGAGCTGTTTGTAAATTAGCATCTAATATATAGTTGTCCAAATGCCTGCGTGCTTCTAGAATAAGGTGTTCATATGATCTCTTAACAAACTTAGCTTGTGTTTTTAAAAACTGAGATTTCTTAGAAAAGTCTCTATTGACCAAAGCAGATGCTAATAAAAACTCATAGGGCATATCAACTGCTATATTAGAAAAATCATATGCCGGTGCTGACTCTAACTGTTGTTTCATTAAAACAGATAGTTGACCAACATCTTGCCCAGTAACAGACCTTTTATAGATATAACAGTCAACAAATGTATCGTAGGCTGTTTGATCCATGTGCGTAATCGACTTAAACCACGAAGCAGCGATTTCAGCAAAACTTATGTTATCGGCATAGATAATAACTTTATCAGTGCCTGCGGCAAACTCTGATAAAACATCATGCAGTGTTTTCTCTCCAAAAGCATCTGATAAACTTTTACCTACATAGGTAGATCCTTGATATCCTTTTGTATCTTCAGTGGCATAATGATCTGATATTATTAATATTTTGTCAGCATGAATATTCCATAGTGTATAATCACTAGCAAGATAGACTTTATTGAATAGGTGTAGCATTTAAATTTTCCTTGAATTGTTCAAATACACCGGAAGCTATTCCAAATGTTAAAAGAAACATAGGGTTGTTATTGTTGGCCCAATAACTGTATAAGTTTTTCCCTTTGAATACATACTCGTCAAAGTAGTAGGGAAAATATTTAGGAGTCGAACTGCTCTTTTGATAGAATCGATAGAAATCTTCATATTTTAAAAGATTAACAAAGTTACAACCTGACATATCAGTTGTGTCATCCTTTATACCGGTTTCTAATACCCAGTTTTTAAAATAATCATTGTCTTCATTAACACAATATAAGTTATATAATGTTAGAGAATCTAATCTTTCACACCATAGATCTAATAGTTCTTTAAAAGACTCTAACATAGTAAGATCTTGTTTTTCTAAAATGCCTTTATGTTGCAAGAGAAGAATAATTGTTATTCTTTCAAGAAACGGGATTTCTACCATATGTGGAGATTTTAAATAACAGGTTATCAACGGTAAGAGATAATCATTGTCTGTTATGTTTAGGTCGCAGGGTATTTCTAGATTGCTAAGATAAGTTAATAGTTTTTCTTCTTTAAGATTAGAGTTATCATAATCGATTAAAAAGACAGTTTCTTTATCTTCAAAATACTTCTTTAAATTATCTATAGAAATAGGTGCTGTTGTTTCGATGATGTTCATCTTCTTCCTCTTGAACTATGACAACTAGAGTGGCAACTAGCGTGGCATACATTAGTACGATATACATATGCTGATCCAGTGGCTCTAGCAGCGTTATTATAAGCGTCTCGACAAGCACTGAAAAAAGATTCAAGGTTAGTTGAACTAATAGTACTTCCAGCGGTTAATGAGTAGGTTGAAGCAGCTGGATTGGTTATGCCACTTGCAAAACCTGCCCTCATATTAGCTACCCTTGTAAGATTATATACGTCTTGAACACGATTAGGATCACTGTTAGTGGTTGTGTTTCTCAATCTTGTACCAGCATTTCCACCAGTGCCCGTTACTCCGCAAATTGCTTGAACATATCTAATATGTGTTTCTCTGCTTGTTTCATTTACCAGCACCGACCAAATGTCAGAGGCTGTAATAGTACCACCGGATGATCCAATACTTGCTCCGTTAATAGCAATATCAGTAACCGCGGCCACTGTCCCTGCAAAATCCGTGCTGGCTATAATAGGTACTGATGCAGCAACTCCGCTCACTGGGCTAGTATCGCCCGCTGGAATAACATCACTACCCCAAGTGACTCCTTGACTAGCTGTATAGTTTACGTAATCGTAGAATCTATCAACAATATTTTGGGAGGTGACCGGATTATTTAACGTTGTCATTTAATTTCCTCTATTTTAAAGATCTTTTGACTTCTTAGAGTATTTATACCTGCTAACAACTGCATCAAGCTTCTAGGTGCACCACACTGATCGTCTTCCCAGGATAACTGATGGCAGTCTCCTCCACAAAACTCAAAAACATCACAGGAATAACACCTAGGATCTCTAGATCTTTCACAGGCTATGTTGTTTATTCTAGCAGGGTCTTTGAGTAGATCGTGTATTCTAGTATCTATATGTCCGAAATACTGTTCCGGAGCACTGTTTGGGCATCCGGCAATAGAACCATCTGCGTTTAACGTAAAGAGTTTTTCCTCACAGTCCCTGCAGAAAGTTCCTGCTTTGTTAAATCCGGATTCAAACTTTGTATAAACATTTTCTAGAAACTCGTTATTAAACCAAGTTCTAGCGTTTGCCTGTTCGCTCTGTTGATGCATTCTAAGGAACCAAGCATCTTGTTCTACGTTGCTGGGAAATATATCAGGGTTTTTGTTTGCGCTACCGTTGTGCGTTAATCTCTCAAAACTTACTTCTTTCACTCCCAGGTCTCTAATCCACTCTAAGAGATCAATGGGGTTCATTTTAACTGTGCCTTTTGTAACACTGACAAACAATTTAAGAGTAACTCCTTCGTTTATCAATGTCCTAACATTGTTCCTCCAAAGGTCATACTGTTTAGGATTAGCAAATCTAATATCAGGATCCCAACTCGTAGCTAATCTATTGTCTAAGGGCCCTTTAATAAACTCTATGATAGAAGGAGATAGTTTGAATACGAGATTAGTTGTTACACCCCATGACATATTATTCCAAAGGTCTTTACATTCATCGTATACTTGTTTCATTTCTTCTACATCAACAAGGAATGGCTCTCCCCCATGAAACTCACAGTGAGCTGAATGCCCAGGACCAACTTCTTCTCTAAAATCCTTTAACCACTTACTGACTTTTTCTTTGTTCCAATAGATCTTTGCTCCGCTGGTTCCATTGGTGAAACAATGTTTACAGTTGAGATTACAGGTCTCTGTAGTTTTTAAATAGAAAAGCCAATTCATAGTTTATCAATAAGAAACTTTTCAAGTCCTATGCTTAACATCAAAGACTCTTCGTTGTTTATTGCACGATGGGGAGTATTGGCAGGTATGTATAAGCAGTCGTTGGGATTCAAAATATGTTCTGTATCTTCTAGTATAATAGTTTTCTGTCCATATAGCAACCTAAGGTGTACATCATCTGGATCTACATGGGTTGGAAAACTATGTGAGCCTGCGAAGGATCTAAAGATGTGGCAAGTTACTGGACCCGAGTGTTTGAAAGATTGACAATAGTCAAAGAGAGCTTTATTGTATTTCTCGGCACCTTCTAGTTTTATGGTATTCCCGTACAAGGAATGAAGATGACCCAGGTTGTTGATTTTATGCTCTTGCCCTTGAGCATCAATGTAGTATAGTAAGTTCTGGAGATATACTATATCGTTTTCAATAAAAGAGTGGAATTCCTCTAAGGTTATCATTTAATACTACTCATGATCCTTCTACAGGATATTAACTGTAATCAGGAACGTCGCCGCCGTACTTAGTACTTTTAGCTCTATGACCTTTTAGGTAGTGACCTTTGCCATCTGTGTGGCCTTTGCCTTTACTGGTGTGAGCACGTAGACCTTGTGCTACACAAGAGCTTTGATCACTGTTGCCTAGCTTCTTAGGACTGCGGCAAAGTTTGGCGCTGGTCTTTTCTAGGATTTGCTGTTCCAATGTAGCAATGTTTTTTCTCAATGCTTCAACACGGCTTTCTTCATATGGCATTGTATTGTTAGTCATGCGATGACTAGAATGATCTTCCGTGGGCATCATGTTATTGTGCCCTGGTCCGTGATCTCTTGCTTCTTTGGTAAACTCTTGTGCTCTCATAGTTTTATTTATTGCTTTTTAGTTTCTTGTAGGCAAGGAGTTGCTCTGTGTACAGAATCTTGTTGCGTAGTTTGTTCATATGCTGTTCAGCTAGAGATGATTCTCTCACTGTCCACGGCTCATCTTCGCCATTTTCTATGTCATATTCTACGTCTTCGATGTTACTGCGTAGATTCTTGACGGACTCTTCAAATATATCTTCCAAAGCATATATTTTGGCTACTAGTTTGTGTGCAGCTTCATCTATTTCATTAATCTCGTAGCGAATCTCAACAGGTCTTCCCTGTTGTTCGATTAGGTCACTGATTTCTCTTATGATAGAGTTTGTAATACCATTGACTTCTTTGATAGGTTTAGTGATCTGCTGTGCAGAAGCGTAGGCAGCTTCTGCTCTTGCTAGATCTTGCTGTAGGCTAGCAAGAAGTTTACGTAGATCTTGTGGTGGATTGTTCTGGGGCATCCATTATTTATTTGAACAGGATCAGACCCATGATAATGGTTTGGGCCACAAATCCCAAACAGATTGTAGAAAGATACAAGAAGTTCTTTTCAATGAGTGATTTAAAGAACATTGTAGTTAAAGCTGCCCAAATAAAGACCATAAGATCTACAGGAGGTAGCTTATCACTTTGCCCAAGTAGCACAGCTAACAGTGTAGGAATGGCAGCAAAGTGACATAAGATAATGCTCATCCATCCTAGTGTGTGAGCACTAACCTTGCCTAGATGATCACGCAAGAAATACCAAATCCAACGTGGCCATTTAGCTACTAGTTCCATAAGTTGTCTATTCATATACTGCTTTCTCATTTGTAAAAGATATGGTGTCCGATTGACGTAATACGTTCTCTACGCCAGTGCGGGTCTATGTAGTCAGCATGATAATACAATGCTTGATTTAAACTAGGCAATCTAAATCCTTCTAGTAGCACCTTGCGGGCAACCAGTTCGCTTTCATTGTACATGGCTTTGTTGATAGGCCTGACGCTGGTATCCCTATCACAGGCCCAACTGAACTGGCATATTACTTTACTGTAGATAACGTTCTTTTGATAGATAACGTTACATACATCTCCAGGGAACTGACTGTTGTTAGCCCTGTTTAATGTTACCTGTGCGACAGCGACCTTACCTTCAAATGGCTCTGATCCTGCTTCATGGTATATATTTTTAGCTAGACAGGTTAACTGTCTTTCTCTTACTGCTGTTGTCACGCTGTTGTCTCCAACAACCTCTGCAGTTTCTAGTTTGTGATGAACGGCGTATGTAAGCATGTCTACGCTTAACCATACTCCCAAAAGCATTAATACGATTGTAAACAGTTTGCTAACTGCTTCTGCTTTTTGTGTGTTACTTTCCGCTCTATCTAGTATCAATTCCGTCATAAAGACCTCCTTTTGCTAGTTTGCTTGATATAATAGTTATCATTGACGCTTCATATGGCTACAAAACGGCAGGATAATGAGCTATTATACACTATTGACCAGGATCTGTCAATCGTGTACAATGGAGTTGTAAATATTACAAAGGAAGTACTATAGTGGCAAACTCATACAAACACTCGGGCACTTTGGGCGATTTAATCTACAGTCTACCCATTGCTCAATACACAGGCGGCGGTAAGTTCTACTTACACATGAATCAAATAGATTGGATTGGCAAGCATTTTTACGGAGCAGATCCAAATCCATTCCATCAAGGCAGAATGAATCTCAAAGACTACGAGTTCATGAAATCCTTTATGCTGGCACAGACATATATCGAATCATTCGAACCCTTGGATCCAAAGAAGCACGAAGTTACCCATAACCTAGATCGCTTTAGAGTTCCGTTTGTTGGACACCCTGGCAACTATGTAGATATCTACGCAGGTTGTTTTGGTATTAATGATCCTGTTGTTAAAGAACAACTAAGAACAACGCCTTGGCTCACTGCGCCTACACCAATGGCGCCAGAAGGCATCAGTGTTATTGTTAACCGCACAGGTCGTTGGGTTCCAGGAGAGCGTAATCCTGCCTACGATCAATGGAAGGCAGACGGTTTGGACCAAGAAGCATTGTTTGTTGGCTTGCCAAATGAATACGAAGACTTTGTCAAGTTGACTGATTGGAAAGATTGTAAGTATCAACCCACAACTACATTGTTGGAAGTTGCTAACCTAATCAAAGGTGTTGGCGCATTTATTGGCAACCAAAGTGTAGCCCTATCATTGGCTATTGGTTTGGGTGCTGAGTTCTACTGCGAAGGCCGTAGAGATTTGCCAATCGAACGCAACGAATGCTACTTTCCTAAGCAGCCAAACGGCTACTATTTCTAAGACGCTCAAAAACTTTGACATGTGTTTCTATACAGTGTAGTATACTGTATAAGGTAGAGACACATGTCGATCAACGACTTCGAAAAGAAAGTAAACCAACTGTTAACAAAAAGAAAAATGATGCCGTCCAAGAAGATTGGACTAACAGCATTTTGTAAGCATTTCCTAGCACACGCTTGGTTAGCCCACACACATGAAGGTGACGGGTTCGAAATGCTAGATATTTTAATGGATGACGCACAGCTAGTAGGAGGCGCTAAGTTTAACACTAACTTCATGTTAAACTTTGAAGAGCTTTATCCCCTAGCATTAAAGAATAACAAGACTTGGCAAAGACTCATGCCCACTCTAGTAGAGTTCAAGGGCAAGGGTCTAGGCGTAGGCGAGCTGTATTTGGCCATGGTTATCCAAGGCTGGACCTTTGAACGCACAGATGGCAAGGGTGATGGTAGAGTTGCCGGAGGCATCCGTGAACTAAAGAACAACGGCGCTAGTCTTAAACCTTTGGCAGAAGCCATTCGTGTACAAGACGAGCTTAATAGAACAGTTTTTGAAGGCAACAGGGCAGGACCCGTTACCAAGTTCAGCGGCCATCAGGATTGGATTAAAACTAAGCCCGATCCTTTGGCTATCTACAAAGAATATTTCGGTAAACTATACCCGGGGCACGACATTGACGCAATGTGTGCTGAACTAGTTAACGCCAAAGATGGCAACGATTTTAACAACATCATCGGACATAGAGTACTAGGTTGGTACAAGGACATTGATAGTTGGAACAGTCTAATCATCATTGATCAAGACAAGAAACTCATAGCCAATATCGCAGATATCACTGATCTATCTATCTTTACATCACTGAAGTTTAGTTGGAAGTCAGAAAGATCTGGAGATACACAGGCTATCACAGACGGATATGTTAATATAACAATATGAAGCCATTGTATATATGGGCAGGCGGCAAGAACAAGATGATCCCCAAGTATATTGCGGATCCCGGAATACCCACGACTCAATACGATACATTTGCTGAGCCATTCTTTGGGGGTGGCGCAATGATGTGCTGGGTCAAAGACCACTGTCCAAGTGTAACAAAGTTTGTGCTCAATGATATCAACGCAGAGATTGTGGGTATCTACACAGCAATCAAAACAGATCACTTGGCCTTTATGGCACGTATGGATCAGCTGACTGCGCAATACTTGCCCTTGTCTAAGGTAGATCGCAAGGCATTCTACTATACTCTGCGCACAGAGTACACCACTAACTGGACACAGTGGTCAGCCACTGATGAAAGTGCTAGCCTCTACTTCTTGATGAAAACGGGCTTCAACGGTATTTGGCAAACCAATAAAACCAGTAATGGACGCTTTGCTACCCCCAGCGGACTGTTAAATCAAACCTCCAAGGTCTATGACAAGGACAATGTCATAGAGTGGAATGCATTCCTACAGCAGGTAGATATCTATTGTGGCAACTGGAGCAATGTTGTTCCGCACACTCAGGGCAAGACCTTTTGGTTCTTTGACCCACCCTATAGAGACAGCTTTACTAGCTATGGGCAAACGTTCACAGACGCCGATCATCTAACACTGATAAACTTTTGTAAACAACAAGACCTAGCAGGCGATATTGTGTTCTACTGTAACCGAGAAGCCGGCGATAACTTCTATACCAGTAATCAAGGGCAACTGTTGTTAAAGAAATACCCAATCACCTACACAGCAGGTAGGCGTGCCCGAGGCGTAGATGAAAACAACGTAGCCACACACACAGCCAAGGCAGCAGAAGAAATACTCTTACACAGTGCCACGATACCCGCAGCGGCCGTGGCCTTACCTCCGCCAACATTAGTTGAGCAGCTATTTGACTTCGATAACTAAAAATATGAAAATAGGTATTATACAATCAAGAGGGCTAGGTGATATTGTTATCACTCTACCCATAGCCAAAGCATATGTAGATCAAGGGCATACTGTTGTATGGCCCGTGTGTGAAGCCTTTTGGGGCTCTGTCAAAGAAACAGCACCCTGGGTACAGTGGATCCCTATTCCAGAAGACAATCAGGGACAGTTTTTCTACGCTGAGCCCATGAAAAGATTAAAAGCACTTAAATGTGACGAGATTATCTGTTTGTATCAGGCTCTCAACATCGTACCCGAGCTCAGCAAGCAGCCCTTCTTTCAAATACAGCACTTTGATGAGTTCAAGTATTCAAAGGCAGGTGTGCCCTTTTTAAAGAAGTGGACTCTAGCTGAATGTATTACACGTAACCCTGCCCGTGAGCAGGCCCTCTACAACAAACTAGTCGCCAACCCCAACTATGTGGTCGTACACACAGAAGGCAGCACCTACAAGTGTGATGCTGATCTCAGCGCCATACCCATAGATTGGCAGGTCATAAACATAACTTTACAAACAGACAATGTCTTTGATTGGTTAAAGATACTCGAGGGTGCGCAGGCCCTTATCTTACTGGATTCAGTGTTTAGTAATATTGTTGATCAAATGCAGATCGAGGGTGACAAGTATTGGATACCACGCAGCCACATACACCTAACGCCTGTATTGGGCACTGAGTGGACTATACTAGAACCCCCTGCCGATAGCCTGGCTGCTAGGCCTATATTCAGCCCAGGTCCTTAGTTCTCAAAGTCACTGCGGGTTATATACCTAGCATGGCTAAAGGTATTGCGGTTTTTCCACTGCTCATGCTCCACAGCCTGTTCTTCTAGACTATCTATGGTTTCACTGTCTAGTTCACCCTTGATGTCTACCCAATCGCCGCCTTCGCCCTCGTCGTCAACGCCTATGGGTGCCCATACTTCATAGACATCCACTACTGCCAAGGTATCTGGGCCACGCTTGGTATCATGATACTCTACGCCGGATACTACCCCAACGATGCTGTTGCTGTAGTCCCACTTGCTGGTGCTACCCCATAGTAGGCCCTTGACAATGTCACTGAGATCTAGTTCAGCTTCGAAGTCGTATTCGGGCATCTTTGGCTGACTTGGCTGCTGTGGGGGTTGGGTGAATTCGTTGAATCTCATGGCTTGGTCTTTCCTTTATGGTACTCTAGTTGCTGGTACACTCTGTTAACTAGTCTGCGATATCTGGGGCTTTTTGTACCCCCGGGGAATATCTGTCGTATATTGTGTTTGTTCAGGTTGAACTTGATGATATCCATGAGCAGCTCGGGCTGGGGGTTCTTGGCCGCCATTTTGCGTATATCGTCTAGGGCCTGTGTAAAACGTGCGTTGATCTCAAGAGGCTGAAATATATAGTTCTTGGCATCGTCTTTTTTATTGAAGCGATCATTGCTCTTGCTGGAGTCTAGGGCATGGCGTAGTTCATGCATGATAGTGCCCAACATGCGTGGTGGGCTCTTTTTAACCAGTTCTAGATCCAAGATAAGGAACTTGAGGCCTGCGTTGTAGGCACCCTCAGCATCATCGGGCATGGGGTGTATTAGGCCCATGCGGGTATCTTTGACTATGGTCTCTAGGGCAGCAGCATCACGCCCATGCACGTCATTGATAGAGCCCTGTTTTCTATGCTTGCGTAGATAGCCCGTGAGGTCCTCTATGGTGCCTATGTTTATCACACCCTTGAGGTCACCCCCGCCTATGTAGCCATCACGTATGCTGTCTATGTGATCTAACAGCCATTTGATTATACCCTGGGCTAGTTCGTGTATGGCGTTTTCGTCCTGTGGTGTTTCAACGATCCTGCTTTCCCAGACCTGTTCAGCTTCCTTGCGGGCATCATCTAGGAGTTCCAAAAGACGGGCCACATTGTCTGCATCAGGGCTAGATAGTCTAGAATAGTCAGTGGCTAGCCCGCTGGCATCCAGAAGATTTCCCCAGTGTACCTGTACAGCATCGCCTAGTTCATCGTGGCTGGCATCTTCAAAGGCCCTGTAGGGATCATAGTTCTCGTCGTGGCCGTCAAAGTCCCAGCTCAGTGTAAAGTCCGTGATATGGTCTATTTCTTCTGTGCTGAGATCACGTTGTGGACCCAATCTACCTGGCCACAGCGAGGGTTGAGGTTCTCTAGCTTCGTCAACAGTCCACCCGCCCACTAGCTCATCTTCTACTTCTTTCCAGGTATTACCATAGGCCTTGCGAAAGTAGTCAACCAGCTCAGTGATTTCACCCCACAGTGTGTCATAATCAAGCTCGGGTTCATAGCTGTTGCTGGGATTGGAGTAGTCTGTTTCAGTGATCTTACCCCCCTTGACATTGTCGATGTTGCAGACAAAGTCCACCCATCCTTCTATGGGATCGTCACTGAAATACCAGCCTGCGGCCACAGAGTGTAGATGTAGCATCACACCCCGGCCGTCCTCTGCGGGCCAAGTCTCTGCGTCGATAAAGCCCTCACGGTTGGTATTAGTGGCTAGTTTAACTGGCAAAGCCCCGGGAGGATTCTCAAATCTCCAAGCATAGCCAAAGTCTTCCTTGATAACAAATTCATTGTAGCGCATAAGGATATTTATGGCAAACCTTGTCGTTGAAGACTAACCGGGAATACTGTATATTTGTACATGTGTGCGCTAGCACTCAGCGCAGATTTTTTAGCATTATACACTCATCATGGCACGTTATACAATCAAAGAACTCAACGCCCTTAATCATAAAACAGCACGCAATCTAGCTCGCGAACAGGGCACACCTAGACGCAGACATCCCAGCTACAACGACCTAACTGAACATCCCACTTGCTCAACTCCACAGTGCACCAACCCAAGAATCGTACAAGATTGGCACTGGACTTCGGCAAAACCTGTGTATAGAACTGTGTGCAAGAGCTGTCACGATGCTAATACAGCAAGAAAATACGCGGCCAAACACCCTGATGCTGAGTGGGTTAAAACTGTGCACGATGTCTGCGCACACAAAGAAGGCTTTAAAAGCTATGTTGATTGGAAGAACAGCCAGCATCCATATCGTCAATATCGCAAAGATCACTGTGAAAATCTGGACGGACACGTACTAGGATATCCTTGCACACATACTATAAGACTCACAGGTCAGCTGCAGGTAGATCACATAGATGGTAATCCCACTAACAATGATCCTTCAAATCTCCAAACTCTGTGTATGATGTGTCACTACGAAAAGACCTATGCTTGTGGTGATCATGCTAGTCCTGGACGCAAAGCTCTGGGCGTAACCTACTAGTACGTATATACACATATACACATAGACTAGTCTAGAAACTCACTGTAAGTCTATGTGTATGCGTATACACAGTATAAGACCCCGCTGCGTGTATAAGGCATATACACATATACGTATATACAGTAGAGAAGCTGTGAGAACGTTGAACTATGAACAAGCTGTGTAAAGGTTGTGGATAGGCTGTGGATAGGCTGTGGATAACTCGGTTATCTGAGCAGTTAATGGCTTGGGGTATTTGTGCATAGCCTGCCTCTCCAAAATGGTCAAGATATTTTTTACCTTAATTCATGATAAAAACAACATTTTCACGGTTTTTCAGGCCATATTTTCCACCGTTTCGGCCTAGAATCTTCCTGATTCTTTCCCACGGTTCTCCCACCATAGATCACTGTATATACTGTGAGTCTAGGTAGATCTATATACACTGTATAAGACCCCGCTGCGTGCATATGGCTAGTATACGTATATGTATATGTGTGAGTTGTCAACTGTGATTTTATACAGTGTTGTATATACGCTACACAGTGTATATACGTGTATGTGTATATACATACGTGTACTAGCACTATGTGAGTTATATACGTGTATGTAAATACTAGCATGGATCATCGTCATCAACGTATACAGCAGCACATCTATGATATGCTCAATGCTAGACTAGCTAGTAGTGAGTATCGAGATCGGGATCATCACCTAAAGGTTGTCTATGAGTTGGGACTACTTGTGGGCATGTTAACTGAGCTAGCTGCTGAGGATTCGATCATCTATGAACGAGTATATAGGTATATACGTAGAGACCCCGCTGCTAAGGTTGACAAACGGGCCTAGAGGCTGTATAATAGATACTATGATGCGTTGATAGCTCAGTTGGTTAGAGCAAGCGACTCATAATCGCTGGGTCACAGGTTCGAGCCCTGTTCGACGCACCATCTTAATATATATGAAACATAGACCGCACAGCCTGCAGTGGTGGTTTGGCCTAGTATTCTTCTTGTTCTTCGCTTGGAAGATCGTGGATGGCATCGTGGTGTGTTCTGGAGAATACGCTGTGTGCCCGGGTGATCTCATTGATGATTGGGATCCCGAGGGCGATGATCTAGATGAAGAGGACGATGAATAATAGTGGTTGACAACTGGTAAAACCTAGTGTATAATAGTGTTTTTTAACAAGGAGTTGATCATGGACTTTGCCACTATCAAAGCAGCAATCGTAACAGGCGCATTCACAGCAGAACAGGTTACTGAGCTCAACGATGCCCTTAAGTTCGCACGCAGCCGAGTAGCTGCTGGTATTATCCGCAAGCTGACCATTGGTGCACGAGTTCAATTCACCGGCCGGGGTGGAAGACTTGAGCAGGGCACTGTTAAAAGCATTGGACCCAAAAACGTTGTAGTCGCTACTCCCACAGTGAATTGGAGAGTTTCCGCTAGCTTGTTGGAAGTGATCTAAATTGAAAAAACTTTAAAATAGTGGTTGACAAACTGGTAAAACCACTATATAATAAACGTTTTACAAGGAGCAGTGTATGGCATACGTAAGTCAGGAAATGAAAGCTAAGATCGCACCCACCATCAAGGCCCTGCTCAAGCAGTACGGTCTCAAGGGTTCGTTGAGTGTGAACAATCACAGTACTTTGGTACTTACTGTCAAGCAGGGCAGCATTGACTTCATTGGCAATACTAATAGAGTATGCGCAGCGCAGCCACGCTACAACAACAGTCCACGCAATGTAGATCGTGACTATCTGCAGATCAACACATACTGGTGTCATGAGCACTTTGACGGCAAGGCCAAGGACTTTCTCGTTGCTGCTGTAGCAGCGCTCAAGGGGCCGGACTACTTTGATCACAGTGATTCAATGACAGACTACTTTCACTGCAGCCACTACGTTGACATCAACATCGGTCGTTGGGATAAACCCTACGCTCTAGTCAAGTAATACTAGATCTGTTGACAGACTGGTAAAACCACTGTATAATAAACGTTTTTAACAAGGAGCATTAAATGACTGAACTTTCGCAAGAGCAACGCACACACCTCCGCGCACGCCTTAACGCAATCACAGAGGCTAAGATGCAGGCTAAACAAGACGAGCTGTTTGGCAAGGGTGGTAGCCCATATCACATCACCTGGGGCATGGTCTTTGATGCTATTAAAGCAGGCGAGCTAGTGCTCAAAGAGGGAACGGAAACCTGCACACGCCCTTACATGATCACAGACGATATTGTGTGGCCGCAACTGGAAGCCAAAAAGCAAGCTCTCAACGACTATGCGGAGCAACTGGAAAAAGAAGCGCAACAGGTCTATGATCGCTTTGTGTTCAACAATGTTGACGGAGCAGTGGAAGCCCTAGCGGCTTTTGCGGCAGGTTAAGCTCGCACTGGGGGATTGACAGTCCCCCAGCGTGGCTGTATAATAAACGTTTTAGGAGCAACTAGCATGAGCGGCTTCCGAGCAAAACTGCAAGCATCAAAGGACAAGTTTCAAATGAGCTATCAAATCTGGGACGGAGATCTCTATCTCTACACTGTGTTCACCTTGGATGAGGCCGAAATGGCTCGGGAAGAAGGCTTTAAGGTTGTGGCAGAAATGCCACATGCTGAGGAGATCTACAGCCCCTACTACGGGGCCTAAGGTTGACATAATGGCCAGATTATGCTATACTAGTGTTTCATTAGTTTTATTAATCCGGACATTATAGGAGATCTAAATATGTCAACAATCGTTAAATTTTCACATGCTGGTGTTTCAAAACAAGACGGCGAGTTCAAAGTTCGTTTCTGCAACGACGCTCTTCGTACCAAGGTTCTGAAGAAGAATGGGCACACTGATATTGATATCGTTGAGCTCAAGCATCCGATGACCAAGGCCGAGACTGTGGCCTACTTGTTGAGCATTGACTTCGACAACGGCAACAAAGCCGTTCGCGCAGCATTGGAAGCAGCAGGTGAGAAGCGCGGTGTGATTGCTAAACCCAAAGCTGAGAAGAAGGCCAAGGCTAAGACCCCGGCAGCTCCTATCGAGGCTCCAGTCGGGGTTGCTCTAGCAGCTAGCACCGAACTTGAAGCAGCGCCACTCTGAACTTGCAAAGACCCCGCTGTAAAGGCCTCTACACATGAGCAAACTCGCATACATAGGTAGACCTTGGGTAGTCTTTGATCCTAGCCTTAAGAACCACAGACGATGGTTTGAAGAGTTCCAAAGGCTGGGAACTTGGGGGCGTTGTCCAGTTAGATTCGTCACAGACGATTCAGGCGATTTGGTTACGATGATTCAACGTAGCCTTATCAAGTATTATGTCACTAAGGAATTTGGAGAAACAAATGCAAGAAGCACTCAACCAACTGGACAAAGTCGTACGCGATTGGATAAAAAACTCCTTGCAAGAAAGCGAGTAATCGTGTAATATTGTTATAACTGTTAAGCAGTATATAACAAAAGGAAATGATATGAAAAAGTTCAGTAAAGAAACCAAGGCATACAAGCTATTCAAAGCACTACAAGCAGGCGAGCGTATCACTGCTAGTCAAGCCGAAAAGCGTTTTGGTATCAAGAACATCAGCGCAGAGGTAAGTCGTGTTCGCCAACATGGTTTCGCAGTATATCGCAAGGAACGCACAGCTGGCAACAACGCTCATGTCGTTGAGTACGTAATGGGCCAACCAAGCCAAGAACTCGTAGCATTAGGCTACAAGGCCATGGCATTGGGCATCACGATCTAAGATCGCTCCAAGTCCTGCGAATCGCTCCCGCAGGCATCTTAACCCCGGAAGGTTCTTCGATGGATCTTTCCGGGGTTTTTCTTGGCCTAAAAATATTTTAAAAAAGAGGTTGACAACTGGGTTTTGTGTTGTATAATGAAGCTGTTTTTAACAAGGAGCAAACTATGCTAGTTTTTGACAGCACAAGCACACAACGCATCCACAACGCGGAGCAAGCGTTAATTGCTGCTTACGCACGCGAGCAGTTAGACAACGAGCTTGCAGAGTTAGCAGAGGACGATTATAACACGGAGGACGAGGAACTGCTAGCATAAAAAATAACCCTTCACAGCGTAGTGTTATAGCTACGCTGTGTCTTAGATGTTATACTACAGTTTTTAACAAGGAGCGAATATGTTTGAACGTGTTTACTTTGAGACCTGCGGCGACGGTTACTGGAGCAACAAAGCAACTGAAGTAGAAGTTGAAGACATGCGTATTGCGTATGTAAGCGATGACAAAGACTTCGGAGAGCTGCGTGTATACTTTGACACCAGCGACTGGAATGTAAACAAAGACGGGCTGATCTACACAGACAGACTGTTCATGCTGCAACTTAATAAGTTTTTAGCTGAACAAGGTTTGTGCGCAGTAAGCTATAGCGAGCAGGGCATGCAGGGTGACAACTACGTTAGTTGTGACGTAGACGGCAACTTCTTAAGCGCATGGGAGCGCAAGTTTAACGTGGTGCTAGAAGCCAGCTAAAGTGGAAGGGCATTGCAAAATGCCTTTCTTTGTGTTATAATACAGTTTTACAAGGAGTGAAAGATGTTTGATGCACTTTATCAAGTTGAGTACAAAGGCGTTAACTACACGGTCAAACACGGCGATCCATTTGATCGTGGCTCAGCAGACAGTTACTATGGTCGCAGGCCTAATCCACACAAGTACCCTAACGGTACAGGCAATCCTCCCCTCATTGAAGGCCAAGAGCTGACCGACGACGAAGTACGCGAGTACAACGCAGGTTACGCCTTCAATGAAGAGTCCGGCGACAAAAAAGTTTTCAGTTAACAAGGAGTAGATCATGGGATTGGATATGTATTTGAACGCTAAACGCTATCTGTGGACACACGGGGACCACCCCGACAAACAGATCGCGAACACCGTGCAGGCGCTCTTCCCCGAGCTCAAGGATTGTGACCGCTGGGGTCATGCCTCTAGCAGAGTCAAAGAGATCATCGCTGAAGCTATCTACTGGCGCAAGAGCAATCAAATCCACGACTGGTTTGTCAAGAACGTGCAAGCCGGTGAAGACAACTGCGGCCACTACTATGTTAGCCGCGAAAAACTCAACGAGCTGCATCAGCTGATCCTTGAGGTCTTGGATACCAAGAACGCTAAGTTACTGCCTCCTGCAGCAGGCTTCTTCTTTGGTAGCACAGACATCGACGAATACTACTGGGACGACCTGCGCCGTACGGCCTCAGAGATTGAATCAACTCTTGCTATGTTTGGCGATGGTTGGGACTTTGAATACCATTCCAGTTGGTAGGGTCTTTGATTGACAAGGGCTCCGGCCCTTGTTATAATACAGTTTTTAACAAGGAGAATGTCATGTCAATGTTCAGCACCGCACGTCGTAGCCGCGAGTTTACCATCAAGCTCCTTACCATGGTTGATGAGGGTTTGGTAGATCCCACAGACGCATTGCGTGCCTGCCTTGAGCGTATGCCCGAAGCAGACGTAGAAGAGATGATGCACGCAAACAACTTCGTTGAAGAAGATGAAACCACTGACGACACAACTGAGGACCTTGAAGGCGAGTATGCATATGCCGACGACGATCTCAATGACGTGTTGGGATTGAGTCTGGCCAACGATCGCTATTTCGACAACTGAAATCACAGGGGCATCTGCCCTTGTGCTATAAGACCCCGCTGTATAACCTAGATCAAGGAGCCGAAGATGCGCTATTATGAACACATTGCTACCGTGGAACGCAACGGTCTGACTGTGATTCTCGACAAGACCTGGGAGGATATTAGCCCACGTGATCTCTTTGAAGAAGACGACGTAGCCGAAATCATCCGCAAGATCGACCTAGGTATCTACGATTGGTTCATGCTGCGCACGCGAGTGATGTTTGACGGCCTTGAGGTTGCCAGCGAATACCTCGGCGGTTGCCTCTACGAAGATCCCCGTGAGGTCATGACCGATGGCCTTGGAGAGGATCAAATCCACCTTGCGCTGGTCAATGCACGCACACGCTTGACTGAGTTGAAGGCCAAGCTCTTTGACGTAGAAACCCTTTGAGTGTATAATATACACATAGGAGAAATACATGGATAAACTATTTGCCGTCGTTGGCGCATTGCTGGTCGCTGCCTTGCTGATCATTGTGATTGGCATGCTGGTATCGTTGCCCGTGTACTGGTTATGGAATGGTTGCCTTGTAGGAGCAGTCACCGGCGTACAAGAGATCACGTGGCTACAAGCCTGGGGTCTTAACATACTGTTTGGTTTATTGTTTAAAACCAAGGTCACCAACGATAATAAATGAATCCCTACGATGAGGACAACCTTCGTTGGATGCTCACGGCCCCTACCGATGAGTGGGAGGCTTGGGAACAACAGGCCAGTATTGCTGAGATCGCCTACATGATTCGTCTTACTCGCAATCATAGAATGCACGCGATGAAGCTGATCATGATCTTGGAGGCCTTTGACGAGGTCACAGACCTAACTCTGGCAAACCTGCTTCTTGACAAATATCGTAAATAATTGTATAATACATTTTTATACAACACAGGATTAATATATGGCAAAAGCAAATACTAAACCCTCAGCTGGTACAACTATCCTCGAGTTCGATCACGATGCGATTCGTGCACGCGAGCTAGCGGTAGAACAAGAGACCGATGACGAGATCTTGACTCGCCTCAAGGAACGTTTTACGATCCTCAATGAGATGACCAAGGCGATCAAGCGCGGTGATGTGCGTGCGATGATTGTTTCTGGCCCACCCGGTGTTGGCAAGAGCTATGGTGTGGAAGCAGTACTTCAGAAGGACGGCCTCTTTGATATCTTAGGGGAACGTAAACCTAAGTATGAGATTGTTAAAGGCGCTATGAGTGCGCTAGGCCTCTACGCTAAACTCTACGAGTACAGCGACGAGAACCACGTGGTGGTCTTCGATGACTGCGATCAGATCCTGCTCGATGAACTAAGCCTCAACATCCTCAAGGGTGCCCTAGACAGCAGCGAGCGTCGTTGGATCGCCTGGAACACGGATTCACGTATGCTGCGCGGGGAAGGTATTCCTGATCGCTTTGAGTTTAAGGGATCAGCGATCTTCATCACGAACATCAAGTTCGAGCACGTGAAGAGTAAGAAGCTACGTGAGCACTTGAGCGCACTTGAGTCACGCTGCCACTATATCGATCTGCAGATGGATACCATGCGAGAGAAACTCTTGTGGATCAAGAGCATAGTCGCAGATGGAATGTTAACTAGGTACGAGTTTACAGACCCCGCTGTAGAGCAGCAAGAGATCCTAGACTACGTTAACACGTATAAAGACAAGCTGCGCGAGCTGAGTTTGCGCATGGTTCTTAAAATAGCCGATCTCAAGAAGGCATTCCCTGCTTCTTGGCAGGCCATGGCGAAGACTACATGTATGCGCAGGAACATGCTCTAATGCAACGCTTGCTCTTGTACGCAACTATGGGCACCTTGCTTGACTTGTTAGGCTACAGCTGGCAAGAGTGGCAGTTCATGTGTCTCCTGGGCTTGTTTTGCGCTGTAGAGCTAGTAGGCCGCATGGAAGGCCACCAAGCAGCAGCACACGAGTACATAGAGGCCTTGGAAGCAGCAGAGCAAGAGCTAATCACCATGCGATCCCTACTGGCTACAGCACGCGGCCAGCTAGCGGACGTCCTTGAACACAACAAAGCGAGACCACAATGAAGATCGATCACGAACCACTCTGCCAGTTCATCGGGGACAACACAGAGAGTCATCATCCCACCTGCTGCCAAGCTAGCATCGAAGGTAAGAGCTACTGTAAAGACCATGTATGGAAGGTCTACCAAGAGGGCACCTCGGTCAAACCACGCAAGCGCAGCGAACGACGTAAGAACAGCATTGCTGATCTCATCGACGATTTCATCGCTGCTGCAGACGAATTAGAGGCTGAAGAGATCTAATTCAAAGACCCCGGAGCAAATCCAGAGAAATCGTCTCGGGGTCTAAAAGCATGGTTTTTGCTAGGCTAAAAATAAATTAAAATAATGGTTGACAAACGTTAAAGTTATGCTATACTGACTCTGTCAGTAAACAAACAAGGAACAACGCTATGTCACAAGCTATCAAACTGTTAGAGCAATACGCACTGGACAACTACGAGGCCGGCGGGCACTGGGTCTACGAGTGTTTTGGCGCTGAGGACTACGATCAGTATCTCACAGAGGCAAACGGCAACTTGTCCGCCGCCATGGCCGCCCTCAAGGATTACTGGGAATTGGTCTGCGATCGCGAGCGAGATTGCGCCTGGGACGGTCAGCCCGACGAAGCGCAGGAGTGGGCAGATTTTGACGCAGATTGCTAGACCCCGCTTAACGTGCTCGCTGGCCTTGACAAGGTCAGCAAGTATTTTAATAACACAGTTGACAACTTGGTAAAACCGTGTTATAATAACTCTGCTGCTGGGGGCCTAGGGCCACACCGCCCGTGCTGTACACAGTACCGCAACCGTGGTTCTTCCCCTCAGCGGTCTTTTTCACCTCAAGGAGCAACGATGAGCAAGCAGCAAGCCTGGGACATTATCCGCAACGGTCAGATCGTGGATACCGTGTTCTTTGACCGCGACATGACCTTACACGATGTGCGCAGCGCACTGATCAAACACGATGGTTATTCCGCAGACATCACCGTGAGGCTAGCACGATGAGCGATCTACAAGTGATCTTGATCTCCCTAGCCGTGGTGGTGATCTTTGCTGCTAAGGTGTGGTATATAGAGAGGTACATCAAATGACAGAGGCTGTGATCCACTTTAAACAGCTCCTAGACCTTGGCTGCGATTATATACAAGCGGTCAAGGATACCGTGGCGGCCTACGAGGTAGACCAGTTTGAGCTACAACGGTTATATCACGAGATATATCCCTGAGAGATCACCCTGCACTACTGCACAATTTGCGGCCGGGGTTTTAAATTAAACAGCAGACCACGCAGATGATCAATCGTTGACCTGACCGGGGTTTTACAAGACCACAGTGCTACGCAGTTAAGGACCTGGCCGGGGTCTACCAAAATAAATCAAAATAATGGTTGACAAGAGCTAAAGTTATGCTATACTGACTCTGTCAGTACACAACAAGGAGCTCACTGTGCTTTTGCTAATACTTTTGCTGCTAACCACCATGCACTACCTTCGCGGTAGCTCCTGGGGTAACACAGAGACCCCGGCCACAAATGTCAAGGAGCTGCCCCGGGATCCTAGCATGATCTTCCCCGCAGCGAGCAGCAGCACAGCGGTCTACACACGGATAGCTCCCTTACAACCCCACGCAGAGTTGATTGCACTCCTAGATATATCGCTGTATGGTAAGCTGCTAGCACTAGTACATGTGTACTACACTAGTGTGCTAGGCTACGTATATAGTACACACTCACGGGCCCTCCCCACGCAGCATTCACTCTGCACTCGTGAAAGAACTGCTGCGGGAGCGGGCTGTTACACTGCTGCTAGCTGTAGCCACGCTATACTACACACGCAGCGTGCACATACTCTTGGGGCAGACCCCGGGGAAGCCGCCCAAGGAGATAATAATTCTTATCTTCGCAGAGGCTGGGGTCAAGGCCGATATATGGCTAGACCCCGGGGCTACTCACGTGCGTCGCACGCAGCGTGCAGTGAACACAGTGGTGGCCGAGACCCCGAGGGGGTACCCGGGAGTGCATTTGAAAACTTGTTGCTAAAAAGCAACTTTGGCGTGCAAAATCCCCCAAAATAAAAAGTGACTTAGATTAGATCCACCATAGGCCGAGATCTCCAAGGCCACGAATTTTTGCACAGCAATTTTTTACATAACCCCTAACCCTCGGCGCCCAGTCTTAAAAAACGCCCCCCGGGCAGGAGTCCGCTGACTCCTTAGTATCCTGTGTAAATATGTACTAGTATGCTAGCACTCTACGATCATCCCAGTCTACGCTTGCCCTATCGTGCTGCCGCACCTTGGCCCCTCGTAGAACACCATGGGCAAATAGATTGGATAGAAAGTGTCTACACAGTGGAATCATGGTTAGAATCCACTATAGGTCCACACTACAGAGAATGGTGTTGGGATACTTGGGCCCTACACAACTCCAGTATATGTGCTGTTAGCTTCAAGCTGGAAAAGTACTCTACTCTGTTTTTACTGCGCTACAGTGATCAGCTCAGTAAATAACTGCATGCAAGAATATCTACAATTTAGAATCATCACACAGGAGCATGTGCGCACTGGTACTACAAGTACTGGTATTGTGCTAGCTCACACAGAATCACTCGCAGCGGAGCACGCTCGCAGTCTCTACAAGGAAGAGTTTGTTAGAGTTGAAGCCGTTTTATAGGGTGTTCCATACCATGTTGTCATGAATATCAGCGTGGTATCATTGTCTTCATCTAGTTCACACTCATAGACATATGGAGCAGTCATACGCAGTTTAAAGTAGTCTCTACTTACCTTATTAGCTTGACACCAACGATCTAGCTCACTGTGCAGCTTGCTTAGACGCTTGTTGCCCTCTTTGATTTCACTGTGTAGGCCCATGCGCCATATTATTTTGATTTGTGCCATGTTATTACTTCTTTTCTATTACCCACCATTGTAGTGGATGTTTGGGTTTAAACACGATGTTAACCTGTCTACGATCATCAAGACTCAAGTAGTAGATGCGTGCCAGGCGTGAATCTTTGAATCGTTTAAGTACTCTCCACTCTGGATGTATTTTAAGGTCTACTAGCAGGGGTAGGAGCATAATATACGTATTTAATATACCCGGAAAATCTTTTTGCACCGCTGGCGCTTCGCGCCTGGGTTAGGCTTCGGCGAGCAGCTCCCGGAGTTTCTCAATGGTGGGTTTCAAGTCATTGTTGGTAACATGTACAGCTATTCCACCCCGGGATTCCCACTCTACACAGTTACTGCCACGGTCATCTACTAGTATATCACCGGGTAGGGTATGGTCTTGTTTGTCTTCTGAGTAGGGTCCAAAGTGCACAGGAATATCTGGAAAGTGTTCACGTGCCCAGGACATCTTGTCATGAAATGCCCAAGGGTGATCGTTGTCATGTGGTATGGCTGTGAGAAACAAGAGTTGCCAACCGCGGGATCTAAACTCACGGGACACGCTGACTAGTGTATGAGCTCCATCCATGAGGGGGAGATTGCGGTAGAATCGCTGATCTTGACGTATGGTCTGCCAGTCTTCGTGACTCCAACGTCCGTCAATGCTTTTACGCAGTTTACCCACTAGTTCAGTGGCTGCTCGGTCCCAATCGGCTACTACGCCGTCCATGTCTAAGTATAGTGTATGCATACTAGTATTATACAGCCCCGGAGTGTGCAGGTCAAGAGTTTATAGGCTCATTGCCCTGTCTTCTAGGCGGCGCACAGCCTTGATTAGATCATGTATAACACCATTGTTGCGCAGGGTTTTATAGGTTATATTGGCAGTGCCCATTTCGCCTTCCTTGCCCAAGCCGCGGCCCCTATAATCACGCAGTAGACGTGCCGTGGAAATCATCACAGCTAGATTGCGACTGGCTATGGCTGTTTTGATGCGATCAGTCCACCATGCTGCTTGTTTGACCACATCTGGAGGTAGGCTCTGCACCGAAGCCTGTGTGGGCTGATGTGATACCCAAGCGTCTTCATCCAAGCTGTAGACATGTCCCCGCACAGGTTGAGCAGTGTCTTCTACATAGCACTCTACTTGTATACCGTGGATATCTATGCTGTGCTGCTCTTTCCACAGCTTGCGTTTGGTGTCAAAAAGCTCGTGCACGGGCACTGCGCAGTCAGTGATAGCAGAGTAATCAACAATAATGTGCAGGTCAATGTCGCTGGCTTCTGTATAGGTAAAACTGGTTTGACTGCCCGTGATAATACGGTCCCTGACCACTATATCAATGCCCAGGAAGATTTCAAACTTGTGGGCTATGTGCAGCAGGGCTAGGCGTACTTCTGGTTTCAGTTGATCGCCTTGCCAAAGTAGGGGATTTAGTTCTTGGTGTATTTCTACACCGGGGGTAAACTCACGGATGTTCATGGTCTAGTATTTAACCAATAAATACTTGATGCGACAAAGAGACAACTATATGGGACAAGTACTGGTGGCCATACCCAACACTGATCACACGGAATACAATCGTGGTATTATGTTGGTGACCAGCCACTGGAGTGCAGGTTCCAGCATGATCATGATCAACAAGCCCGCGGTCAACAACATACCTGTTACTGCTGTGCTGCGCAACGCAGGTATTGCTGCCTATAACAATGATCCTGTATTCTACGGTGGTCCAGACGAGCCGCATCGTGTACAGTTTATACACACCCTAGACTGGGCTGTGCCCAATACTCGACAAATCAATGACGAGCTTGGCATAACCAGCGAAACCAGCATACTTGCTGCCATAGCCACTGACGAAGGGCCGGAAAAGTGGCGCTGCGTCATGGGACAACGTGTGGTAAGCAGCGGAGGCCTAGAAGGGGAAATGTCGGGCGCACATCCTTGGAAACCCGGTCATCGTTGGTTAACTGTGCCCGCCACTGCTGATCTCATATTCAAGGGTACGCTAGACGAACAGTGGCTGCACGCCATTGACGTTGCGGGCAAGCAAGAAGTTGCTAACTGGTTTTAATCTCGTTCTGAGTTAAGTTTAGCCAACATACTGCGCAGTTGCGAACCACCTACTTCAGCACGTATTTTTGGAGCATTTATGCCCACTGTGGGATCTGCGATTTCACCTGTTTCTGGATCTGCTGTGACTGTGCTGGTACGCTTGAGTCCAGCATATACACTGCCCTGAGTAGTGTTTGATCCAGGCCTATTGTTGCTGCCTGCACCCACATCGCCTTCATCACCTAGATCACTGATACGCAGGGTTTCCACGTTAAATTCCAAGTCTACCTTTTGACCCACGCCTGAGCTGGAACGTGTCTTCATAAACTGGATTTGATAGCGTCCACGCTCACGCATAGCACGACTGGTAAAGATACCAATAACGTTATCCGCTGTCATGATCTTTGACAAGCCACCGCTGATATGGCTGTGATCGAACTCAATTTCTTCAACGGCAGCGCGGTTTAGCTGACTAGCTGTTACAGTGATACACTGTGTTTCCATGGCCAAGTTACGTATCTCTTCTGACACATATTTGTCTTTAACAAAGAGATCGCTGGGCGATACCTTCACATTTAGTGGCATCATTAAATCCAGGTAATCTATTAAAATTACGTCAGGTTTTAGGCCTTTTTTGACCTGATATTCCTTCAAATATGACCGAATATCGTTACAATTTTTTCCGCTGGGCATATACTTGATTTGTATGCTTCCCGAAGCTTTTCCGATCATTTTAACCTTTAATTCAACATCATCAATGCTCTTAAAGATGTCTCTGGTTGTGATACCTGTGACCATAGAATCCAGGCGCATGGCCACTAATTTTTCACTTAATTCAAAGGTCAAGTAAAGCACGTTTAGACCCTGCATGGCCCAGTTTACGCCCATGTTAGCAAGAAACAAACTCTTACCACCGCCTGATCCAGCACAGAAAATATTGAGTTCACCTCGATTAAAGCCCCCATACAATTTTTTGTCAATGCTGGGCCAACCAGTGGAAATTTGACCATTTCCGTCCTTGAGCGCAGTTAGACGTGCTTTGGGATCTTCGAAGTAATCAGTGCCCATGTCCTTGGTTAAACTGATTTGAATAGCGTCCTTGACCAGCTTTTCAACTGGCCCATACTCGCCTTCTTCCAGCAAATCAAAGCTCTTCATGATCGCACGTTCCAAGGCCTTGTGCCTGGAAAATTGCTCAAATTCATCCTTGAGCCATTCATAGTTTTGAGCGGGCAAAGATACTATCTGTAGGTCCTTTTTACAAGTAGCATTGACAATACTAACGTCCGGAATAAGTTTATACTCGTCTACATATGTGGTAATAAACCTTGCTGTCTCCTGTAACTTTTGGTCAAAATTATCAGGGTCAAATATGCTTTGGCAACGACTAAACGTTTCAGCATCGCTGAGAAACATTTCCAAGTAGAGTTTTTGTATTTCAATATCGTAGTTAGGTTTGTCTTTGTCTTGTTTGATCATTTATGTAGTCCTTGTAGTTTCTTTTGCATTACTTGTATTTTTAGCTGATTAGCGGTTCTGTATTCTAATATCGCGGCTAGCGTGTATAATCTACCATATCTCTTAACTGCGTCTGCTACATCTTTTATGTCATCGCCCCAGGGTGGTAAGCTCACACTCCAGCCATTGGCAAGCGCAGAGTTAAGAAGTTGTGCGCCTGCTTTGTCTCTATCTGGTACAACTATAACTTCACGGGCCAGTGCGTTTATTCTCGATGTTTGCGTTTCGTTGGGATCATTGTGACCTACGCACACACCGTCTATAGATATGGCATCAAACTGTCCTTCAACTACTATAACATACTTTCTTTCACGAGGTTGACCAGTTAGGTTAAACACATACCCAGGCTGATTGTGTGCTAGGTATTTGGGCTTGCCTTCTTTGATTTTACGTGCTGTATAACCGACTATCTTGTTATCTTGGTAAAAGGGTATGATAACACGATCTCTATAACCATCGGCATCTGCCCACATAAATGGATACCAATCAAGATCTATTTTGCGATCAGCTAGATACATAACAGCATCTAACCATCTAGTATCGGCCCTGTCAACTAGACTAGGATCTAATATGGGTAGACAGTTTTCTGGAAGCTCAACTTCTTTGAGTTCAAAACTGTATTCTCTTTTCTTAACAGGCAACGACTCATGCGCACGCAGTGCATCCATGGCCAGTCTGGCTATTTCTGTGTCTGATACACCCAACCAACTGAACAACTTGCGTGTGTTGGTGCTTAGAGTTTTACCCGGACTCCATCCTGCTTTGAAGTTACAGTTAAAGCAATGATAGCTAAAAGCGTCACCGGATATCATTACTCCGCCACGTTTGCGGTCATCACGAGTTTCTCCCCTGTGATGACAACAAGGTGCATCAAAACTCATCCATCCACTGGGTGTTTGTTTTCTATTTGGAGGTAAGACCGCTAGCAAAGCGTTCAGCATGAAACTCATGCTTATAGTTTAACTTCTATATATAGCTTTGTCAAATTTTCCGCGATACGGGATAGCCGAAGAATCGTTGTTGTGTGTAAACGGATCTTTAGTTGGTTGATACTTGATTCGGATGTAACTCCACACGCCTTGGAAGTTTACGTAGTCATTGCCACTGACACCCATCAAACCTTGTCCATAGGTTTTACGTGTGCCTTGGATTTCTGAGAAGCTACCAAAGTATCCTGGACTATTGTCCAAGGTTCCTTCGACCCAAACTTGACCACGGAACAGGCTTAGATGATATGATACTGTGTGTAGAGCATTGTCGCCGCTGAACTCTGGGTGACTAGGGATATTGCCACTGTAGTACACATAGGCACTTTGGGTATAATCGTATTGAGGTTGGAACTCAAATACTTCATAGCTAGGTTGAAGAGTTGGGAAACTGTCGCTGCGAAGTTCAAGGGTACCTGCCATACCGTAGTAGGTGTTGGCATAGGTTGGTTCGTAACTACCATCGGCATCAAGTGCGCTGATAGTAAACTGATACTTCCCGTTGTCTAGGTTTATGGTATCCCCGTCTAGTATTTCTAGCACAGCAAGCCCTCTAGTAGAAGTAGTAGCACCGTCATCTAATACCGTTAATGGCTTAGATACTAGTTGGCGTTGGTTAATGGCATCAAACATTTTAAAGGTGTAAACACCTGCGTTGATACTAACTAACTTTTGATCGCTGTTCTTGAATTGGAACTGTATTTTGTTTTTCAGACCTTTCTGGATCTGTAGCTCGCGTTGGTACATGATATTATAAATCCTGTTGTTTTGGTCCAAATCCAATATTACGTCAAACGAATTGGGATATAAATAGACTGGGCATTTTAGCATTATGTATTTATTTTAACTCATGACAATCAAGAACACGTTTCAGGAAAAGTTTCCATTTATTACCTGCGTCAAGTCAAACGACGTGGAATATGTAGGAATTGTTATCAACTACGACGATTATGTTACCAGTATCTATGATCTGGAATGCATGAAATCGGACGATGAGAAAAAGGTATTTTTAGAACTAGGAGAAACTTGGTGGTGGGAGTCAAATAGACGCATACCTATTAATATTTTCCTAAAAGATACAATGATCTATTACCGGCCCTATATCAAAACATTTAATAGCAAAGACATAGAAATCGTTTTCGGACCCACTGTAAATCTAGGGGACATAGCAGAAAAACGAATCAAAAGACGTTCAATACAACTAGTCAAAAATCCTAAGAAAACCCGAGGCTGATATTTTCGCAGATTAAATTTAACTGCATAACAATAACGTGGGCATAGCCTACAGCATGACTCTTTTTAAAACTATATCCTTCGTCAGTCTTGGTCCATACTTCCTTCTGTATACTACCAAATCCTTCCTTTACGCACTGGTCAACTAAGTGCTTTTTACCCGGTCTAATCAACGCTAGCACAGTGGCTAGGTCTAATATACTAGTAGGCTTTAGCGTTGCTAATAATGTATGATAACCGTTGATATGAAATAGTTGATCACAAATATCTTTCTCATATAACAGATCCCATAGAGGTTCAACTGCTAGTAACTCTTTGATGTGATCTTCATTTCTGATGCCTGAATAGGCACTTACATTCAAAAAGTCAATCTTAAAATATCCCCTAGCTTCTGCTTCTGTGTAGTTTATATTAGCAAGTCCGGTTAGGGGATTTACTGGAATGGATTGACAATAAACGCCTGTGTTATGTTTTTTACCGTCTTCAAGTCTTGCGGGAACATGCTTGACTATATCAAGTACATCTAACCTATTTAAGAAGTCGATATCAACATCAGGCATAGTCGCTCCCACACATTTTTAACAACATTCGATAGCGTTCGTAGGCTATTTTTACAGCAGGTATGTTTTCCCTTATTTGCATTTCTAAATACTTCTGTTCATCAAACACACTTAAAAAATCGTCGAGCCTATCTTTCGGAATATGTATAGCAACACCTTCTATTATTGTGGATTTATAATCTGCAATGGTGCTCATAAAATCCCAGGAGCCCGGCGGGTGGATCCTTACAAATCTTTGTTCACTAACAGTTGCAGTTCCGCCAAATTCCTGACATAACTTTTTCAATAACACATCTTGATTCATTCTATGCCTGCCTCTTTGCATATTTCTTTCACCAACGCAACATCCGCCGGTACCTGTTTAAACTTTCTCGACCAATATGGAATGTCTAGGGCAGGAGCAATAAGTTCTAACTGTTCGTCGCTGTACTTTGATAAAAGTTCCTTGCCTGTTTTGGTATTCAACAATATCCAAGGAGTTATTTTTCCATTGCGTATGTCTTGTACAGATCTGTTTATATTAACATAGTTAAAGTAATGATTAAACTGTGCTCCGCTGGTATCACCCCAATCCATCATGTGATTAACAGTTCGTTGAACTGCTGATTCAACTGGTTCAGTTTTGATGATGTCATAGAGATATTTGTCATACAATGAATCACTGGCCCAATGATCTAACTTAACGCCACTCTTAATAACATAGTCAATAAACTTGTCAGGGTACAAAGGATTGACATTACAAATGAATGATCCAAACTTAACAAACGCATTGTAGTAAGGACTCTTAGTGAAGTCCTCATAGGTCTTGTCTTTCTTGGCGTTTTGTGTAAGTCTAAAAAATCTATTAAAGACTAGAAGGCCTGCCTGAACACGCTTCTCGTCTTTCTGCATGGCTCTGCGTTTGTTTTCACACATGTGGGCATAGAGAGTTTTCTCTTGCATAAAACTCTTGCTACAGTGAACACAGGTAAAAGGTTGATCAACCAATGCTATCATTCTCAATCCAAGTCTTGGCGTTGTTTTCAACAATACGTAGAGTATGTTCGGCAAAGACCTTTGTTTCAACTAGTTGATTATTAACAAATAACTCAACAACATAACTACCGCCATCACCTTTAACGATAGCAGTTTTATCATCTTTTGTAAAGCGAGATAACTCTTTCATTCTTCATCTTTCTTATAGTTTTTAACCATTCTGTACAATGGGTCTTGTTCAATGATTAAAAGGCGTTCCGGAAATTTTAATGCTTGTTTACTATCGTCTAAGTAGATCTTTCCGTCTTTGATAGCAGTCACTTCACAGATTTCAATGCGAGGACTTTGACTCGACCATAGTACAGCGCGAGCAACTTTGCAGCCTACATTAAATGCAAATCCTTTCATGTCTTTCATACAGTGTCCTTAACATTTTCTTTTGTTAGTGCAGCAACACATAGAAAATGATCATAGGCCTTACGAACCGCAGGATTGGCTAAAAGTTTCTCTGCTTCCTTGGTCATTGCTTCAACAGCCGCTTCTGCACACTCACGAGCGCTGGGCCATTCTAGTTGTTTAGCATCGGGTCCAAAAACTTCTACAAGATGGTCCCAAGCTGCTTTTTGTTCGGGCGTAAGTGGTGTTTCTCTACTACGTGAGTTGCGGCGAATCTCTGTAGCATCCATAATACGTTTGCTAATAACATCTTCAGCAACACGCCCTGCGGCAATCATGGGAGCATACGCAGGATCAATATTGTACCTACGGCTGCTACCACCAGGATAACTTTGCACAAGATGAGTACCTTTAGGGAAACTGTCACAGAACTCAGTAGAGTAGGTGCTGGCGGGAACATAGCGACGGCCTTTCTTTACGTAAAAAATTGTTTCAGTCATTCGTATTCCTTGCGTTGTTTTTTATCAAACCCCATTTTATCAAACAACTCATCTTTGTCGTTCTTGTCCATTAAACTTGCTAGGAGTTTAATCTCATCCATTTTGCGTGCTGGATAAAGCTCGGCTAAAAGTTTTTCAATCTTAACTGCTTTTTCTTTCTTGCCTGCTGCTAGATATGGATGAAACGCAGTAGCACCGGTGCCTACACTAGCAAACAGTTTCCACAAAAGGCCTTTGTGATCCTTGCTGAGATTCCAATGATTTTTATTAACCATTTCATTGGTCATTTCTAAAAACCATTCTTGTGTATCGGCATCGCCTTGTACATTGGATACGTAACGCATCAATATATAAGGACTAAACGCTTTTTGCTCGTCTGGATCTAACTTTTGATAAAACTCATAGTTTTTGAGGTCTACTGCAGCCAGTTCACGTTTAATATCAAGTTTTGCGGTTGCCATTGTCGTTACTAAGTTTATATAAAAGTGCTACTTGCTCTAGTGCTTTTTTCAAAGCAGGTACCGATTCTGATAGTTCGAGAGCTTCTGTATATTGTAACGGATCTAGAATATTTTCGCAAGGGTTCCATTCAGTTCTGTTGTAGTTTCCATACACTACACCTGGGCCATCTTTTTGTTTAGCCCAGGCACCGTGTTTTCCGTTTTTGTAATGGAATATTACCATTTCAATGGAGTTGACTACCAGCATTTAGAATAGATTAGTTTCTTCCCATGGTAAATCTTTTTTACCAAAATGACCGTAATTTGTAGTTGAACTGTAGATCGGACGGAATAGATCAAAGCGTTCAATGATACCTTTGGGAGTTAGGTCAATGTTGTCTTGAATCCAACTAACTAGGTTACGTGACACAACAGGGTCGTAGGTTTCAATATAAAAGCTCATAGGTTCAGCTAGACCGATAGCATAACTAATCTGACAAGTTGCCCAACGTGCTCTTCCACTGTCTACGATATTCTTAGCAATCCAACGCATCATGTAAGCAGCACTTCTATCAACTTTAGTAGGATCTTTTCCGCTAAAGGCACCTCCGCCATGAGGACTATAACCACCGTAAGTATCAACGATAATTTTTCTTCCGGTGAGTCCAGTATCTCCATCAGGCCCTCCAATAACAAAGCGACCGGTAGGATTAATATGGAAACTAGTTCTATCATCAATATACTCCATGGGTAACACACCGCGAATAACTTCTTCAACTGCCGCACGTACTACTTCAATAGGCATGTCTTCGCTGTGCTGTGTAGAACAAACAACTTTAGCAATGCGAGATGGACGACCAACATCATCATATTCAAATGTAACTTGGCTCTTTGCGTCTGGGCCTAACCAAGGTAATCTACCTGCCTTACGTTCAACGGTTAACTTTTCAACAATCTTATGGCTCCAGTAAATCGCACTAGGCATAAGACTGTCAGTTTCATCACAGGCATATCCAAACATTAGTCCCTGGTCACCTGCACCAAATGTATCTGTACCCAAGGCAATATCTGCGCTTTGTCCGTGTAATAGATTTGTGATGTTAACTGTTTCCCAGTTAAATCCATCTTGTTCATATCCAATATTTTTGATTGTTTTGCGAATAGCTGATTCAACATCTTCATTATGTAAGATGCCTTTGTATTCGCCAGCAACTACTACTTGATTGGTAGTAACTAATGTTTCACATGCACAACGTAGTGCAGGATTTTCTTGTGCCATTACTAGGTCTAGAATGGCGTCACTGATCGCATCAGCAACTTTATCTGGGTGTCCTTCTGACACACTTTCGCTTGTAAACAAATAACTCATATTTTCCTTATTTTACCAACATTTAGTATAATCTACTAACTCACTTTGTCTACTAACTTCTTTAACAAAATAAGCACACAAAGGATTCTCTCCCGGCTCTAAGGGAGTGCATAACAGTTGACCTTGACGCATTTTAGGAAAGTACCATTTAACATCTTGGTAAACATTTATGATATCAATTTCATGAAATTCTGGCCTAAAACTGCTCAGTGGATTGAAACAAAATGTTTTAAATCCTCGGTCATTTAAACTTGTAATGGGTAGCACTTCCATGTCAGGACCTTCTGGGTCTCCTACAATAGTACACCAATCAAGTGGCATAGTAAGTTCATGTTTCCCTATTCTCAATACTACTGCTGGACCAGTAAAACTCTCCAGAAAAATCAGTGGTATATAAAAGTAATCAGGGTTGCTAGAGTCGCTGTTATCAAGTACAGCGAATCTCATATCGTCTTCAATCTCTTCTGGTAAATCGTTGAGATAAAATGTTTTGTTGTCTAGTGTTAATATTTGCATTATATGTATTTTGTCTTTTCTATCGTAAAAGGATAGTGTGCTTCTCGATAAAATTTCTTTCTATCAGTGAGGTGTCTCTTGGCATATTTTGTACCAGCAGTTATGTCCCAGATTTGGACAAAGTCTTTGTCATCTGCCTTTCTAATACCTCGCCCAATACTTTGTATAACTCGTACAAAGCTCTTTCCGGGTTCAAGAAGAACCAAATTAAAAATCCTTGGAATATTAATACCCACAGCGGCCACACCGTAAGTCGCCACAATAATCTTGTTATCAGATGTTTTAATTTCGTCATATTCTTCTTTGCGTTTCGTTGTCTTTACTTCACCTGAAACAAAAACACTATCCTCTATATTACTTGTTATTATACGCCCTGTCTCTATTCTGTCAACCAATACTAGTGTATTACCTGTTTTAGATATTTCGTCGATAAGGTTGCTAACATACTTCATTCTTTTCTCATCTGTGACGATATATTTTAACTCTTCAGGATAGCTGCCAAACTCTTTCCACTCGGCTGTTTGAACAATATTAACGTGACATTGACTTAATACACCTGCTTCTTGTAATGTGTGAGCCTTGACATGATTTACAATATCTCCAATGCTTGCTTTAATAGTTTCCACCTCAAAATCCTGTTTTGGAATGGTTCCTGTTAATCCCCAGCGAATAGGAGTATTGGCTAAGTTGTGTGTCATTAGCTTTTTTAGAACTTCTGCCTTAGCCATGTGTACTTCGTCAACCATTACACATTTAACTCCATCAAGCAATTCTGCCAGGGTTAAAATTTCCTCATTTTCTGAGGCATTTTTGCTATTTTTGTCTAAAATATTGAGACTTTGCCAAGTACAGATTGTGTGTGTTTTGTTGAGTTGTTTCCTATCTCCATAATAAACACCTACGTCTAAACCTACGTTAACAAAATCTTCCTCAGTTTGTTCAACTAAACTTTTGTTAGGAACAATGGTTACTGTACGACCGTATTTTTCACAAATTTTCGCCAAAGTTGCGGTGGTAATGGTCTTGCCAAAACCAGTAGCAATCTCTTGTATGCTTTGTGGATTACGTAAAAAGATGTTAACTACTTCAACTTGGTCATCACGCAGTCTAATCTTTTCGCCGGCGAAACGATGCCCTTCTGGCCACGTTGCATCACCCCAAAAATCCTCAGAAATTTCAGGAAATTCCAGGACCGGGCTAACTCGCAGATCTTCGATCTCAATGTAATAATGTCTATTTTCTAATTCTTCAAGGACTCGCTCAATCAATGAAAGATAGGTAGTTCCTCCTAGACCAAAAAATGGGATAGATCCGTCCCATCGACCCAATTTATAGGCCGGACGATAGCGTGCTGTTGGGTCTTCGTACTTAAATTTCTTAACCAATGCCTTTCGTGTGTCAAGATCTAAATTTTCTATCTTAACGTTTACTTCATCTTTTATTATAACTTTACAGGTTGCCATTTTTTTCTTTTTTTAGGTCATAGGAAAATACAGTGTTATGATTATTGATGAAATTTCTCAACGTATTGTGTGGATTTGTATTTCCCAAGGTTATCACAGTACCAACTTTTACTTTATTCTTGATCATAGGCTTAGGATACTTCTGACTAACAAAATAAATTTTTACTTTTTCAGAGATAGGATTATTGAGGTAGTTTTCTTTGATAAAATCATTGGCCGCTTTTCCCTTTTCTCCGTCTACTCTAAACATTGCCGCCAGTTGTTCACTAGTGTACCCTAAATTTTTCAGTTGCTGGTAGCAGTAACGCATGGATTCGAGTTCAGCCCCACCTGGGATAACAATAACCGCAGCATCATTATATTTTATTATATCTTCAAAGTCGGAAAACGTAAAATCATTAGGATTTATCTTGGCAACTTTATCATGCCTTAAGAAATCACTGTCAACTAATACATGTCTAGACAATTTTCCAATCATTTTGTCTTTCAATGCTTGGTCAATGTGTTCATCCCATGTATTGATTCCGTATTTTCTCGCCTCAAACAATACTTCTAACAAATGTGTACTAACGGGTTGAGGAATATTTTTATGCACGTTAATATATTTGAATTCGTTGTCTTCGAACACTACCATAGGTATGTGTTTTTCTACATTTTCTTCTATTTCTTTAACGGCAGACATATATGTCTGTAAATCTTCATCAAAAGTAAATCCTCTATTGATAAGAGTTTGATTCAGCCAACTAATGAGGTCTTCGTATAGGCCAAATTTCCAAGATCTAGTTTCCGGGTCCCATAATATAGTTTTTCTACCTGGGAGATTTTTCTTCGAAAACAGGTCTGCCTTCTTGGCTTTGATTGAAAGAACAAGTTCTTCGTCGTAGGGGAACGACAAGGCGATTTGTTTAACTCCGTTGGCCTCTGTTACTAGTTTTGCTGTTTTATTTTTACTAAACATTTTTCTAGCTAGTCTATATCTAGGATTTTCTAGGTATTTGAGTATGTCAACAGCAATATACGCCGACACTTCCAAGCATCTGCTTCTCAATATACGTTCAGCTATGGTTGCCTGCTTTTCACTTAGACCGTTGAGATTCTCTATTTGTGATACAAAACTAGTTAGTAACCCAAGTTCATTAGGACTAAGAAATTTAGGAGGATATTGAGTATGAAAGATGGCGTGATGCCCAACTAGTTTGCTAAGAATGTCTTCTATATACATTATAGTGATGCGTCGTCTAGTCCCGCAGCCCGTAGTTTAATAATATTTGAAAGTTGCCATTGTTTAATGTCAAGGCCTTTGACAATACCTAACCATTGATTGCGCAAAAGCGCAAACTCGTTGATAATCTTTTCCATATCAACAACATCTGCTTCACCGTCGACATATTTTTCAACATCGCGTGAACTAAGAGAACGTTGATAGTTTTCGAGATATTTTTTAAAGGTCTTAGAACGTACACGCCGTAGTTCGATGTTAAGATATTCTAACACAGCTTCAATTTCTTGAAGCTGGTTAAAACGATGTTCAACTATTCCGGGCAATGACGCACTGGCTTTTTCGATAACACCATAAATCTTAATCTCAGACCTAGCATCGGTTAACTCTTTGTAGAAGTAATCGATACAAGCGGGTAAATGTGATATGTCCTGGCTAACCTTGGCATACCATTGCGACATTAATAGTCCTCGTCGTCGATATAGTGTTCTTCGTCGTCACTGATGTCTTCATAACCTTCATCTGCTAATGCTTGTTTAATAGCATCGTCTAAATGACTGTCATAACCAACAAGTCCTTCAAGAATACTAGTTTCAACATCTTTACCTAGAAGGTAATCTACGTATTGAGTTGCAGCCATATCCTTATTTTTGTCAGAGATATATTCTTTGAATGTATCCCATATTTCCATAATCAATGCTTCATCCATTTTGTGTTTCCTCACTATCTTCTGTTACTACTAGAACTTCAGGTTTTTCTCCGTTCTTGGAAATGTCAGCCATCATGATTGTTAAACCATCTTTTTCATTCTTTTCCCAAGCCTTGCGGAACTGCTTAATAATCTCGCCATCGGATGTTGTGTAAACAAGGCTATTACCTTCTTTAGTTAGCATACCTTTAGCTTCAAACAAATCAACCAATCCGCTGTGCGGGCTCATACCTGTTGTATATGGAATCTCAACTTGTACACTTTCAAATGGCTTAGCATAACGAGTTTTCATAATCTTACAAGCACTACGAATACCGTTTACAGTTGATGTTTTATTGCCATCTGCGTCTGTTTTAAGTTTTAACTTACGCATAGCAACTACAATAGAGCTAGCATAAATGAATCCTTGTCCACCGCTAATCTTATCATCTGGATCAAACATATCTTGACTTGCGTATGTGTGATTTGTACAAACCATACCTACGTTCCACGAACCAAACATGTTTACACAGTTACGAACAAGTGATGTAAGTGCTTTAGGCTTACGGCCCATGTCACCTTTCATTTCACCTGCTTCAAACTGATTAACGTCAGTTGGAGTCAACAACATACCCAAGCTGTCGATTACAAATAACACCTTAGGACGCGATTCCTCTGGCATAACTTTGTATTCTTTCATAAACTCGGAAATAGTTTTAGCTACATCGTCGATCATAGCCATGTTAAGTTTTAGAAGCTTTTCATCACTTGTATCAACACCGAGATCTTCAAGCCATTTCTGATCAAGAGCATTTTCGCTGTCGACAAGAATAACATAAATGCCCTGTTCTTGTGCGGCTTTGATAATGTTACCTGAACAGATATAACTCTTACCTGCACCAGATTCGCCAGCAAAAACTGTTACTTTTCCCAAAGGGACTCCTTTGAAGAAGTCCCCTGAGATAAGATAGTTAAGGGCATAGTTACCGGTTGAAATCCAATCGGTTGGGTCATTAAACCCTATTCCCAAGCCATCAATAGATTTAGTGATAGACTTGCGGAACTTCGAAATATCGAAGGCCTTTGCCATAGTCTATCCCCTTATTCCGATTGTTGCTTACGTGTACGAATCATGTTCAAGATATCTTGAGCACGACTGCCTGCGTCACCTGTTGATGCCGCTGGTGTCGGTGTTGATGCTGGAGTACTTGCCGGTTCGTCATCTTGCTCATCAGGTTCTACTGGTGTGCTTGCTACTGGTGTAGATGCTGGTGTGCTTGCTACTGGCGTTGCGTTACCTTGTGCCTTATAGCCGTTTGGCTTAAAGTATTGACCCCAACGTTCCATGTCAAACGCATCACCGTTAACGCTTGCTTCAAACATTTCCATCATAACCTTGAGTTCAACTTCACCTGGTTTCTTAGGCAAAAAGTCTTTCAGGTTAAACAAGTCATGTTGCTTAATAGCAGCCAACTCATTTTCATCTAAAGCACGTTCACGACGAGCCCAGTTTGAAGTAGAGTAGTCAGCATAACCACCTTTTGTTGTTTTTGTGATTTTAAAGTCAGTACCACGAACGTAGTCTGTTGGAAGCTCAGCAAAGTCTGGATCCAACAATGCTGCCTTGATGATGTTGAAAATCTGGCTGCTCATGATAAAGCGGCGGATTGGATTTTCTGGTTGCTTATCTTCTTTTAGATCTGTACTAACTACAAATCCTTGGAATAGATAGCTTTTCTTTTTCCAATATCTACGACCCAACTCTTCCATGCTCTTATCTTTAAACCAAGGACGTACCTCAGTTAAGATTGGACATGATTCACCCCACATCTCCATACAAGGAACTTGTACTTCGACTTTCTTAGAAGCTGTATCACCTTTCACACCGGCGAAAGGTAACTTGATCATGTTACGTTCGATCCAGAAGAATGTGTTGTTTGGGTCCGCATCTGGGAGGAATCTAATCGTTGCGTTAGCGCCTTCTTGAATGTTCCAGTGTGGAAATATTGCGTTGTCTCCACCACCCGAGCCTTGGTTTTGTTGTGAAGATGCTTGTAGTTTTGCTCTGATTTCTGCTAAAGTTGCCATAATGTTTTTTCCTTAATGTTGTATTTTATGTGCCATTCCTTTAAAGCCCACTGACTAAAAAGAAAAAGTGCATATAGTTAACTATACGCACTTTTATTTATACTTACAACCTAAAAGGGGGTTATAATATGGTTTATTTTGCCAATCCTGAAAGACGTAAAATGGCTTCAAAATGCTCATCTTCGGCCATGCCTACGTTCTGTCCTTTGCGTAGTGCAGAAGCCATCTTTGGTTCGTTTGATCTATTAAGAACACTTTCGCCACTTTCCATTTCTTTCTTGCGTTCGTGGCTCTTACGAGTTACACGCTCAAGTCTGGTTTCACCATCTTTAAGACTCATGAGTTCTTTTACCAAATGGCCGTATTGATCGCCGAACTCCTTTTCGGCCATAATACCTAGTTCGGTAACACCCTTACGCCATGGTCCGTTGAATCCTTGCTCTTTCCAATCTTTATTATAGAAAGCACCTAACCATTGTGCTAGGTCTTGCATTGATGGTTGTTCTTGCCCGCCGTCTTCTTGGCCGTGAACTTCATCTTCATTTTCTTCCTCTTCTTGTACTGCAGGCTGAGGAACTAGTTGTTGTTGGGGAGCAGGTGCAGGTTGAGCCGGTTGTTCTTGTTGTGAACTTTGTGCTATTTCAGCAGCAGCTTCTGGATCAACTTTTTCCAACCATGCTAGAATGGCGTGTTGTGGATTACCTGTTCCGTTAGTTTGTTTAGCAAGTTCTTCAAGTTCGTTTTGAAGATCCTCATCTTGAATTCCGATACCATTCAATGCTTCGACTGTGCTTGTAGCATCAACGCCTACTTGCGCAATTTGTCCGCTGCCTAGTAGTTCAACAAGCTCGCCCAATGTATCCGGTTCTAAACTTCCTTCAGCAACAGATTCTGTCCACTTACGGAAAATATCGAACTCGTTTTCTTTTACAGATTCGTCATCACATGAACACGGATCTTCTTTACACACCTTGCAGGTAGTACCTTCTTTAACATATTCTTCTAGATCAACAGTTCCGGCTTCTTGCATGATGCTGTGTATTAATGGAAAATATTGAGCTAGGTCTTCTTTAAAACTACTAACTGTGAACGCAGATTTATAGTTTTCCATGGTAGCTTGGTCCATTTCTACAGTGCCTTGCATTGTTGAAACAGGATCGAAACTTTCTGCCCATGCTTCGTAGCCGCGCTGGCCGTGTAGAGAATGTAACTGGTGTCTTAGGTTTTCTAACTTAGAAGTTGTCTTGCTAGCAATCTCATTTACCTCTGAGTTCATGCCATCGTGTCTACCCATGTGGCGATGGAACGCACTTAGTTGAGCAATCTTACTGCTCATATCAATAATGGCGTTGCCTTTTTCATCATACGGTCGGCCACCGTTGGCTACATGGCGTTGCATTGCCTTGGCACCTGCAATATGAATGAATGGATACTTAAATCTTTCACCTTCTTCGTTTTCTACAAAGATAGCAGCAATATTTGCACTACGGCTACGAGCTCCAAAACTTTCGTCTTCGATTCCCTTTTTGTGTTTAACGACTAGTTTAGTTCTTTCTAGTACTCTATGACTGGTCATTTTTCCGCCTGTAAATTTTGCTGATTCGTTCATTCCGTTTTCCTTGTTGCCTTTGCCGGCCAAGTATTGAAAATCATCTTTGTTAAGGTTTGATTTAGTGATATCCCTGGTATCAAATCTTAACAATCTACGCATAGCAAAACTACGCATCTCACGTAAAAAGTCGTACCAATAATCTCTACCAACTGGATCAACATCTTCTAAAATGCTTTTACCATAAAACATTTTAAGTGTTCCTAGCTCGTTGATGCTAATACTAACTCTTCCTAGATCTTTACCTTCAACAGTAAAATCAAAATCGTAGAATCTAGCTTGTCTAGGATCCATGGTAACTTCGCCTTGTTCGTCTCCCATTTGGAGATTTTCAAAGCGACTGCGTATTTTGTCGAATAAATCTTGACTGATTATTTCAATAGTTTTCATAGCTATATTTATTAAAAATTGCTGACGTAGATAGGCATGGGCATTTCGTAGTCATCCATTTTGGCGTCTTCTATCATCTTGTTGTAGATAACAGGATCCCAATCACCTAACATAACGATCATACGTACTGCTAATAATAGAGCAGAAACTAGGTCGTCGTATTGTTGATCTTTGGCCTTAAATGTAATACCTGCCGCTACAAACGTCTTAAGTTCAGAGATCAAGCTCTTACTATTAATCTTCATTTTGCGCTGCTCTATGAGCTGTTTAGCTTTAGCACAGGCGGATATTTTACTGTTGTGTGTAGTATTAAAGCCTCTGCGGAAACGGCGCACATGTCCTTTCTTCATAGGCTCACTTAAAAACATTCCCGGGATACTTTCTTCTCCCATTTCGTTAATGGCAACTAGAGCTGCTTCTCCCACGGTATTATTTTCTACACTAAAATATATAGTAGAGTTTCTGCCGCCTTCTAGACATTTGTTATCTATGTACTTACATATCTCTCTAAGCACCTTAACCTGCTGTTGAATAGGTGTGAGATTATGTTGCCACTCTCCGACCTGTTCTAGGCTAGGTAGTTCAAATATTTCTATACCTGCGTAGTTACCACCGGTGCCTAGGCTAGGATCGTGTGCTACTACATAAGTAGAGGCAGGATTAATATCTTTGTACCAACGTACCTGACCCATCTTTATCAATGGCTCTTCACCTTCTAGTTCTGCCAGGCATATACTGTTAATAAGTGTTTCATCAAATACCAAGAACTCGCAATCGTGTTCACGACGGAATCTTTCTTCACCAATACGCGATCTTTCTTCTGCTGCCCATTCGTCGTTGCGATCAGGATGTTCTCTCCAATGAGCCTTAAATGGAAAGAATCCGTTACGACCGACTTCTTGTGTATTACCGTACTCGTCAATGCGTTTGTTGGCTTCTTTCCAAATAGTAGCAAACTGATCTTCGTCGCTGTTAGGAGTTGAAGTAATAATCGCTTTACCGCCTGTAGCAAGTGTAGGTGAAATAGATGTCCAGAACTCAGTGGCTACGTTAGGCGGAACGAAGGCAAATTCGTCAGCATACAGCAATGATAGTGACAAACCACGACCAGTTGTTTCAGTGGTTGTTTGTGCGATAATACGTGAACCGTTGTCAAACTCAATACTTTGTTTGTTATAACTTGTAACACCGCAACGTATATGATCAGGGCATAGTTCGTAGGCAAAACGTATACGACTCATAATTTCTTGAGCACCTGTATATTTGTGCGCTGCGATAAGAATAGTTGCGTCTGGTACAAACATTGCGTACCACAGCAAATATCCTGCTGCTGTAGTCGTCTTACCTGTTTGACGAGGTAATAAGTTTACATTGAAACGATGTTGGTGATAACTGTCAATCAATCTACGTTGATAGTCAAATGCCTCGTACAACAATCTACCTTTTGTGGGATGCTGAATGTAGAAAAAGTTATCAAGAAAATGATGTGGACCGTTGATAGGATCCATGCATTTTTCAAGATCTAAGATATCCTGCTCAGTATATCTTTGTCTACTGTGGGCTGTCTTGACTAAGTTACCAGGGGAGTTATTTGCCATACTTTTATTTACTGAAAAAAATAGCCCCCTAAGGGGCTATTGGGTTATATTGCTTATTTTTTACCCTTGCCTTGAATGTTTAAAGCAAAGTTAGCACGTTTCTTTTCTAAAGGTGTACCACTTTTCTTTAGACTTTTTAGTTTGGCATCGCCAATCTTTTTATCTTGAGGAATACCTTCTTGCTTGTGTAGTGCGCCTTTTTTAACAGTCTTAGCAGCCTTGCTTAAACTTGTGTTTGACGAACCTTCGTCGTATTTGTTATATTTGGCTTTGATTGGTTCTAGACTTTTACCTTCACGACCAGCCTTGGCTAATGCTTGCATACCAGCCTTACCATATTTTTCGTTACCTTTAGCAGCACGACTCATAGTTTTTTCTTTTGCTTCAAACATACCATAGCTGCCGTCGCCACCGTTCATAGAACCCGGACCAGTTATAGCTTGCTCGTCTTTCATTCCGAGACCGTGCTTGGTAGAATAATGATCACAACATGCTTGATGGAAATCTTCCCAGCACTCGTTGTACTTGCCTGTTATGTGTTTGTGGAACTTAGGATAAGATGCCATGCAATCCATTACGCATCCTTGGTCTTCGTGTACTAGAGGAATGCCTAACTTATGTGCTACATCGCACACACGATCTACATCTTTCTTTTCGATTTTTGGACCAGAAGGTCTGTGGTTAAGACCTTCTTTTACTTCATTTGTTGACTTTACTTTTTTTTTTGATTCAGCAACAAAGTTACTGTATTCTTTAAACAAACTCGATTCAATCTCTTCCATTGTAGCGGTAGGCTGTGTTGTAATGCCTTTATTAACGCCGCCCGCGTTTCCATTATAAGCAAAACTATTAGCATCAAATGATGTATGTCTTGTCATGTCTGCTGGAGTGTTATCATACGATTCGTTGGCTTCGTCATCGCTTTCGCCGTCGACGCCTGGTAGTTCATCTTTGCTATCGATTTGACTTAGACGATCAGCCATGTTACGAATCTCATCAGCCATAGACGCCATTTCTGGACTTCCACCACCGATGCTGCCACCCATTTCTGGTTGTGCTATTCCGCCCATGTCGTCACCGCCTACGCCCATGCCCATGTCATCCATGCCGACCATCGGTTCAGCTGCTTCGTCATCCATGCCGGAGATTGTTTCTGGTTCGCCGACTTCGTCGCCCATTTCGTCACCGTTCATTGTGTCTAAAGCAGATCTCATAGCATCTTTAGCATTTCCCATCGCAGGTGGTTGAACCATTGCTGATTGAGGACTGTCTACTGATGGCATGTGTTCTTGGCCAACTTTATGTACGCCTGCTAGATTTAAAATATCACTTAGCATAGAACTAACTTCTGCGCCGTCTGCTGCTGTAGCATTAATACTAAAGCTAGCCGGTGGACGATTACTTGACATTCCGCCTAGTTCTGCGATTCCCATTGGCATGCATTCATTAACCTGCTTAAGGCCGCTTAATGCCCTTAGGTCGCCCATGTCTGTTAAGTCAGGTAGTTGTGCGACTTGATCAGCTTCCATGACCCTTTTTTGGCCAGCAGCTAGTGGGTTGGCAATGTTAGGATTGCCTGCGTCTAGCTCTGCTAGTCTTTGTAATACGTTGATCATTTTCATATTATTATTTCCTTGGATCTGTAGCTTGTTTCAAAAGGCTACTTGATTTCTGCTCGAAGTGTGGCATTTGTGTTTGATTGCCATCGGGGATTACTTCTCCCCTTTCTTTTCTTTGTAACTTCAGAACATCATTTAGTTCTTTAACAAAGTTTAAGTTATATTTGTCGCCGTAGTAATCATCAAAGTTAGCATTAGTTGATTCTTTGTATTCACTATCTGTTAACAATGCACCTTCTCTTTTTTCTACAGGTTTTTGGTATTCTTCACTTGGCTCATTTGGGTTACGTACAACCAATGACTCTTTATGAACATCTAAAGCACTAGCAAGATATTCTGTTAGTTCAAATTGTGTTGTTGGGTATTCTAATGTAACTTCGTAGATGTTTACATTTTGATTTCTAAGTTTAGGAAAATCTAAAGGAAAACTTTGTACTGGAGTTGTACCGGCTTTCTTAAAAGATGAAACCTTAAATTTGTCTAAAAGTGATTCTAATTTTGTTTCAACGTCTTTATCAACCGCGCCTGCGATCTTGACCTTGAAATCATATTTTTTAACACTTTCAGATAATATCTGTTTGAATGAAGTCATGCGAGTATCCTATGCTTTATTTATTTCAAATCTCTAAGTTTTGCTAGTATGCTATTGCGATCTGTGAGGATAAAACCTTCGCCTTCTACAGTTTCGTCTTTAGATCCGCTCTTCTTATCAATGGCTAGTTTTTTCAACTGTAGATCGACCATTTTTAGCTTCTTATCGATCTTGTTTGTTTTAGCAGTAATAGCAGCGTTTAGCATACCAGTAGCAACTTCAAACATACGTGCGCTATATTTGGGCTCAACCTGCATTCCTAGGTCCATGATATCGTCGTATGCTTCTTCTGCTTTTTTAGCAAGTTTATCAAGTTCAGCATCGCTGATATCACCTAGTCCTCGAACTCTAGGTAGTGCTGCTGATATTTTATCAAACTCTTCTAGCTTTTCTTCTAAACTAATAATAGGAGATTCTGGAACTGTTTCCGGTGAAGGAATGGGTTCTTCTTTGAGAGGATTAATGTCTAATATTTCTTCGAGCTTTTTTGTCATACTGGTATTTACCGGTTACATCTTCTTACCAGAGTGATAAAGATCGTGTTCGGTTATGATTCTAAACTTCATTCCATTTTGACTACAGTATGCTTTGGCAGCAGCCCATTTAACCATGTTCTTAACATACTGGGCTTGATTATAGGGGTTCTTTCCTACATGTTCTTTTAGGGTTTGATTAACGGGTTTTACTTCCCATACTTCGGCACGCTTATTCTTTTTGTTGTCAACAAACACAACTAAAAAATCAGGAACATATATTGTAGCTTTTCCTGTTAGAGGATCTCTATAAGGTATCTTAATGCTTTCACTGGCCCATTGATTAATAGCTTCGTTTTCATCACACATCTTCATTACGCTGAATTCCCAACTAGAACGAAAACGTGGTGTACCTAGGCCTATGTATTTTTCTGGATTCTTAAGTTTGTAGAATCCCTGACTAAATTTCATGCTCATGCTAATATATTTCTTTGTATTTCATCGGCAGTAGATAACATATTAGATGTTCCTAGACTACTAGTTTTAAATCTATTGTAGTTCATAACTTGCCCTACTAGTGTGCTTAATCCAACTCCGTCTAGTTGTTTAAGACTATCTAGAAGTTGAAAAGCATTTATATTGCTGGACTTTGCTTGACTTAATATAATCATAGCAACTGAATCTGCGCTTTGATGATCGAACCCATTAGTCTCAAAGAAACCAGTAACCGCAGCTATATCAGCGTCGTTAAGATATATAGGCGTTTGATAAAATGTGTTGAAGTATTGAACTGTTGCATCAGAACTAGACTTGATAGAACTTTTAGGAACGTTATTGTAGAGTGTCATAATTATTTTCCAGTAACTGATGTTCGTGATGCTTGAATAGTATTATTAAGCGTTGGAGTTAGTATTTGTAGGCCACCACCAGTCGGTGATTGACCGGATCTAATATTTTGAGCAGCGCCAGTGATAGCACTGACTCCAAGACCTAAAACTTCATTAATGCTAGCCTTGCTATTTAGATTACTAACATTCTTTGCTAGGTTTGCTGTTTGAATAGCTACCTTGGCATAATCCCATGGACTTGATGCCGATGCTAGACTTCCGCCTTCGCCGAATATACCTGTAGCTCCTGCTACCACACCACCAGCACCAAATAAGTTAGCAGCACCGCCTCCAGCAATACTTAGTGGACTAGGTGTCTTATCATAGTGATTCTTGTTAAACGCAGGTTCCATGGTTCCTGCATGACCTTTGCCGTACAGTACAGTTTCATAGACTACTGTCATTCTACTATCAAGAAGTTTATTAGCCTGTGTTTGGTCAACTTCACCGTGGCGCCACTCTTTTATAATAGGATTAACAAGTGTAAAACTTAGATACCTTTGTTTGTTTAACAGGTATATTGTTATGTTATCAAAGAATGGTTCGTTTGCTTCCGGATCAAAACCATATCTATTAGGCATAGTATCGTATTTTGTATTACCCCATTCAGCAGGTTTTACTGAATATTGACTTGCACCTTTAGATGGCTTGCTATAAGTTCCATCGGCATTGGTATATCTAAAATAGTTGAACCACAAATCATTTGTAGAGTTTGCCATATCATCATGTAATGTGATAGATATTGGTTGGTATTCTAGTTTAGTTTGTACCTGTGTTTTTCTGTTATACTGATTAAGAGTTTCAGTAGTAACGGTATATTTAGGAAGGTCTGCGGATTTAACTAACTGACCTATTACGTTATTTGTAACATATCTAGTATACCACGACGGGTCTAAATATTTTGTAATGGCAGGATTTATTTTAAAAGAAACATAATATATCCAAGTTGTTTTAGGGGCTAAATCGTATAGATTATCTTGTCTATATAATCTGCTTGCGTGTTGTTGATCACGCATCCACCCTTCGGACAGTACGCTTGAAAGAAACGAAGTTAAATCACTCATGATAATATTTATGTGATAAAAAAAGGCCCCGAAGGGCCTTTTATTTTGGGTATATTAGTTACTAGCTAAAACACCACCGAATGCTCTACCAACATCTGTGCCAATGCCGCCAGGTGTGTTAGTTTGTAATGCGTTATCAAACTTGATATCCATTGTAATATCCATTGGATCGCTGACTTTGTAATCGCCTTGTTGATATGCTACTTTTTGGATGTAGCAACCATACAGTTCAAAAGTTTCTAGAACGTTAGCGGCTTGTGCGCCATTACCGCCGTCTAGGATATCGATGTTCATTTGGAACTTATAATCGCTACCGCTAGCGGCACTAGATTGTTCCATGAAGTCGAACTGTTTCTGAACTTGTTGGCCAACTAACTTAGTAACTTCGTTGTTGATATCGTCCCTTAGAACGACTTGTACAGCTTCCCATGTATACTTTCCAGCATAGTTAATTTTGCTGTTATATACGTTAAGCTCTACGTTTTCCCACGAAACACTAGGACGGCCTGCGCTAACAACTTGCTTAGTCATCTGATATGTTGCGTTGTCAGCACCAAAGTTAATGAAGCTTACCCTGAAACGATATTTCAGTTTAGGCATTAAAAGGCCTTGGCCTTTAGTGCCGTCTGCTCCTGGTACTGTATAATTTAATAAACTTGATATTGCCATCAAAATGCTCCTTGTTCTTTTATTTAAGCGTTTTTCGATCCAGGGAATCCAGCGCCTAGATTACCGGAAGCAATAGCACCCGTATTCAATAGTCTCATCGGAATGTAGATGAACTCAACTGCTTTAACTGGTTCAATAGCAACATCCATCCATAGCTCAGATCTATCAATCCTTGCTGGTGTGTTATTGCTTGTATCGCAAACTACAATGTAGTCATAGATTGCACGTTGTCCTACTAGTTCGATAAACAAACTATCAGCTGCGTTCTTAATAGCTTGACGTGTGCTGGCATCATTTGGTTCAAACAAGTATGGTTGAGCCAAGATGCTTAGTTGACGTCTTAGATAAGCTACTAAACGAGCCACGTTAATTCTATCCAATGCGCTGGCTGCATGTGATCTTGTATAGTTACCGTAGTTAACAATACCAACACCGTTTAGCGTAGCTAATGGATTAATCTTACCATTCTTTGCCATTACATCACGTGTGCTTTGTGGCAATGCTGCCTTGATAAAATCACCAGCTACGTCAACATATCCAACGGCTGTTGCGTTGTTGATTGCGCCTCTGTTAACTCCACTAGGAGCAAACCATTGATAGCTCTTTTGATCGCTTTCAATAATAGTGCGTAGCATCATGTGGCTTGGTGGAACAACGATATAGTTTCCTGTGTTATCATTTGTATAACCACTTGGATAGAACATACCCATGTAATCATCGTATGATACTGAACCTTCTTCAGTGTTATCAACTGCGTTAGCTGTATTGTTACCCCAGTTAGACAATGATGTTGCATCGCTAGCTAGACGGAATGGAGTATCGCCAACTACGAATGCTGTATAACCTCTATCAGCATTAAGACCTATCATATTTTGAATAGTCTCTGGATAGCCTGGACATGTGATTAGGTTGTATACAACTGTATCTGTATCGCGGATAGTTGCATTTGTATCGATTAACGACTTTAGACTTGCTACAACAAAACCGCGTTGCGCATGACGTCCAAATGAACCACGACCTAGATGATCGTTAGGGCTTACAGTTACCCAACGATTTGTTGCGTAAGGCATAGTATCATTAGATCCATCAGTTGGATCATTTTGATAACGAATATTCTTACCGTTGTTAGCATAGATATCAATATAACCTACTTCGTATTTCTTAACGTTAAATCCGCTACGACGTAGGTTCCATAGACGTGTGCCTTCTGGGTATAGTGCAGGATCAGGTGCGTCTGGATCTAGATAGTTACTAGCTAGTAATGCTTTGATAGTGCTTGGTTCCATTGCTTGGCCAGTTGTTGCCCAACGTGCGTCAGCAAATACCCATCCATTAGGAGTAACATGATCAGTAGGATCTTGTAGTACCCAAGTTAAGGAGTTTCCGTTGTAAACATAGATAGTTTGTCCGTATGTATGAGTAGCACTAGAATCAATCCAAATATCTCCATCAACTAAAGGAGTACCATCACTTTGTGTAGTAGGTTGAGTAGCTGATACGATTGGTCCGTTAGGATCACTGTTAGGGAACGCAGCGTCAACACCTTGGAATCCGCCGCCAGCGTAGTGGTAACCAACCCATGTTGTACCGTTGTGATATAAAATATCAACTTCTTCTAGATTGCTACCGTACCATAGCTGTCCGTTAGCTGGATCAGTAACTGGTTCTGTAGTAGATGCTTCGAACACCAGCGGTGCCCAGTTACTTGCTTTGAATGTATAGCTGTCATAAGCGCCGGCAGCATATAGATTAGCTGTAGGAGTATTTCCAGTTGCTGTAAATCCTAAAGTGTTTAGAATAGCAACCGCTCCGTTATCAGTTAAGTGGAAGTCGCCTCCAGTAGCATGGTTAATCGAAATATAACCGCTGCTGCTAATACTTGCACTAACTTCTTGGAATCCTGCTGCGCTGATTTGAGTAACAATACTAGAACCACTAACTGTTACGCTTGTTGTTCCGGTAGTTGGAGGAATACTAGCAACGGTGATTGTTGCTGTATTTTGATATCCGGCTACTCCTGGAATAGTTTCTTCAATAGCAAAGCTATAAACTGTAGTAACTGTGCTTGCGCCTCTGTGAATAGTAAAAGAACTAACACTTGCGCCGCCAGTGATTGTTGTAGGCTTGACTGCTGATCTACGTAGTATTTTAAATTCTGCTAGTTGTGGCTTGCCGGCAGATCCGGTTCCGCCATCATAGTTGCTTTCAACAAATAATGTGCCAACAGCAATATTTGCTCCGCCACCTACTGCATCAAGTGCGTAGATTGCTTTATCTGATCCGCTGTATATAGGAGCAGATTTTGTACTCCAACTACCTGTAACGCTGTTGTATAGTTTGATAACCCAGTTTGCACCAATGCTAGCAGAAGTAGTTTTGATGTAAACGCTACCGCTTGGTACACCTAGGCTAGCATATTTAGGAACTTGTGTATGTGGTGCTAGTGTTAGTGCTGTAGGTACATATGTACCTGCTGTTAAACCTAGGGCAGTAATAGTTCCAGCAGTACCGGAAATAACAATAGTTCCTGCACCACTGTTTGCTGTAGCATCTGCGTATAGCTCTAAAAGACCGTCGCTGTTAACTTTTGCGCCAACGCCGTGTTGTGGCATTAATGTGTTAATAGTTGTAGCAACAGAGTTAGTTGATGTCGAACCAATAGTAACTGTTGTGCCGTTAATAGTAAATGTTGAACCACCTGTTAGGCCAACAATACCTGTGCTAGTTACTAGTGGGTAGCTAGTTTGCCATGAAGTAGATTTAAATGTGTATCCGGAAATACTTGTACCGAACAACGATTCAGCATTAGATCCAACAACAACCCAATTATTGCCTGCGTTTTTGTACCATACTTGGCATTCGTTCATACTTGTAGCAACTACAGCATAAGCACCGATTGTACCAAAGCTAGCACTAGGAGTCATGCCGTCGACTGTATCAGTAGCAGAGTTGCTATCGTCGATAACTAGAGGAGTTTGTAATGTGAATACCTTGTTTACTGCATCCCACTCGTAGATGCCAAACTGTGTATTACTTGTATCTACCCAGTATGTTCCGTTGACAGGAAGTCCTGTAGGAACACTAGCACTGGCGGTTAGTTGACTTAGGTCAATGTTTGCTCTAACTACAAACGCTTGGCTATTAACACCTAAAGAACTATAAGCTGCTTGTAGACCGTATTCGTTTTGTTCGCCGCCATTAATGCTATTGCCTTGACTATCAGTTGGGAACAACGGAGTTCCGAACGTATTTGCTAGATCTAGCTGGCTGCTGATTGTATATACTTTTCCAGCATTTGCTGGGATAGTTCCTTGAGCAATAACTCCGGAACTGTTTATTTTATTTGCTGCCGATGCTACAAATATCATCGGAACTGTACCAGGTGCTGCTGGAGTATAAAAACTCTCGTCTATTACGCTTACATTAACGCCTGGTGATTGTAGTGTTGTTGCCATTGTCGAATCTCCTAAATTGGATCACTTTGTATTATTTAGTGATTCCTGAGATTTTTTACCGGTTAAATACTGGTACAAAAGGGCAGGTAAAGGGCGCGAATGTCTAGATTATTGTGTAAAAAATGCGGAAGTAGACCTAGAGCAGTCAACTATCACAAAGAAGGAAGGACTTACTACAGAAGTCAATGCGATCACTGTGCTAGGGGTAACAGTGACGGAGTACCTCGTTGGGCCAAGGCAGGCTATAAACTAAAACTCAAATGCGACAAATGTGGATTTGCCAGCAGGTATGCAAAGCAGTTTAATGTATTTCACCTAGACGGAGATTTAGATAACTGTCGACATACTAATCTCAAAACAGTTTGTGCTAACTGTCAGAGGCTTCTACACGACGAAGGCCTCAAGTGGCGTCAAGGCGATTTGACACCAGATTTTTAATTTGATCAAATAGGTCGTCAACACTAGAATCGTTGGAAACAGTGTGATCAATATTACCACCTACCCATGCTGTTTCGCTTGCGTGAATACCTAGTTTTTTAAGTTTTTCTAAACTTATTGACCATGTAGAGTTTCCGGCAGGTCCTCGATTTACACTAACCGCTGAATCATACCAATCAGGGTCAGGTCCTCTTTTAATGCGTATAACTAGTCCACCTGCGTTGTGTATGGCTTTTATTTCATTGGGGAAACGTACATCTGAGATAACAATGTTATCTTCTGTTTTACGCATTTTGTTTTCTAAACTTGCGATCCAAATGTCGTCATGAAAAGCTGCGCGACATACTTCGGTACCCCATTGTTGTAATACCCATCGAGGAGTAAGATTAGGCATAGCTAGTCGTCCTGACCACCAAGGATCTACCTGTTCTCGCCATTTACGGGCTTCTGCTGTTCGGCCTTCTAACATAATCCTGTCCCAACCGAACACTTGGCTAACAGCATCTTTTAATGTATTAGCAAAACTGTCTCTTCTAAATCCGTGATAGTTAACCAAATAGTCGGCGGCTGTATCTTTGCCAGAGCCTATAAAACCTACAAAACCTATAATCATAGCATCCCCTGCGATACTATAATTTATTACAACTAGATGTAAATGTCAACCCCTTGTGAACCACATTGGCTGTTGATTATCTTCGTTATTTTTAAGTGCTTCTTCAAGTTTTTCAATGGCAGCAAGCCCTTCAGATTTGAGGGCAGCACCGTTTAGTTGTGTACCGCCTTGTGGGCTAGCAATGGTAGCAAACTTTTCGCGGGCTTCACCTAGCATGATCTTAGCATTAGCGAGTGCGTAGTCTTTTAACCAAATACCGGAATATGGATCCGAGAATAACTGGAAATCTGGGCGACGATTATACATCCATAGCAACACACTTTCTTGTCCCCTAGGGCGTTGTGTTATGCGAAGTTTTTTAGTTACTGGGTTAAAATCAAATAGAATGTAACTACCAAATAGTTTACCAACTTCCTTTTGATAGCTAGCAAACATATAGTAGGTTGCTAGTCCGCCCATGTTACTTGTGCTTAACAAGTAGGTGTTAGAATATGCCAGGTTAAAAGGTTCAAATAAACTGCCGCCATCTCCGCCACCTGTTCTACTACCAATACTACGACGGAATATTTCTCTAACCCCAGTTACTTCGCTGGGTAAAATATATTCATTTTGATCTATTTCTAGGGTAAGAAATCCAAAACTTTCCTCTACGGCATTGCTGCTGCGCTGGCGATATTTTGCCAACGCTCTATCAATAGCAATATTATAATGTTTAGGATCTAACTCAACATCGACCATTCCGTCTGCCAAAAAGGTACGGATATATTCGACAACATCTTGCCGTGCTACTTCTAGTTGTTTTAGATAATCTTCGTATTCTCTGGTGTTTTTATTTGAATCGGACATACCATTATTTACCTATAAATATACTACTATGCCCCGTCTATCACTTTACAAACCAGAAAAAGGTCCGGACTTTAGATTCCTAGACCGCACAATCAACGAACAATTTCAAGTTGGCGGAACCGATATTTTTGTTCACAAATATCTGGGACCTGTTAATCCTCAAGAAGGAGAAAGCACAGCAGCAGTGCCTAATAACGCAAACTATATATCAGAACTAGGTATACAAGATTTGTTGTTTATGGAAAATAGAGATAGGCACTACGATCCGGATGTTTATCATCTGCGCGGAATATATTCAATGACAGATATAGATTTTAATCTAAGTCAGTTTGGATTGTTTTTACAGAATGATAATATTATGATTACGTTTCACTTACGCACTACATTTGATGCGCTAGGACGTAAGATAATGTCAGGCGATGTATTAGAGTTACCGCATTTAAAAGACGAATATGCGCTAGATGATAGTATGGTAGCTCTTAAGAGATTTTACGTTGTTACAGACGTTACTCGTGCTGCTACAGGGTTTAGTCAAACTTGGTATCCGCATTTGTTAAGAGCAAAATGCCAGCCTTTAGTCGATAGTCAGGAGTTTAAAGAAATCCTCGATTCTCCTAGCGGTGATGGTAATAAAACTCTTCGTGATGTATTGAGTACATACAATAAAAATTTAGAAATCAACGAAGCTATTATACAACAGGCAGAGCTTGATGTTCCGAGAAGCGGATATGATACATCAGCTTACTATGTGGTACCGTTGGTTGAATCTGGATTATCAGCTGCTAGTGATACAACCAGTGATATAAATGTTAGTTCCGATGGCAATGTTGTTGACGCTAGCTTTGTATTAAGTTCTAGCTCCGAAGCATCACATACACAATATGCGGGTTATCTCACAGACGGTGCGTTACCGCCGAACGGTGCTCCTATTACATCGGGCATTACTTTCCCAAGTAATCCAGTTCTAGGACAGTATTGTCTAAGAATAGATTATGTACCAAATACTATGTTTAGATGGGACGGTAGTCATTGGGTATTTGTAGAGAAAAGTATAAGAATGACGCTGGATAACTTCGGCGCCAAGGATGTAGCACCAGGTACTGCAAACGCAGGAAAAGCTACCAATCAAACAGAAAAAGGCAGTTTTATTAATAACAATAATACTGCTACCATTGGCGGTGTTGTAATACAAGAAAAACAAGCACTAAGCAAAGCATTAAGACCGAAAGCAGATAACCTATGAGTGATTTCTTTTATGACGGACAGGTAAGACGTTTTCTTACACAGTTTATTCGTGTAATGAGTAACTTTAGCTACAAGGATGCTAAAGGCAATCTCACACAGGTACCTGTAAGATATGGAGACATGACTAGGCAAGTAGCGCAGATTGTTAGTAAGAACAGCGAGAACGTAGTTCAAAGTGCACCTTTTATTAGCTGCTATATTAAAGACATACAGTTTGATAGAGAACGAGTCCAAGATCCTACATTCATTGATTCTATACAAATCAGGGAAAGGGCTACTACACCGGACGGCACTGAATATTATAATGCGCAAGGAAAGAACTATACCGTAGAGCGTATTATGCCTAGTCCATATAAGGTTACATTTAATGCCGACCTATGGACAACAAACACTGAGCAAAAACTACAACTATGGGAGCAGATAGTTGTACTGTTTAATCCTGCTTTAGAAATACAAAGTTCAGACAACTATCTAGATTGGACAAGTTTAAGTTATCTAGAAATATCTAGCATGACCTTTGAAAGTCGCAGTATACCACAAGGATTAGAAAGTGACATCAGCGTTTGTAGTCTAAGTTTTACTAGTCCTATTTGGATCACACCTCCTGCTAAAGTAAAACAGATGGGTATTATTACTAAGATTATTGCTAACATATACGCAGAACCAACAGGATCACTAGCAGAGGCACCTTACTCAACTTATGGTGGATTGATAGATTTGTTTGACGGACAAACCCCAACTGCTCGCACTACAGTTACTCCCGGAAACTTTGATTTACTAGTGTTAGATAATACTGCTACACTATTGCCTATTAAAGATCCAGCAATATATGATGGACTAACAAGTCCTTCGTCTGTACACAGTATACAATGGCAAACATTACTAGATATCTATCCCGGCGAATTTAAAGCAGGACTAAGTCAAATCAGATTAACTACTCCTAGTGGCGGACAGATTGTAGCGTTTGTTTCATTAAATCCATTAAATGATTTTGCGTTAAATTTAAACTTTGACGTAGACACTATTCCGTCTAATACTGTTATTGCTGGTAGAGGAACTATAGATGCCATTATAAATCCAATAACATTTAACCCCGGAGTCCTCAAAGCAAATACTAGATATTTGATACTAGAAGATATTCCGCCAGAGGCACACGCTTGGCGCAATGCTGATTCAACACAGTTTACAGCAAACGCAAACGATATTATACAGACTAATGGAACTAACTGGTCTGTTATTTTCAATTCTGCACAAACTACAGAAGCTACCTATATAACTAATACATATACAGGCATACAATACAAATGGGACGGTGAGCAATGGACCAAATCCTTTGAAGGAGTGTATGACAGAGGTGCCTGGAGTTTGGTATTATAAATGCAGATAGTTTGTAGTGGCGGTTTATTTCTAACAAAAGATACAAAAAGATTTTTATTCCTGTTAAGAACTCAAGGTAAAACAGCAGGAACCTGGGGTCTTGTTGGCGGGAAAAAAGAACCCGAAGATCATACGCCGTATGACGCACTAAAAAGAGAAATAGAAGAAGAAGTAGGTAAGACGCCTGCTATAAAAAAAGTAGTTCCCTTGGAACTATTCACTAGCAACGATCAACAGTTTCAATACAATACCTATATTTTGATAGTCGAAAAAGAGTTTATCCCGACGCTCAATGAAGAGCATTCGGGATATGCATGGTGCGATTTAAACGCATGGCCTAGACCATTGCACCAGGGCGTGAAAACTAGCCTAAATAACCGATCTATAAAAACTAAGATCGAGTTATTATTAGACTTAATTTAAGCACCGAGAATAGTAGCAATACGAGCAGCTAGATCTGCGTCAGTCCATGTTCCGCGAACTGCTACATAAGCTTCGCCTTCCCATGCTACCAAGGTACGTTGAATATTACGTTCTTTGTCTAGCAAAACAGTAACTTCAACTGATTGAGGACGACCTGGTCCGAAGAATCCGCCTGGTTGAGCTGGATCATAGTCCCAACCAAAGTTTTCTCTAACTTCTAGTACGGTAACTTGATTTGAAGTTACAGCAGCAACCGCTGGCGATACTTCTACTGGTGTGTTTAATGTAATTTGTGTCATATTTGACTCCTTTATGCTAGTATTTATTGTTTTCCCCATTTGACCTTATGCCAAATGCGTTCGTGTCCCCAAAATAAGAATATTTTGGTAAAGATTTCAACTCCGCTAATCGCTAGAGCAAGTTTTGCCTGACCTGTGATAATAAAACTTAATATAAAAGTATCAACAGTACCTAGTGTTCTCCAGCTCACAGCCTTAGCAATGCTGCGTAAATGACTTTCGCTTGCAGGTTTAGTTAAACTTGCTGCTACACTTTTAACCCATGTATCGCTCCAATCAGTGATCCTAAAATCATATTTTGTAGGAGCAACAAATGCCTTGTTAGTATCTTCAAATCTACCTTCCTTGATAGTATCTAACCATATAACAACATCGGCGTTGAATATAGACCTTAGTTCATCTGTAGGGCATACAAAATCGCAGATAGCATAATCAGCAGTAGCATCATTGGCCATTTTACTCATACGCTCTACTTGTCTTTTTCGACCTTCTGGACTAAAATCCCAATCGTTAAACTGTTCACGTACACTGTCTGCGTTAAACCAACTAACAGTATGTGTTAGCATTAGTTTTTTAACAAGTTCTTGCGTAAATGTAGTCTTGCCTGCGCCTGGAAGTCCCATTACTAATATCTTTTTGGTCATTTGAGTCCCATCGATTTTCTAATTTCTGTTGCCGAGATTGCATGTGTGTCTTCGTCAAAAACTTCGTTTTCAATTTTATAACCAACATTACGGCCATAAGTGATATTTGTAATGTTAGGTACAAATAAAATGCAGTACTGTCCTTCGTAAGTTTCCTTTAAATCTGCATGAATAAAGTTTTCTACTTCTTCTTTTTTAAAAGGATTGCTATCATTCCATCCTTCACAATCACGAATCATAATACATACTTGGCCAGTTTTAGAAATAGCACGGTCAAATAACTTTCTATGTCCAGCATGCCATGGTTGCCAGCGACCTAACATCTGTACAGTCTCTTTCTTCCAATCAAATTTTTTAGTCATTTTAGCCCTTTGATAACTTATCTATTAAACTTTGCCATTCAGGCATACGAGTATTCCATGAATAAAATCCATTGTAGTATTCATTTTGTCTTTTTAACAGCTCTTGTGTACTGTTTGTCCAATATTCGTTGAGTGTGTTGTTAAGAGCATACGCAAACCGTTCGGCTAGAACGTCTCTATTAGGACCATAGGGTACATAATCTGCCCAACCAGCACATGTCTCTGGTAGTGCACCGTAACCGGTAGTAAGCATCTTACAACCCGCCGTTAACGCTTCTATAGCAGCTATACAGCTTGTTTCTTCGAAGGTGTTAGGATAGGCCATTATATGTGCCTTTTTAACTGTTTCACGGACTACATCGTTGGGCTGATATCCATGATAGTTTACTCCAGGAGTTTTCCTACATTCTTCCCACAACCAATCAAACTGGCCTTCCGTTTGTTTTTCAAAAGCAGGGCCATATATTTTTGTACTTGAAAATACATCAAGTTCGATGTCGGGTCTATTTAATATTCTAATAGCCTTGATTAAAATATCAAGACCTCTCCACGGAGTTGAAGAGTACACTAGTTTAAACTTTCCCCGTTCTCTAGGTATCCACTGGCATGGTTGAGTAGCATTTCGTATAACTATGCTTTTATATGCAGGAACATTAAACTCTTTTCTAAACTTTTCATATTGCCAATAACTGACCCAAACAAATGCGTCTACTTTTTCAATAAACGTAGGATCAGACATGGCAGCAACAGTTTCTTCATTTGTATTAAGTTGTTGCCATACTACATTTTTCTTGGTAGAATCGATATATTGATGATCGCAAAAACTTAGTATGAGATTAACTTTGTCTTGCCAACCCGGTTTTAACAGTTTGTCAACTGTGTAATACATTAACTCACTGCCGCCTAACGGTTTCATAGGCTCTCCGCGTATTGTAATAGATTATCAAATATCTTAACTTTGGGTTCTAACATACGATAGATAGGCTTCTTTAACATTTCTGCTGTCTTTTTTCCTTTGCCAGTAAGGACTAATACAGGAGTTGCCCCTGCTTTATCTGCCATTACTAGATCGTCAATGGTATCACCGACATACACGCCTCCAGAAAGTTTTACACCTGGACTGTTTGCTTCAGCATGTTTAAATAAACCTGTGTTAGGTTTGGCATATGCGTCGTCTTTGCGACTACTTGTATTATACCAAATTCCGTCGATACTTGTACAACCTGCTTGACCTAATAGATTTAACATATGACGATTACAATCTTCAACTTGTTCAACTGTAACTTTTCGTTGTATTACGCCTGGTTGATCAAATAACACAACAATTTTGTGACCTTTGCTTCTTATTAAAGCTACTGCTCTAAAAGATCCGTCAATAGGTTTAAATGTTTCCGGGCCTGTAATAGCATCGGCACATTCAACTAGCACACCATCTCTATCTAATGCAATGGTATATTTGTCAAATGTAGCAGGCATTTGTAAAGGAGTGTATACCCCTAGCGTTGGTTGAGCCACTGGTGCGTTAGTGGCCATGTTTTTATCTACACTAAATCTTGCCATAGTTATTCGTAAAGTGATTTAATATCAGGTGGAGTTCCTGTTAAGCCATACCCTGACGGAACTGCAGGTTGTCCTGTTTGTAATTTGCCAAACCATGCTTCGAAGTTTCCTTGATATCTTTTTGTTCCGATGTGAGCACAAGTAATAGTAGGATCTAACCATACGTTGAGTCCTGCGTTGTTTAGTTTTTGACATACTAGTATATCTTCGCTAAAGATTTCCCCGTTTTGAATCTCTACATCAAAGATCCAACGACGGACCTTTCCTTGGTCTTTTTCTTCATATGGTGTGCTTACATCCCATAGATAGTCTACAGCACGCTTGCTCATACGTAAAAATCCAGTGCCTAAACCGTCTACTTGTAATAAACCTGTGTTAGGATCTCTTTGTCGTTGAGGGTCTAGAATTTTTGCCACATATTGTTCCATATCCCCTTTCTTGGGATAAGTTCCGCCTACTACATCAACTGGATAATTTAGTAGTTTAAAGAAGTCTTCGGGAGCCCACTCTATATCGCTGTCGATAAAAACAATATCATCAAACCCGGTTTCATGCATAATACCCATTAAGTCGTTGCGTGCTCGTTGGATAAGAGCATCGTAGCTTAACCATATAGGTAAAATTTCAACACCTAGTTGCAGACCTGCTCTAATAGTTTGTATAAGGCTATTTGCATACCAAACTTCAATCCTTCCATCATAACAAGGAGTACCAACTAGTACTCTGCGTGGTTGTTGCTGGGGTGCTTGTTGTTGTGGTGCAGGTGGTTCCTGCAGTTGTTTATTAAATTTTCTACTTATTCTATCCATAACATTTGTCTCTTTATATGATCAAAATCAAACTTCCAAAAACTTTGAGCAACATTTTGTTGCCACAGGTCTGAAGGTATGATTGGTTTTCTTTGGCGGTATTCCACCTGTTTGCGTACTGTATGCAATCCCTTGATGTTTGTTTGTTCGTCAAACTCATCATAGCTATCTTCTACATTGTTAAAATCGTGATTGTAATATGGTTGATTAATAAAGCTGTAAACTTTACGCATTGTCTCTTCTGGATTTTTAGCCAGGGCATCATAGTCAACAATACACAACATTTCTTTTTCATTACTGAACAACGCTTGTTTTAAACAAGTCATTGGTCCTGCTACATAACCATTATTAGGATCCATTAAAGAAGCGCATCTATGATAAACTGTGCCAAGGTCTTGGTGGTGATACAATGCTTTAATGGTATACGGATTTTTAGCATTTAGTTGTTCGAAGCTATCTAAAATCCAAGGAATATCCCTAATACAAATAATAATCTTTGTATAAGGAAAGAGGTCTTTTAATAAAGTAGTATTAGCAGTCCAGGCCCTGTTTGTATTAAAACAAACTTCGTTGCCATCTTCATAAAACGAGTTAAACAAACCTTTAATAAGATGTTGTCTCTTAGGAATAGGTACTGCTGCTTCCATACCTACACTCGCATGAGTTGTTGTTAAAATATTTCTAGCATAATCATGTAACGGATCACTGATTTGCGCAGTGAACTTTGGATTTTGCTTTAAAATAGATGTTAATAATGTCGATCCACTTCTCGGCAATCCTGATATAAAATAGTATTGTTGTTGCATTTATTTTGATATTAGTTTGTTTAACGCAGGTAGATATAGATATTTTATATCCGAGCGGCGAAGTGTGTCAATAGCGTCGTCAACTGTTTCTACTAGAGGATCGCCTGCTAGATTAAAACTAGTATTGAACACCATCGGTACACCTGTCTTTTTATAAAACGCATTGATTAAGTTGTAATATGCTTCGTTGTCAGTTTTACTAACTGTCTGAACACGGCATGTACCGTCTACGTGTGTAACCGCAGGAATCTCTCCGAGTTTTTCAGGCAACACATTGATAGCATACATCATAAACGGACTAGATTTTAGCCCTCGCATCTCGAACCATTTGTCTGCGTGTTCTTCTAATACCGATCCAGCAAATGGGCGGAACCATTCACGACCTTTAACCTTGTTGACAAAGTCTTTGCCGTCTGGTCTACGTGGATCAAACATGATACTACGATTACCTAATGCTCTAGGACCTGCTTCTGCACGACCATTAAACATAGCAACAATATTTTGATTTACTAATAGTTCTGCTATGTCGTCTGCGGTAACGTCCTGCACCTTAAATTCAGCTGTATTGATTTCAGTTAAATCAGGATCAATACCTAGATACAAAGAAGTAAGAGGATTAGGAACACTACTATTACTGTATAGGTGCCAAGCTAACAATGCTAGGCCTAGGGCAGTTCCGCCATCGTGACTAACTGGATCTACATAGATATTTAGATCGGGGAAACGTTTGAGGTAGTAATAGTTAGCAACACAGTTTAAACCATATCCGCCAGCGATAACTACATTCTTTTCACCTGTCTTTTGAACTGCTAGTTCTATGAGATCGCCGATTTGCTCTTGTGATTCTTGCTGTATGTGCCATGCTAGATTTTTATCTATGTCGCGCACTTTACTAAAATCATGATGCCAAACTTTAGGGTCTTGTGTTCTGCGAAGGTAAGCAAATCTGTTCTCATCTATTAGTGCCCCCGCTGGATACATAGGTTCTAATAAGTTTTTGTTACCTTTGCCTTCTACAAAAAAGTTAGGAATATTTGGATCATATTTTCCATAAGGTGCGAGCCCCATGGTCTTACCTGCTTCAATAAAACCAAATCCTAGATAGTTACTAACTGCTTCGTAGGCTTTGGTAATAGTAACAGAGTTATCAAACTCTTGTACACCATTGTCAAAATATCTAGCGTTGCCGTCTGCGTAACGCTTATAGACAGTATCAAAAGTCACAGGATATGCACATTTATAAATGCTTTCTGTTTCAAATCCAGAAGTCATTGGAGCATTATCATCTTCCCCCATTTTAGCTTGATGCACACTGCCAGCACCGTCAGCAATAACTGCTACTGCTGTAGTAAATCCACTGTTGTAAAATGCGGCGGCAGCATGTCCCAGGTGGTGTTGATGACCCAAGTTCGTAACTTTTACACTAGGATTAAACTTACGAACCAATGCTGTATAGGCATCTTCGTAGGTCCACGGAAGTTTGACTAGGTCTGGACTGGTACCGCCAATGACTAGTTCGTCTACGTGTGTTTCTTCTAGTACTGTAAGCATAGCACGAAATGGATTACCGTCATATTTCATGCGACTTAGGCGCTCTTCTTCAGCATAGAACACAACGTTGCCGTCTGATATTAGCGCAGCAGAACCATTGTGTCCGGGGTTTATTGCTAGTATGTTATACATTATTTTGTTTTCTCAATGTCCGCTACAATTTGATTGTAGATTGAAGTAATTTCACTTTCTTCAAAGTCCATCATTGTATCATTGTAACGATCCGCTAACACACTGTCTAATCCAGTGATACGAATCGGACTATATTTCTTTTGTCCTGCTCTTTCAATGATCTGGAAATAATCAGGATAACTTGTGTTAACTGGGAATGTTGATCCAAAAATAACTGTTCCTGGACAACCTGTAGCACGAGCCATGTGTTGTCCCACACTATCAACACCAACAAAGTAATCAGCATAGCTAATCAATGATGCCCACATACGCAGATCAGTCTGCGGAGGTAGTTTAACTGTGTAACTATCTGTGGTGATTTGGAGTTGTTGTTCGCCAAAGAAGATCATGTTATATCTTGCGGCAAGTTTTTTAGTTAAACTGATATACGCATCAGCACTCAAACTGCGACTTGCGCTGTCAATGACGTCATTGCGATCTAATGTAGCGCCGCGTCCAAATGGTTGAATGACAATAGTCTTAGCTTTTTGCTGTTGTTGCTTGACATCAGCAATGGTGTTTACTGCCCATTTCTCTTCAGTTTTGTTGAAAATCATTTTTGGAACACCTAGATCGCTGTGATCTTTGGTACCATTGATCTCACGATCAAATCCTTCAACTAAGCTGATTTCTTGACGGAAATAAGCAGGTAGTCTGTAGGGCTCTGGAGTCATTATTTCATCTGCGTCTTTGATTACATTGTCCCAAATACCTTTCGTATCTGCGCCATAGACGCGATCTTGAAGTTCTGGAATGCTCCAAAGCAGATAATCCCAAGCAGGGATAACGATTGCCCAATCTAAGTTCGGGTTTAATCTGTGGAATTTGAGTAGTGCAGGTATTGCTGCGATAACACGACCGGCGCCGCCGTCGATATAGATTATTGTTTTAGCCATTGAATCCTCTTAACGATATACTAATATATACAGTTAATTATAAGAAGTCAATGGCCTGGAAGAATTATTGTGGCTCTACTAGTAAACGGAGTCTATCTACTTCGGCTGCTAGTTCTTTAACAGCTTGTACTAGAACTGGTAAAAGTTTACCAGGCGTTGCTTCCAATCTTGACCCGTCCTCGTTGCTGATGATCAAGTTTAGATAATCAGTTGCTGTGAACTTCTTCTGTACTTCGTCAAGATCTTGAGCAATAAATCCAGCTTCTGGTATACCTACTTTGGCGCCATCTCGCATATTCCAGTCAAACTTAACTGGGCGTAGGGCACGAATAAAATCAAGTCCAATTGGTAATCCGCAAATATTTGTTTTATCTCTACAATCTGATAGCGCGGTAATAGTAGTGACCTGAGCACGGATAGTAGCGATACTGGAATTACCTAGTGTAATAGTGTTTGAGCAAGTAGCAGCAAGACCGTTGGCATTACAGCCTATGAATACGTTATTAACGCCTGTAGTATTAGTACATCCTGCCATTCCACCAATAGCAACGTTATTACATCCAGTAGTATTAAGATATAGTGCTTGACATCCTATTGCTACATTATAGTATCCATAACCCGCTGTTACTAAAGTATTAAACCCTAAAGCAATATTATGCTGACCTGTTGTATTTCCATAAAGAGCACTAGGTCCTATAGCAACATTATTAGAGCCAGTGGTATTTTTATTAAGAGCTTGGTATCCAATAGCACTATTATAGTTTCCAGCAGTGTTAGCATACCCTGCGTTAAATCCCATAATAATGTTATAACAACCGCTGGTATTAGAGCTCAACGATTGATACCCAAGTGCTACATTAAAGCTACCATTGGTATTAGACTGCATTGAGAAGGAACCTAGCGAAATATTACAGTTACCGCCTGTACTTTGATAAAGGGCATCATATCCAATAGCAATGTTAGCATTTCCGGTAATGTTACCGCATAGTGCGCCGACACCTAATCCGACATTATTACTTCCGGTAGTATTAGCATATAAAGCATATCGCCCAACTCCGACGTTGTTTGCACCGGTAGTATTACATGCCATAGCAGTATAACCTATAGCAGTATTACCGTAGCCGCTGGTATTACTGTTCATTGCTATACCACCAACGGCTACATTTTGTTTACCGGTACTGTTACATTGTATTGCTCCGTCTCCTATGGCAACATTATAGGTACCGATAGTGTTACAGCACATGGCAGCACACCCAATAGCAATATTAAAGGCACTAGTGCTATTATAAAGGGCGCTATATCCTATAGCAATGTTATTACATCCTGTGATATTACAACGCAGAGCGTTTGGACCAACGGCAAAGTTATTATAACCGTATGTATTACCAAGTAAGGTATTAACTCCTATTGCTACGTTACTAAGACCAGTAGTGTTACTATACAATGCGCACAATCCGATAGCTGTATTATAACAGCCGCTGGTATTAGATTTTAGAGCAGTAGCTCCAATAGCGATATTAGATATCGCAGTAGTAACAGTATTTAGAGCACAATGTCCTATAGCCACGTTAAGGCATGCTGTGTAACCAGTAAAAGGAGCTCCGACCATGGTATTAGCACCAATAGCTACGTTACCATAGCCAGCACAGTTTGTATACATCGAGTTCAAACCAATTGCGATATTACAAGCGCCGCTGGAACTTATTCCGCAACCAAACATAGAAAATGAGCCAATAGCAATATTATCAACTGTAGTACACAACGAGCCGCCCATGGCCGTTTGACCAATAGCTATGGTATTAACTGGACTAACAGCGAATCGGTGTGTACATGCCCCAATACCTATATTGAAACAACCTGCCGCAAAAGAACCAGCATACATTGAACATGCACCGATGCCAACATTATAGCATCCGGTAATCAAGCCAGCACCACCGGCATAAGCTCCTAAAAAAGTATTCAAACAAGCCGGAGAACCAATGCCGTATCCTGCACAGGTTCCTACACCAACATTAAAACACCCACATTTTGTTGCCTTTAATGCACTGGCGCCTATTGCTACATTATGTATACTTGCGGTAGAACACGACATTGCTGTTGTACCTATGGCAACATTACACGCATTTGTTACTAAATCAGCAGGAATAGCTGCTGGTCCGCCATTTAAGGCAAGGTAACCAATGCCCACGTTGGCCTGGTTACCACTCTTTGACATTGCACCATATCCGATGCCTACATTGTATCCGTTGCCAAAACTGCTAGCTGAGCAACCTACACAGGACATAGCTTTGTATCCCAGTGCCACATTATTATAGTTTATGCCAGTGCCTGTACTCATAGCACAGAAACCTATAGCAGTATTACCATAACCGCCAACGCAGTTATAAGCACAATAACCTATTGCTGTATTACATCCTTTACTACAGTTAAGTAAAATAGAGTGTCCAGCAGCAGCACCTATGCCTATTGCAGTATTGAATTGGCTGGCAGTATTTAAGACTAGCGCATTGCTGCCAATGGCTATGTTGTTACTTGCTGTATTATTATAAAGGGCGCACAGTCCTAACGCAACGTTATTGCTTCCGCCATTATTAAGTATTAGAGAGGCAAAACCAAGAGCAATATTGCTACAACCACTTACGTTATTTTGAAGAGCGTTGCTACCTATACCTATATTATAACACCCGGAATGACCTGCTGTGCTTAAAACAAAATTACCTATAGCAACATTGATAGAACCAACACCATTACTACCCAGGGCCTGGCCCATGGCAATATTATTATATCCACAGTTACAGAACATGGCTTGAATGCCGATAGCAATGTTACATACGCCGGTGGCACTATTTTTTAAAGAACCGTAGCCCATTCCAATATTATTACTACCTGTAGTATTTCCGTTAAGACTGTTAAAACCTAAGGCAATATTATTACAACCTGTGGTGTTGGCAAATAGAGCACAACATCCAACGGCAAAGTTGTTTAGACCAGTGCTAGACCCAACAGTTGCTCCTTGAATAATCAATGAACAATAAGCGTTTAAACTGGCGCCACCACCAGCGCCGGCTGCTATTAATGTACTGGTGTTAACCCAAGTTGGAACTCCGCTAACTAACTGCAATACCTGTCCATTAGTGCCTACGGATAAAAATACAGTGGCATTAGGAGCACTTTGGTAGGGTAAAGAGCCAGCGGCGCCGCCTGATAAGTTTACAGAAACAGCACTATTTGTAGCAGTACCAATAGTTTGAGTAGCTGTGCTACTTAATAAAGTAGCTATGTTAAAAGCTATGGTCATGTTATACTATTTTCCCTTCTAAGATTTCAATCCTAGATCTTAAATCTTCATTTTCTTGAGCTAGTTCTTGTACTGCTTTTACTAATACTGGTAACAGTTTACCAGGAGTAGCTTCTAATCGTTCTGTATTTTCTTTTAAGATTAAGTTTAGGTAGTCAGTTGCTGTAAATCTAGTTTGTACTTCATCTAGTTCTTGAGCAATAAATCCAGCTTCTGGTATTCCTACCTTGGCGCCATCTCGCATATTCCAGTCAAACTTAACTGGACGCAGTGCACGAATAAAATCAAGTCCAATAGGTAATCCGCAGATATTAGTTTTATCACGACAATCTGATAGTGCTGTAATGGTAGTTACCTGAGCACGAATTGTGGTAATACTAGAATTACCCAGTGTAATAGCATTACAACTAGTAGCACTAGCACCAAACGCTCCACTACCTATAAATGTATTATTATTTCCGTAGGTATTGGTTGTTCCTGCGCAATAACCAACTGCGGTATTGTTGTTACCGGTAGTAGTTGACATTAGTGTACCATTACCTAGAGCAATATTACAACAAGATAAACAAGCACTACATAATGCGCCACAGCCGATGGCAAGATTATGCACGGCTGCTGAACACAACAGGGATCCTGCTTTAAATCCCATAGTAGTATTATGACACCCAGATAGCGCACCTAGGCTACAGCCAAGGCTTGCACATGTGCCGATTGCTATATTGTAGTTTCCATTTACGTTAGAGTTAGCATAGCTACCTATAGAAATATTACCAGTTCCGCCGGCAGGGTTTGTGCCATATCCCAAGGCAACGTTATTAGGACCGCAGTTTGCAAAGAGTGAACAATAACCAATGGCAATATTGTTAGCGCCAGTGAGCGCACACGTCATTGATAAACGACCCAATGATATGTTCTGACATGTGCTTGAAGCACAATACTGACTTTGATACCCCATGGCTATATTATAACTATTAGCATTATTATTAACTAATGCACCATAACCTAATGCCAGATTATGAACGCCGGCGCTGCTGGTAGTGTTTGATCCTCGGCCAGTATTTCGACCAATGAACACATTATCACATCCGACATTTGAAAAACCTAGAGCACAACATCCGATAGCCACGTTACCGTAGCCTTGAGCAAGTGCGCAAGCAGCAGTAGATCCGATTGCGATATTTTGTGTACCCGATAATGAACATGCTAGAGCATAGCACCCTAGTGCTATGTTAAGGTTAGCACAACAGGCACAGCTTAACGCATTACTACCGATTGCAATACTGTGGCAGGCCGACAGACTAGCATACATAGCAAACTGTCCTATAGCAACATTACCTGTACCAGTATTTTGACTAAGTGGTGAATAGCCCATGGCTACGTCGTACTTAGAACAAGCACTAGAGCCTAAAGCACCTGAACCAATCGCAACACTATCACACGCAACGTTACATACTCCCACAACCCCCCTAAGAGCACTAGGTCCTATTGCTACGTTGCTGTCAGAAAGACAGGTAGTAGACATTGCATTATTACCAATAGCAACATTAAATGTGGCGTTAAGAAGAGAGGAACATAATGCATTATTGCCCATGGCAATATTATTACAACCAGATGTTATTAAAGCCATGGTACCTGTGCCTATGGCAATATTACAACCTCCATAGCTTGCGCCGCCGTTGAACGAATATAAAGCACAATAACCGATTGCTACGTTATTATTTGATGTTTTACTTCTGCTTAACGCATAAAAACCAATAGCAGTATTGCTATTACCTGAAATATTGCAGCAGAGTGCACCGCAACCGATCGCTGTATTATTGATACCATAGGTGTTACTTTTCAGTCCATAATACCCAATAGCTGTGTTATTATTTCCTGTAGTATTACACGTTAACGCATTACTGCCAGCAGCAAAATTATTAAAACCGCTAGTATTTTTAAAAAGTGTGTTTACGCCAATGGCAATATTACATCCACCGCTGGTATTAGAGTAAAGAGCTGTTCCGCCAATGGCTACATTATGATTACCGTAAGTATTACTTCCGAGAGTGTTGACTCCGGCAGCAAAATTATAAACACCTGTAGTATTAGATAACAGTGCTGAACGACCAAGTGCAATATTGCAGCCAGCAGTAGTTGAGCAAAGGGCATAGGCTCCTATTGCTATATTATCCGGACCGGAACCAGCATTAAATACGTTAATAATCAAAGAACAGCTGGCATTTAAACTTGCGCCGCCGCCACTACTAGCAACCGCTATCAAAGTACTGGTATTAACCCAGGTAGGTGTATTATTGACTATCTGCAGTACTTGACCAGACTGACCGCCACTAAACAATGTAACATTACTAGAGTTAGTTTGACCGGTAGCTGCCCAGGCAACAGATCCATTGACCAGTGTTCGTTTGTATAGAATACCGGTTGTGGGATTTAACCACTCGTCACCTAACTGTACGTTATTGGGTTCAGTAGTTGATATAAAATGCTGAACACTATTTCTTGATGACACTAGTGGTCTCCTATTAAGCCTGAGCTTCTGTCCAACTTATACGAGCAAAGATTTGGTTACTGCTACTTTGTACAGCCGTAGCGCACAGTGTCAATACGTCCGGACCATCTGGATATACGTTATTAACTGTGGTACTTACGTTAGTACTAGTTCCGCCACTTAGAATACTAGTTCCAATGTCTCGGACCTGTGACAAGTCTTGTGATGTTGCTGCTGCTATGTTGGTAAAGAATCCAAATACTGATTCACCGCCCAAGATAGTACCAGCACCTGAGTGATATGCTACCTGTGCTAGACTTGATCCACCAACGTTTTGCCACACGCCCTGAGTTGGACGACCGTTCAATACTAGTTCTATACGGAAAGCGGTACCTGTTGTATAGGCGTCCATTTGACGTAGTGTTAACTGCATACGGTTCATGATTTCTCTGTAACCCAACAATCCAATACTACCGTTATCAACTGTTGGAGCAATACGAATACTCAACAATGGAACACGAACGTTTTGTGTTAGGTTGGTAAATGGAGTATTTTGACCTACGTTAAACACTAGTGATTTATCATCGTCGTAACGTCCGTCCATGATAACACTTGAACCCCAGTGGCTAATAGAACTAGCCTGTTGTGGGCTAAACAATGTGACCATAGTTGGTGCTGTTCCGCCTGGGAATGTTGACGATGTTCCTACTAGTGTAAACTGTGCCGCAGTACCCGTACCACCAAATGTGTTACGACTGGAAATAGTTAGTGTAGAAGTTGTTTTAGCAGAATAGTTAATGTATTCAACAGAAGCAAAACTAGTACCGGTTTGTGTAACTACTACAGTACCTGTACTTGGGAACAAACTAGCATCAGCTACATAGATAGCAGCACCTGTAGTAGCTGCTTGAGCTAGGGTAGCTGTTAGATACGTAGTTGGAGGTATAGAGTTTGTTTCATAGCGTGCTACTAAGTTACCGCTTCTCATATATGCTTCAGTGTTAACGTTGTTGTTTGGAATACGATGTGCGTATATAACTTGGCCACGGTTATCTTTAAAGCCAAAACGTATAGCGCCAGCACCATACCATGTAAAGTCAGCGTAGAACATCTGCATTTTATTTAAGTCAAGGTTCATTAAACTTTGACCAGTTCCGTCCATTTTGTCAATGTTCCAAGAACTCTGTGGATAACGTTGATCTATGGTTTTACTAATAACTGTAGCAGTAGTAGCATTCATACCTCTGTATTCAGGGTTAATAGCCATTGTAGTATCGCTCATAATACCTGTTACTAGATATGTCATACCACGGATAACAATGTTGTCACCTGGTTTAAGTTCTTGACTGTATCTAGTATTTGTACCAGTTACGATGTAACCTAATGGACTAGTTTGACTGTTACCAGAAATCTGTGTGGTGCTTGAGCGTTTAACGGCATAAAGTGTTTGTCCGTCATATTCAAAGAAGAATCCGTTTTGACTATCAAACATGCCTACACGGTTCTTACCACCGTACCAGCTGAATGGACTTATGGTAATAGGGAATCCAGTAGCAGGGCTAGCACTAGGAGAAGTAGCTGCTGTATAGGTAAAAGATGTAGGCGAAGGTGAAGAAACTACAGTAAACGTACCGTTATATGCAGTTTCGTTGGCTCCGCTGACTTTAATAACACCGCCAGGTAATAGACCATGTGGATATTTTGTTGTCACAGTTACTACCTGACCTGAACTAGTAATTCTATCTGGGTTCACTGTTGGTTTTAAGATACTACCAGTTGAGAACTGAATACCTTTACCCGATTGATAGCGGAACTGACGACGTGTTTGACGTACAAGTTGATATCCATGATAAGGAGTTACGTTACTAAACTGAACTCCGCCGTCAAAGGCTCTATGTTGAATATAGCCCAACGATCTTGGATACAATGTTTGGTTAGGTCCATTGGCTAATGTAGGTGTTCCTGTCAGTGTCTGACTAGCAACATAGGTAAACACGTTGTTATAAGGAGTTGAAGCAACTGTCCATGAACCGTTGAGACCTGTTACACCAGTAGTACCTATAATATATATTCCGTCGCCTACGTTAAGTGCGTGTGGCAACGAGGTAGTCACTGTTGCTGTATTATTAAGTACAGTAATACTTGAAACACCAATACCGGCACCTGTAAAGAAACTAGCAGGATATACATACGTTTTTTGTACGTCAAATAAACTTGTTGCCGCTATGTTAGTTGAAGTGAACGTAAAGCTAGTGTTAGCTACAATACTGTCAACAACCCACCATCCGTCTACGTTACCTGTATCCAATGAACCAATAATAAAGATCGGTTGTCCTACTGATACCATTGAGGTATTGTTTAGAGTAACTGTAATAGCTCTGCCGGCCGCTGTGATGTTAGTGATTGTTGTATTGGAGATTGGCGTAGTAACATCATAGAACGTGCCCGGACGATTTGATAGTAAACTTAGACCTTCCCATTTAGTAGGTTGTGTACCGTATTCAAAGTCAGTATCAATTAATGCTTGTGGAGTTGATACACGTAGTTTATCAACTGGATCACGCATAGTTTCTGAAGGAATAATTTCAGTATAAGTTTCTTCAACTAGTATAGATAACTTATCACTGGCACTCATAGCTGCTGTGTTATAACTTAATACAATGGTAGTTGTTTCTTGACCAGTTATTGAATCAGCTGCGTTAGTGTAAGAAGCGGCGCCAACTGATGCGTCTGAAAAGTTATAGATAACTACGTTGCTGGTAACGTTAGTGATCAATAATAACTGCTCTCTTCTAATGTTTTTACCTGTGATAACCACGGTCTTAGTAGACGGGGTAAAGGTATAGCTTTCTAATATTACGTGTTTTGCCATTTTATTTTAATCTCCAAATGCGATTGTAGTCGCTGAATACGGGTATTTTTTCTTTTGTCTAGCAGTAGATACTAGACCTCGTACCATCATGAACGCACTATCACCTGGGTTAGGTGCGTTATATATTACAACTTGCGATGTGCTGGTACTGGTTTTCACTCTAAATGCCTTTGGTTGTACATCATAGGGTGTTAACCACGGATATGTTGCTAGGTCAACATACGGTGTCAATCTGTTCCCGTTAACTACAACTTCTAAATCTTTTGAATCAACGATTGTATTTATAGAGGTCTGATCCTGCAGGAGATTAAACACAGTTGTTACTCCATCAAACCCGGAACTAATATCATTTAATACAATAGGGTCAGTTGATGTTCCATTGATATATAGTCCAGAACTGTTTACTTTTATACGTTCTGCAGAATCTGCTCCTATTAATACCGTGCTGTACAACGTAGATGTACCAGCTAGTGCACCAATAATAGTGTTATTTGATCCGGTTGTTATGAAATAACCTGCAGTACGACCTATAGCTATATTATTAGAACCAGATGTAGCTGATACTAGTGCGCCTGCGCCTATAGCTATATCGTTGGTTCCTGTAGAAAAACTAGTATAAGCAGTTCCGCCTGATGAAGATGCACCTATTGTAGCACTCTCAGTAGCAAATGTCGGACTAGTATTACCAGTTATGCTAAGTGCGTTCGAGCTACTGTCTGTTAGAATACTTCCGCTGTTTACTACGTTCATTAATAGTGCGGTATTAGCATCAGATGATAGAGGAACAAACGACGGACGAGTAAACGCTGCTGTATATCTTGCAATATTAGATACTCTAAAATATGCTATTTTACCAATAAGTGTGTTGTCAACACCAGTACCAGTACCAAATCTAGATCTACCAATTTGGCCGTCACTTAGCGTTGCTGCTGTTACGCTGCCCCAACCGGCAGTACTAGCTTCTAATACACCGTTGATGAATATATAACCATTTGATCCCGACTTAACAACAGCTACGTGTCTCCAGGTACTGTCGGTTACTGTTGTAGTACTGTTCAAGGTTCCGTATGCAGAACCTTGAGGTACAAAACTTAGTTTGCCGGCAGTACCTCCGTTGTTAATTCCAACTCCGATACCGATTGCAGTATTGTTTGTGCTGGCATCAGCAACAGTAGCATATGTTGATTGAGCTGATTGGGCGCAAATCCAGAATTCAACGGTAAAGTTGCCCGAACCAAAACTTAGTGCAGAGCTAGTAGGTAATCTTGCTCCGTTACTACCGCTGTAGTTAGCAGCAGTTACAGTTGTTGTTACACCAGTATTGCAAACAATCGGACTTGTTCCCTGTAGGTATATACTGTTACAAGAATTTAACCCAACTTTAAACGCCGAGCCGTTAACATATAATCCATTATCGTTAACTTTTATTCTTTCGCATGTACCTGCTGTTACAGCAAATGTACATGATAGGTTTGCAGAACCGCCGTAGTTACCAAATATTATGTTGTTATTTCCGCCTAAAATACAACAGCCAGCACCATAGCCTATTGCTATGTTTTGACCGCCAGTGGCGTTATTTAGAAGAGCACGGTTTCCTATTGCGATATTACAGGTGCCACCGGTATTACATCCACTAGCACCGTAACCAATAGCTATATTACTGTTACCGTAATAATTCATGCATAGCGCATTGCAACCGATTGCAATATTACCACATCCATTGGTGTTCTGATACAGCGCCATTGATCCGAGGCCTATATTCTCACAGCCGTGACAATTTGCTTTCAACACCATACATCCTATAGAAATATTTCTACTTCCGTAGGTATTACCATATAGTGCTTGATATCCAACGGCAAAGTTATCGTTTCCAAAGCAGTTGTTATACAGTGATTTATATCCCATCGCAATGTTATTACAGCCAGTAATGTTACCTTGCAATGCGCTATACCCAACAGCAATGTTATAGTTACCACTGGTATTGCACTGTAATGATTGAGTTCCAAACGAAACGTTACCATATCCGTTGCAGGTACATACCTGAGAATAAGCACCAATCGCTACGTTATTACAGCCGCAATCGACTGCCATCATACTGCATGTTCCTATTGCTATGTTAAGACATCCGCCGTGTCTTGGCGATGAAGCAAACCCATACGAAGCACATATATTAGCAGTGCTACCGTATCCAATACAAGGATTGCCTTGTACAAAGTAAAAACACCCTGCAACTAACGGTACCGGAGAACATACCTGCATCAGTGATCCGAACGGATCAATACTTACTAGAACATTACATATTGAAGGCTGGAAACCTCCATAGTTTGCTACCAGCACTGTGCTAGGATTCATGGCATACGCAGTCCAACCAGATCCGGGATTTATAATACATTGATTTCCGTTAATCGGTGCATATCCCGATGTAGCGCACTGTTTCATTGCTGCAAAGCCGATGGCAATATTTTGACAACCACAAATGCCGTATTGCATAGCACCGTAGCCCATGGCCACGTTACCTATAGAACCTTGGCAATATGCTGCGTTATATCCTACTGCTATGTTACCAAACGAACACGGAGAAGCAAGTAATGCGCCGGCTCCTACTGCTACGTTAGAACTTCCGCAAGTGTTAGTTGATAAAGCACAGCGACCAATAGCAACGTTACAGTTACCACATGTACCAATAGTCATAGTTCCGTAGCCTAAGGCCACGTTATGATTTCCATAGGTATTGCATCTTAAAGAAGCTTGCCCAACCGCTATATTGTAGCCTCCGCAAAGATTGTAATATAATGCAGCTTGCCCCATAGCAATATTTTGACAGCCAGCTGTTCCTAATCCAATAGCACAAGAACCAAGAGCAATGTTACCTGTGCCAAGAACATTACAACCCATTGCCATCCAGCCAAAGGCCACGTTCTCATTGCCTATAGTGTTATTAGATAATGCGCCAGAGCCAATAGCTGTATTATTAGTGCCGCCTTGATTATTTCGAAGAGCAGTATAACCTAGCGCAATGTTACAGTTACCACTGACATTACAGAAAAGAGTACAAAATCCAACGGCAATATTGTTTTGACCGCTGGAGTTACAGAAAAGAGATAAACAACCCGCAGCAAAGTTATTAGATCCGGTGCTATTTCCGTAAAGTGCACAATAACCAAAGGCAATATTATTATTACCGGTAGAGTTATTATTAAGAGCAGCATAACCTACGGCAGTATTATGATTGCCGTAAGTATTGCAACGAAGCGCACTATATCCCTGGGCAATATTACCACATCCGCAGGTATTGCAGAAAAGTGTACCGCAACCTTGGGCAATGTTATTTGTTCCAGTAATGTTACAACGAAGTGAACACGCACCCATGGCAATATTACCACATCCATAGGTATTAATGTTTAATGCCCTATTGCCAAACGCAATATTATTAGTACCAAAAGTATTTCCGTAAAGGCTAGCTGATCCCAACGCAATATTGTTTTGGCCGGCTGAGTTAGACCTAAGAGCACCGCATCCTATAGCAATATTAGCAAGACCAGTTGTATTACAGTAAAGAGCAAGTACACCTATAGCAATATTAGAGGAACCACCAGAGTTACATAAAAGTGCGCAACATCCAATGGAAATATTCTGACTGCCTGTAATATTACAATAAAGAGCATACGGACCAATAGCTATATTAGAACAACCAGTGGTATTGCATGTAAGTGCGTAAAGTCCTATTGCGGTATTATTGGCGCCTGAGGTATTAACTTTTAATGCACAAAAACCAATAGCTACGTTATAGTTACCAACGGTGTTAGCATACAAGGCCTTATATCCTGCGGCAAAGTTACCATTTCCAGCAAGATTACCGTATAATGTACCATATCCAATACCAACATTACAACTACCAGTAATATTACAAGCAAGCGAGAATGATCCGATTGCAATATTAAAACTTGTTGTGCTAAATCCCAGTGCCCTGCAGCCTAACGCTATATTACTACAACCTAGTTGATTTGTGTTAAGAGCACTTTGACCAATCGCAATATTTTGAACACCGCAGGTATTTTGAAGTAACGCACCGTATCCTAACGCAATATTATAGTTACCTGTAAGGTTACATTGAAGGGCACGTCCGCCAAAAGCAATATTATTACCACCGATGGTATTAGTACATAGTGCTTGATAACCAGCTGCAATGTTTCCGCAACCTGTAGTGTTAGCAATAAGAGCTCGATAACCTATGGCTACATTATAGGTACCGGTCATTGTATTATTACCAGCACTGTATCCTAGACTTGTATTAAAACAAGTAGCAGTTGTAAATGCGTAGACAAGACCTAGTGTAGTTGCTGTAGCAATAGGAATAGCACTACCGCCACTTGCTGCGGCCCAGGCAGGAGGTAATCCAGGTCCTTGACTGCTTAATACTTGACCAGCAGTACCAAATGAACTTGTTGAACCGAAACTGACAGCACCAGTGGCGTTAAACAGTTGTTGAACTACACCAGCACCAGTGGCTAAGATAATATTACTATTACTATTAGCAAAGTTAGCTGCACCATAGCTACCGACAATAACGTTATTACTACCTGTAGTAATACAGTTTCCCGAACATGCACCTAGGGCGATGTTATTATTTCCTGTGAGGCTAAGGTATAACGAACAAACACCGACACCTATGTTATTACATCCCGAAGTGTTGCTACACACAGCACCGTAACCAAATGCTATATTATTATTACCGTAGGTATTAGAAACTAATGCTTGGTAACCAGTGGCAAAGTTACCGCAACCACAGGTATTAGCAGCTAGCGCTCGTGTGCCGAGGGCAGTATTTTGACTACCAGTTGTGTTATTACACATAGCACCGTAGCCAATAGCCACGTTGTTAAAACTTCTACCTACGCCCTGAGCCATTGCGTAAGCACCAATGGCCACACCCCTGAATAAAAAGTTTGCGTATGACGCACAGAATCCAACAGCAACAGCAGAACAGCTAGTAGCACTTTGACTTAGGGCAGAGTGACCTATTGCGGTATTATTAGCACCTGTTGTGTTTGTGGCAGCACAACTACCAACTGCAACGTTATAGTTAGCAGTACTACAGTTTAGTGCGCCGCCGCCAATCGCAATAGATTGATTACCAGTAATATTGCATCTCAGCGCACACGCACCAACTGCAACGTTGTTAAGACCGCCGTTGGTTAAACATCCAGAACTGTAACCAATTGCTATATTACCATAGCCGGTAGTTCCAGATTTTAGTGCGTAACCGCCAATAGCAATAGTATGGCACGCTGAAGTTAAAGAACAGTTAGCACAACATCCAATGCTGATGTTATTACATCCGGTCATTGTTGAGTTGCCAGCTAGGTATCCTAGATTTGAGTTACCAAGAGCAGACGGAGTATATGCATATACTGTGCCTAAACTGATAGAAGTTGCCGAACTACCTCCGCCGGCACTTACTGTAGCCCACACAGGTGGTAAACTAGGTCCTTGACTACATAATACTTGACCAGCAGTACCGAATGAGCTTGTTGAACCAAAGCTAACAGCACCCTGGGCATTATGTAGTTGTTGAACTGTACCTGTACCGGTGGCTATAATAATATTACTATTGCTGTTAGCAAAGTTAACAGCACCATAACCACCTATAATAGTGTTATTTGAACCGCCTATAATAGCGCAGCCAGCATTCTGACCAATCGCGGTATTATTATTTCCAGTAAGGCTACAACATAAGGTACTTTGACCGAGAGCAATGTTTTGACTGCCAGTAATATTGCTGTAAAGGGCACCGTATCCCATACCTATATTACTGCAACCAGTAACATTAGATGTTAGGGCAGCATAGCCTATACCAATATTGTTACAACCAGTTGAAGTACATTTGAGTGCTGTGGCACCTATAGCGGTGTTATTACCACCAATGGTATTACAAGCAAGAGCTTGACAGCCAATAGCAGTATTATGGCATGCGGAAGTGTTACTTCTAAGAGCACCGCACCCAATCGCTGTATTATTGGAACCAGTTAAGTTTGCAGTTAGTGCGCCAAAACCAATCGCAACGTTATGGCATCCGCTGGTGTTTGCGCATAGAGCTACGCAGCCAGCAGCAAAGTTATTACTACCGTAGGTGTTAAGTTTAAGAGTATATATACCTAACGCTACATTATTAACACCAGTAGTATTGGCAAATAATGCGCAACATCCAACGGCAAAGTTATTTAGACCTGTGCTTGAACCAGCAGTTGCGCCTTGAATAATCAATGAGCAGTAAGTGTTTAAACTTGCGCCAGCACCTCCGCCGCCACCACCTAATCCAAGCGAACTAGTATTAACCCATGTAGGAGGAGCACTTGGACCATTACTTAATAGTACCTGGCCGGCTGCACCAAATGAGCTTGTTGAACCAAAGCTAACAGCACCCTGGGCATTATGTAGTTGTTGAACTACTCCTGCGCCTGTGGCTAAGATGATGTTACTGTTGCTGTTAGCAAAGTTAACAGCACCATAGCCACCTATGATTACATTGTTGCAGGCAATAGCAAGGGAAGAACCTGCACTAGTACCTAGTGCTATGTTGTTGCTACCGGTATTGCAATAAAGAGCACATATACCTAGAGCAAGGTTATTACAACCCGTAGAATTACAATATAATGTGTTACAACCTAGTGCAATATTATTTGCACCGTAGCTAGCGTATCTTAGAGATGAGCCACCAATAGCAATATTGTTAGATGCTGTACTGCAAAATAAAGTAAAATAACCAAGCGCAATATTATTAGAACCGCTGATATTAGAAAAAAGAGAATCAAATCCAACAGAAATATTATTACATCCAACAGTGCTAGAATACTGTGATAAGTTTCCAACAGCAAAGTTATTGCAACCGGTAGTATTACTGTAAAGAGCCGAAGTGCCACCTGCAAAGTTTCCACAACCTACACTGTTATTGTATAATACGTTATAACCTAGCGCAATATTATAGGTTCCGGCTGTGTTACAATACAATGTTTGATAGCCTACAGCAATATTATTACTGGCTGTATTAGATTGAAGAGCACCACATCCTAATGCAATATTAAAAGAGCCGGTAATGTTGGCACGTAAAGTACATTGTCCAATAGCTATATTATTGCTACCGCCGTTAGTACATCCCATAGATTGATAACCTACAGCAAAGTTATTGCAACCGGTAGTATTACCGTAGAGAGCACATAAGCCTTGTGAAAAGTTATTGCAACCAGTGGTTACACATTGTTGTGAGCGAAACCCTGCTGCAAAGTTATTACAGGCGCTAGAAGCACTTTGCATAGTATAAGGACCGAGTGCTACATTATAGCTTCCCGAAACAATTGTTAGTGCAAAAGGTCCAATACCAATATTACTGTTACCGTTGGCGCTATACATTGCATTACAACCTGCGGCAAAATTGTAGCTTCCACTTCCGCCGGCACAAGTACCAAAGGCAATGTTCATTTGTCCTGTGGTATTACCGCATAGAGCATTACAGCCAATTGCGATATTATTAAAACCAGTAGTATTACACTTAAGGACATTATAACCTATAGCAAAATTATTGTTGCCGTATGTATTACAATATAATGCGCCATATCCTAAAGCAGTATTATTAGTGCCAGTAGTATTAATGCATAGAGCACACCGACCAATAGCCAGGTTATTAGCGCCAGTCATGGTCAAGTTACCCGACTGATAACCTAAGCCTGCGTTATAAGTTGCAGTATTTGTATAACCTATTAACAATCCGCTGGCTGTGTTAGTAGCAGTAGTTCCGCTACCACCGGAAGTAATTAATGTACCATTACTGTAAATGTTTCCCGCATAAATGCTGCCGCCTACACCAACACCGCCTACTACAGTTAGAGCACCTGTATTGGTACTAGTACTCGCAGCAGGGTTAAGAATGCTTTCCGGAGAATAGGTGAATATGGTCGCAGTAGTAGTTGCGGTTGAGAGGAAAAAACTTAGGCTTTCTGCTATTGACATGTGTAATATATATCCAAGTATTTGTATTTACCTAAATATGTTCAAGGGAAAGCCCGCAGGTTGCGGGCTTGTATTTAAAAAAGATTAAGCCTGAGCTTCACCCCAACGTAGTACTAAGTTAGTCAAAATCGGATTACCTTGGGTTAGATAGACGTTAATAAACAAGGTATCTGGACCGTTTGGATATGTTCCTCTTCCACCTAGCGGAGTATTTGTAAGTTCTTTCAACGGTGATAAGTCTAATATATCCTTTGAACCTGGGTTAGAAACTGTTGAGAAAATAGTTTCGCCCGGTACAGCCCATTGATTACGATAGAAGTTAAGTGTCGACCCGCTGGGTAGTGTACCAACTAGCGGGTTAGTAATGGATATTACACCGTTACCAATGCTAGATATTAAGGTATTTCCCGGTATAGAAACAAAAGTAGTAGCTGGAGAAACTACAGCATCTCCAACCTGCATGGTAGCAGTTGAGTTAACTTGTATATTTACACTACCTGCAGCAATTGTTTGAGCAGCCGTAGTTGTGTATGTAGCAGTTCCGTCAAAGTTAATATACGAACCTGGAGAAATCTGTGTAAAACTTGGCTGACCTGAACCTAACAAGTTACCACCGCTTACACTACCTTGTAGGTTATACCAGGTAATACTTGCTGGGTTAGATGGGAAGTTACTAGGATTCAATACGCCTTCAATAACAATAGCCTGGTTGGTCTGTGTTGATCCACCTGCTGTGTTTTCAAGACCTTGCAGCAACAACTGCGCTCTGTTAATCAGGTCACGAACCCCTAGGTCGCCAGTAACCGCGTTACTAACACTTGGTGCTAGTCGAATAGCAAACGCTGTAGATTTCTTGGTTGAAATAGTAATATTGTTAGCTTGATAGTTAAAGATATATCCACGGTCTTGATCAAAGCCACCGTCTGTTAAGAATGCACTACCCCAGTGACTAATACTTGGGCTAGATGTTTGACTTATCAATACAACCCCAACGCCTGTTGCGTGTGTTTGTGCTATGTTAGTAGCAGTAAATGTACGTGTTGCGCCGCCGGCAAAGTAAGTTAAGTTACCTGTTCTTGTTAGTCCGGTTAGTTGACCTATACCAGTTGTACCAGTCTTACCACTGAAGTTAATAAGTTCGTTGTCGATGTAAACAGTGCCTGTGCTTGGGAAATAGGTAATATCCGTAACAGTCATTACTGTGCCAACTGTGCTGAGGTCGGTGTTCAATGTACTGCGTGCACCTTCATTTTGAACTTCGTAACGAACAGGTTGATTACCAGAACGCATATAAGCTTCTGTGTTTATGTTCGAGTTCTTCATACGATGAACTGTCATATAGTTACCGTCTGGGCCACGTAGCATCCAATCAATAAATCCAGCTCCGTACCATGTCCACTGTAAGCCGATCATCTGTAATCTGTTAGGTTGTAGATAGTATCCGCTAGGATTAAATGGACCATTGGTACCGTCACAGCGGTCCACGTTCCACTGGCTTTGAGGGACTACTTTGTCGGTTACTTTAACCATCTTAACACCACCAGACGCTGTGGTTCCTCGATAGTCAGGATTTACATACATCCAAGTTGCGCTAGAAATAGCAGTGATAACATGCGTCATACCTTTGATAACAACACGATCACCTGCTGCCATTTGACTATCAAATCTGCTGCTGTTTCCTGTGACCAAGTTGCTGTCTGGAACAACGTTAACTGTGCCCGCAGTTTGGAAAGTTGAACTACGTTGACCAATTGCCATCTGTATACCGTCAAACTGCCAGTACATTCCGTTTTGATCATCAAATGTTCCTGAACGGATTGTGCTTCCGTGCCACGAAATATGTTGTAGTGTAGCAGGTGCAGCAAAAGCTGCGGAAGTAGAACCTAGCGTGCTTGTACTAATAACTGTAATGTTACGTTCGTCAATAACGGAGTTTACCGCATAATATCCGTTATACCCAGATGTTATTGCACCGCTGACTAATATACCAGCGCCTGCTTGTAGTCCGTGATCAACGTCATCCATGGTAATATAGATAGTAGATCCTACTGTGGTATTGGTAGCTGTAAGAGCACGTAGGTCATAGTTAGGAGCAAACAGAGCCGCAGTATTATAGTTAACTGCTTTACCAGACTGATAACGTATGTACTTCTTACTCATACGTATCGCATGATAGCCATGACTTGGACCGCCTGTGCCTAACATAACACCGCCATCGAGGGGTCTATGTACAAAGAACGCATCAGGACGAGCATATATTCCGCCGATAGGAGTACCGGTAATAGTACCCACGTTGCGAGCATTATATGTTAGTGTGGTAGGAGTAGGTGTTGATGTAATGTAAAAACTACCTTGACATAGGTTATGATTATTACTGCCGTTGTCTGAGTTAATAATAGTGATAATCGTTTCGCCAGGTATTAATCCGTGGTTAGCAGCAAATGTAACGGTTATTGTACCCGTGGTACTTGCTCCACTGCCAGCAGTAACAAACGTGCTAGTTCCGATACTAGAACCAGTGTAGAACAATCCTTTACGTACAATAGTGTAGACGTTGTCTAATCTATCACCGTTGTTAACACCTACCTTGCCCTTGGCATAGTAGGTCAACGTGTTAGGACTAGGTGTACTATTGATAATAAAGTTGCCTTGTGCTCTAGCATATGCTGTGATAGTTGATTGTAAATTATTAACAGTAACAGCACCACCAACCGTTAGGTTATGAGGGAACTGAGTGGTAATTGTAATCAAACTTTGTATATCATTACCCCCGCCGCCGCTAGCGTCAGTGGTAATACTAAGAATAGTCTGGTCAGTACCCGGAACTTCATAGATACTAGGATAACCACGCATGGTTTCAATCTGTTGCCATTTGGTTGGTTGTAGTCCATATTCAAAGTCAGCGTCAAGCATGGACTGTGGAGCTGCAACACGAGTACGTTCAAAGGCGTCTGTGCCCATGGCCCAGGGGCGTGTGATAATCTCAGGACGTTCTGTAAAGATCTGAATGTTGTGGCTAGACAACATTGAACTAGTATCAACAGCTAGGGTGATGGTTGTATAACCATCGGTGTTTTGAACAGTCTGCGGAAAAGCTGTGCTATTACCCCTAGTAAAGGTTATTGTAGTTCCTGCATATGTGGGATCTGCGAAGTTGTATAAAAATCCGTTAGTCGTAGCATTAGTGATCAATAATAGTTGATTTAAATCTACTTTTCCGGGAATCTGAATCGTTCCAGCACCCGCTATTCCTGGGGTGAAACTATAAATCCGTTGTAGTTGCTTGGCCATTTGTTCTTAGATCTCCGATATTGTCTATTTATGTTGTTTACGCACCCAGTGCTACGCTCATGGCAGCATTCAATGCTATGATAGGAACGTTATTTTGTCTGATTGTACCTTGTACATTAACTACCCCGTTAACAGTTCCGCCGCTGAGTGGTAGTGCGCCTGATACGTTAAAGCTATTAAAACTGATAACTCTCACTATAGATCCTATGGTAATACCAGTTCCAGTAGTTAATACCACGGTAGAACCATCATTTGCTGTATAATCTGCGCTGTGTAGCTGAATACCATTTAAGAATATTTGGCTAGTTCCTGTGTTGTAACCGCCACTTACTGTGTACACCGTTTGATTATTTGAGCTAGCAGTTATTTCTTTTACACTATAAGCATATGTTGTAGTGCTGTAGAAGTTTGTTGTCAATGCTTGGAAGCGCATGACATCGCCTGGATTTCTAGATCTATTTGTTACAACAGTTGGACTAATTGACGCTGTATAATCAGTTGAACCTAGTAAAATACCGTTGGCAAATACCTGTATTTGTCCGGGAACATATCCGCCAACAACGCTGAATGTGTTTGTGGTTGCTATAACTGTTTGTTCACTGATGTTTAATGTACCAGTGGTTAAGCTACCGCTGGCTGCAGAACTCCAACTTGGCGGTGCGCTTGGTCCGTTACTTATTAATGATTGACCAGCAATACCAAAACCAGTTGATGAACCAAAACTTACAGCACTATTGGCATTAAAGAATAATCCAATATTTGCTCCATTGCCTGAGGCTAAGACAATATTACTGTTACTGTTAATAAGGTTAACTTGACCGTAACCACCAATAACAACGTTGTTGCAGCCAGCTAAGATAGCGCATCCCGCACAGTAGCCAATAAGAATGTTATTACATCCAGAAGATAATGCGTATCCCGACTGATAACCCATAGCAATGTTAAAGTTACCAGAGCCGCTGCCGCCGCCCATGACCAAATGACCTACCCCGACGTTCCATCCGCCGCTGGTATAATATAAACTACCGTATCCTAGGGCAAGATTACAACTACCTGTACCATTTCTTAATGCCTGATAACCGATTGCGGTATTCTTATTACCTGTTGTATTACAGAACATGGCCATTGAGCCAACAGCAGTATTATTACTACCGCTAACGTGGGCGCACATGGTCTGTGTTCCTATGGATACATTACTGTATCCACAGATAGACAAGGTCATATTTTGTGAAGGGCCAATAGAAACGTTGGCACCGCCGGTATTCAAATATAATGTACACTGTCCGATTGCTATATTACAACTAGCAGATGGAGCATTTGCAGCAGCTGACTGGCCGATAGCAATATTTAAAATGCCAGTAGTATTGCAATAAAGAGCGCAGTATCCTAGTGCTACGTTAGTAGCCCCAGTTGTATTTTTATTTAAAGTATTGTCTCCAATAGCTATATTATTGCTAGCAAGGTTATTGTTTAAAGAAGCAAGACCAAGCGCAATATTACTAGAGCCACTTAAATTACAAAATAATGCACAGGCTCCGATACTTATATTATTGTTGCCGCAACAGTTAGCAACCTGGCTACTTTTACCTATTGCTGTGTTATAAGATCCAACTCGATTAGATGTAAGAGCGCTGCATCCTACAGCAAAGTTATCTGATCCAGAAGAATTTGATCTAAGTGCTTGGGCACCAATAGCAACGTTATTACATCCGTAACTGTTACAAAATAACGCATAGAGGCCAATGGCAGTGTTTTGGTTACCAGATGAATTACAGGTTAATGTACATAATCCAATGGCAGTATTGTAGTTGCCGGCAGTATTATTAGATAACGCTAAACAACCTGCAGCAAAGTTACTAGTACCACTAGTATTAGCTCCAAGAGCATTATATCCCATGGCAATGTTATCAGTGCCTACTGTGTTTAACGCCAATGTGCCAGTACCTATGGCAATGTTATTACAACCTGTGGTATTACTATTCAACGAACACGAAAGAATGGCAACATTATAAGAGCCACAGTTATTTTGCAGTGTATTATTGCCAATAGCTACGCTACAATTACTACCTCCAGCACTGTTCATTGCGGCGCAGCCAATGGCAATATTACTATTACCGGTCCTGGTAAAGTTTAATGTCGCATATCCTAAAGCAATATTATTATTTCCGCCAGATCCAAATAATGCACCTTGACCTATAGCAATACTATTACATGAACCAGTTAAATTAACTCCTGCACATAGACCGATAGCTGTATTGTTACATCCATAAGTTAGACTAGCTAGTGATCTGCAACCAAGAGCAAAGTTATTAATACCAGTGATATTAGCACCTAGTGCTGAATATCCCATGGCAATATTGTCAGTGCCTACTGTGTTTAAAGCCAATGTGCCAGTACCTATGGCAATGTTATTACAACCTGTGGTGTTTGAACATAGCGCATTATATCCGATAGCAGTATTATGATTTCCACTACTGTTTGCAAAAAGAGAACCACATCCCAGAGCAAGGTTATTGCTTCCGTATAGATTAAGGCATAGGGCCCGATTTCCAATTGCTATGTTATTATTACCAGTTGTATTACAGTAAAGGGCAAACGCACCTATAGCAGTATTATCACTACCGGCGCCATTACAACGAAGAGCAAAACAACCTATACCTGTGTTATTTTGTCCTGAGTTGGCTGCACTAAGCACACAATTTCCTATGCCTACATTATTAGATCCATTAACATTACAAGTCAAGACCTGATAACCAATAGCAATATTATAACTGCCGCCGGCATTTTGAGCAAGGTTACATGTTCCTATTGCTGTATTATTAATGCCAGTAGTATTACGTAGAAGAGATGCTTGGCCGATAGATATATTACCCTGCCCTGTGGTATTATCACGTAACGTGCATTGTCCAATAGCAACGTTCCAAACACCGGTGGTATTAGCTGCGAGCGCAATACGGCCCATAGCAATGTTACCGTACCCTATTGTGTTTGCCGCCAACGAACCGGTGCCTATGGCAATATTGCTACAACCTGTAGTGTTTGATACCAGAGCACAGTTACCGATAGCTATGTTATATAGACCGGTCATTGATGTATTGCCTGCGCAATAACCTAGTGCTGTATTAAAGGTAGTAGCTGTAGTCCAGCCAAATACTGAACCTTGTGCTGTGGGTGTAGCTGCTGCACTAGATCCGCCACCGCCACTTGCTGCGGCCCAAGCAGGTGGTAAACCAGGTCCTTGACTACATAATACCTGCCCAGCAGTACCAAACGAGCTAGTTGATCCAAAGCTAACAGCACCAGTGGCGTTGAATAGTTGTTGAACTACACCAGCGCCGGTGGCTAAGATGATGTTACTGTTGCTGTTAGCAAAGCCAGCTGCACCGTAGCTGCCAATAATAACGTTGCTTGAACCAGTAGTAATACAACGTCCAGCATAGTAACCTAGAGCTATATTTCCAGTGCCACTGCTGCAGAAAAGTGTACAATGTCCCAGAGCTGTATTACATCTTCCGTATAGATTTGAAACCATTGATAATACACCAATGGCTATATTAAAGTTTCCAGTAGTACTACACCTTAATGCACATTGTCCGAGGGCAATATTAAAGCCAGTGCCTGTGTTGCAGTAAAGTGCAGTTTGCCCAAGTCCAATATTATGAGAACCGGCTCCCCCGTAGTATTGACTAAAACTACCCATAGAAATGTTATGACAACCAGTAGTACGTCCTGCTTGAAGTGCATGGTCTCCAATAGCAATATTGCTAGTACCCGCAACACAGGTGGACATCGCATTGCAACCTATAGCAATATTAACACTGCCTCCGCCGCCTTGAGTGGTGCCCATAGCACCAGAGCCAATAGCCACGTTACCACTGCCAGACACTCCGCCTAGCGTATTGAAACCCACGGCTACGTTTCCATAACCCGCGCAGGTGGCAAAGTATTGCGAACAACCGCCGATAGCTACGTTTCGACAACCATAACTAGCTCCACATAGTGCTTTATATCCAAGAGCAATGTTTTGACTACCAGTATTCTTAGCTAGTGTACCGTAGCCTAACGCAACGTTATCAGAACCAATGAGGTTACAGCACATAGTAACATAACCAACAGCAATATTTCCGCAACCAGTGGTGTTGGAATATATAGCTTGGTAACCAGCGGCAAAGTTACCGCAACCAGTAGTATTGCTAGATAGGGCAGCACATCCCAAGGCAATGTTATTACTAGTACCTGTGCTAAGTCCTAGGGCGTTGGAACCGATAGCAATATTACTGCAACCGGAATACAGACAATGTAGCGCACCGCAACCGAGTGCTATGTTATCATTGCCGTTATTGAAAAATCCTCCGCCGGAGGTAGCACCATACATCGCACCACAACCCACGGCTATGTTGTTACAGCCAACTTGGTTATTATAAAGACTGTTTGCTCCAAACGCTATATTATTAACACCAGTGGTATTAGCGTAAAGGGCTGTTACGCCGATGGCAATATTACAACTAGCTGTATTCCAATAAAGTGCCTGTTTTCCAACGGCTATGTTGAAACTACCGCTACGGTTAAAGTTTAGTGTACAGGTACCTATAGCAATGTTATCTATACCGGTAGTTGTTCCATAAGCGGCACAGTTACCTATCGCAAGGTTAGAACAGCCTGAAAACTTAGCGCCAGAACTTGGACCAATCGCTATACTACCACAGGTATTTGTGCCCAACCACATAGCTGATGTACCGATGGCAACGTTGCTACAACCAGTAATACACTGCGCTGCGCTACATCCTATGGCAATATTAAGGTTACCAGTAGTATTGTTAGATAGACTAAATTGTCCAAGGGCAATGTTATAACTGCCACTAATATTTTGATATGATGAATAATAACCAACAGCAATATTACTGCAGCCAATAGTATTATTACATAAAGTATTCGAACTGCCTAATGCTATGTTATAGCTACCATAAGTATTAAAAAATAGTGTGCCGGGACCTATGGCAAGGTTACAGTTACCAGTGGTATTTCTAGATAAAGCGTTTGTACCTATGGCTGTATTATAACAACCGCCGGTATTGCAATAAAGTACACAGGTTCCTAGTCCAATATTGTTAGTACCACCTAGGTTATTATTTAGAGAAGACTGTCCCAGTGCTATGTTTTGGTTACCAGTTAAGTTGTTGAATAAACTTTGAGGACCAAGAGCAATATTACAACTACCACTCAGGTTTTTACACATTGCTGTGCATCCTATGGCAATGTTATTACACGAGTTGTTAGATGCAAACAACGCACCATAACCTACAGCAAAGTTAAAAGCATTATTAGCAGTAGACGCAGACATGGTTTGATAACCAAGACCTACGTTGTAACAGCTAGTGCTTACACACTGCATAACATAAGAACCAATGGCCACGTTACTATTAATATTATTTGTACAATAAAGAGTGCTTGGTCCTATGGCCACGTTCAAGCTAACTGTGCCTGTACTGCACATCATTGCCCAGTAACCTAAACCAACGTTACCTGTAGCAACAGTTCCAGTCCATGGACCAAGTCCGCCACTAACAGCACACTGTCCTATTGCTACGTTACGGCAACTACATCCTTGACATATATTAAGAGCGCCAAATCCTATGGCTACATCACAGCTAGTAACACACAGATTGCCAGAGGCTAAAAATCCAACAGCTACGTTACCAACTCCAGTGGTACTGGTACGTTGAGTATTGCAACCAATAGCAACGTTATTACATCCAATGGTGTTAACCTGTAAAGCTGTATAACCGATTGCGATATTATTTGCACCAGTTGTGTTAGATTGTAGGGCGCCCGCAGTTATAGCTACGTTATTAGAGCCAGTCATTGACGTATTACCGGCATTATAGCCTAGTGCTACGTTACAGGTATTAACTGTAGAAGTAGTCCATCCGAATACTAAACCTTGTGCTGTAGGAGTAGCTGCTGCGCTAGAGCCGCCGCCGCTGGCTGCTGCCCAAGCAGGAGGTAATCCAGGTCCTTGACTACATAATACCTGACCAGCTGTACCAAATGAACTTGTTGAACCAAAACTTACAGCACCGGTGGCATTGAATAGTTGTTGAACTACCCCAGCACCAGTTGCCAAGATGATGTTGCTATTGCTGTTGGCAAAGTTAGCTAGGCCGTATCCGCCAACAACTACGTTATTACTTCCTCCAGTAATAAATCGTCCGGCACATTGACCAAAGGCAATGTTATTGCATCCAGTAACGTTACTATATAAAGCACATAATCCAACAGCAAAGTTATAGCTACCAGTAGATATACTGTATAATGCTTGAGAGCCTAACGCTACGTTATAGCATCCTGAAGTTATACCAACGCCGTAGTATGAAGTACCGCGAAGCGCTCTGTCACCAATCGCAACGTTGTACGATCCGGTTGATATGTTTAAAGAAGCTTGGCCACCAATAGCTATGTTGTTTATTCCACTACTGTTAAAAGTTAAGGCACAGCAACCGATTGCTACGTTATAGCACCCAGTGGTATTTTGATATAATGAACCGTATCCGATTGCAGTATTATCAGTTCCGCTAGAGTTGCAGAACATAGAACTACGGCCAATTGCTACGTTGTTGTTACCAGTAGTGTTAAATCCAAGAGCTTGTTGTCCAATGGCAGTGTTATTTGCGCCAAAAGTGTTAAGTTTAAGGGCACTAAAACCGATAGCAGTGTTGCCATAAGATGTAGTATTACAACATAGAGCACCGTAACCTGCCGCGAAGTTATTGCCGCCGCCTGTGTTATTGAATAAAGCGTTACATCCTATGGCTATATTGTTAACACCTGTTATGTTTGATTTAAGAGCAAACGCACCGGCAGCGAAGTTATTAATACCAGTAGTATTACTACATAGAGCACACCGACCAATAGCTAGGTTATTAGCGCCAGTCATGGTCAAGTTACCCGACTGATAACCTAAACCAATGTTAAATGTTGCAGTATTTGTATAACCTATTAACGATCCGCTGGCTGTGTTAGTAGCAGTAGTTCCGCCACCGGCAGTAATTAATGTACCATTACTGTAAATGTTTCCCGCATAAATGCTGCCACCGACACCAAGACCACCTGTAACCACTAGAGCGCCTGTAGAAGTTGAAGTAGCAGATGTAGTTACTCCGATTTGTACATATCCGTTATACGGAGCAAGAGCCACAGTACCTGTATCAGATACAGTAATACTAGGTATACCCGATATATCGTTGACACTAAAAATATTACCGGCTAGTGTATTATTGATGCTGAATAACTGTCCAGCACTACCTTCAAAACTCAGCTGTCCGCTGTTGATAGGATAGGCTCTCAGTGTGATTGTAGCAGTGGTAGTGGTATTAGACGCCGTAAAAACTATCTTAGGGACGTCGGTACTACTACCTATATTCGGGATTATGACAAGATTTTGATCAGTGTAGGCCATTTAGAGTATCAGTTATCTAGTATTTATAAGTTATATCGGCCGCGCATAGCGTTGAAGTTTTGCTGTATTTCGTCAGCACTTAGGCCTCGATTGTATATTCTACACACAGATAGGTATCCCGAACCATAATCAACGTTTAAGGCATCACTTTGCATTAGTTGTAGGTTAGCACCACCTGATACAAATCCAGAAATATTAGTGCCTGTAACTGATAGCTTTCCGTTTAAATATAAAAGATTTTGTACACCGTTATAAACCCCTACTACTTGATACCAACCTGTAGTAGTGGTTTGTACGTTTATACTGATTGCGGTTCCTGCAGTATACCATCCGTTATTAGAAGTTGCACACACCCATGTAAAGTTACTAGGTGCGTATATCATACGATAAGAATTTGATCTTCCTACAATAAATGCAGTGGTTTGGGTGGTTACCCACTGTACATTTACCCAGGCTTCCACTGTTAGCTGAGAACTAGTTGTTGGATTTATTGATGTAGAAATATAACTGCTGGTTCCGTTAAAGGAAAATACACCACTATTTGTTGATACATAACTGCTTGTGTTTAGTTTACCCACTATTTGACTTGAACTTAGGTCAAAGACGTTGATTGCTCTAGTAGAAGAAGTTAAACCGGTCGGTCTATATGTTGACGGACTGCTTTTTATTTCTATCTGAGGGCCCCAGAGAAATACTCCGCTGGTTCCTGTGCCTGCAGGAGTACCCGCACCGTTGGCATCTCCTTGGCTAGTCTGCAGATTTATAGGACCGGTTATGGTAGCAGTAGCAATAACCTGGCATCTATACCATCCATTGCCTACATTGGTTATAGTACCGTGGGCAGGGTTACTGGTAATTCCGTTGGTTAAATCATAAAGTGCACTGGCTCCCCAATATGCTCCGGGACTAACAGCAGTAGTATCAAACCACATCGTAGTTGATGTAAACTCAGCAGCTTTCATATACACGCTATATGCATACTGTGTGCCTGAAGTAACATTCACTGGTTGATAAACACTTTTTCTACCAGCGTTTCCAGGAGTACCTATTAGTTTATATACGCCATTATTGGTACCGTCAGGGGCAGTAATTCCGGTCATAAGTGTTGTTGTGGCACCCGATGTATTCCAATATCCTGAATTATAGTTTGTACTGTAAAGAAATAGATTTTCCCCGTCTTGATAACTTTTAGGATTAGCAGCATCTATGTAAAATATCAATGATGACGCAATACTTGGTCCAACAACTATGGTCATAGTCCATACCTCCCGCGATGTGCGTTAAAGTTTTGTTGTATTTCAATGGCCGATAATGCACGATTATAAGTCATAAAGTTACCTAGTTCACCTGGACAGCCGCCTCCTCCTGAACTTGTAGACACTGAGATTCCTCCTCCATATACCTGCCATCCATTAGTAGCATAACCTGTATAACTCAATCCTAGCCCCGGAGTAGTTGCTTGTGCGTTGGTACCTGTGGTCTGCGGTCCTTGATTTTGTACAACAGCATTTTTATATGTAGTTGCTATGCCAGTGCCTTGATCATAGGTATAAGCAAACATCTGCCATGTACTTGTACTATAGGTGTAGGAACCAAACACGTTATTAACGTTTCTTCGAGCCACTCCGTCAGTAAAATAAGCAGTACAACTCATTAATCCGTTGGTTTCTAAGATAAACATAACAGGAGGGCTAAAGCCAGCATTGTTAGGACATAAAAATGTTCTCCAATAGTTATTAGCATCCGGTGGAGCAATGGGCAGGCCTTTTAGATTAAACCAAGCAATAATAGTAATGCTACCTGAAGCTAGTTGTGCATTTGGTGCAACTGTTAATATACTAGATCCTGTACCTGCTGCGTTAACAGCACTAGCAAAAGTAGTAATAACTGTGCTAGTACCCTTAGTAAAGTTATTAGCAGTCCAGCTAGTTCCGCTGATTCTGTCGCTTACTGTTGTACTTGTGCTGCCATTAAAATAATATGGATCCAGTACATTTACAATGCCGTTGGTAACAATAGAGGGACCGTGTCCTAGACTCATATTCCATACCTCCCGCGATGTGCGTTGAAGTTTTGATTTATTTCACTGGCGCTTAGAGACCTATTGTACATACGCATTATAGAAATAGAGTTTTTTCCATACCACACATAACCAGCAGCTCCGGGATTATTTGGATAAGCAGCGCCTATATTAATATTATTATTAGTAGGTACATTAGTTGTTTGTAGAGCAAATGAGTTACCTGTGCCTACTTGTGCACCATTAAGATAGGTCGTTGCCGTGTTTCCTGATTTAGTAAGTGCTATTTGATACCAGTTACCTTGATTTATTTGAGCAGCACCCGTTCCTACACTCCAAGAACCGAACACTACGTTATTAGTAGCACTTGACCAAATCAGATATGACATTTGACTGTTACTATAATAAAATCCTGCATGGAATCCGTTGTATATTGCCAGCGCACTGGTACCTTGCGTCGGGTCTCCTGGATAAGATACCGGATTTATATCATCTAGCCTAAACCAAATTTCCCATGTATGATCATAATATAAGAAGTTTGTAACTGATAGAGCACCTTGTGGATTGGTTATTTGTAGGTTTCCTCCTGCTAGTTGAGTAGACGTAGTTGCTGGATAACGATTAAATTGTAAATATCCACTAGGAGTTGTAGACAAATAGTTAGGTTGATAATAGTTTTGAAAACGGTTCTTGCTGATCATATCAACAACTGAAAGGGTCTTTGGAATATATGCTCCCTTTGTTGATGTATAGTTGTTTACATAAGCACTATTTTCTAGTTGCCATCCCCAAGAATACACACCAGTGCCAGTTGTAGCAGCAGTTGATCCGTAGGTGCCTACATATATTCCGCCAACAACTTGCGTAAATGCAGTAGCAGTAGTGAAGTTAGCAGTAATATAACACCTAGACCAACCGTTACCTGCATCAGTGGCACCGTAGACTATGTCAGTGATAACTGTAGTAGTACTTGCTGTTGTTGAAGTTACAAGCTGAGGAAGACTAAATGATCGATTATTAAGATTTAATACTGTCCTAAAATAAAGACCGCCTGCCTGAGTAGTATCGTAGCCCTGTGTTCCTAATATCATAGATATAGTATTAGTACTCGCAGCCTTCATGTAATATGACATGGTATAATAACCAGTGGCACTGCTAGCATATGTACTGCTAATAGCTGCGTAGTTTGTACTACCGTCTATGCCTACAATTAAACTACTGCCTGTATTACCTACCGGACTGAGAGTAGTTGCTGTATTAACAAAAATAGCAAATCTAGTAGCAGCAGAATAACCGGTTGGGTCTTCGCTGTTGTTGAATAAGTTTTCTTGCGCTGAGTAACTTTTAGGGTTAGCAAAATCTACATTAAGCAATAACCCGTTAATAACAGCACTAGGATTATAACTTATAGTCATTCAGATATCTCGACAGCTAGTTTATCAGTATCAGCACGTTCAGCAAATACCACATAATAGCAGTCGATACTACCGCCAAACATGGCATCGTTTTCTACAATGACCGTGTTGTCTTTGATGGCTTCAACATAAAGTTTTTGGTGTTTGCCGATCGGTGTTAGTGTTACTGTAATAGAATCAGGGTCAACTAACTTGGTCCAATAATCCGGAAGTTGTATTGTAGTAGAACCTTTTAATCTACCTCTTACATATACACCGTTTTCTGGACCTTCTAAACTACCGTAGCGTAGTTTCATGTTTGGTTTAGTTGGGTGAGTAATAACGAAAGATTTAGTAATCGCGTTTAACGACCCGTTAACGTTAACGTTACCGCCAACACCTATACCGCCGGCGATTATCAAGGCACCAGTAACAGTATTGTTTGATTGTGTAGCGTTGGTAGATGTAAAAATACCAGTGATAGTTTGGCCGCCTAAGACTGTTAATGCTGCGTTTGTAACCGTAGTACCGATACCTACAGATCCTTGTATCAAGTGACTATATGCTGGCGCACTATAGTTTTGGAACATATAACCAGAAGCCACTGTTCCGTTATTAACAATAGAAAACTGTACGTTATAACTACTATCTCTAAACCAGTGATGAGCAAAACCGCTGCGCCCTGATATATAATTCATACCCCAAGATCCCGGGCCAGTTGTTGGACCTGGTCCACTAATGCCGCCAGCGTTCAATGCGCCGCCTTGGAAGTCATATATAATAGTCGATGTTGTAAGACCATTAGCACCATAGCCTGGATAGAAGTTTCTAAAATCCATACCAACTGCAGAATTAGGATTTGTATCAGGTGAATCTAATGTAAGAGCAATATACGGGCTAGGAGTTAGTTGTTCTGCTACCGGATTAGGATATGCTAGAGATACATGTAGTGGAGATATAAGAGTACTTGTAGTACCTATACCCATAAATCCTGTGCTTGGTTGATATACAATACCACTAGTTGCCGCGGTTTGTAGTACTGCACTACCTGTACTAGTTGATACAAATGTTAGATATTGAATAGCGGCAGATGTTGTATTATTATAAACAACTAAGTTACTAGAAGTTGTAGCATTACTTGCTGTGTTAGCGGTACCGTTAATAGTACCGCCCACCCATAAATTACCACCAATACCAACGCCACCATTAACTATCAATGCTCCTGTCTGTGTACTCACAGCAGTTGTAGTGTTTGTTACAACAACTGATCCTGCACCTCTAGTTGTTATATTAAGATTTATTAAAGCATCTGTACCTGTTGTGCTTAGTGTAGGTGTAGTACTTAAACTGGCTGTTCCACCAGTGATGTTTACATAACCGGTTGTGGCTGTGCTATGACTAATTTGTAGTTGTTGCCAACCAAAACCTGCGTTTACGTTTCCAGTATAAAATCTAAATGCACCAGTGCCTTGTGTTCCGTGATCTACACCTACGTTAGGATCAACGCCGCCTGTGGTGCTAACAATAAACTGAGGAGATGATCCCAAGCCGCCGCCTTGCATACTAAATTTGTTAACTATACTATATGAGCCTTGAACCCGCAATACTTCTTTTCCATTAACGCCCATGCGTATACTAGTACCAGTGGCGGTACTGCCGAGGCCGCCTGCGTTTACGTTCATTATGCCGCCGCCTACTGTATAGATATTCAGACCAATGTTAGTGTCTGTGCCAGCAACAGCAATAGTAGGTCCAATATAACCTTGACCTTGACTAGTAACAGATCCTGCTATTGTTAGATAACTAGAATCATAAGCACCGCTGTCGACCAACTTTAATGATAATCCATCACCGTTACCAAAGTTAATAGAGCCAAGACCTTTAGATAACACGTTAATATCTATGTTGGAGTCGCTGCCGACTGTAGCAATAGTAGCACTAGACCCGCTTTGGCCGCCGTATATTTGGAAATAGTTGGTTGAGTTTGAGCCAATAGTAGCAGTTGTTCCAACCCATAAACTGCCGCCAATGCCAGCACCACCGGCAACTTGCAGTGCACCTGTAGTCGTTGAGGTTGCTGATGTAGTGTGTTTAACTAATAATCTACCGGTAGTAGTTCCCGTATTTGCTCCAACAGTTACGTTACCTGCACCGTCGTCAATAACTGTTCTAAATGTAGGAGCAATAATACCAGTTGTATATACAACACTACCCACTGTACCTGTGTTAGCCATGGCAAACATATTAAGATATCCGTTAGCCGGTACAGAACCGGATATCGAAGGCGACGTATTTGCTAGTCCCATCCAACCAGCATAATAAGTTTCCATGAACTGAACGCCTAGGTTGTCATTGGAGTTCATAACCTGTAGCTGAGAGTTCTGACCATTTACTCTTACAAATGTATAATCACTGCCGTTTGGTGTTCTAGTAGCGTTGTTACTCTGTATTAGCAACAGGGCTTGATTTTGAGCAGGAGTCTGTGCTTGTATTTGAAATCCAGTATTGAATGTTGCTGTCGATGCTTGGTCCCATACTGAACTATTTAGGTTAATGCTGGGGCTACCGTAACTAACTGTAGATGTAGTTGCTGTTCCAGTGGCCGCAAGAGAAATATTACCACCAGTAAACAAGTTATTTCCGATGCCCAGGCCGCCACCGATAACTAGGGCACCAGTTGTTGTTGATACACTAGCTGTGGTATTGTAGATAGTGGCTTGACCATTATTATTAAAAAATAACGATAATGGGTTTGAAGGTGTTGTCATTTACTAAGTTCCTATCCTATATTTACATTGCCATTGCCACAGATATTGCAGTTGCGTAGGCTTTACTTGCCATTGTACTAGCAGCTACACTAAATGTAGAGAAAGCACGAACTGATATTAAATCTCCACCGTTTCTAGCTGCGTTAAACACCACCGTACTACCATTTGACGCTGTGTAATCTCCATTATTCATTAAGGCACCGTTGGCAAAAACAAATATTTGTCCAACTGTGTAACCGCCAGTTACTGTAAAGATTGTTTGTCCTTGACTAGCAGTAAACTCTTGTTGATTAAGGGCTTGTTGTGTAGTTAATGGTGACCCATTTAATACAATACTACCGTTAACATACAAGTTCTTACCAATGCCCACACCACCTGCTACAGTTAAATCGCCTGTGGTTACATTGGTGCTACTGGTTCCTGTTAATAGTTTAATAGATCCAGTTCTAAATACACCGTAGGTAGCACTGGTAAATGTACCAGTATTGGATTCAGCGCCTTGACTATACCACTCTAATGCTTGACTATCATCAGCTAGTACCAGTGCTGCGTTACTGTCAGTGCTTGCTGTTCTATTATAATAGTGGAAGCGTAGGCCGATATCCTTGCCATCGTCGTAGGTCCAAGGAGTATTAATGCCCCCCGGCGGTACATGCATTTCGATAATGTTGTCTGTGTATACAGTATTGGTAGAATATACATAGGTAGCAGTACCGTTGAATACTACTGGTCCGCCGAATGTTGTTTGATTTAGAACATATAAACTGTTTAAGTATGCTCCGCCTGCTACATACAGTGCGTTACTACTTGTAGTACTGGTGTTAGCCGAAGTACTAGACAAGAATAACGACGGAACAGTTAATCGTCCTGGATTAGGTTGATATGTAAATGCGCCACTGTTGGTGCGTAGATTTGTACTTGTGCCTATGGCATTAACAAATGTTACATATTCTGGAGTAGCTGTGCTAGGATCGTCGGTTACACCAACGTTAATAGTATTAGTAGCAGTAGTTGATGTATTAGCAAATGCAGGCAATGCCCAATAAGGGGAAGCTGAGGCTCCAGAACTTACCAGTACCTGTCCAGGAGAACCAAAGTTATTAGTAGAACCAAATGACAACGCACCAGTTGATGTGTAAAACTCTTTAATAGAGCCATTACCGTCGGATAAAACAACTGTACCAGTATTTGTCGGAATATCAACACCAGTATACGAACCTATAATAACATTATAGCCGCCGCTGGTAATAGAACAACCAGATTGATAACCTATTGCTATGTTGTTATTTGAAGTACTATTATATAAAGCAGTATAACCTAAGGCAATATTATTAACACCAGTTAAGTTATTTCCTAGTGAGTTACAGCCAATACCTATATTATTGCTACCGCAGGCATTGGCTAATAAAGAACCAGTGATAGCAGCAAAGTTACCGCAACCTACAAAGTTTGCTCTTAATGCAGCATAACCTAATGCCACGTTAGCTGAACCTAAAGTATTAGCATTGCCTAATGCTGTACACCCAATAGCAATATTATTCTGCCCTGTGGTGTTTGTTTTTAATGCTCCATATCCTGCAGCAAAGTTATTAAGGCCACTTGTATTACAATATAACGCACAAATACCTATTGCTATATTATTAGAACCGATAGTATTAAGGTAAAGGGCGCAGTATCCTAGTGCTACGTTATAGTTACCAGAAATATTGCAATATAATGTATCTCGGCCTATCGATATATTATGATAACCTATAGTGTTATAACCCTGTGAGTTTAAACCAATCGCAACGTTATTACAGCCTATTGTATTGCAGAACAGTGCTGTTTGACCTAAGGCAATATTATTGCTGCCTGTGGTGTTATTGTATAATGTTTGGCCGCCTAGAGCGAGGTTGTTATTGCCACCAAACGAACAATATAATGATTGACAGCCCATGGCAATGTTACCAGCGCCGGTAATATTACCATACATTGCTCTTGCACCTAGTGCTACGTTATAAGTTCCGCCTGTATTAGCATATAGTGTAGTATTGCCTAAGGCAACGTTGCTGTATCCAACAGTGTTAGAGTTCATTACCAACGGACCAATGGCAACGTTATTAAAACCGCTACTATTACATAGTAAAGTACTTGCTCCTAGTGCTACGTTATTGTTACCGTATGTATTGAAATACATAGAACATAGGCCTATAGAAATGTTACATCCGCCACAGTTAAGTTGACCGGTAACTCCGCGTAGAGTATAACCTCCAACGGCAAAGTTATGTGATCCTGTGTTGTACTGCATGGTTGCACAACCAATACCAACGTTGTTAACACCTGTTAAGTTGTTTTGTAGAGCAAAGAATCCTATGCCTACGTTATTACATCCATATGTATTGCTAGCTAATGCGCCAGAACCCACTGAAGTATTATTCATACCTCCGGTATTTTTACACAACGAAGCACAACCTATGGCAGTATTTCCACAACCAGTTGTGTTATTATTAAGAGCGTTAGCACCAGCAGCAAAGTTATTAACACCTGTAGTGTTAGCATATAGTGCGTTTATACCAAATGCTACGTTACAGTTACCAATAGTATTACAGTAAAGCGCACTTAGTCCTAGTGCAATATTATAGTTACCAGCGGTGTTACAATATAATGTATTTTGTCCAATGGCAACGTTACAGTTACCATATGTATTATAGGTTAACGAACAAAATCCCAGAGCAACGTTGTTTGAACCAACAAGGTTTTGACATAGGGCAGCACGTCCCATGGCAATATTATTACTACCGGTGGTGTTATTACGTAGAGAAGTGAATCCAATACCAATATTTTGACTACCACTAGAGTTTAATCCTAGTACACAGCAACCAATAGCAATATTATTACTACCGGTGGTGTTACTTAACAGTGCGTTATAGCCAGCAGCAAAGTTATTTTGACCATATGTGTTACAGCATAGTGCGTTTGGACCAATAGCAATATTAAAAGAGCCAGTAGTATTACAAAGAAGTGCATATGGACCTATGGCTGTATTATAACAACCGCCTGTGTTAGCATACATTGCCGAACAACCAAATGCTAGGTTATGGTGTCCATTTTGATTAGACTGTAGAGTATTGAGACCGATAGCTACGTTTGAGCAACCAGTTAAGTTATTTTTTAATGCACCGTAGCCGACACCGAAGTTATCGCAGTTTAAACTTTGACCAGATACACCTTGCATAGCATACTGTCCAATAGCTACATTTCGAATACTACCTACATGATAGTAAAGTGTATTAAGTCCGAGACCAACGTTACTGATACCAGTGACGTTGCAGTTTAGAGAACTTTGACCAATAGCTATGTTGTAGTTACCGCTGATATTGTTAAACAAAGCACTGTTTCCAGCGGCAAAGTTATATGATCCAGTGTTGTTATTTCTCAATGCGGATGCACCGAATGCTATGTTATTGTTACCGTAGGTGTTGCTACACAGCACGTTATTACCTAACGCTACGTTACAACTACCTGATGTGTTTTTAAACATAGCCAAGCAACCAATGGCAATGTTGTTTTGGCCAGTCCCGTTACAGCACATAGCGTAACTGCCAAGAGCTACGTTACTTGGACCGTTGTTAACTTTAAGACTAGCAAATCCAATACCAATATTATCGCAACCTGTAACAGCCGCACACATTGAGTAAGCGCCAGCAGCAAAGTTATTTTGACCATAAGTATTAGTTTTTAATGCACCATAACCGATAGCAGTGTTTTGAAAGCCACTGATGTTAGCACAAAGCGCACCTGCACCAATAGCTACGTTATTGTAACCAGTGCTGTTGTTGACCATTGACAAACAGCCAATGGCAATATTATTACTTACTGTGTTGTTGTATAGTGTGCAGAAACCAATAGCAACGTTGCCATTACCGCTTTGATTACATTGACCTGCATATATACCAGCACCAAAGTTAAATCCGCCAACTGTATTACACATTAAAGCATTAACACCAAGTGCTACGTTATAGCTACCTGCTGTGTTAGCCTGTAAAGCACTAGTACCAAGTGATACGTTGTAGTTGCCGCCGCAGTTTGATTGTAATGAGGAACTACCTAACGCGATGTTACCTATGCCCGAAATATTGCTACGTAAAGCAGCATTACCAATACCAATATTACCGCAACCTGATATATTACATAACAACGTATTACATCCAATAGCAACGTTATCGTTTCCTATAGTATTATTACATAAGGTTAGCCATCCTAGCGCAATATTAGATTGACCTGTGATATTAGCAGTTAGGGCACATAGACCGATAGCGATACTATTGTTACCGCCAGTATTGGCAGCAAGTGTGTATTGTCCAATACCAACGTTGTTATATCCAAAGATATTACATTTAAGAGCACCATAGCCTAACGCGGTATTGTTACACCCGATAGTATTACAATAAAGTGCTTGTGTGCCCACAGCAATATTGTTGTTGCCTGAAATATTATTATAGAGAGCAGTATTACCTGAGGCAAAGTTATTACAACCGATAGTATTTCCATAAAGGCTATATGCACCTATAGCAACGTTATTAATACCGCTGGTATTTTTAGCTAGGCCACAATGTCCAATAGCTGTATTATTGTTTCCGCTGGTGTTTGAGGATAGTGCGGCCCAGCCGGCAGCAAAGTTGTCATTGCCGGATATATTATTTCGCAGACTAAAAGGACCAAGAGCAATATTACAACTACCAATAGTATTACCATACAATGCGTTACAGCCTAGAGCAACGTTATAGTTACCAGTGGTATTAGCCACTAAGGCACATTGACCTATAGCAATATTCCAACTACCGGCGGTATTGGCGCACATAGCTTGGTAGCCAGCAGCAAAGTTATTAACACCAACGGAGTTGTTTACCATTGCTGAACTGCCTGCGGCAAAGTTATTAACACCAGTAGTATTACCGTAGAGCGATCTGTAACCTAGTGCAGTGTTATTAGATGCTGTATTAAAGAATAAAGCGCCTCTACCAACAGCAATGTTATTACATCCACTTACGTTAAATTTTAATGCTTCTAGACCAGCGGCAAAGTTACAGCCGCCGTATGAGTTGCTGTATGAAGCACAGCAACCAATAGCAATGTTGTTGCAACCTGTCCTATTATTATAGAGTGCTTGATCGCCAACGGCTATGTTACTGGCTGCGGCACCACAAGTGCACCATTGTGCTGAGTTACCAATCGCTATATTAGCAGTACCTATAGTATTGCTTCTTAATGCATTAGCACCTACAGCTACGTTATTACATCCACTTGATGATTGAAATAAAGCAAAAGAACCAACGGCTGTATTTCCACAACCAGTAGTATTAGCAGTTAACCCATAAGAGCCAAGAGCTGTATTATTAACCCCAGTTGTATTGCATTTAAGTGCTTGATAACCAACAGCAAGATTATAGTTGCCTATGGTATTGCTTTGTCCAGCCTGCCATCCTAGTGCTACGTTAGATACGTTAGCCAATGTACCAGTAGTTACGGCATAGACTAGGCCAGCTGTGGTTGCTGTAGCTGCTACTGTTGGTGTTGCTGCTGGTGCCCATGTAGCAGTAGTACCGTTTGATGTTAGTACCCATCCGCTGGTTGTAGCTATGTTGATAAATCCTGTGCGGCCTGCTGATATTTGATAAAGTATATCACCAGTAGTGCCGCCTGCTATGTTAGTAGCTGATGTAATAGTACCATTGACTGTAGCGTTGATTGAACCTAATACAGTTAAGTTGCCGCCAACGTTTAAGTTTTGACCAATACCGACACCGCCTGCTACTACTAGCGCACCAGTAGTTGTTGAGTTTGATACTGTCCATACGTTGGTAGAAGTTACAAAAACTGTGCCGCTGTTGGTCCAAACCAGAGATGTTCCTACGGGAGTACCAGTGCTCGGTCCCCAACCTAGAAACCATTGCTGATAGTTAGAACCAGCAGCATAAGATAAACTTCCTATTCCGCCCCAATACTGTCCGCTGTTGTTAAGAGCGTATTGAACACCTGTAAATGTAGGATTAACAAAACTACTAGCGTATAGTGCACCACTTACGCCCATGCCCCCATTGACTACTAGTGCACCGGTAGCAGTAGACGATGATTGTGCTGACGAAGTTATTGTAACCGTGTTGGCAAAGTATGTATTTCCTGTAACACCTAGGCCGCCGTTCTGTACAACAACAGCAGCAGATCCTGCAGATGTTGGGTTGTAATATGCGTTGAGTACAGAGCCTTGTGTTAGGGCGCTACTAGTAGCCTGACTTAAACTAAGAGCAGGGAAGAATAAAATATTCTGCGTTAGTGTATTAGCCGCTATGGCAGCACTTAGCGTAACTGTAGGAGCAAAGGTAACTGCTTGACCGGATGTAATGCTAGCAGGCGGACTAATAACAGCATAGGTGTTGGCTAAAATGCTAGTAACAACGGTACCGGTAGCAATGCCAGTTCCATATACTAGTTGATTAACTGCTAGGTTAGTTGTTGTACCTACCCAGATTGTATTAGCTGCTGTTGTGCTAGATGTAGCAGCATAGGTTTGAGGCAGACCTGTATTGCTGATACTAGAAACACTGGTACCATAGGTTAATCCATTGCCGCCAACTCCCATAGCAACACTAATACCATAGGTGCTTGTCATTGCCACTATTGTTGTAGCGGTTGTGTTAGTATAGGTAGGTTGAGCTGTAGAAAAACCGGAACCAAAACTTGAAATTGTTGTACCGGCAGGGATGTTATTTCCACTTACAGTACCACCGACCATTAAGTTAGTGGGAACTTGATTTAATAATATATATGTGCCGGCGGTTGCCTGAGAATAACCAATAGTTAGCGGAGCGACTAAACCACTGATAGTTAATGTATTAGAAACGTTAACTAAACCAACGTTGATGGCATCACTATTCTGATAGGCAAGCGTGCCTAGATCAGCGTTTGTTGGTATTTGATATGCTTCTTGCCCGACTAACTTATATGTCATCTCTTATTCCTTATGCCCAAACTCTACTAGGAGTAGCTGGTGCCGCGATTAACGGTAGTTGGGCCTTTTGTTCTTCTGTTAAACTTCCTCTTAGGTTGGCGTGATATCCATCTACGGGCAACATTTCTGGATATGGAAAACCGTCTAATCCTGTTAGCATTTGTCCTGTGGCCTTGTATATAGTTCCGATAACGTCTAAATTAGTATTTATTGGAATATGTTTTCCTTGTTCTTCACGAAACACAGCTAGGCCTACTCTTTCTAAAGTATTCCATAGGTGTTGTTCTGATGTAAATTTTAAATAATAATCTTGCATGTTTAACTCGCTGTTAATGTTGATATTTGTGTGTTTGATAATCTTTGTGGCCAATAGGTTAGTCTTCTCATATGCCCAGTAAAGAAGTTACCAAAACCCCCCACATAGCTCTGTGTTCCGATACTGATTCTATCTATACCTGTTGGTAGTGTTGTTACAGGGGTCACTGAATAAACAGTTCCTCCGTTTAAAACAGCCGAAGCATCGCCTAGTTGAAATGCTGTGGCAAGTTTTTTCACAGACTGATCACCTAGTGTTGTTGCGATTTGTCTATTAGGATTTAATCCATTGGCAGCAACTTCCGTATACACACCTGGACCGTAGCCTGCAGATAATAAACAACGATATCCATCATTTTGATAAGTTTGATTATCAAAATCGTAGATAAACGGAAAATCATTTCCACCTGTAGCTGTTTTACCATTGCATATGGTATCAAACTCTGTGTAGATTGTTCCGCTAACTGGATTGATAGCATTAGATACTATAGACCCAGACATTACTAGATAATCGCCTATGCGGGTAGCCGATGCAGATCCTGTTGGTATTAGACTAGTAGCAAACTGCCCTGCTTCAAGTTGTGCTCCCCATAGTGCTATAGGTACAGTTAAAGAAGTTGATCCGTAACCACCTATGTAAAGTACCTGCATGGTATCTGTGGTGCTGCTAGAACTTAGCATAGTGGCAGCGCATCTATACCACCCATTTCCTACATACGAAATAGTTGCAGTTCCTGTTCCTATCTGCGGTATTGTTCCTGCGCCTAGGTCAAATTTTGTTGTATATTGGCCGCCATTGAACTGCGACTCCATGATTAAAAGATTATTTCCACCTAGCCCTTTGGCGTATACGGATCTAGTATAATATGTAGAAGAAGTAAGATAAGCAGACTGTGCTACCCTAGCGTAACTATTAATGTTAGGTGTGTTGATTACAACATCAGCGTAACTAACTCCATCGGGCGATAATACCGATGCTGTGTTTATTGTAAGTGTTCCGCTGCCTTGACCATTTGTTGACCAAAAACTTGCTTGATTAGAATAAGAGTACATATTTGTACGCTGATCTTCCATCAATAAACCTTTGCTTTGTCCAGTTACTGGATCATAGTCAAATCTAGGTTGATTGTTAACTGCATAAGAGATATATCCTCGACTATTTGTATAAGTCGCAGCACTTGCCCGGCTAAAGGTAAATCGAGAATCTAGATTATTAGAACGTATAAAGTTAAAATCTAGTGTGGGGTTGGCGATCGTGCGGACAACATTGGTAGTTACCAAAGAATCCTTAGCAGGTATAGTCGTGTTAGCCTTGACCACGAGGCCACTTTTGACTATAAAGTCATTATTGATCGCCATTAAGCTTCCCTTTCCACGTAACGGCTAGTTACAGTTTGTAAGGTATTTATGCTATTAGTAGATTGAAGCAGTAGTAAGAATCTGCAGAGTTGATGTTGACAGTTGTTCTGGATAATAGACGATACGTTTCAACGTAGAATTTAAATATCCGCTGTTGCTGGCACCTATAAGCATACGGTCAACACTTGTAGGAACACGTTGATCGGTTGTTGAGCTACCAACTACGCTGTTCCATATAGAATAATAGTTGCCTGCAGCAACAGTAGTAGCTAGTTTAAAGTTTGTTCCTGTTACAGAACCCCCAGAAATACTAGCCAACGGGTCTCCTAGTTGTGTGCCTGATCCCCATCTAATTGTTGCTCCGAATAATCCTGTATATTGATACATACCCACTACATTATTACCTGGACCGTCTTCTATGGTTAATATAGGACTAAATCCTGAAAATCCCGGACTAACTGCGCCTTCTGTATAGATAGTACCTTGTTTAGGATTATACCAGTTTAAAAAGTTTTGTCCAGATATAACCGCAGCATCAGCAGCCCTGGTTACTGAACCAGACCCGGTGGGTATGAAACTAGTGGAGTATTGTCCGGGCTCTACTTGGAATCCCCAAAGTTCTATATCAGTCATCAGGGCACCAGTTTGTGTATTATTAACAATAATCCTAGTAGAAGTTCTATTACCGTCCGGAGAAACACCGTAGTTGCGTGTCATAGGAGTTGTTGTACCAGGAGGACCAACAAATACTCCAGCAGCGAGCACACCCGGTCCTAGGTTTTGTAGTCTTATATCAGCAAACAGTCCTGTATTAACACAAAGGCCGGTACCTGCAAATCTAACCCAGGTTCCTGTAGTAAACGTAGACAATGCCTTGTTTAATGTTGTAGGACCGTCTCCTAGATCAACCATTATAGTATGGCCAGTATAGTATTGATTAACCTTAAGGTGCAGAGATAATGCGTAGACCGTAGTTGTGTTAATACCTGTTAGTATATTCCTAAATCCAAAACTACCGTCCCAAAAGGTATATCCTCCTGATAAAGATTGGAAATAATCTGTGCTAGATGTGTAATAATTTGTACGTTGTTCTTCTATTAAAAGTCCTAAACAGGTTCCAGTTGATGTAGAACTATATTGGAAACGCGGAGTATTATTAGGAGAATATTTGATATATCCGTCAGATCCTATGTAAGTAGCACCGCTGGTTCGAGTAAACTGTATTCTAGGATCCAATGTTCCTTTTAAGAAGTTTAGATTTAACGATGGCTGTTGTATCGGCCTTGTTAATGTAGTTGCATATAACTTATCGACATCAGGAACCTCAAAGTTACCCCTAATCTGCACACCTTGTTGTACGATAAAATCACTGGTATTGGCATTTCTTGTAGGGCTTTGTGAGTTGACTGGATTAGATCCAAGAAAAACCGTTGATGTAGTTAAAGCCTGAAACTGGCTAGGGGATAATAGTTGAGGCCAAAATATTAATCTACGAATGGCACCGTTTATCTGCGTAGGGCCACCTCCAATATTTTGATTTCCTATTAATAAGGTATTCATTTGTGTAAGCACTTTAGCCGCTGGATTAGAACCAAGTGTAATGGTATTATATCCTTGTATAGTTACGTTTTGATTATTAACATCCCAGCCTGCTATCGATTTATATGTGCCGGTTGTTATTCCAAGTTTTGGGCCTACATAACCAAACGTTAGTGCAGCATTTCCGTTTAACGCTTGCCTTGATATAAAGGATATGTTTTGATCATTGATTGTTCCGTAGTCAAGTCTAATGCCATAACCATTGTATACTCCTAGATTAGTGTCAGTAACTCCCCAAACTCCCGGAGTTGTATAAACGTTGCCACCGCCACCTGTATATTGATACCATTCTGCGTAAACAGTTCCTTGAGCTTGTGTAAACCAACTTAAGAAGTTTTGTCCTACCATACTGGCTGAATCACCTGCCCTAGTTGCACTAACTGTGTTTGTAGGTATTAGGCTAGTAACAGATGTACCTGCTTCAATCTGCGCACCCCAAAGCAATAATCCCGATCCAACTGCAGGCGATCCTGACGAATCTAGATTTAATTTATATTGAATATTCCTTGTCGGGCCACTGTTAAATGACCAGCCTGATTGTATTCTGTACCAACCATTAGGATATTGTTGAACTGTTGGAATTACTACAAATGTAGTGGTATTTCCAGTTGTACTTGTGCTAAAACTATTTGTCAAAAAGTTATAAACAATAGACAAACAGTTTAAATTTGTTGCACCGTCATACAATGTGCAACTAACTGTTGCTTTACCATTAGTAGGTTTAACAAAAAAAGAACCCGTATAGGTTGTAGCAGTATTAACGTTGAGGTACTGCAAAAAGTTCGGATATGTTAATGTTGTTGTAGTGGCGTAGATTAGCGTGGCAGTTCTGGTACCGTCGGGTGCTATATCAGCATTAAAAATATAAGCTGAATCATTTGCACCGGTTTGATAATTCCATCCGCCGATTCCTATAGAGTTTGAATTTATTACAAGATTTGTACGAGGCTCTTCTATTAATAAACCCCGAATGGTTCCGGTATTAACTGTGTCGTAGTCAAATCTAGGAACATCATTGGCTGCGTATTGTATGTAACCATTTTTACCTACATAAGTAGCGCCGCTGGGTCTATTAAAACTTATACGAGGATCTAATATACTAGAAGCAGCAAAGTTTAGATTAAGTGTTGGTAATACCGTTGCTGCTTGTGTGCCAGTAGTTACTATATTGTCAGTGGCGGAAAAGGTGGCCGTATTACGGACCACCATACCATTTTTAACAATAAAATCTTGCTGAATTGCTGCCACTGATATCTCCTATCAGATATTTATAGGTAAACTCAAGTGGCTATTACAGGCTGATTGTAGTTCTATATGCTTTAACTGTTAGAGCGCTAGGCTGGAATAGTTGCCATGTTGGCTGGAATGTCAACTGTACACCGTTACCGGTTACTTGAGCATCAAATGTTCCTAGTTCACCAACGTTGGTAATAACACCATATTCGCTCTTGTATACGTTTGCTGCTGCGTCGTGCATCAATACAATCTCAGTGTAATGGATACGGTTTGGAGTAAATCCTGTATCAACTAGCTGTACGCTGTAACGTGCTGAACGATATGAACTTGTGCTCCATACGTCTAACAACTGGGCAGTACTTGTGTTAGCAGAACTTAATGCTGCGCTGGTATAGCTAGCGATTGTAGCATTGTTGCTGACAAATCCAGTTACTGGAGCACCTGTTAGGGCAGATCCGATAGTGATTGTGTCACCTGTTCTTAGGTTACCGCCAACTGCTAGACCACCACCAACTACTAGAGCGCCAGTACTTGTACTAATACTTGTTGCTGTAGCACCGAACTTAACGTTACCGTTAGGAATCAATAAACTCCATGGGTTGGTGATAGCTACGTTTGTGCCAGCAGCAGGAGCACCAGCAATATATAACGATGCCGCATCAGAGAATGTAGGTGTGTTAGTAGCAGCAAGTGTCGGAACACCTATTGCGTTAATAGATACTAGACCTTGTGCGCCTGTTAATACAGTGTCAGTGAATGTAGCGGTTGAGCTTACTAGAGCAACACCGCTAACGCCCCAGCTTGAGCTGTTTACGTTACCTGTTCTTAGTAATGTGCCACCAACATATAAACTTTGACCAATACCTACACCACCAGCTACAGTTAATGCGCCAGTACCTGTGCTAGCTGATTGTGTACCGTTAGCAATGCTGATAGCATTGTTTGTCGATGCACCTCTGTTAGTAATAGATTGTAGTGTACTTGTAGTCCAAACAGTGATAGTACCTGTGTTAGAACTTACTGCGGTATCAGTACCTGCGGTTAATGTTTGTACGCCTAGGTTAGTAAATGTTACAGCACCAGTTGCGCCACTTACACCTAGATAAGTTGTACCAACAGCACTTGTTACACCAGTGTTGTTAATAGTGAATATAACTTGTGCGCCGCTAGTAGAGATTGAACTAACGCTGATAGCTGTACCACCTTGTGGTATTACACTTGTTACAACACGGTTATTATTGTCATAGATATTACCAGCATATACAGAACCTTGAATGCCTGCGCCACCAGCAACTTGTAGTGCACCACTGTTGGTAGTTGTACTAGCTGCCGAGTTGTTTAATATTACGTGAGGACCAAAGTTAGTCAATGTGCCAACAATAACAGCACTCTTACCAACAGCAACACCACCAGATACCACAACTGTACCGATTGTGCCAGTGGTTGCGTCTACAGTACCAGCAAAGGTTGTTACACCTGTACTAGGTACAATGCTCATTGTAGCAGTACTATAAATCTGTTCGTAGTATGCAGCCGGGTTAACAGCAGCAACAATAGCAGGATAATATGCTACAGCAGCGTTAGTACCAGTAACTGCTACTAACTGTGACTGAGCCGCAGTACCGATTGTTAGTGTATTTGGGTTCTGCCAAGTTGCTGTACTACCATTACTTTGTAGAATGTAGTTATTAGCACCAATACCAATATAACCAGTAGTACCTGTGGTGATTTGGTAAGGAATAGCACCAGGGCTACCGCCTGTTAGGTTAGTTGCTGTAGTAGCTACACCGGTTAGGTTACCAAATATTGTACCACCAACATATAAGTTTTGGCCGATACCTGCTCCACCGGCAACTGTTAGGGCGCCGTTGCCTACCGCTGTCGAGTTGGTTGTATTTGTTACCTGTGTTAAACCAGTTACAGATAAGTTACCACCGTGGTAACTATCACCTGTTACACCTAGGCCGCCTGCGGTGATCTGTAATGCTTGTTGGCTTACTGATCCTGTGCTGCCTGTAGCGCCGCTGCCACTGATTAACAATCTTGTACCAACACTAGCGCCTAGTGTTACACCAAGACTGCCGCCAACGCCTAAGTTGTTAGCAAAATAGCTGTCGCCGGTTATACCAACACCGTTGGTTGCTACTACAATACCTTGTGAAGCAACTGTGCTTGAACTAGCAGTAGCATTGTAGCCTGCAAAATAACTGCCACCACCAATACCAATACCGCCTTGTACACGCAACGCACCAGTTAAGGTTGATGTTGCGTTTGTACCAGTCATTAACTGGATATAACCAGTCTTAAATCCACCGTAGTTAGAATTAATAAATGTTCCGCTACTAATAGCTTCAGCACCTGTGCCATACCATTCTAGTAGTTGGCTGTCATCAGCTAGCACCAACGCAGCATTCGAGTCGGTGCTTAGTGCTCTATTATAATAGTGGAAACGTAGACCAACATCTTTACCGTCGTCTGATGTCCATTGGCCGCTTACGCCTCCTTGAGGAACGTGTAGTTCAATGATGTTATCTGTATAGAAAGTGTTTGTTGATAAAACGTAGGTAGCAGTACCGTTAAATGTTACTGGACTAGAGAATGTTACTGGACCGCCTACATATAATGAACCAGCAATACCTGCGCCACCTGCTACATATAATGCGTTACTTGTTGTTGTTCCTGTGCTAGCTGCTGTTCCGTTAATAACAATGTTATTAGCAATATAAACGCCGCCTGCTACTTGTACACTTCCTGCTCCACCAACTGTGGCTGCTGTAGAATCTACAGTTTTAACAATACCTGCTGCTAGGTTGCCGCCAATACCAACACCACCTGATACCAATAATGCTTGACCGCTGTTTGTATTAACGCTATTTGTACCTGCTTGTATTACAGTATTACCGCCGATTAATGCTGTACCTTGTACACCTAAACCACCCGACGATAAAACCAATGCGTTTGACGCTGTTGTTGTTACGCTAGCATTGGCACTAGTAATAACTTCATTTAAAGAGTAAATGGTTTTAGCAACTGCTAGGCCACCTGCCATTGTAACAGCACCAGCACTAATAGATGATGCATCTGTTGTGCTATAGAAACCTGCTGTTGTAGCAACGCTTAAATTAGCACCGCTTGAAATTGTTCCGTTGGCATTAACTGCTCCACCAACTGTTAATGTGTTCCATACACCGACACCACCGGCAACAATCAATGCTCCACTGTTTGTGCTTACGCTTGGTGTGTAGTTTTGAATAGTAATAGCATTAGGTGTTACACCTGCTGCATATCCTGCGCCTGCTCTGCCGCTTACTGAAGCAAAAGTAGCAGTACTCCATACGGTTACCGCACCGGTTGATGTACTAACTGAAGTATCTGTTCCAGCTGTTATGCTGGTTACAGCATTTAAACCTAGTGTAGCAATAGTTAAGATTTGACTACCAGCAACATATGACGGTTGGCCGAAGTATGCTGCGCCGCCGACACCTAATCCGCCTTGAACTTGAAGTGCGCCGCTGTTTGTCGAAACTGCTGTAGTTGTACTAAGAATGTAGGTATTGTTAGTTACAGCTAACTGACCGTTAATATAGCTGTCGCCGACTACGCCAATACCACCTGCTGTTACACGCAAGGTTTGTTGAGCAGCGGTAGATGTTGATCCAGTTCCTGGAACACTTGTACCAAAACTAGCAATGCCGCCAGCGTAGACGCTGCCGCCTGCTCCAATGCCGCCGCCTACTAACAAGGCTCCTGAGCTGGTACTAACACTAGTTGCTGTACCTTGTACCGTTAACCCTTGTTTGACTATAAAATCTTTTGTTATTGACATAATTTTTTATCCTTAAACACCTATTGCTGTTTGAACTACGTTGATTCGTTTACTTGTGGCCTCGTATGCTGTAAAATACAATGTCACATATCTTCCTACTAAGCTAGCTGAGAAATCACCTAATGGTGAATCTGTTGTTATAATACCATATTGGCTTATATAAACAGTGCCCGCATTGTCAACTAGCAGTACAACTTCTACCATGTAAAAGCTGTTCCCATCTTCTATCTGCACCAAACTTTTTGCAGATCTATACAACGTAGAATCAAAACTATCAATCGATGTTGGATCCGTTGTATTTACCATTGTTATCGAAGTTTGTAGCGCACTACTGCCTACAACCACAGTTCCGCTGAAAACAGTGGGCCCGTTGAATGTTGCTGAACCGTTAAAAACCGCATATCCGTTAAAAACGCTGCTAGTATTAACAGTTATTAGCCCGTTAAAAGTTGTAACTCCTACAGTTAAACTCTGGGCAATAGTAGCACTTGTAGTAACTACTAAATTATTTGAAATAATGCCGCCATTGACTTGTAAGTTATGTAGTCCGTCGTCAACAGATTTATTAATTAAAATGTTTCCTGTGCCTTTGGCAACAATAAATCTATAGGCATTAGCTACATCATCTCGTAATGTCAAGCTACCTTCGTTGATAGCTGCTCCGCCTTGTCCTGCTCTATTGTTTCCGCCTACATCAAATGTATAACTCTGACCATCAATGTTGGCATTTCTAATTGTAAAACTACCATAACTTGAGTTAGCATTTGACTGTACAATCAATCCTGCGCTAGGATGATTTGAGTAAAAGTTATCTTCAATAAACAAGTTATTGATGATTGTAGTAGTTGTACTTCCAATGCTCATTGCCGCAGGATTTGGAGAAGTTATATCCTGTGTGTAGAAGTTTATAACACTATTATTACCAATATTAAGACTAGGAAGGCTTGGACTTGTATATAGATATCCAGAACCTGTAGAATAATGTCCAAAAGTTCTACCACTGCTGTTTATTCCTAGTTCTACAAAACTATGAACATCGTTTTGTAATATATAACCGGTGTGGGCATCAGTGCCTGTATTGCTGTTACTTACAAATACTGATCCTGTTGTACTATATGATCCACTAACACTAATAGGGAACGGCACTGTACTGTTAACTGCTAGTCCTTTGGTTATGGTTTCTCCATATACTAAAAGATCAGTAATATTAGCACTATTAGCTGTTAATGAGTTGCTTGTAATATTATTAGAAACATACAAAGATTTCTGTATTGCTGCGCCGCCTGATACAATCAACGCACCTGTTTGTGTACTAACGCTAGGTGTTGTGTTAGTAATGATAATAGGATTATTTGTTGTATTTCCGTTACCTGTTACTATTTGTAGATTTGCTGAGTTCCAAATAGTAACATTACCTGTTTGTGTACTAACACTTGTGCCTGTGCCTGCGATAATATCAGCAACACCAAAAGAGCTTAGGTTAGCTGATGTAAGTATAGGTGCGCCTTGAGAATATATCGGGCCTGCGTATATGGTTCCTGTTATAGTTGCAGAGTTAAAAATCTTTACAGATCCGTTAACAGACATTCCGCCCTGTGAATATATACTTGTACCGGTATTGTTTAGTTGTAGAACACCTGTTTCAAATACACCAAACGAGCCAACAAAAGTTCCACTTGGTGTTTCAGTTCCAGTACTGTACCAAACTAAATGTCCAGTGCTATCTGCTCTTCCTAAAAATCCCGATGTTGCTGTAGAAGCATAATGATCAAATTTAAATCCAATATCTTTACCGTCATCGTGATCCCAATCATTAACATTATAATGTAGATCTACAATATTATCAGATATGTAGGTATTTGTAGATAATATACTAGTAGCTTGTCCGTTAAGTATTGAACTTCCGCCAACAAATATATTTTCTCCTATACCTACACCGCCATATACAATCAACGCACCCGAGTTCTGATCATTACTATTGTTACCGTTTGTAATAACAATAGGATTAACCGTTGTGTTACCTTTGTCAGTTATAGATTGTAGGTTACTGGTATTCCATATTGTTGTACCTAGTGTTCCTGTACTAATCGCAGTATCAGTTCCAGCAAATAAAGTTACTACACCGGAACCTGTGCCACCACCACCACCACCTGCGGTTAGTAATACTCCGTTACTGTAAATATTTCCAGCATATATGTTTCCTGCTACGCCAACTCCGCCCTGAACAACTAACGCACCTGTGCCAGTTGAACTAGACGGTGTACCATTAGATATTAATGTTTGACCGCCTATTACAGAGTTTCCGCTAATACCAACTCCGCCTTGAACAACTAGTGCTCCGGTTTGAGGATTGATACTGTTTGCTCCACTGCTGAACACAGCATTACCTGCGTAAACAGTTCCCCATCTTAGTCCGCTTGTGCCTAGGTTATAACCTAGATCAACTGACGGTTCTACACTTGCCATGCTCTTCCAAGCACTCACTCCGTCAAATAATAGACTTGCGTATATTCCAGAAGGAGGTCCTACAGTTATACCGCTACCGTTTGTTAATACTGCTGGGCCAGATGCCGTTGATAATGCTATTACGCTTCTAGCAATCGCTGTAGTTTCATAGATAACACTAGTATATGTTCCGGCAACGAATAAGTTTCCATATATAACAGCATCGCCGGCAACAGCTAGATCAGTGCCTACGCCTACTCCTCCAGCAACATACAAAGCATTGCTAGTAAATGTTGTTGTACTATAGTTTGTTGATGTTACAACAAGTGTTCTAAATACACCGTTGTTTGCTGATATAGTACTGTCTATGGCATTTGTAACATTTAAACTTTTAGCGTTTATGTTTCCGCCAATATATACATCTCTAGCAATACTAACGCCACCTGCAAATATGGCACCACCGGTAAGTGTTGATACGGCATTTGTAGGGTTGTTAAAGTATATTGCGTTAGTAGTATTGTTACCTGCATTGGTAACTTGTTGTAGTGTTTGATTAGTAACACTAGGATTAATCCATATAGTAACATCACCGCTAGTGCTGCTTATTACAGTACCGGTACCGGCATTAATACTTGTTACGCCGGTGTTGGTTACAACTACAGTTGGTCCTGTACTAGTTGAAACTGCGATACCTTTACCGGCTATTAAACTACTAATAACTCTACGACCGTTGTCGTAGATATTTCCTGCGTATACATTACCTTGTACTCCTAGGCCGCCTGCTACAGTTATGGCGCCAGTTGTAGTAGATGTAGATGTAAATGTACCTATTACAGTTATCTTTGCCGCAGTTAATGTACCTTGTTTAGCATTAGTGAATATTAAGTTTCCACCGAGATAGATATCGCCGCTGATACCTGCTCCGCCTTGTATTATTAAACTTCCAGTTTGTGTACCTGTGCTGGCTATGTTAGCTGAAATATTTGTATAGCCGCCTACCCATAAGTTCTTACCAATACCAGCGCCGCCGGCAACAGTAAATGCTCCTTGTGTTGTTCCAAAAGAGTTTGTACTGTCTGTTACTAACGAAGGACTATTAAGGAATGTAGAAGTGTATACTTGAAAATATCCGTTACCTACATTGTAGATAGCAATATCTTGATATGATGTATAGTTTGTAAGACTACCTGCATCAAATGTTATATCACCTAGAATATTAGAATATTCAACATTACTAGAAGTATTAACTATAAGAGTAAAGCCAGTAGCAGTACTTGGTGTAATTTGTAGGGCCGGCTGAGCTTCCGATAGTGTAATAAAACTACTACTACTACCTGTTTGGAGAACGGCACCACTAAGTATTTTTGGCATTATATATCTCTATCTTACGAGTTAGCTGTTTCTAATATGCTTAAGATCAATTTGCATGTTCCTGTGTTATTGGTATACGCTTGAACACTATCTAAACTTTCAACAATCATTTTCCCACTAATAATATTTGCACTGTCATTTGCTGGTAACCCAAAACTTTTTACAACTTCTGTAACTACGTTTCCTATCTGTCCACCGTTACCTTGACTATCCGGTAATACTGGCAAGTTTCTATAGTGCGATAAAGTAACATACTGTGTTGCGTTTGTTATGTTGGCTATGTTAGCCATAAGAACAATGGCTGTTACACCAACCGGTGCTGTATAAACTACGGTACCTGTATTTGATCCTAGTATTGCTGTCTTCGTTTTAAACGTGTTTAATGGTAATGTTGCCATATATTATCCTGCCTCAATCGCTAATATAAACGGTGTTAGGTTAGCAAACAACGATTTAGTAAATGTTCTACCGCTCAATACACCTGTTGCTTGACTAATAACCAACTCTGGTCCAATCCTAAAATCTCCGTTTTGGTCTGTTGATGTATAGAATACCTTTCCACCATCTAACATAATAACTTCCTGTGCCTGTACTGGATCTGCTACTCCCACTTGAGGTAGTGATCCATAGTTAACTCCTGCTCCTACATATTCAAATGTATAACCAGACGCACTAATATAACTACGTTGATAGAAGTTAACTACACACCCATCCGGGAATAAGTTCGGGTCTGTTACAATCTCTTCTAGATTAACTAAATGGTATGTACCGTTTCTAGACCAATAGCTTAATCCGGAATAAACTGCGTTATAGTTTCCTCCGTTTTGTAAATCATAAATCAGTTGCTGTAATATTAGTCTTACATCCCTAGCACATTTTGTTTGATAAGTTCCTAGATCAAAGAAACTATCAACATATGCCATTAACTCTGCTTTTAAGAATGGAAGGTTAGCTATAAGAGCATTGGCAGCATTTAATACAGATGTAGAAGTACTTGCAGTTAAACCTATAGGAACTTTTGGTCCTGCTACGCTAGGTCCATTTGTTATAATATTAGTTATCGTATTAATTTCATTCTGTAATATCGTCACTTCGGCATCGGTAGCAATCGAGGATGGTATTACTTGATGTACATTATTCTGAACAGTGGCAGTTGTTATTCCTTTAATAATATAAGGAACTAGTTGACCTAGATATTGATAAGCCGAGGCAGTTTGTGTTATTTCGTTTGTTATAGCAGACGATGTTGTGCTGTATGAATAATAATATACGCCGCTCTGTATTGCTTGTCTATTGCCTCCATATATTAAATCAAAACTTACGCTGTCAATAATATAGCCAACATCTCTAATGCATGTTGCTTGATTATATGTAAATCCGGGATATACATTATTAATAAACGCTATTACTTCTGCTTCTAGATAAGCCTTGTTTGATTGTAAGATATAGAAAGCACTTTGAACTGTTGTTACAGTGCTAGATGTTAAACCATTAGCTACAATATTATCAGTTACGCCCGCTGTTCCGTGTGTTAGTATATTGGTTATAACATTAAAATCAGCAGCAAGAATAGCTGCTTCTGCTGCTGTAGCAGGTATATGATTTATTACTTGCTGTACTACGTTTTGATACCTTGTGCCGCCGGTTTCATTTTGTATAACTTCTTGAGCTAGTATACTTAGATAGTTGATAGCAGCAGTAGTAGTTGTTATTTCGCTGGGAATATTTCCAGTAAGAGCACCTTGGTTCCAATATTGTAAACCTGCGAATGTACTTTGGCTTGTTCCGCCAAATATTAAATCTTGTATTAGTGCTTCTACAATCAAGCCTGTATCTCTAGCACACTTCACTTTATTATAGTTTGCAGAAGGATGAATAGAAGCAAGATACGAGATAGTTTCTTGTGTAATATATTCTATATTAGATTCGATCAATGTAATAGCACTTCCTGAACCACTAGGCACTGTCCCAGTGGTGACTACTTGGGGTGCAGAGTTAACTCCGTTAATGACTATATTACTAATAGTATTGAAGAATCCTGTTATGAAACTATTTGCGTTGCCTCCACCTGCTACCCCTGCTATTGTAGTCTGTGTAAGAGTCGAATAATGTGTTCCTGTATTATTAGCAACAACTTTTTGAGTCAATGTACTAATAAAGTTTAGAGCAGCTACTTCGTTACCTTGTATTTGTGGGATCATTGACTGTCCTACAGGTATTGGATTAGGGTAAGGTGTACTACTTAATACAGTATAATAAGCATTGCCGCAAGTATAAACATTGAAGTAATTATTATTATTAGGATCGCCGCCACCTTGTAAGATAGCTTGATTTAATGTAATCGTTTGGAAACTTACATCAGTTACTACTGTACCTGTGGCAAGATAAGGAACACCATCAACTCCCGATCTGCCATATTGGTCTCTTACATATACTGTTTGACCTATAGAAACACCGGAGTTACTAACTCCTGATATTGTTATTGAACCAGTGGTTAATGTTCCAATGTTAATCTGTGCTCCTAAGAATCCAGAGAAACCTTGTGTGTTAATGTATCCTTGAGGAGGTATAACTTCCATTAACTGTGCTATGTGTGGTCTATTAGCAGTGTCGGGAACAAACACTAGTACGCTTCCATTGTTTGGGAAATAACCAGTAGGATAGTATTCACCGTTGGTAATAAACCAAGGGCTAGCTGGATTATAAACAGTTCCGCTGAACTCTCTATTACCGTAGCCTTTAGCTATTAAACAGTAGTTACCAAAGTTGCTGTTACTGTTTGTAATAGAGGCGATGCCGCCGGTGTCGACTTCAACCGCAGTTGAACAGAAGATAGTAAACACAGATACTAACTGTGCGTATCCGCTGTTAATAATATGAATGCCTCTGCCACCTTGTGTAACTTGTGTAAACGCATCATAAACAAAAGATTGAATAGGACTGCGTTTTGATACAACACCACCGTCAACAAGACTTCCGCCCATAGCACCTATAGGATCAACACGTCTTTGTTGCCACTGATCAGGAACCGCTGCGTCTTGCGCAGGGAATACTGCGGTATATCCAAAGTATAAAGCTGCATTTGTTGCGCTACTTACTGTTGGACTACTAATAGTTAAGTTATACGTATTTCCAGATACAGGTGTAACGCTTAATACTGTTGGAGGTGTTCTTACATCATCTCCAGATATACCAGTAGGAGCAAATACAGAAGCTCCCTGGAATACAGGAGGTGCAACTGCGGGGCCTTGTATTATAACGCTGGTAATAATATTAAAGTTTCTTGCTACGGCTTGAGCAGCAACATTGCCTCCACTAAAGAATGTATTAACAGTTTGTGTACTAGCATTACCTGCTTGGGGTGTAACTGTTTGATTATTGATAATCTTTAGTGCTATGTCTCTTGCGTGATTAATAGCCTGTGTAGTCGTAGATTCTTGACCTACTACCTGAGGATAACCACCCTTCCAATAACTCACGGCAGCTTCGATAGTTTTTGTATTTCCACCTAAAATAATATCTTGACTTACAGCATCAACGATTAATCCAACATCTCTAAAACACAATGCTTGATTATAAACAAACGACGGATATGTATTTGTAATCCAAGCAATAGTATCATTCTGAATAAATGTTCTATTTGCTTGTAACAATACTTCTGCGCTCAAGAAACTACTATCAACTGCTGCGCTATAATACATTGCAGGTGCGCTGCTTGGGCCATTGTTAATAATGTTAACAATAGTTCCGATGTTAGTTGTAATGCTATTGCTAGCTATGCTACCATCAGTTAATGCTGTATTAATAACCTGTGTATATGTACTGCCTGAGCCCAATAAGTTTGTTACAGTTGAGTTAACTATTATCTTTTGTGTTAAACTATTGATATAGTTAATAGCAGCCACAGTTTGTGTAATTTCTCCTGCGATAACACTGGCTACTCCGTTCCAGTAAGCAAGACCTGCTTCTACACTATTTTGATTGCCACCAAATGCAGCATCATATGAAATGTTTTCTACAATAATACCAACGTCTCTAAAGCATAGGGCCTGATTGTAACTAAATGACGGATACTGTTGATTTACATAAGCAACAACTTGTTCTTGGATGAACTTTTTGTTTGCTAGCAATAATGTACGAGCATTAAAATAACCCGGGTTTTGATGACCACCGTTGATACTCATCCCAGCGACAATAGTACCTGTGCTAACTGTTACTGTGATAGATGTTGAACTACCTGCCCATGTACCAGTTGATACTGCGCTAGGTATTTGAATAGTTTGGTTAGGAACAAACAAGGTACCATCATATAACCACGGACCGCTTTGATTTGTACAGTTCTGAATGTATGGAGAATGGTATACGTCAATAGCTACGCCATTTACCTGCGGAGGGAATGCTGTGGCATATGCACCTCTATTGTAACCATTTGCGTATGTTCCTGGCAATAATCCACTACGTCCATTTAAAAACTGCATCTGTGCTAGATAGCATCCGCTTTGTAAGTGGAATAAATCTTGTGTCTTATTGATTGGTTCAATACTAGTTGTTCTTAAGTCACTACCAATAATACTTGTATACGGTTGTAGTAACAACGGATTGTTTTCAAAATAATGACCAGGAGAAACTTTGATACTAGTGCCTGGACCGTAATAAGGACTCTTTAAAGCGCCACCGATAGTACGGCAAGCACGGCTTGCGTCTTGGGCACGACCATCATTGGTATCATCTCCATCCATGGTTACATATAAAACGTTTGTAACAACTGGCGCAGTACCAAAAGGTTTGTCACCGTTTACTTTTATGTTAGCATTGATTTCTAATAAACTGCTAGCAGGATTAATGGTAACATTGCCTGTCTGGCTAGCTAATATATTAGAATATAGTGTGTCTACATAACTTTTAGCCCAAGTGTTTGTTTGTGAGCCTATATTATATTTGCTAGGAGTAGCAGGAATAAGATCGCTGAGAATCTCTGAATCAATAGTTAATGTATCAGTACTTGTATTATTACCTAAAACAATATTACCGTTGGCAATGATATTACCTTGAGCAACAATATTTCCACCAACGTTTAAATCTCTTCCAACGGTGGCTGTATTTTGTACTAGTAGGTTAGATGCGGTTACTGCTGATACAATAAAGTTAGTTGCGGTTAACTTAGTTACAGTAGCATTAGTAGCCGATAGGTTTGGTGTTATTAAAACATTTCCAACAGTAACAGTATTAGCATAAGCTGTAGCACCAACATACAAGTTACTGTGTATTCCTGCGCCGCCTGATACAACTAATGCGCCGCCTGTAGAAGTTGTGCTTTCTGTAGTTGTAGTAATATAAGCAAGAGGGCTGAATAAAATACCAGTAGTTACGTTATAAGATAATCTTGTATTAGTTTTAGGATAAGAGAATCCGGTGCTAGTAGAAGCAAATATAGGGTAGTATACCCCCGAAGTTTGCGTATTATCTACAGAAATAGTAGTAGCAGTAAAATAGAAGTTAGCAATACTTGCTGTACTAATACTACCGTAAATAGTTCCACCTACTCGTAGGTCTTGGCTAACACCCACTCCACCTTTTACTACCAATGTTCCGTTAGTAAAATCAGAAGAGTTAACATCTCCGTTTATTGACGCATACTGGGATGTTAGTGTATTAAAAGAACCTGTTCCGCCGACATATAAGTTGCCAGTGATACCTTGACCGCCTTGAACTAATACGGTGCCCCCAGTCGATGTAGTTGATTCTAGACCTGCGCTAAATGTTGTTACGCCTGTAGCAGATACAGTACTATCTAAAACAATATTGTTTAACCCGGTTGGCTTAACTGTTATAGGCCCAACTGTTGTAGCAATAGTATTGCCGTTTACTGTTATGTTTCCAAGTGTACTTGTACCTGGAATAACTCGAAGATTAGTAGAGTTTATAGTACCTGCTACATCGAGTTCGTAGGCAGGAGATGATGTTTGCACGCCAACAAAGCCGGCAGTAACATCTAAGTATAAGGTTGGGTTCTCGGTCTGGCTGCTTGTGTTATAAAAGGCCAGTGGTACATTATCACGAAATAAATTCTGTTGTAATAACGGACCGGATATACGACCTACAGCCATGCGAACAAGCTCCTAAACCACCGAGTTTCACGGATAACCACCTTTCATTGCGGGTTTACCACAGTATGTTCTGCCTCTAATGCATGGCATCAAAGTTATTTATCGATATTTGGATTTATTAACTATTAGGAGGAGAGTAGCCGTCAAGCCCCAGTAACACAAACACAGGCTTAGCTGGCACAGCACTAGTAAAATTAACAAATGTTCCAGCACCTTCAGAAAAGGTTACGGTGCTACTTGCGGGTATACTAGCAATAGTATTAGGACTAATAGTTATTGTCCTGGTTGCTGTAGTGATGTTTGTAACTGTAGTTCCATTTGCTAGACCACCACTGGCTGTAACAATCATGCCTAGCAATATATTAGTAGTAGTTGCTACAACTAATGTATTTGATCCTGTAGAAGCAGTGCTAGTTAGTGTTGTAGAAGTAGTTGCTCCTGCCCCACTAACCAAAGTATAGTTAGTGTTAGGAATTTGATATACGTTATCAACAAATACTAAAACGTTTTGAGGAGCAGTGGTACTAACATTATAAGATAAAGGTCCAAACAATGTATTTTGATAGTTGCCAACTCCAAGATTTTGTGCTGTTACAGGAGTTTGTCTATTTGTTTTGATTCTTTCCCACCCTGTGCCCTGGCCGCTGATGTTATATGCTTCTAAATCAGATATAGTTTGATTATATCGTATTTCACCATTTACTGGAGCAGCAGGTCTTTGAGAAGTAAGTCCAGAAGGAGTTTCTAGGGCTTTCTTTGTATTCGTAACAATAGTACCATCTTGCTGAACAGCAAAGGTATTATCAGTTGGCCTAAAACGATTAAGGACTAATCTTTTTGTATATTTCATTATATTCCCACACTACTTACAGTAACCCCAACAGTGCCAACACTGGCTTGGGCATATATAACATCGCCTTGGCCTAAAATAAGTTTTTCAGTATCTAGAGTAAAAGTTTCAGTAGAAGGCAACGGCACAGCAGAAAGTATTGTAGTACTTGTGCCGATTACATTACCACTAGCTACAGCATAAACTGTTAGAGTTCCATCTACTCCGCCTGTATTGCAAAATATCATAGTAGTAATAGCATTACTTCCTGCTGATGAAAATATTGCTGTAGTTGTTGTAGATGATATAAGCGTATTTGTTAAAGCCATATTGGTTACCTTAAAATATTATACCGTAGACGATTGCTCTCTTACGGCTAACTAGTTCGTCTTGATAAGTGTTATTTACAAAATACAAGCCGCTACCGCCGCCCTGTGGATTTGAAGAATATATTGAAGTGTGATTGCTAAGAGGAGGAACAGAAGATATGTTTAATAATGTCACAGCACTATTAACAACCAAGTTTCCTGTTCCTGAAGGTGAAATAGAAATATCAGTATCAACAGCTGAGTTGTTTACTTGTATTGAGCTACCAACGACAGTTAGATTTTGAATTTGTGCCGATGCATCGGCTAGTGTAAACACAACGTTAGTTGCTGTACCTAGCGCAACTTGAACTTGATTAGTTGGATTATAATATTGACTAGCTGTGTTTATGCTGTTGTCATATATTTGAATATAACTATTGCCAACCTGTACTCGTTGTGTAATAGTCGTACCACGAGCATAGAACTGATCAACATATGCTTTGTTAGGAATATCATCGTCATCTGTGATACGGCTAGCATAGGTAGTTACTGTACTAGCACCTTTTACGGTTACCTTAGCATTAGGATTCTCTGCTCCTAGCAAGTTTAACGTAGCACCGTTGGGTGTACGAATAGATTGAACTTGGATAGCACTACCTATTTCATTACTAGGGTCTGCTGTAGTGCCATTAAAGCGCCATATACCTTGTATAGAGTTAGTTCCATCTGAACTAACAACAGAATCATCATAGAGTAAGAAAGCGCCGTAGCTAGTACTGTCGCTGTGTCCTCTTGAAACCATAAGACCTGCGCTGTTGGCCGGAAAACCCGGAGTGATCCTTGTAACTCCAGGACCTGGTTCACCTTGATTTAAAATTACAATAGTAGCAGTTACAGTTACGTCAACACTTTCAACGCTGGTCTGTGTTCCGTAAACTGTTAGGTTGCCATTAACAACCGTGTTGGGGCTGGTTAATGTTATATTACCATTGTTAGCCTGTATGACATAACTTCCATTAACTCTGACAACGTCGGTTACCATTTATTTTTCCTTTATTGTATTTATTGTTACCAGAAGCGTAACTGTACGTGTTGTAGATTAGGAGTTGTTTTATGCGGCCAAAATACATTGCTTTGGTATCTTAATAAAACTCCGAACTGCGGGCTAGTGATTAGATTGTTGATCATAGGAACAGTATCCCAAAGGTCATCCGGAGCACCGTAAATTTTTAAATCACTTAACTCGCCTGTTGCCCTATTTGAACTTATGTTGTCACCATTATACCAAAGTATAACTGAATCATCTGTTATTCTTCCGCCCCTTCTAACATCAACATATAGTTCTATACCACTTATAGGATTAGGAACATTATATATATCAAAGCCTTGTAACAACAAATAATATGATTTAGTTTTCATATTGTTAAGTTGAAGATCGTTGGCTATAGTTGTTAGATCAGTAACTGTTCTAACTTGTACGATTGTGGTAAAATCATCACCTACTCCCAACCAAGGGGTATGTCGATCATCTTCTGCGAACTGTGTTATTACTGTAGGATAGAACCAAGGTGTGGGCATAAGATTATTTACCTATAAAAAAAGGCTCCGAAGAGCCTTTTATAGATGCTTAAAAATTAATTTTGTGCTTCTACAACTGCCAATGCTGGATATTGTGCTGTTGTTGTTTCATAGTCATAGAATCCCACGCCGGCTGTTGCTTGAATATAAGCAACTTCTGCGCTTAGACCTAGTGTATATTGATAACGAACAGGTGAACTACTGTTTGTCCAAACATATCTGTTAGTGATTCTAAAAGCATATTGTGCGCCACCGCCGTTATAACCAAGTGTAATGTACATTTGATTTGCTGCTAATGAGCTGCCTTCTACAAGTGTGCAACGTGTGCGAGATGTTACTCCTCCAGAAACACTTTGAACATCAAACTGTTTACGTCCGCGCTGCTTAACAATGAAACCATCATTCTTTTGTACGCCAGCGGCTGTCTTGTAGTGTACTTGAATAGTACGTGGCGCTGCTACAACAGGATTACCACCTACACCACCAAGTGCTGTAAATGTATTAGTGTTGGTGCTGTTTGCCCATGTTACTAGTTGTGGACCAATTTGAGAATCGATCTGAATCGAATTCCCTTTTGCTATTTTCATTCCTTTTGCCATTTTATTTCTCCTTTAAATGTGTGGGTTCTATCCACTGCGCGGTTGGCACCGCAACAATCCTTTTGGACAAGTTATTTATAGCACCCAAAGAAAAAGGACTCCGAAGAGTCCTTTTTGTTACTGATAGTCCGATATTACTGGAAGCTAACTGTTGAGCTATTGATAGCTACTTTAGCCAAGTAGTCAGCGGCATTACCTAAGCTGCTAGCTGTGTTGCTTAGTTCAACATAGCCGTAGCGTGTTAGGAAGCCAACTACTGGTTCGAATGTAGCTGGGTCAAGAACAACACCAGAAGACATCAACGGAATATATGGGCAATAGAACGCAGCAGCATCTGCTTCGCTAGCACCTTTGTATCCCAATAGGATCTGGTTGTTGTTGTCTGTGTCAGACTTGTATGCGTCAACATAAACACGCATTGCGCCGTTCAATGTACCAACGAACTTGGTGTTTGTTGGAGCTTCGAATGTACCTTCTGTAGTACGAGCAAAAGCTGAAGTAGTTGCACTTTGTAGGATCGTTAGAGCCTGGTTAGAAACAACTGCCCAGTTAGCAGCACCACGACGTGTACGTTGAGCGATCAAGTTAGCAGCACGGTTGATAAGAATCGCTAGAGCAGCGTGTTCATCACCAACGAATGTAGCTGTACCAGATACCAACGATTGATCGTAAGTCTGTTCAACTGAAGCTAAAGAACGTAGAGATGTTAGGATCTCTTGGTCGATTTCAGCTGTGATTTCTTGAGCTAGAGCAGCCATGATTTCTGCTTCGATGTCAATACCTTGTTGGGCTTGTGCATCTTGTGCAGCCTCGAAAGTCCAGCGTGCGCTTAGTTTACGAGACTTAGCTTCGACTGGAGCCTTCAAGATTTGAATGCTCATACGCTTACCTGGTTGACCTTCTAGTTGGCTTGTTGAAGCAGCCTTTGGAGAAGTGTCATTGCTGTTACCAGAATAAGCACTAGCAATCTTGAATGGGCTTAGAGCTTCTTCACCTGCTACGATACCATCACCAGCACTAGTGTCAGCATAACGAACACGTAGAGTATGGATTTGAGCTACTGGACCTGTCATTGGTTGTACACCGATGATTTCGTTAGCAATAACTGTTGGCATTACACGACGGATAACTGGAAGGATAACACGGTTAAGTGTTGCAACGTTACCAGAACTTGTTGCGCCTGCTGTAGCGGCTTCTGCTAGGTACTTACGTGTGTTTTCTAAGCAAACTTGCATAGAAGCACGGCGGTTACCTTGTAGGCCTTCAAGCAGAGCTTCTTTGGTCTCTGACCATCTTTCATTTAATAATTGTGACATTTATAGTCTCCTTGAATATATTATTTTAGACCCGCTAGTTTGCGGATATCTAAGATGTTATCTAAGCCTACCTCGGGAGTAACTACTCCACGATCTCCTGTTACAGCGGTACCTTCAGTTAGTGTAGCTTTTTTAACTACACGCTTTGTCTCGCCTTCCATTACTGCTGGTAGGTATTTCTCAAAACTCTCGTTCAATTTCTTAGTTGGTACTGATTCTAACAAATCTTTCATGAGTTCTCTCTTGTCAGCACCTAAAGGTGATAACAACTCGCTCATCACAGCCTTACGCTCCATTAAATCTTTCTGAACACGGAGTTCGCGTTCTTTAGATTCAACGATAGTTTCTTTTTGTGATAGCGCATTGGTTGCTTCAGCAAGTGCGGCATCTTTCTGCGCGATAACCTTTAACAATTTATTTGTTTCAGATTTTTCGTTTAGATAGGAACCGTTGTATTCCTGAACAAATGCTTCAAATATACGACGTCCAAAGTTGTTTGTACGAGCTGAATCGATATCTTCTTTCAATTGCTTGATTTCAGATGTTAACTTAGCTGTAACTGCTGCTTCAACTACCTTAGCACTACGTTGTATAAATTGTTTCTTAATAACTTCAAAACGGTCTTTTGCTTCACGAACAAGTTTAACTTTAGTTTCCACTACAGCTTTCTTGTCGATTGCAAACTCTCGTATTTCCTTAGCTAGGGCGTGTACAATGAAACCCTCTAGCTTGGCAAAGTTTTCAGCAACCGTTCTACGATCGCTTTGGAACTCTCCCAACTCTTTTGTTAGCTGTTTAATAACAAATGATTCCATCATCTGGGCATCACTTGCCATCTTGCGTTGATAAGCAACCTTAGCTTCTGCTAATGCTCTTTTATCTTCAGCAAGTTCAGCCATCTCTGCGGCCAATCTCTCGCTCAACAACTTGTCGATTGCTTCAACCATGACACCTTTATCGTGTTCATACTTGCCAGCAAACTCTTCACGTAGTTCAGCTGTGACTTGGTCGCGATTCTCTTGAATTTTAGCAGCAAAGGCAGATTCGATAACTGACTGAGTTTCCTCTGTCATTACACCTGACTCAACTAACTGTTTGAATGCGTCCAACATCTATTTCTCCTCGGGCTTATTTTAGACCTTTAATAATATTAAGGAGGGATTCCTTAAGATATTTCTGGGCCTTTGGATCTTCTTTTACTTCTTGTGCAACTAAGAATGCTCTGTTCCCACCGCGTGTGTTCATCAAATGTTCATATACGGGAGTAGGATACGCTCCTGGTGCGCTTGGCTGAGCAACTATATCAACTGTGATAATCTCGAAGTCTTGTACTTGACCAGTTCTATCATCAACGTTGCCGCTGCCTCTAGAACTAACACCAAGTTTTACACCAGCTTCAAGCATAGTACGAATTAAGTTACCCATTGGCGTAGGCAAGATTTTCATCTTGCTGTAACCGTTAGGGCCGTCCATCCACATGTCAGTGATCATATGTGATACACGGTCTAAATTTACTTTTAAGTCATCCGGATGATCAACTTCCCCAAGGACACTGTAACCATTTTGTATTTGATCATTAAGTGTTTTTACTGCGTTAGTAATCTCACTTACTGGATAAACACGTTGGTTAGCATTTTTGATGCCGCCCTGGATAGCGATGCCTTTTAGATAAAGATTTTTACCATCTTTATCGTCAGACTCCATTACCACACGGGCTTGGTCAAAACTTAAATGCTCTCTTAGATAGGAAAGTTTCATCTAATTATTTCTTATATGGTTGTAAGAATGGCTTCTTAGCGCCTTCTGCACCGCTAGTTTGGCCGGCTTTTTCGCCTGTACCCGAACCTACTGGGCCCGGAGCTCCGCCTTTCTTCTCTGCGCCGTGACCCTTTTTAACTGAGTCTAGAGCAGCACCGTCTTTCATTTTAGCTTTAGAGCTACTTGCTAGGTTCTTTGTTACACCTGTAGTGAACTCGCCTTTAGTAGCACCAACTAAACCACGTGAGCCTTTGTCAGCATTAGTACTTGTACCAGTCATTTCGCCTACGCCTGTGCCACCTTGCGCGATGTTTTTAGCGTTAGCTTTGCTGTTAGGCATTGTAGATTTAGCATTTGTGTTTACTGTGCTAGAACCTTCTCTTGGAGCTGGGTAGTTTTCGCCAGTGTGTCCGCCTACGTTAACACCTTGAGCTTTTTGTGTGCTACCACCGTAGTTGTGACCAACTGTTTCGCGATATTCACGTAGACCCATGCTTTCGTCAGCTTCTTCTTCGCCTTCTTCGTCATCGTCTTCTTGATCATCATCTTCTTGATCATCATCTTCGCTGCCGAATGGGTTCTCTTCGCCGTCGTCTTCGCCGTCCATGTCATCACCACCAAACTCGTCTTCTTCGCCGCCGTCTCCGCCCATTAGAGCTTCAAACTCAGCTTTTAGTTCAGCTAGTGCGTCTTCTAAATCTTGTACGTCATCTTTAGTAGCTGGAGCAGAGCCGTCTTCACCGCCCATGTCATCACCACCAAACTCGTCGCCACCGTCCATGTCGTCGTCTGCGCTTACATCACCAACAAACTTATCTGCTGGATCAGCTTCTGCGTCATCGCCGTCATCCATATCTCCGAAACCTTCTTCTAGGTCGTCTTCTGTATCTTCTTCAACGGAATCGTCTTCATCCATAGAATCGTCTTCATCCATTTCTTGATTTTCTTCTTCTGCTATTAAATTTTCATAAATCTCTCTAGATCTTTCGACAACGATCTCATGAAAAAGTTCGTTGGCTTTTTCAGTTTCTTCGTTAACGATTAAGTCTAAGAGCTGTTGCATCTTTTTTGACATTGCGTTTATCTCCTGTGTTAGATCGGCAAGGCTATCAGGAGTATTTAACGTGTATTAAGATATGGTGCGTGAAACAGGCCAAAAACGGCCGTTTTTGACTTCGATTGACAGAGTTTTACCTCTTTTTGACTTTCTTCTCTAAAATATTTAAGTTTCTAGTTAGAAAAGTTATCTGCTATGATTAAAATCCAGCTGGAGCTGCTCCGCCACCTTCTTCTTCGACAGGTGTTGCGTACATAACTCTGATAAGACTTAGGTCTTCTTTAGTCTCTTTTTCTCTAGCATCGCCGGCTTTGCGTAGGTCATTTAGCATGCCTAGTGTCAAGCGACTCTTGCGTAGATCCTTGCTTTTGATCACGCTGGTATCTTTGGTAATGTCATAGCGATCATTATCCGTAGGATCAGCATGTTCTTGGTCAAAGTAAAGGAATTCTAATAGTAGCATAGCAATATTTATTACATTCCACCAGTTGGCGCACCACCCGGAGCTGCTCCGCCCCCGGCTGCATCTACTGGGCTAGGAGCACCTGGCATGCCTTCTTCTCCCATGCCTTCTGGAGGTTCAGCACTTTGTCCAAGTGCGTCAATATCACCGCTAATACCGCTAGGTGTAACGCCTGCGCTACGTAGTTCTGCTTGGGCAGATAGATTAGTTTTAGTGTCAACGTTTTCTTCTTTCCACATCTTTTCGTTCTCTGCCATCTCTTCTTGGCTCAGGCCTAAGAAGCGTTTAAGGGCAAAGCGTTTACTAATGTGTGGAATACCAGCCATAGTGGTAAATGTGTTAACTCTAGCACCGTCCATTTCAGCTTGACGATATGCCGCAAAGTTCTGCGGAGGGTTAAACTTTAGGTCAAACAAGTTAGGATCAATGTTGATTCCTTTCTTGTTCATATACATCTTAAACTGTAGGTCAAAGACCTCGTTCATTAGACTTTGTAAGCGTTCACAGTACTTGTTGAATCTAAGTTCTTGAATGTAGGCTGTTCCAACTCGACCATCATTAAATGAGCTTCCACCGTCGTCGGGACCAGTAGGTAGATAACTGCTAGGGATGCGTAGAGCCCTAAACAACTTATTAGTAAAAAAGCGAAGATCATCAATTTCTCCTAGGTTTGTACCGCCTGCAAGGGTATCAATCTTACTTCCTCGCCCTTCTGCTGTTTGAGGGAAGTAGTAGTCTTCAGTGATGCTTAACGGGTTATAGCTACTGTCAACTACACTGCTGCTGCCGCCTGCTACCGATGGTAGTCTGCGTTGGTTAACTTCGTTTTTAACACGTTCTACAAAGCCCATGGCCAAGTGCGGAGGCATGTTACCTACGTCGATGTAAAATACTCTGCGCTCGGGCGCACGCATAACACGATAGATAATAATCGCGTCTTCTAACAATTCTTTTTGCTTGTATACTTTAAAAATACTTTCAAGTAAACTGTTGCCGAATGGGAAATTATTGTCTAAACCTTCACTTAGACTGATATGAATAACGTGCTTTGCGTCGATGGCCCATTGGTTCATGTTAGTAGCAAAGCGGCTACCATTTTGTTGAGAACTGCCACCGACCATGCCACGTTGCTGTGCACCGCCTGTGATGTAGGCAACATTGCCCGGAGTCATATTTTGATTGGTGGGATTGATCTGAGTAGTGGTTAAGTTTTCAAAGTTAACATTGATGTCACGGACAACATATTGTTCTGCTAGCTTGCCTTCCGACTCGTTGACAATAATCTTATCTACCTTGCTAGGGTCAACGTAAAACCAGCTCTGATCTTCGGGATCTCTGATAAAAAAGCTGTCTCCGTACTTAAAAGCGTTGCGTACGATTTTAAAGATACGTTTCTCAAACTTGTTTAGTTTAGTCCACTGCTGCAGATATTTTTTAATAATTTTTATTTCTGTGCTAGTTGCCTGCTCTTTAAAAGCAACCTGAAAAGGTGTGCTATTTTCGTCATTTATTTGCGTGCAGAACTCAGCTAAGATATCTAGGGCAGCATTAACTTCGCTGTCCATGTCCATAGTATCATATTGACCATAACGTTCAAGTCTGTTAGGATGTCCTGTGTAAACATCAGGAAGATAACTGCTGTAGTTAGTGCGTCCTACACCTGCACCGAGGCTGCTACCAGTGCCACTGCCACTGATAGGACTAAGGGTACCTGTTTTGTTAACAGGTGTGAAGTAACGTTTCCATGCCATAATATTAAGCCAATAAGTTTCCGTTTAATGCCCTAGTTGCATCTACATTGCGTTTAGTATGTTGAGCAACTTCGCGGGTGTGATGAAGCAACTGTGCTGTTAAGTTATTTAAGCGATTAATAGCCTCTGCTACACTATTTCCGCTGCCTCCGTTCATGGCTGCTAGCATGGCGTTCCTCTGCTCAGCAGTCAGCACCGTTTCGCCTGCTTCGACTTGAGTAACTGTGGTTTTGGGCTCAGTTAGCTGCCCGGTCATGCCCCAAGTGCCACTAGCCCTGCGTTCTCTTGGATTTACCTCTTCCGATTTAGCAGGTGCTCCATTGTACTGAGCTTTAAGTTCTTCAACTTTACGCATAATATCAGCATTAGTGATAGTTCCTTCTTTTCCTGGACGTTCAGCCATTAAAATATCAGTTGCTTTATTTTTATAATCAGCTTCAGACATTTTAGATTCTACCGTTTTATCTTTCTTATCTTGTCCTTGCCTTTTAAGTTCCTCAACAGATGGTCCGCCGAATAGCCATTGTTTAAATCCAACCCAAATCAGTTCAAACAATGATGAAAACGCTTTCTTTAAAAAAGGCACAACATCATCGTTCCAAACTCTAATTATAGGAGGACCTATAACCTTCCATACTTCATTAAGTCCTTCTTCTATTTGTTTAATAGCTTCGTTAAACGCCGCTGTAAATCCTCCAGTCTTAAATTCTGCTGAGATAGATTTAAATGCTCCACCGAGCCAAGATATAATGTCAGTTAACATAACACGAGCTTGATTCATGGCATCTTTTACTTCCGGATCATTCATTAGGTTTGCTACGTAAAGTCCCCATTGCGCAAACTGAGTAGCAAATGGTTCTAAGAATGTAACTACCGCAGAAGTTAGTGCGTTTCCAAAAGTTTTAAATCCTTGCTGAACATTAGCAAATGCTGATGCTGATCCATTTTTTTGCTCTTCTTGTTGTCTTTTTGCTTCGGCAGCAGCGATCTTGGCACTGGCAACAGTTTGAGTTTGCGTCTTCTGTCCTAGGTTCATTAACTCATTACTCTTAAACAAAGCATGATTCTGCATATTCAATATTGCTGCACCGTCGCCAAACTGTTTATAAAACTTTTGTCCTTCTGCTCCTAATCGCCTATTCAGTTCTAACTGAACAGCAAGTTGCTCTTGACTACCAGCTTTCATGTTCATTGTTGAGTTATACATACCTCTGGTATATTGCTCGGCCATACCATTAGATTGAATAAAGAATGCTTTACTAGCTTCAGTAATAGGAGTGGATACACGCCCTCCAGTCATAAACATTTGTTTAAGTAAATCAGCAGCTCCTTCACCGCCTGTCTGTAGAGCCTTGCTTACAGCAAGAGTAGCTTCAGCAGCTTTTTCTGGACTCATACCCTGTGTAAACTGCTTCCAACTAGCGTCAAATGAAGCTTTCTTCATATCAGCTTCTAACTTTTCTCTGTTGATACCAGTAGCCTTAGCATATAGGTCTAGTTCTTTATTAACATTCATTACACCTTCAGCAACTTGTTTGGTGTTTTGCATGCCTTGTTTGTTCATGTCACCTTGCAGTCTAATATATGTTTGAAGTCCTTGTGATACTTGTTCTGTGGTATATCCTAGCCCGAGAAGTTCTTTAGAGTATGTGCTGTTAGGACCAAGCAACGCACTTTGCATACTAACAAATTTGCGCATGCCGTTCTCAACGTTTCCTCCTAGACTAGAAAATATTTCAGAATTTTGATTAAGAGAATTTTTTAATTCAGTTAGACTCATTTGTGCTTCGGCAGCGGCTACACGCATGTTTGCTAAACTTCCACTAAAGCTCGCTCCTGAGTTAGACATTGCCTGATAATCACCTAACATATTTTCAAAATATCTAGTGATGTCTGCAATATATCCTGCAAACGTACCTAGCAACGAAGGAAGGTCTCGGAAAGCATCATAGAAGTCGGCTAGCTTGGCTGTACCGCTAGTTGTACTGATTGCAAACTTTATTAAGTTTTCTGCTGTCTTAGATACTGTACCTACTAAGCCGCCGACAATGCTGGATAAGCCCCCTAACACGCTTGAAACCATGTTAAAACCTACCTCTAGTGCTTTTACGGCTATGTTTGCAGCAGCAGCTATCTTGCTAAACTTGCCTAACTCGGCTGCGGCAGTAGCAGTGGCTCCTGTTGTTCCGCCAGATGAAGCACTTCCATTAGCAGTGGAATGGTCTTTTTCAGCCCATTTACGCATCTTCTCAATGTCTTTGCCCATTGTGGCAGCAATACGTACTAGTTCTGCAAGTGTAGCTTCTTGTGCTGGATTCATAGATTAAATCACCATTTTGTATGTATATAAATATTACCGATAGTTATACACTTTTATTTATTGAGGATTTTCCATGCAACCAGTAGCAAGACCAAACCCATTAGCCAACTTTATGAGGCAACCAAAGATCTACATGAAGTTGCCAACCAACGGTACATATTGGGCGCCAAAGAGTTTAGAAATGACCGAGACTGGAGATTTTCCAGTATATTCGATGACTGCTAGGGATGAGTTAATATTTAAAACTCCAGATGCGTTACTTAACGGACAGGCCATGGTCGATGTTATACAAAGTTGTATTCCAAATATTAAAAATGCCTGGGCGTGCCCTACTCTTGATTTGGATAGCATTCTTATTGCTATACGTCTTGCTACATACGGTGATCGGATGCCTATCAAATATAAGATACCAGTAACCCTTGAAGAAGTGGAGTTTGATTTAGACCTAAGGCATTTGTTAGATCAACAGTTAACTTCAGTCGGATGGGATGAGCAAATACAGATTTCCGAAGATTTGACTGTTTTTGTTAGACCGTTAACTTATAAACACATGACGCAGATTGGTTTAAAAAGTTTTGAAACTCAAAAAATATTGAACATGGTCAACGATGATTCGCTTAGTGAAGAACAAAAGTTAGAATTGTTTAATCGTAGCTTCGGTAACTTAACACAAGTTACCGTAGATCTAATCAGCGAAAGCATTTATAAAATAGTTTCAACTGGTGTAGAAGTCACTGACGCAAAACACATTAAAGAGTTTATCGGTAACTGTGACAAAGATGTTTTTGATAAAATTAAAAATCACTTAGACGAACTAAAGAAACATAATGAACTAAAACCATTGACTGCTAACACAACTGAGGAGCAACAGGCAGAAGGTGCTCCTGCTACCTACGAGATTCCTATTAACTTTAATAACTCAGATTTTTTCGCGTAAGGCTTTTGCGTCTGACGATCCCAGAGATCGAAGAGTTAGTTAAAGAAATGGAAGCAGATACAAAAGCCTTAAAGAAAGATCTTTTTAGAATGTGTTGGTTTATGAGGGGAAGCCTTACCTTTGAAGAAGCCTTCCAACTAGACTTTGAAAACAGAGAGATTATCTCTAAGATAATCGACAGTAATCTCGAAACAACTAAAGAAACTAAACTGCCCTTCTTCTAACATGAGGAAGCATAGTGCCTTGGGGCTTCTTAGATTCAGCTAGTCCCATGGCTTTCTCAACTCTTCCTAGTCTATTTTTTAGATCGCTAATAGCATCAGTGCCCTCGCCGCCGCCTTGACCGCCTACACCAGCAGCCTGACGCATGGCTCCACCAATACCGCCACTAGCTGGACGATCTGTACCCGAACTTGTTGGGGTACCTGCGTTACCTGTATCTCCACCTTGATATGGATCACCTTGGTATTGGCCACCTAGTCTAGGAGCACCCGGTAGTCCACCAGCAGCATCTCTAAAACTCTTGCCTTGACGTGCTGTGTGATAGCCTTGACCAAATCCACCTAGCGTGGCTCCGATAGTTTTAGTTAGTCCGCCGCCTACAGCACTGGCAACGTTACTTGCGTTTTGTGCTAGGTTGGTACCTACGTCACCAACTGCGCTGATAGCTTTGTTAGCACCCGGAGCAACTGCTTGAGCTGTGTTGCCCACTAGGTCACTAGCATATCCGGCGATGCCCGGAATGTTGTCCTTGGCATTAGCAGCACCACGTTGAATAAGATTACTTGCGCCTTGTAGAGAAGCATTAGATAGTTTACCTTTGACCCAATCACCGGCTTTGGCTAGCTTACCCTTCTCAGCAGGTGCAGCAGCAGGTTCTTGAGTAGTAGCAAGGTCGTTACCTGGTCTTTCTTCTCCAGCATCTGGAGTAGCAGCACCTAGATTAACTGGACCTTGAGGAGCTACTTGAGTATTTGTAGCTTGGGGTGCTGCTTGAGTATTAGCAGGAACTACTTGAGTACCAGGAGCAGCAGGAGCAACGCCATTAGTCTGTCTCTGTGCAGCTAGTCTTTGTTGAGGAGTTGTTTGTCCTAGAGTATCTCCAGTGTTAGGAGTTTTAACTAGCCTAGACTGTTGTCCCTGAATAGATCTTTGTAGTTGATCTGGAGTTAAACCTCCACTAGCCATAGATCTAGCAAGATTACGCCCTGTTTCCTGAGAAGCAGCTCTTGCGGGATTTTTAGTTGTTTCGTCTAAACTAAACTGTACTAACTGAGAAATCTTCATATATTTTTCCTTAACTGTGGAATATTGATGATTTATTTAGTCACATACAGTAAAGTGAACTGCGTTCACTTGCTTCTACGCTATCGCTTGAAGCAATTTTTACTTTGATAGTAAAGCGAAGCTTAATATATTATCCAGATACAATGGTCACACTTAGCCCAGAAAGGGCTAAGAAACTTGACATTATCCGAGTACGCAAATCACATTGTATTATAGCATTACCGTGGCGGTCAGCCTGTACCACTAGCTACGTCTTATTCTGACGGCAATCAAAAACATAGATACAATCCTATGCTTTGACCTGGGTTTTATCCCTCTTTTCAGCTCTTATTAATATCTTCAAACAACTAAATCGTGGCGTTTACGATCTTCATCCTGGCGGGTAGTAGTTGAGTGCTCTTGTACAGCGAAGAGTCTTCCGTCCCTGTGATCCGAGATCCAGGTCTAGGGCATTCGAAATTGGCCAATGCGAGCCGTTACTGCTTACTTCTTTAAAATGTGTGAGCCATGTACACGAACAGATATCTGTCCGTTATAATAATCTGTTGATTCTAAAACTTTTCTATCGAATTGTTCTCTTGCTTCAGTATAACTTGTTTCTGCTTTGCTCTTACAGTAGTATAGGATCTCTCTTGAAAAGTTATCTTTACCTAACTTAGCAATATCTGCTGTTAGTTCTACACTAGAACCGTAATACTCTTGCCAGTCACTGTCTACCTTGCTGCGAATCTTTTGCCTTTTTTTGGTGCCGTTTTTAAGTGTTTTAGTTTTATAAGTTGTTTTCGCGAATTTCGCTAGTTTTTTGCCTACGTATTTCCTGCCCGTCAGCATATTTGTAATGAGATAAACGAAGCCCACACAGTCCTCTGGTAGTGTTTCAACTATTGTCCCCTGATGTGTCCACGTCATTTTTGTAAAATCTACTAGCGTCTCCGCTATTTTTCCGTTGTCCTTGATAGGTATCGCTATACGCTTCTATCTTTTTCTTCCTAACAGCAATCGATTCTGCTATTAGTGCCTTATTCAACTTTAAAAGTTCCTTCAATACAACACGCATAGCAAAGTTTTTAGGCTTGCTGCGAGCGCCGTACATGTATGCATGATACGCATTATGGTATTCTACCATCTTTGCTATGTACGCTTGATGTAATTTTTCGTAGTCATCCGTATACATTTATCTCATGCCCTTGTTTCTATATGGTCAAACCGGTTCTGCTGAGTTTTCATAACTTGTAAACCCGTTTTCTTTAACAACACGCAAGATATTATCAACTCGACCTAGCAGTTCGTCCCTATGACTAATAACAAATATGTTCTTATTGCGCTCTCTGCTCATCTTTTTAAGGATAGCAAGACTCTTTTCCACACCGCTAGCATCGGTTCCGTTGTCTAACAGCTCATCGATGAACAATAAGTTAATAGGTTGGTACAAGTTCTCCCATACATCTCTAAACGCAAAGCTAGTAGCAAGTATAACTCTGTTACCTTCGCCTCTACTAAGGTTATAAAAATCTATGTCTTTGCCTAACTGTGTAATAATAACAGTTAAATCGTTTTGGAAAGCAACAGTATGTGGTAGTCCTAGTTTGTCAACATAGTAGCCTAGGCGTTTATTTAAGAACGTTAGATTCTGATCTATGATCTTTTTACGGATAAAACTATCTTTATTAGTTAACAGCTTGAGTAAAAAGTCCTGGTGATCTCGATATTTGGTTAAAGTGTTGACTATTTCCCAATCTAACGGTTGTAACGCTGTCTTCTTTAACTCTTCTATCTGCTCATCATATGGGTTTTCTTCAAGAGCACGATTCTCTAAGCTATTCATTAGGTTAGCTAGATTGTTTCTGTGACCCAATGCTTCGTTTAAAGTTTCGTAGTACGTATTAGGACGTCCGTTAATATCCCCGATTTCATCTAGTTCGGTTCTGATTTTATTGAAGTTGTTTAACAGTTTTGTACAATATATTTGAGCTTCTTCTACATGTTTCTGAGCTAACTCAGTCATTTCTTCGTGTTTATGGTCATGTAGTTCTTGCTCACACGCATGGCATGTCTTATTAGCAAGTTTATCAAGCTCTTCTAGATATTTTTTAAGTGTTTTGTCAGCTTGCCCTATAGCAGATTCTATAGTTGCTTGTTCTTTTTGCAAACTACGAATCCTAGCACTTAGTTCGTCATATACTTTAAGGTCTGCGTGCTTTCCTAGTTCTGCTTCAATGTCTATAGATTCAAGGTCTGCTATTGCTCTGCTGAGCTTTATTAGATCTTCGTCTTTTTTATTATTCCAAGCACTACTCTTGAGTGCTAGACTTTCAATGCTTTTCTGTACATTTTCGTTGGCTTTTTTGATTCCGTCGATTTTAAATGTCTCTGCTTGTATAGAATCTTTGGTTTCTTTTAGTAGTTGTTTTAGTTGTTCTGCTTTTTCACTTAATAGTGTAATACCTAGTAACTGTTCAATAACTTCGCGTTGATCGCCCGCTTTCATGCTTAAAAACGGCTCAGTATAGGTGTTTAAAGCCACTAAATGCTTGAACATAGTGTGACTCATGTTCAATAACTGTTCTATATGCTTCTGTGTTTCTCGGCTATCGCCCTGACTTTCGTCACTGTCTTCGCTCTTTTGCTCTTGATCATTGATGTAAAGTTTCAAAATATTGGGCTTACGGCCTCGTTCAATCTTGTATTTTACACCGTTTTGTTCAAACTCAACAGTAACTAACATGCCTTTACCGTTGATCAAGTTGATTAGATTCTCTTTTCTTACCTCGGCACGTATGATATGTCCATACAGAGCATAGCTGAGTGCGTTAATGATAGTAGTTTTACCTGTACCATTGCGTTCTCCACCTTCGCCACCGCCTTGATCTACGTTCTCTCCTAAGACTAATGTTAGGTGTTCGCGGTCAAAGGCCACAGCTTGGGTCTGAGCACCCACGCTCATAAAGTTTTTTACTGTTATAGTTTTAAGTTTAAATGTCATATTTTAATCAATCAACTCTTCTAATCATTAAGTTGAGTGTTATTCTAGATATATTGCCTGAATATTCTGTTACACTATGCCACACGTTTGATGGAAAAATGATAACCTGTCCTGGTATAAATGGAACCACATGTGTTATCGAATCTGCTTGTTTGTTATCAGACATCCACTGAGGATTTCTCCAAGAAGGATCATATAACACTAGCTCGCCTCCGGATTGTTGATCTCCAAACAGTTGAACAATACAAACAAATTGATTACCGTAATGGTTATCGCAATGAATATTAAAACTGTTATGGCCGCTTCTAACCCATCCGTCGCATATAATGTATTTTCCTTCATAGTAGGTAGACATTATATTTGTTATCATTAAATCATCTGCGAGCAAATCTTTCCAATCTTTAGAGTCGCTAGAGGAATACTTTACCGCAAGATCTAAAAATATATCTTTTGATAATGTTTCCACAATAACCTTAGTTGGAAATAAATCTAGTAACATATCTTATAAAGCTCTGTATATTTCTAACAGCACTAACTTATCGATAGTTTCACTTTCGATGTTAACTAGTTGCTCAGTAACGATTTGATCAACACTTTCAAACTTAACTTCGGCATTGTCGTCTACGTTACTTTCTATGCTATTTCGTTCTTGTATAAGACTGATTTCTCTAATGTCGTATTCAGTTACAAACGATTCTTTGATAAAGTTTGCTTCTTCGAACGATATATCAATGTCTAGTTGTACCTTGAGATGCATTTTGCTCTTAAGGATAGTATCTTTTTTATCAATAAGTTCACTTAACTTAACAGTGCGGAACTTAGGACAGTTGTCCCAGTTAATAAACTCGGGCTCTCCGCCCCATTCCATAACCATCATTCCTCGTTCATCGTCCCAAGTATCAGCAAAGTTATGGGGAAAGGCATTACCTATGTAAAAGATATTGCCTTTGTTTTGTCTTTTGTGAAAGTGTCCGCTGAAAACATAGTCAGGGCCATTAAACTGATCGGCAGTTAGTTCGCCGTGATCCGGCATTTGAACCATAGCGTTCATGTAGAATAACGGAAGTTCAAAGTGACCGAACACATATTTGCTCTTAACGTCTTTCATTGTCTTCCACTCATCCCCGACAAGCCACGGAACTAGGGTAACATCACCCTGGGTCATAACACTGTCTACAACAGTAACACCAGGTATATGGCGACCAAACGCACTAGAATGAATGTCACGCTTGTCTTTGTAAAACAAATCGTGGTTGCCAGGAAACCAAAAGAACTGATCAAAGGCCGCGCCTAGTTTTTCTAGACACCTAATGCTGGTATCCAAAGTTATAAGATTGATCGAGTTTCTGTTATGATGCCAATCGCCGAGGAAAATACAAGTTTCGCAACCTGCCTTCTGCGCTTGTTCGATAAACCAATCTACAAATTCTTCGCAGTCTTTGTTGTGTGTTCCTGAATTTGATTTTAATCCGAAGTGAATGTCTGTAAAACAAGCAACTTTTTTGAATAGAGCCATCTAGTTATTATTCTCCTAACATCAGTGTAGCTTAAAAACCACACTGATGTCAAATATCATTTGCTCAGATCAAGCTTCTTCTTCATCTTCCTCGACAGCGGGTGCCGAGCTCTTAGAGTTTCTAAGGCTCTTATACATTTCGGCTTGGCGTGCAATCTCTTCGGCAAACTCTTGACTGTTTTGACGAGTCATACTCGGAGTCAAGCCCACAGATTCTAACAAGTCATCGCGAATGTTTTGATTTTTCTTTTCTAGGTTAAGTACTCTAGTAAAACTGTTGGTAACTGCTGCGGTGTAGTAGGCAAACGGGTTCTCTGATTTGCTTTCGTCGAACTGCAATCCAATCTGTGATAACTGTAGAATAGCCTGTCCGCGCATTTCTTCAACATAGGTATAACCTCGCCAGTTGCTACGCTGTGCGTAACGCTCACTTAGTTTGATAAACATCTTGCCTAGGTTTTCTGTAATGCGTCCGTGATCTTTGGTAAACTTACCAGTTTTCATTCCGCCTTTCCAGTGACTCTTGCCAACGCAAACTAGCTCATCAGTGTCGTCAAACTTCCAGTGCTGGAATGGAGGAAAGTTTACTTTCTCGTGTCCGTCTGCTGTGCTCTTAACGGTCTTTTTTCGTCCAGGAGCAAGTGGTACATGATCGAACGTCATGATTCTAATAATCAAATCTGTTTTTGGGATTTTTTTGTAATCTGGCAAAAAGTCTGCTAGTTTACTTTTCTTATCTCCGCTTGCTCTTGCTTTCATAAAAGCTTCGAGTCCTAGTCTTTTTGCCCTAGCTCGTTTAGCATCTGCTAGTGTGCGAATATTAACTTTGTCTAGGTGTGTAAGAATAATGTCGTGTTGGCTGTAATCGGGCTTTACAAAACTGCTAAAACTACATTTACTTTTGTGTATTTCTGCTAATAAATCTCTGTTATTGAGATATTTTACTTTACGCCCTGTGGGTGATATTATACTGGTCATTTATTATGACTTCTCCTTTTTTGTAGTATAGACTGTTTCGGCTATACATGTCAACCGGATTATGTATGCAGTTTATTTATTAGGTAAATATTGCTGAGGAAATATATTTATGGGTAAACTTGGAAATATTGTTGCACTTGGCGCTGCTGGTTACGCTATTTCAAAACTGTTTGGATCCGGCGCCACTGGTGGCACTGCTGTATCATGGGCTGGAACCCAAATCGAAGATAAACGAGCTAAACTAACTGTTCCGTACGATTATTGTAATCTGGACTTACTGACTTCTGGTCCTCGCAACGAACTGTTTAACAACGGTGGTATCGTTTTTCCTTATACACCTTCTATAAGTTTTGAAAGGTCAGCTACCTGGACTCCGCAGTCGTTGATACATTCTAACTATAATTTTTATGCTTATAAAAATAGTGCGGTAACTAGTATAAAGTTATCAGCAAAGTTTACAGTACAGAACGACACAGATGCAGGTATATACCTGTCGACGATGTTATTGTTAAATGCTTTAACAAAAATGCCATTCGGCACAGATACTAACGCAGGTAGTCCTCCTCCTATTTGTAGACTATCTGCCTACGGTGGATTTGTACTTGATAATGTACCAGTTGCTGTTGCTAGTTTTCAAACAGAACTAACGCCTGATGTAGATTACTATATTACTAGTCCTATGCTTGATGGAACAACTGGTTCGTATGATTATTTTAATCAAGGATCTAATATGGTTCCTACCGTAAGCACTATTACATTATCTCTAATTCCTGTGTATTCAAGGTATGAGCAAATGACGTTCAGTGTTGATGATTTGTTAAAAGGGAATCTTGCTAACCAAGGACAAACACCAGGAAAAGGATATCTATAATGACTGCTGCTTACAATAAATCTAGTCCTTATTACACCACAGTTATTACCAACGGTTACATGGATGTTCTTACACTAAGGGATATTCCTAGTACAGTTAGTGATGTGCCATTTACTATATCTCCTAAGTATGAAAATAGACCTGACTTGCTTGCCAATGACTTATACAATGATTCCAAGTTATGGTGGGTATTTGCAGTAAGAAATAAAACTGTTATAAAAGATCCTATCTTTGATATGGTACCGGGTACCGTTATATTTTTACCTCAACTAAGCACACTAAAATCTTCTCTAGGAATATGACATGTCCGATATAGATTTTAAGACTATCTCAAGAGATAGTAATATTTTAAATCGTTTAAGAGTATATAATCCTGTATTCACATTATCTGCTGTTCAACCTTCTACGCTGGGTAGTTTTGATCCTAATACAGGCGGAATAGATCTCGATCAACTACAACAAGATGTAGATAATGTTGCTTATATGATAGCAAAGTCGTCGGGAAAAGGGTCAGCCTCTTCTGATCAAGCAGATATGGTAGCAGGACAATACGACTTCTATTTTGATAATCTAGAAATATCTACGATACCTGCGTTTAATGAAAAAACTAATTTTAGTAAATCAACCAATTTAAACTTTACATTAACAGAACCATTTAGTGTAGGCGGCTTATTTCAAGCACTTGTGGCAACATCGTACAACGCAGGTTATGATACATTCCAAAGTGCAACTTATGCACTAAGAGTTCAGTTCATTGGATATGCGGATGACGATGATGAAACTCCTGTTGATATAGGAAAGTATGGTACTAGATATTTTCCTATAAAAATAACCGGTATTGATGTTAAAGCAGATTCAGCAGGCACCGTCTACGAAGTAAAAGCAGTGCCATGTAATGAAATGGCATTTGCTGATTCTAATAGATTAACGGCTAACATAAACTCTGAAGGTGACACTGTTGGGGATATACTAACAGATTTTTTTACAAAGATTAATAATACTGTAAAAGATCAATACCTTAAAAAAGTCGGAAAGACTGAAGATGATTGGAAACACGATACCTACGAAATAAGATTTCCTAAAGTAGACGACACTGGAGTAGTAGTCAGTGCAGGATCAAACGGTAATGATACAAATGATTTTTTTACTTCAAAGTTTGTTTATGATACAACTAAAAAGGATCACGAAAGTAATACAGTAAAACCCTCGGATACTGAAATGGTAAGTCCTAATGGTGTGTTAGTTAGACCAGGCACTGTAGTTAAACAAGCTGCTGTTAATGGCGGACGTTCTTTCAAACCACCAACAACTATTGTTACAAAACCAAGTGTGCAGTTTTCAGCAACAGCAAATATATCAGATTGTATATCTGCTATTTTAAGAGATTGTGCTTTGGTACGAGAAAGATTATCTCAAATACCAAGTGGCGGCGGCCTAGATAAAGATAACATGTTTGAGTATTTTTATGTATCTATACAAAGTTTTCCTAGTCCTAACAGCCAATATGATACTGTTAACGGGATAGGAGTTAATCATCACGTTTATAGTGTGTATCCTTATAAAGTTCATTTAAGTAGATTGCCTGAATATCAATCAAAAGAAATAGCTTATTCAGATTTTACAAAACGAGTAAGAAGAACATACAACTACCTTTATACAGGTAAAAATACAGAAGTTTTATCTTTTAATCTAAAATATAATAACTTATTTTTCCAAACACAGTCTATTAATCAAGGATATAATAAAAACTTATCTAATCTAAAAGGTGCTACTACACTTGAAGCAGAATCAGATGTTAATAAAGATAAGTCTTATATAGACCCTGTAGCAAATAAAAAGACCAATCAGTTTAGACCGATACACATGCGAACATTGTATAAGTCTGCCAATGTTGAAGTTGTTGGTGAAAACACTGGCCCTCTTCCTTCGGACCCTTGGTCAGTATCTGCTAAAAATGTTCATCAAGCATTACTAGAAGAAGTTAATATGTTAAATGTTGATATTGATATTATGGGCGATCCATATTATCTAATACAAGGTGGTATTGGCAATATAGTTTCTAATGCTGATCCAGAAAATCTAGGAATAACAGATACAGGCGATGCCGATCATCAAACTGCTGATATATACATTCAAATAAATGTTAACAGTATTATTGATGTTGGTAAAGATACAGGTCTAGCTCTTGATAATACTTCGGCAGAGTTCAGCGGTCTTTATAGAATAGTTGAGATTATAAATCATTTTCAAAGTGGAGTTTTTACACAGAAGCTAAAAGTATTACGTATTAACAGCGAGCCGTCAGACGTTTTAGTTGATAAAGCAGCATCGGATGAAATCAATGCGTTAATAAAACGTGATGCAGCAAACATACAAAATACTCCAACGCAGCAAGGACAATAAATGGCAGAGTTAACGAGATCATCTAAACGATTAAAACACCCTGGACCTTATTTGGCCATTGTTAAGAATACTATTGACACTCAATTCCAGGGGCGTTTAGAAGTTGCCCTTATCCGCGGATATGTAGACAATCCCGATGACATTGACGGCCAGCTTGTAAAAGTTAGACATGTAAGCCCTTATGCAGGTAGCACCAATGTAATGTTTAACCAGGATAACGCAGGATTCAATAGCACACAAAAAAGCTACGGCATGTGGATGGTTCCGCCTGATCCTGGCAGCACGGTTATGGTATTTTTTATCGAAGGATATATAAGTCAGGGATATTGGTTTGGTTGCGTAACAGATAGATTTGCTAACCAAATGATACCTGGTATCGGTTCAGTAGAACTTCCTTCTACAGCATTAACACAGTCTGATCAACAGTTTTACGGAAGTGACCCGCAGTCTGGTACTAGTTCAACATACTATTTGCCTGTGGCAGAAGTTAATAAAGCTAGAACAGGTAGTCTAAGCAACATTCCTCCTATACATCCATTTGCTATACAGTTGGCTAGCCAAGGATTATTGTATGATCGAGTAAGGGGTGGAACATCAAGCAGTGCTAGAAGAGAAAGCCCTAGTTCTGTTTTTGGAATCTCAACACCTGGTCCTTTTGATGTAAACTCAGATAACTTCTTAAAGAGAAATGATAGTTATGGTGGGGAATCTCTATCAACATTGCCTGCTAGTAGATTAGGTGGCAACACATTTGTCATGGACGACGGTGATGTAAACGGAGATAATGAGTTAATAAGATTGCGTACTAGAAACGGTATACAGATATTACTACATAATACTCAGGACCTTGTTTACATAACAAACAGTCAAGGAACTGCTTGGATTGAAATGACCAGCAATGGTAAGATAGATATATTTGCTCAGGATAGTGTAAGCATTCATACTGAAGCAGATTTTAATTTACGTGCTGACCGCAACTTTAATATTGAAGCCGGTCAAGACGTTAACATTAAAGCATTTCAGAATCTAAACATGGATGTTAGTAATAGCCTATCTGCATTAGTAACAAATGATGCGTTAATAACATCGTCGTCCGGCGGCATCTATATGAAGAGTAAATCTTCAGTTAATATAGCAACTGATGCTGGTTTCTTAGTTACTGGCAGCGGCGAGATCGGGCTAACCGGTAACCTAGTAAACTTAACAGCTCCTACAGCTAATATAACCGGGGTTATAAACACGCCATCGGTACAGGTAGAATCTAACCCACCATCTGCGTCAACTGCTGTTACAAACGCGGCCTCGGCTATTCCGTTAAACACTGTTCCTTATAATAACTCCGGAGCAGGTTGGTCAGCCAACAGTCATTATAATGCCGGTACACTATTAACAACAATGTTGCGTGTACCTGTGCATGAGCCGTGGAGCCAACACGAAAATAATGATCCTGTGGCATATTCGTCTATTAATACAAATAACAGACCGGGCGCCGCATCAGTTAGTACAGCTAGTTCTACAGTAGCCCAACCGCTTAAAGTCTCACTAGCAAAACCTATTGACGGCTCGTGGTCTCCTTCTTCTAACTCGTCTAACTCTATATCATTTACTCAAGGATCTGGAGATCAAGCTCACTTTTTACAGGCAACACCTGGCCTACAAAAAGCTATTCAACAAGCGGCTGACACATATCAGAAAGCAACAGGCAAACCGTTGGTATTAACAAGTTCATTTAGAAGTAAACAGGAACAACAAAATATCTATGATAGATGGAAAGCCGCAGGCGGCGGTCCGTCTAATCCTACAGCAGGTGGCATTACAACTCCTGTTAATCCAGCAGCCGGCGGGACTAGTGCTCACATGAAGGGACTTGGATGTGATACACCACAGGCACCTGAACTTTATGCCTTGGGTATATTAGAACCTTGTGGCCTAGCATGGCCATTGGGCTATAAAGATAAAGTTCACTTGATCCTAATCGGAGATCCGTACCCTACTGAGTAAATATGCTATGCCCTACATAAGTCTAACCATTAATCCTACACAAGTTGCTAATCCTTATAACAACAAAACTTCTCAGATATATAAAGGATTTAGTACTGTCGATAACACTGTTTCTAGCAGTACGTTATACGATCATAATCTAATAAAACAAGATTTGTTAAATCAACTTAACATTTCTAAAGGAGAACGTGTAATGGATCCAAACTTCGGAACTGTTATATGGAAGCTTCTTTTTGAACCGTTTACTGATGTTGTTAAAAAACAAATAGTTGCAGATTTTACAAAAATTATCAACAGCGATCCTAGAGCAAGGGCTGTCGAAGTTAAGATATTTGAACAGGAATATGGGTTATTAATGGAAGCAACGTTACAATATTCTGATACTGATCAAACTGAGGTTTTAAAGTTGTCATTTGACTCTGCTATAGGTCTAGCAAGTCTGGCACAATAATATACCTACTTTATAGTATCAATAAATATGTAATAATACATTTGAAAAGCCATGATACCATCAACAACTAACCAGTACCTAGTCACCGAAGACTGGAAAAAAATATATCAAAGCTACCCTAATGCTGAGTTTCAAAGTTACGATTTTGAAACACTTCGCAGGGTAATGATATCCTATCTTCAAGAGAACTATCCAGAAGATTTTAACGATTATACTGATAGCAGTGAGTATTTGGCACTGGTTGATCTTATTGCTTTCTTAGGTCAAAATCTAAGTTTCCGTGTTGACTTAAACGCACGTGAAAACTTTTTAGAAACCGCACAGCGCCGCGATAGCATTCTACGTCTAGCAAAGTTGATTGGCTATAATCCTAGTAGAAACACCGCAGCTAGTGGTTTTTTAAAAATAGTTTCAATAAGCACATCTGATGTAGTTACCGATACAAATGGATACAACTTATCTAATCAAATAATCAACTGGAACGATCCTACGAACAGCAACTGGTATGAACAGTTTATTACTATTCTAAACAGTGCAATGCCTAGCGGTGTTATTTTTGGTAGGCCCTATGACGAGGCAGTTATTGATGGCATTGATACACAGCAATATCGCGTTGATAGTTCTAACGCTGATGTTCCTGTATTTTCTTTTACTAGCAATATTAACGGAACTACAATGAACTTTGAACTTGTCAGCAGTTTGTTTGCTGGACAGGGTTATATCTACGAAGAACCGCCAAAGCCAGGATCACAGTTTAGCTTTATCTACAAAAATGACAATCAAGGTAATGGTTCTGCTAATACTGGATTTTTTGTAAACTTTAAACAAGGCAAGTTATCGACTTCTAACTTTACCGTTAAGCAACCGGTTCCTAACGAACTTATTTCAGTTAACGCTAGCGGAACAAACAGTAGTGATGTTTGGTTATGGCAACTAGGATTAAATGGAAGTTACGAAACATTATGGACCAAGGTTGCTGATTTAGTTGGTAACAATGTTATCTATAACAGCATTACCAGTCAAATCAAAACAGTATATAGCGTATTAACTAGAGACCAAGATCAGTTTGATCTCAGTTTTGCTGACGGAAGTTTTGGTGCGTTGCCCTTAGGCGATTTTGCTGTGTTTTATAGACAGAGTAACGGACTAAGTTATGTTATCCGCCCAGATCAACTATCGAATATTACAGTTAATATTCCTTATAATAATAAAAACGGTCAAGCTAACACATTAAGAGTGGTATTAAGTTTACAAGAAACAGTTAGTAATAGTCAGGCCACAGAAACTGATGCTAACATCAAGTTAAAAGCACCACAAACTTATTATGTTCAAAATAGAATGGTCACAGCAGAGGACTATAACATTGCTCCTTTAAATGTTGGCACAGACATTTTAAAAATACACAGCATTAATAGAACAGCTAGCGGCATCAGCAAATACTTTGAACTAACTGATGTTAGCGGAGAATATAGCGGCACCAACATCTTTGCTACAGATGGAATGATCTATAAGCAATTTAAGCAACACAGTTTTGGATTTCAGTTCATAACCCAGACTGATATTATTGGGCTTCTTGAAAATAAAATCAAGTCTATATTAATAAGCCCCGAAGTTTACAATTTTTATATAGATCAATATCCTAGGATAGACCTAGCTGGAACAGGCGCTATTTGGAATCAAAGTACAAAATCTACAAATCAATCTACAGGTTATGTAACAATAACAAACACACCTGCGGCTGTGGGTAGCTTCAGTGGAAATAATCTACAGTACCTAATGCCCGGCGCATTAGTGAAGTTTGTTCCTCCTCAAGGCCAATACTTTTTACCTAACAATACGTTAACTTATACACAAGATTCTACCACAAGAACTTATATATGGTCTCAGGTTGAGTCAGTTTACGGTGATGGGTCAAATGGCGGCGCTGGCAATCTATCAAATGGAACAGGTCCTATTGTATTTTCTGATCCAATTCCTTCATCATCATTATTAGTTGAAGCGATTCCTGCTTTTGAAGATGCTCTTCCTACCGCAATACAAAATGAAATAGTGGATATTATTTTTGAAAATAAAAATCTAGGAATTGCGTTTGACGCAACATCTAGATCTTGGTATATTATCACAGATACTAACCTAGATCTAATGTCTGGTTTTAGTTTAGACTTCCAACAAGACACTAGCAATGTTGGAAAAGATAACAGTTGGCTAATCAGCTTCCAATGGAATAATACAGGTTATCAAGTTAACTATAGAACATTGAATTATATTTTCCAGAGTGAAAAACAAACAGCTTTCTTTATAGATACAACTTCTAAAAACTATGATTTTGTAACAGATACTGTCATCAAAGATCAAATTGTTGTATTAGGTATAAACAAGACATTAGCTACAACACAAATTGTTAACTCTACTTCAACTAACATACTTCCGGTAACTACAGCAACTACCGCTACTAGTTATTCTATAAACTCTCCTGTGCTATACGTTAACTCGGCATGGGCTAAAAATAATCTAGCAGCAAATCAATACTATGCTGTTCATCCTTCTATTAGCACAGGATTTAGTTTGATTACATCTATTAGCAACGGTATTATTAATCTTTCTAATCCACTGTCGTCTAACGTCACAAATAACTCATATGTTACATTTATTCCTACAGTGGTAAGTGTAACTAATACAAGCACGTTCAATCCTAATCAATCAAATTCTGTAGTAAGTTTATCTAGGGACTATCAATGGCAAGTTGACAGTGCTATAGTAGAACCGGATGGTTATATTGATCCTAATAAAATAATAGTAAGTTATTTTGATGTCAACGATGCCGGAAGAATAGCAGATCCAGATGCATTTAAAAATATTGTATTACCTGATGATATTTCTCCACAGACCGGATACCTACATAACTTTATATATTTTAAATATCTATCAGATGGTGTAAGTACTGCTCTGGCTGATCCTAGTTTATTTTCTGCATACCCAGATCCTTCGGCTGTAACTTCTCCGTCAACTTCTACAATATATTATTTTTATAATTCAAATCTAAATGTAATGCAAACATGGGACGAAGCTGATCAAGCATTTGTTTTAAACACAAAATATTTTGCTTATCCTGGTAGAACAGGATTAAAGTTCCAGTATATACACAATAGTGGAAGAGAGCGTAGAATAGATCCAAGTAAAACTAACTTGATGGATATCTATCTATTAACTTCAACCTACGATACCGCATTTAGATCTTGGCTTGTTGCTGGTACAGGAATCGAACCTCTTCCTCCTACAAGCAGCAATCTTTCAGATTTGTATAGTTCTGTACTTGATCCTATCAAGAGCATCAGCGATGAGTTAGTATTCCATCCTGCCGTTTATAAAGTACTATTCGGAAATCAAGCAGAGCCTGCACTACAAGGTACATTTAAAGCGGTTAAAAACACAAGTATATCAAACAGTACTAATAATCTAAAAACTAGAATTTTAGCAGCCATTGAAAACTTCTTTGCTTTAGAAAACTGGAACTTTGGCGATACTTTTTACTTCAGTGAACTTTCTACATATGTTATGAACGCATTGACTCCTGATATAACAAACTTTGTTATAGTACCTACTTCGGTAGGAACATTCGGAAGTCTTTATGAGATAACTAGCCAAAGTAATGAAATATTCATTAACGGAGCAACAGTGGATAACATTGAGATCATAGATGCTATTACAGCCAGCCAACTACAAGCTAGTGGTTCTATCGTAACCAACTCAACAGGAGCATAAGAATAATGGCTAGACAGTCAGTAAATTTACTTCCTTCATATTATCAAACAGATAAGAACAGTAAATTTTTATCAAGTACAATCGATCAGTTAACACAGCCTGCCAGCGTTGATAGGTTAAATGCCTATGTAGGAAGCAAACTAAGCCCTAACTATAATCCAAACAAAGATGTTTACCTAAGCGAAAACGAACCATTAAGGGATCATTCGCAGTTACTACCTTCATTGGTTATTAAAAACCTCGATGCTTCTATTGCCAAGGCCTACGGGTATGATGACTTAGTAAATCAACTAAGTTTTTACGGCAGTGACGTTTCCAATCTAGACAAGTTGTTTAGACCAGATTTTTATAGTTATGATCCAAAAGTAGATTGGGATAAGTTTGTAAACTATAGCCAATATTATTGGTTACCTACAGGACCTGTTCCTGTGACTATAACTGGAATACAAAAAGAAATAACCAGCACATATACAATTAAGAACACTGACGACGGTAACTTCTTTGTGTTTACACCTGACGGTCTAACGCCTGACCCTGTTATAACATTATATAGAGGAGTCACTTATGTTTTTAATATAGACAGCAAGTATCCAGTCTATATCAAAACAGGAAGAGAAGCCGGTCCTAATGATTTATATAATACTGACATTCAGAATAACGGTATTAAAAAAGGACAAATAATTGTAACTGTTACTGCTTTTACTCCTAACATATTATATTATAATACCACTGAAGGCAATATAGCCGGCGGACAGTTTGTTATTAAAGGAATCACAGAAAATAGTTCTATAAATGTTGAAACTGAAATCCTAGGCAAGTCTGCTTATACATCTGCATCTGGTATCAAGTTTATTAACGGGCTTGTTGTAGCATTTGGCGGCGATGTATTTCCTTCTTCTTATGCAGGTAAAAAGTTTATCGTTGAAAATGTTGGCTCTGCTATTACCCTTACTGACTTTTCTATATTGAAGACTCCCGAATCCATTGCTGATCAATACGACGATAACTTTGATGCAGAACCGTTTGACGATTTCCCGTTTGACGATTTTGAAAATATTCCTTTAACTCCTGAATACATTACTATTAATAGATCTAGTGCCGATCTAAACTCTTGGTCTAGATACAATAGGTGGTTCCATGTTAATGTAATACAGACATCTGCAACAGCTAATAATATTGAGTTTGTAACACCGGTTGATAATATAGCAAAAAGGCCTATTATCGAATTTAAACCAGGTTTACAGTTGTTTAACTACGGAAGTGTAGGTATACGTCCAGTAGATCACATTGATAATACAACCACTGATGCCTTTTCAAAGGTTGAAAATAGTTACGATTATTGGGTAGATGGTGTATTGTTACAAGAAGGTGATAGAGTAATATTCAATGCTGACATCGATCCGGACGTAAGAGGTCGTATATATCAGGTACATTTTGTTAATGTAAAACTAAACAAAAATGATCCTTTCTATAGTCAATCAATAAGTTTGATTGCTACTGATGATAATATTCCTCCAGAAAGCGCATCAGTTGTAATAATCAAAGGTACTAACTACGCAGGAACTACTTGGCATCTTACATCTTCGAATACGTGGATAGAATCTCAACAACATAAATCAGTAAATCAAGCTCCGTTGTTTGACGTAGTTGATTCTAATGGATATAGTTTTGGAAGCAGTGCGTACAACGGAAACTTCCAGGGAACTAAGATTTTTGGATATGCTGTAGGAACAGGAGTTGCTGATACAGTATTAGGGTTCCCATTAAGTTATAGTAGCGAAGCATTAACAAGTACATACCTGTTTGACAATTATTTTATGAATGATAGTTTCATAAATGTGGTATCAAACGTTAGTTTTTCTATAGCTGTTAACTCGGGTTATCTTGTACATAACAAAACAAATGGTGTTGAATATATTAATGTATGGACCCAGGCAGCTGAATATAAACTAGCGGTTCAACAATTCCAAGTAGTTTATGATCAAACAGCAAGCATAGAAATCACGGTGTTTGATAATCCTGGATTTATTTCAGACCTTACAGCAGATGTATTTGTCAATGACAAGAAGTATTTAAGATCAGATTTTTCTATTATTACTTCTACAACTGGCACTGCTGCTGTGTCATTTGTAACACCTTTATCTAAATCTACAAGTGGACATAGAGTTCTATTAAATCTATATTCTAATACCGCTCCTAATGGTACAGGAATTTATGAAGCCCCTATTAACCTTACTAATAATCCATTAAACGATTCTATAAGTCAGTTTACATTAAGTGAAGTTGTAAACCATGTTCAAGACATGGTTAATAGAGATCCGGACTTTGTTGGATCATTCCCGGGCTCTAGCAATCTAAGTGATCTAGCCAATGTAAGCAAGTATGGGTCTAGATTTATTATTAACAAAAATTCACTGTCATTTGCACAATATTTTATCAGTGATCAAGAACATAGTGCTGTTACCGCAATAAGGGTAGCAGGTGATGATTACAATCTGTTTAAGTTAAACTTCTTAAAAGCTATAATGGATATTCCTAGTTCATATACTCCAGCTGATGCTGTTGATTATGCGCTGGCATATCTTAATGAAAATAAAAATATTACATTCCCTTATCTACTAAGTGATATGGTTCCTTATGGAACAGATAAAAAGATCAGAAGATATACAGTAACGGATTCTAGAAATACAGCGTATTCTATCAGTTCTGTATTTGATATAACAACACCTTCTAATATAGCTATATTAGTTTATTTGAACGGTACTCAACTATTACAAGGATTCGACTACACCTTTGATTTATATGATCCTGTCATTAATGTTTCTATTAGTTTAAATCCAGGCGACGAGATTCTTATCAACGAATATCTAAACACTGACGGGTGTTACATATCTCCCACTCCTTCTAAGTTAGGCCTGTATCCTAAGTTTAAACCAACAAAATATCTAGATAACTCATACGCAGGAGATGCTCAATGGGTTATACAAGGTCACGACGGAAGTATTATAGTTGCGTTCAATGACTATCGAGACGATATTATCATAGAGTTTGAAACACGTATCTTTAATAATATTAAAGTAACATACAATCCTGATTTGTTTGATGTTAACTCTGTACTACCTGGTCGATTCCGCAAAGAACTATTTTCTTACAGTGATACCTATAACGTTGTACAAGATTTATTCATTAAATGGAAATCAGTATATGGTGTTAACTACGAAGACAACCTTACCTATGATATAAACAATCATAAAACATACAACTATAAATCATCAACTGATTATCTGTTCGGTGGAAACTTTACAGGTAGTTGGAGATCTATTTACAAATACTATTTTGATACCGACAGACCGGATCTAACACCGTGGGAAATGTTAGGATTTAGTTTGAAACCAGATTGGTGGGATAACCAATATGGTCCAGCACCTTATACATCTGGCAATACAACACTGTGGAATGATCTAGAAGCAGGATTTATTGCTCAAGGTCCTACTGCTGGATACAATACATTATATGTTCGTCCGGGGCTGAGTCAGGTTATTCCTGTAGACGAACACGGAAATCTTGTGGATATAAGAGAATGGGGCGGTATTGCCTTAAATGATTATATTCCTGATCAAGCACAATCTTGGTCATTTGGAGATTGGGGGCCTGCTGAAAATGCATGGCGTAGAAGCAGCAACTGGCCATTTGCTGCGCAAATATTAATGGCGTTAACAAAACCTGCAGATTACTCTAATAAACTATTTGATACTAGTCGAATGATGTTAAATCTAGCCGGCCAATACACCTATAGTTCTGTTAATGAATTTATAAGCCCGGCAAGGGTATTATTACAAGGTGATACAGTTAACGGATCTATTATAAGGGCTGCTGGTTACGGAGTTTATGTTTTAGAAATAGGTAAGAAAAGATCAAACACCTATTTGTCTTATCTTAAAGAACAACTAGAAAACGGCGACTTTAATCTAATGTATAAAGTTGGCGGATTTGTTAGCCAAGACAAACTAAACATCATTGTTGATTCATATAATCTTGCAACTCAAAATCCTGAGCCGTTTTTACCAAACGAAAACTATAATATACATTATAATGTAAGTAATCCTATTTTATCTCTAGGAATATCCGGAGTTATTGTTATTAAGTCTAATGGCAAGTTTGTTGTTAGGGGATATGATAAAAAAGATTTGTTCTTTACAATCTTCCAATCTATTCACTCTTCAACTGATCCTTCATTTAAAGTTGGCGGACAGAGTGAGACTTATCTAACATATACAGCTGGCCAGGCTTATCAATCGGGCCAAGTAGTATTTTATCAAAACAACTATTACAGAGTTATATCTAATAATATAGCAACAGCAGTACTAAATCAAGCGTATTATCAACTGCTAGATAGTTTGCCAACTGTAGGCGGCATTGAAGTTTCTGCTGCTAAAAGATTTGAAACTACTCCTGTAAAAATCTCATACGGAACTATATTTGATAATGTTCAAGCAGTCTTTGATTTCTTAATGGGCTATGGCCAATGGCTACACTCTCAAGGATTTGAGTTTAACACATACAATGGTGATTTTAATCAAGTTATAAACTGGGATTTTAGTGCCAAGGAATTCTTATACTGGAGTGCACAAAACTGGGCAAATAATAGTGTTATCACGCTAAGTCCGTTTGCGGATACATTGACATTTAACTTCCAAAAGGGTGTTGTTGATAATGTGTTAGATAGTTTTTATGAATATTCTATCTTTGCCGCCGACGGCTCTACTATTCCTGTTAGCAACATATCAATAACTAGATCCAGTGGTACTATATCTATCAAAACTGCAGGAAGCACACAGGGTATATTCTTTGCTAGATTAAATCTAGTACAAAAAGAACATGTATTAATATTTGATAATACTACGGTGTTTAAAGATGTAATATATGACCGGGCATCTGGCTATAGACAACTAAGAATGAAACTTATAGGATTCAAAACATCTAGTTGGAACGGTGACTTATTCAGTCCTGGGTTTGTCTACGATAATGTTTCTATAGAACAATGGTCTCCTTACAAATCATACATGCCTGCTGACGTTGTTCAGTATGTAGGAAAATATTATTCTGCTGCAAAGAAAATAACAGGTTCGGCAACTTTTGATTTTGCACAATGGTTCTTATTACCTAAGGCGCCTACTGCTAAACTAATCCCTAACTTTGATTATAAGATTAATCAGTTTGAAGATTTCTATAGTTTAGACATAGATAACTTTGATAGAAGCCAACAAAAAATGGCTCAGCATTTAACTGGATATAGCCCAAGGCCATATCTTGATAACATATTTGCTGACGCAACGGCTCAATATAAGTTCTATCAAGGTTATATTAAAGAAAAAGGTACGCTAAACTCTATTATAAAACTAGAAAAAGCAGGTGCCGCAAATATGTTAGGTACAATAGATATCTATGAAGAGTGGGCATTTAGGGCAGGTGCGTATGGTGGATATAGTACATATAATGAAATTGAGTTTCCTTTAAGAGAAACTGATTTTATTGAAAATAGTCAAGCAATACAATTTATTCCTTCTAAGCCGGCAGCTCCTAATGAGATTATCAGCTATGTTCAACCTATGGACATGCCTATATATCCTGTTGGATATTCGTCTACACAAACATTTGCAACTAGTACAGGTACATTTAGTTCAAATGAAATGATATATCCTTATGCCGGTTATCCTAGATTAGATGATGTAAAATATACATTTACTAAAATGTCTGATTTGTTAACAACAGATAACTCAACGTTCAACGAAGGCGATAAAGTTTGGATCGGATTTGATAATAACGATTGGGGGGTTTATAGATATACTAGAACTCAATCCTATGCCATAAGTGCAACTGCTGCAGGGAATACTATTGTTTTCAATACAAAGGCTCCGCACGGTTTACAAATAGGTGAATATGTATCTGTAACAAAGTTTGAAGCGTCGTTAGATGCTTTCTATACTGTAAGCGATGTTCCTTCGTTGACATCATTTACTGTTATATCGTCTAACTATGTTCCGTCTAAAATAACATCTGATGGCGTATTGTATCATTTTATAAGTTCTAGATATAATAATGTAGACGAGCTAAGTGATATTCCATTTGCTACAGCAGTATTACCCAACGAACTATTCTGGGTAGACAACAACGGTCACGATAAATGGGCAGTGTATAAAAAGGCCGACGTATATACTGACACTATACAACCGCCATTTAAAAGACAACTAGGTGAAGAGTTTGGATATGGAGTTACAAAACGTGCTACAAGTAGTACACTTTTTGTATCTGCTGCTAACTACAATGATATAGTAAGAAGCCCTGGTAGCATATTTGTCTACGACATAAACCCATTAACTGGTGCGCTATCAGAAATAACTAACTTTGGATTAAACTCTGCCCAGGATCAATTCAGGAGAGGAACAGGAACCTACCGCGTTTCCTTTGATCCTACACCATTTGGTGATTCTGTATTCTATGATGACACTGATGATGTTGTTATGGTTGCAGCATCTTATGCTAGTACAGGCACTACGGTTACTAATAATGGTGTATCTTTATTAGCATCTACTGCTTCTGGCGTAGTTAAAGTATCTGGAATATTTAGACAAAATGCCAGAGGTGGCCTCAACCACGAGCTAACATACAATGTTTTAAATAATCCAGGAGCATATCCTAACTATTCTAGATTTGGTGCTTCTTTATTTGTTCAAGCATCTCTTACAAATAAAACAGTATTAATAGGAGCACCCGGCGTTACTAATAACAGTCGCCACTCTGGTGAGGTTTACATGTACAATATGTATGTTAATCCTCATCCAATATATACAAATGTTACAGGTACAGGTACAACATTCTATTCAAATCTAACAGGGGTAACAGCTGGCTCGCCGGGTGCGTTGTCTTCGTTTAATGTGATGACATTAACTGGTCAACCATATCGTGTTATGATGGTTAATTCTGGAACAAGTTATCTAGTTAACAGTACTATAACTATCGCTGGTGCAAACTTTGGGGGCACTAGTCCTACAAATGACTTGGTGATAACTGTAACTGGAGTAAACGGTCTTGGTAACATTACAACGTTTACTAGTGCTGGCACAGTATATAAAGGAACATCTGCAACATTTACAGTATCTTTTTCAGATTACAAATACATTGTTACTTTAACCAATACCGGAACTAACTATAACACAACTAGTCGATTAGAAATAACCGGCGACAATCTCGGCGGAAGAGCTCCCGACAATAACCTTGATATAGTTATTGACGGAGTAAACAATAACGGATCTATTACATCATATTATACCACAGGTAGTTTTTCTGCTTATAAAGCATTCTCTATGCCATACATAGGAAAACTACAAAAACCGATTCCATACACCGTAGGTGCTGAGTTTGGATATAGTATTGTTGGTAGTAGAAATGGCAGTGTAATAGCGGTATCTGCACCTGGTATTAATACAGGCACCGGCGCCGTTTATATCTATACAGCAACAAACGGAACCTATGCATATACACAGGTATTAGATCCTACAACATCTACATCTGTTAGGTCAAACTTTAAGAATGCCAACAGCTATCAAGATAGATTAGGTTCGGCAATGGCTATCAATGACAACGGTACTCACTTGTTTGTAGCATCGTCTAATATGACTGATGGTGTAACACAAAAAGGAAAAGTTGGAGTATACGAGTGGAATGGAAATAACTTTGAGTTTCTACAACTTATTGATAACCCTGCCGTTAGTGCCGTTAACTTTGGTCAAGCTATTACTGTTACACCGGCCGCTGATAGTTTGGTTATTACAGGCCAAGGTAATCCTTTCTTCTTAAGTGTTACATTTGATGGCGGAAAAACAACATTTGATAATTTATCTTGCCAGTTTGGTCAAATAATAAAACAAGCAGGTAGTGCTTATCTCTATGAAAGATATAATAAAAAGTTTGTTTTTGTACAAGAACTCATTAACTCAACAGTTGATCAAGGCGGAAACTACGGATTCAGTGCTGTCATGGACAATAATACAGTATATGTAGGCAATCCTGATGTGTCGGCAGCTTCGAGTGCGTATGGATCAGTTCATATATGGAACAAGATTTCTACAGCTACTTCTTATTCAAGTTTTAGAAATCAAAGCGATTTAGTTGACTTATCGTTAATAGATAAATCATTTACAGTTGATACACTAAAAGAACAAGTAGTCGACTATCTTGATATTGTTGATCCTGTAAAGGGAAGACTAGCAGGGTTAGCTGAACAAGAACTTAAATTTAAAACACCCTACGACCCTGCTTTCTATAATAGAGGCACTAGTGCTGTTGTAGTAGATGAATATAACTTCTGGGAATCAGATCATGTTGGGGAAGTATGGTGGGATCTTTCTACTGTAAAATATGTTTGGTATGAACAAGGAGAAACACTATATAGAAAAAATGCTTGGGGTAAACAGTTTCCTGGCAGCAGTATTGACGTCTACGAGTGGGTAGAAACAACATATACACCTAGTCAATGGGCTACATTATCTAATACCAGTGCAGGATCTTCTCTAGGTATTACAGGTTATCCAAAGTTTGCGGATGATAGTGTATATTCGTCTAAACAAATATATGACAGTGGCACTGGTCAGTTTACTACTTTATATTATTACTGGGTAAAAAATAAAACTACTGTTCCTAGCAACACTAGCAGAAAAATATCTGCGAGCGAAGTAGCAAGTATTATTAACGATCCGGTGAGTTATGGATTAGAATATGTTTCTATACTAGGACCAGATAGTGTTGCGGTTGTAAACTATAAATCTAGATTAATTGGAGATAGAATAAATCTAAATCTAGGATACGACTCTGTTAATACTTCTATTAATAAGCACACAGAGTGGATATTAATACAAGAAAATAATAGAGAAAGTTTACCTACTCCTGCGCTAACACAAAAACTATTTGATAGTCTTATTGGCCACGATTCGTTAGGTAATCGTGTTCCAGATCCGTCTCTTTCAAAGAGACAGGCATACGGTATTGAATATCGTCCAAGACAAAGTATGTTTGTTGATAGAATAGCGGCATTGCGTAACTTAATGGATTTTACAAATAATATCTTGTTAGATTTGATTATAACTGATAATATAAACTTTGATAATCTAAACAACAAAGATGAAATACCTAATATCTTGCTAGGGCAATATGATCAAGTTGTAGAAGATAAGTTATATCTAGATAGAATAGTGACCAATAACTTTATAACTGCTGAACTATCTTGTGAAGTTACTGACGGTAGAATAACTGCTATTTCTATTTTAAATACAGGGTTTGGTTATTTACAGGCTCCGACTGTAACAATCAGTGACGGAACATCTTCTGCTAAACTAAAAACTGTTATAGATAGTAATGGTAGTGTTGTTCATGTAGATATATTAGATAGAGGTAATGGATTTGTAACAGCTCCTGCCCTAATTGTTAGGCCATATACCGTTATTTTAAATATTGATCCAGAATATAATGGAAAATGGAGTAGATTTGAATGGACAGGGTACAACTGGCTAAGAGCATATACCCAATCATACGACACTACAAAATATTGGACATATATTGATTGGAAGTCTAGCGACTTTAACAGTGCCAAACCTATAGCGTTTGCTGTTGATTATGTATACGAAACTGCTCAACTCTCTTTATCTGTGGGCGATTATGTTAAAGTACAAAATGGCGGCAACGGCAACTATATTATTCTAAGAAAAATAGTTTCCGGCAGCGTTGGAACGTTTGACGCTGATTTTGATATAGTTTACAGCCAAAATGGTACAATAAAAATATTAGATACAGTATGGAATACTGTTAATACTCCATATGCCTTTGATGAAATAAGTGCCTTTGATCAAACATTATTTGATCAAACACCTGACATCGAACTTGCTAGTATATTAAAAGCAATTAAAGATGATCTGTTTACAGGAGACCATATCCTATACTGGAATCAGTTCTTCTTTGCTGCTGTAAAATATGCCTTAACTGAGCAAAGGTCATTAGACTGGGTCTTTAAAACTAGTTTTGTTAATGTAATAAATCAAGCAGGTGTTTTAGATCAACGTACAAACTATAGATTCCAAGATCCTACTTGGTATAATGATTATATTAATGAAATAAAACCTTACCATACTAAGATTAGAAACTATCAAGTCAACTATAACATAGGAGAATCAAATAATACTCCTTGGGATCCTTCTCTAACATACAACAGTGATTTTGATTTACCTTCCTATTTTGATTCATCTATAAACACATTCACTGTTGTAACAACTAGCAGTGAACTGTTATTGCAGTATCCTTATAAATCATGGAATGATAATCACAAGTATAGTGTAGAAAGTATTAGTGTGGGTAGATCAGGAGACGGATACAGAGAAGTTCCTGTAGTCACTATTATTCCTGCGCCAGGAGATACTGGATCAGGTGCAACAGCTCAGGCTTATATTTCTAATGGTGGTATATCATTTATTAAGGTATTAACTTCGGGTCAAGGATATACGGTTACTCCTACAGTTTTAATAACTGGTGGCGGAAACGCAACATTAACAACTGCTACAGCATATGCTCAACTAACAAACGGTCTTGTAAGAAATAACTTTATAAGGATGAAGTTTGATAGAATATCAACTGCAACTTCGGTAGGAGCAACTTTTGTAACAACTACGGCAACAACCAACGGTAATGATTTTGAATTTGATTTAGACTGGGCTGCAAGTCCTATTAAAACTGATACCAGCGTATATCTAAATGGCTTACTGGTATTAAAATCACATTACACAATCACCAACTATACCTCTGTGTTTAATAGCCTTGGCACAAGCTATAAAAAGCATCATAGTAAAATCGCGTTGAACTATATTCCTCCAACAAGTTCTACATTGATTGTGAACTACAAGAAGAATATAGAGCTATATTCAGCAGCTGATAGAATACGTGATTATTATAATCCTACATCTGGTATGTTTGGCAAACAGTTAAGTCAACTTATGTATGGTGCAGAGTTCCCTGGAACTACTGTACAAGGATTAGATTTTAGTGCCGACTATGGATTTGGTGATTTTAACTTTGGTGATTCAAACTTTGCTGATGCTCCGGCAGATATATTCTCCTTACAGGTTACAACATTAAAGAACACACAAACTTTTGTTACAGCAGATGTTAAAACAGCATATCTAGCATCAAGTGACAGCTATGTAACTACTAGTACATTAAAGACCGTTTCTACAGGAACACCGATAAACGTGTATTTAGAATCGTGGGGACCATTAAATCCTAGCCTTAACTCGACCACTAACGTACTATTGAGTTCAGTAAGGATTGACGGTGCAAGTACATCTGCTACAAACGTATTATTTGTTACGCCTGTTGGTTCGGGTACTGCTGTTTCAGTAACTATTCCGGGTTCTGCGTTTAGTACAACTGCTTCATTTAGTAGAGTTGTATTTAGAACACCGGATCAAAATGCAGCTATATTGTCGTCTGATATTGATACAGTTATAGACGGTGGCAATGTTTCGACGTTTAATGATGGATTGTTTACAACAGCACGGGGTATTAGTCCTAGCGATATTATAGTAGATGGTAGAGAACTTTTCTCGCCTATCACAAGTTATGCACCTGAAGAAGTAATACCTGGACAAGTACAGGAAAACTTATCTATTGATGTGTTCACACAAGAACCGCAAGGATCTCCGTTAGTAATCACGCAGCTTGCTCAAATAAATGGTACAACTAGCACCACTGTTATTAACTTAGATCTAAGTCCTCCTTCAACATCGTCGGTTATTGTTTCTTATAACTCTCAATACCTAACATATGGGGTTGATTATTCATTAGATTTTGCTCATGATACATTAACATTAAATCAACAAACTAGTACAGGTATATTATCTATTACTACAGTAGGCGTTGGTGGTATTAATCTATTAGGCTCAGCAGCAGTTTCGGTAACTGGATCCTTTACTAGCATTAACTCTAGACATGCTTATGACACTATAGGTAGTATATATGTAACAGTTAATGGTCAAACAGTATATGCCAATACTTCAACTAGTTTACATTATTCTTTTATTGCTGACACTAATAACAGAGGTCTAGTTAATATATATGGAATGAGTACAGGCACTAACTTAGTGCAAGCGTGGTTCTTTGGCCCATCTTATAAAGCATACAGCGAACTAAAACAACAGATAATAAATGTAGATAATACAACATCTACATTTAATCTAATACAAATACCCGGTGTACTAGGACCATTTGAAGAACAAACTATTGTAGAAGTAAATGGTTTGCGTATTAATCCCCCTGATACTACCTACTATCAAGTATCAAATAATCAAACTAGTTTTGTTATTCATCCTAACGAAATATCGCAGCCTGGAATATACAGTTTAAGTGCTATAAAAGTATTTAGGAATGGAATACAACTTAATAATTCTAGAGACTTTTTATTAGAACAGCCACTGAATACTATATTATTCAATCCTAACTTCTTAAGTAATGGTGATGTATTAGCTATTGAAACATATAATAATACTGATTATTCTGTAGATGAAAAAGCAGGAACAATAACATTAACTAATCCTGTTAACAACGGCGATCTTGTAAACATTTTAACGTTTACAAACGGCGATGCTTCGGGTATACGTACAGAAAGATTCTATGCCACTGAGGCTAACTTCTATACAATGCAAAGGCCTATCCTTAACGAGAACTATATATGGGTATCTGTGGCAGGAAAACCTCTTATCAAAGACGTTGATTATGCTGTTTCTGCTAATGGTTATACTGTTCAGATCAGTATCAACTATCAATATAACGTAGGTGATATTGTGTTAGTAACAAGTATCAACGATACATTGGCTGATAAAACTATAGGATTTAAGATCTTTAAAGACATTCTAGGACGTACACAGTTTAAGAGATTTAGTAAGACCAACTCAACTTCTCTTGCTAGAAGTCTGTCAATAACTGACACTGAGATTTATGTCAATAATGCCGGATCTTTATCAACTCCTAATATTGCTAAAAATCAACCGGGTGTTATTTTTATAAACTCTGAAAGAATCGAGTTTATGACAATTAGTGGCAATGTTTTAAGTCGTATTAAGCGTGCTACTCTAGGCACAGGAGCAAATACTGTATATTCAACAGGAACTACTGTTGTAGATATGGGAATATATGAAACTGTACCAAGTTTATCTAAGAATCTAATACAGAATATTATTACAACAAATACAACAACTTATAATATCAGTGCTGTTAATACTTCTTCTAACTTAATCAGCGGCGACGGAATTAATATTAATCCTAATATTACTTCTAAAAACGGTCTAGCTGACCAAGTTGAAGTATATTATGCTGGCATATTGTTGAATAAAACTTCTACAACTTACCATTATAGTTCCTTAGGATTTGATACTGGTGATAATAACAGTGATATTGTTGTACCGCCAGAATTTACTATAAATTATAATACTAAAACAGGCATTGCTAGTGTAGAACTACACCTCGGGCCAGTAAGTAAAGCAGCATTAGTTCCTGGAAGTAGACTAACTATTATACAACGTACTGACAAAACATGGTATACAGTTGGAAAACAGACAAGTTTATTAGAAGAAACTACACCGCAGGCAGCATTCCTACAATCAAGCCTGTCGGGACTACCGGATAAATATCAATATGAATCAACCTGAGACAAATAAAATGCAAGATAATTCTAAAGAAGCACCAGAAAAATCATCAAAACCTAACGAAACTGGATCCCTATCTATACGAGGCCATATCAAGATTTCGGACCCGGAAACAGGCGAAGTTTTAATCGACAAGCTAAACGCTATTCATTATGAAAATTTTAGTATGGCATTGGCCAGTGCTGTAAGTAATCAGTCGCAAGGTTGGATATCAGAAATGGCATTTGGTAACGGCGGAAGCAGGGTTGATCCTACAGGTATTATTACATATCTAACTCCTAATTCTGTAGGAGCAAATGCCGGACTATACAATCAAACATATTATAAAAATGTTGATGCTAACAGCGTGCTGAATAAAGATCCATCTAGGAACTTTATGGAAGTTAGACACGTTACTGGTGCTTATTACACCGATGTATTAGTAACATGCCTATTAGATTTTGGTGAACCTAATGATCAGTTAGCGTTTGATAATAGCACTAGTCAAACTAATGCTTATACATTCGACGAACTAGGACTCAGAGGCTTTGGCGTTAACGGTCCAGGGACAGGAGATTTACTAACTCATGTAATATTCCACCCTGTGCAAAAATCTTTAAACAGATTAATACAAATTGATTATACCGTAAGGATACAAAGCCTTAGCACTGGAATGTAAACATGTCTAACTCGTTTCAAATTACCTTCACTAACCCTTCTAAAAATACAAATGGCGGAATAACTGTTCCTGAACAGCAAGGAGTGCCTGTCAGTAATTTGACTTTGATTGGAAGAAACTATCCAGGCTATGGTCAGGCTATTAATCAAAACTTTTTAGCATTATTAGAAAACTCTGCTAATCCAACTGCTCCTGCTAATGGAGTAGAAGGTCAGCTATGGTACGACAGCTATAATCAGGTATTAAAAGTCAACGATGCTGTTACTGGTTGGGTACCAGTTAACGGATTATACGAACAAGCACCGGATGCTGTTGGAAACGGGCCATCAACTGCCAAAGCCGGTGATATATGGGTTGATACAGCAAACTTTCTTTTATACATTAATAACGGTTCACTAAGTACAAATCCTTGGGTACTAGTAGGGCCCAATACATCTAGCGGAACAAAGACCGGTGCATATCCTACTAGTCTTATTGATAAAGCAAATCCTAAAATAACACACGATGTTATTATTATGTATATCGACGATGTTGCGGTAGAGATTGTATCAAAAGATGCATTCACTCCACAAACAGTTATTCCTGGATTTGTTAACCTAAGTATAGGCGTAAATGTTAGTGCTTTGATTAACGGAGCAACTCCTATTGTTAATGGTATTGCATCGGCAGCAGCAGCTCTAAGACAAACTACTATATCTGGCCAAACACAAATTGTTTCTGCTAATAGTTTTGTAAGAAATGATACAGCTCAATCAGTTATTAATGGTCAGTTAACAATTGCTAACGATGAAGGTCTAAGAATAGGTACTACTACTTCTACGTTTGTTATTCAAAAGAATAAAGGTAGAGCACTATTTTCTAATATAGCAGATTTGGGAAGATTTGATTTTCAAACCTATGCTCAAAACTCTCCGCTATTGGCTTTAACCATAGACGGAACACAAGTTAACTCAGCTATTCCGTCTCAGGTTTATCCTAGAATAGGTATTAATAATGCTAATCCTACATCGGAGTTAGATGTAACAGGAACTGCACATATTAGTAAAAAACTAAAAGTTAGTTTTGATCCTAGGGATCAAATACATTCTACCCAAGCATTATTAGTTGGTGGAGATACATACCTTCAAGGCAATCTTGTAATAACAAACTCGTTAATAGTTGGATCCACTACAGCAACATCTAACCTATTCAATGGAACTTCTACATTTAGTTCTAATATTCTAGTAACTACATCATCTACTGCTATTGGCTCATTAACTATGCCAGTTGGTACAGTCTATGCCCAATACATAGGAACAGCAACAAGTTCTTATACAACACAGTTTACTGGAATATTAAATGGTCCTGCTACACGTTTATATTATCAGAATCAGTTTAATTTAAATGGACCTATATCAAGTAATAGTGTTCAATTTAGTGGTAGTCAAAATAATCCTGTATCACTGACAACTACGGTTACAAACGCTATTATAGACACATTAAATCCGTATCCCGGTATTAATGGTGGCGCACCTAGCGCAAGCAATCTTCAGAAAACAGCTGACCCGTCTGATTTACTTATGGTATATAGCAGCGTAAACGGTACTGCTAACAATAGAATATACAACATCAGTAAACAAAACTTTTTAGGAGATATATATCCTGGATTAGCCCCTACTGGTTCTATGTTACTTAATGCTAGTAATATCTTACCACCGGGTTGGGTATGGTGCGACGGTCAACGTTATAGTAGAGTAGGTCCAACTACCGCTGCCTTATACAATGTTATCGGAACAACATACGGTACTATTACATCTGCTGATTTCTTAGTACCTAATCTTAATGGTGCTAATAGCGCAGGTGGATATTCCTTGTATACCACTACAGCAACAGGAACTGCGGGTGTGTCTGTTCCTGCTGTTGGAATAAAATATATGATAAAGTTATAAACTATGGCCTATACGATATATAATAATGACGGAAGTGTGCTGCTTACACTAGCAGACGGAACTACAGATTCTCTAGCAACTAGCTTAACATTAGTTGGCAGGAATGTTAACTCATACGGGCAGATTTATAACAACAACTTAATAAAACTAATGGGACATTTTGCTGGGTCTAACGAACCAACAAGTCCTCTGATTGGGCAATTATGGTATGATACTGCCGAAGGTAGAGTTAAAGTATATGACCTAAATCAAATCTTTAGACCCATTACTAGTACATTAGAAGCGGCAACTCTTCCGGTTGACTTAGTTCCAAACGATTTCTGGTTTGACACAACTAATGAACAGCTATATTATGCTCAATCAGGATTTGTAGCACCTACGTTAATTGCTCCTCGTGATTCTAAAAAATATGGTAATACTGGTTGGATTACTCAAACAGTTCAAGACAAAAATACACTAGGATATCATGATGTAACACAGTTATGGAATGCCGGTACTATGGTAGGTATAATGTCTACTGCTTCGTTTACACTAGCTGTAAGCACTGCAGGATTTACTACACTGGGAGTGGGTTTAAATATAAACACTTCTATACCGGGCATTCGCTTTGTAGGAACTGCGACCAGTGCAGATAGCGTTGCTGGTATTAATGTTAGTAGTTTTGTTCGTAACGATATTGATCAAACAATATACGGCGCATTGACTATTAATAATTCTAATGGGTTATTGTTACAAAACTCTACCTTTGATCAACTTTCGATTGGGGTAGGCTCGGGTACACACGTAGCTACTGTATTATACGGTTCTATAAACAAACCACTAAGATTTCAGGTTACAAATCAATCAGCTGGTATTATATCACCACTATTTTTACAACCTGTTAATAAGACAGTTGGTGTGTGGACAGAAAATCCTCAATATCCACTAGATATTGTAGGTGATACTCGTATACAAGGTAACTTATATGTTGTTGGAACTACTACAAACGTTACTAGTTTAAATCTAGAAATTAACTCTTCTACTATATATCTAGGATGGGGACAATCTGACGATACATATGCCAACGGCGGCGGCATTAAGTTATTAGGTGCTAGCACACATTCGTTGTTATGGGAAAATGACGGAACTGGTTGGAACTCCAACGATAACTTTAATTTAACTAACTCTACAAGCACTTACAAAATAAACGGAACTACAGTAATATCAAACACTTCGTTGGGATCGACGATTGCTAGCGCACCTGGTCTTGTATCTGTTGGAACATTAACTAACTTATCGGTCGGTAATATTTCCATGACCGGTAATACTATGACTGCTAGCGGCAACTTAATATTAAGTCCTAACGGACATGTTTCGTTAAACAGCGGCACTATTATAAATCTTGCCGATCCTGTAAATAGCCAAGATGCTGCAACTAAAAACTACGTTCTTAATCAAGTTAATCTAAAAAATAACTTATATGCTTGTTCTCTAACATTAGACATTACAGGGCACGTAGGTGACGATTTGTATGTGAAGAATATTTTAAAACAAATGTTTCCTATTACTAATACAGGAACCGATGTAATATTCAACCTACCAATCGGATCAAGGGCTAATATTCTTGCCGGAGTTACATCTGTTCCTATTTCGACTGGTACTGTAGCATTCGGAGTTGGCGGAATTAGTGTTATTAATACTATAGATTTTAGTCACAGTACAGCAACTACCGCAGTAGTTATGCCAGCTGACCCAGCCTATATATCAGGAAAAGTTCCTGCTCAAAACGTGGCTCCTGTAACTACATATACTGTTCAAACATGGAGAGTTGAAGGTACTATAGGAAACAGCGATTGGGTTAGAACAGCATAAGCAAGGAACAAAGAATGCCATATATCATTAAAGATTATAATAGCAGTAACGTAAGGTTGGTAATAGGAGACGGCGTTGTTGACAATAGCACAAGCCTTAACTTGGTAGGAAAAAATGTCAGTAACTTTGGCGCTCTGCAGAATGAAAACTTTTTATACCTATTAGAAAACTTTGCTAATAGTTCAAGTCCTGTTAATCCGGTTAACGGTCAACTATGGTACGATCAAACAAATTTAAACTATTATAATCAAGGAGTATGGACTCCTGTAGCAGTGATTACCACAGACCAGTCTGTGACTCAAACCGGTGCGTTATATTTAAATCAAACATCTAATCAGCTTTATGTAAGTACAGGAACAGGATTTTCTTTAGTTGGACCTGAAGGTGTGCCGGGAAGAGGCACAACTAGAATGTATTCAACTACATTAAAAGATATATTTTCTCAAACACATCCTGTTGTTAAAATAATAGTAGACGAAGAAACCATTGGTATTATTTCTAAAGTTAGTTTTGTTCTTGATTCAAGCAATATTATATCTGGTTTTCCTAGCGTTAATAGAGGAATAACATTTAAAAATCAATCTACGAATGATGTTATTTTAAACGGCAGAACCGCTAATAGTAACATGGCAACTACAGCAACTAACGTAGCCGCTGGCGCTGCTGGATCGTTGGTATATCAATCAGCAGTTGGAGCAACAACATATCTAGGCATCGGCACCGCTAATACATTATTAACATCTAATGGATCAGCACCTTATTGGCAAACTATTGATAGTGTAACTGTTAAAAAAGCAAATAATTTATCTAATGGTTTACCGGGAAGTATTCCTTATCAAACAGCATCTAGCTCTACATCATTTTTAAACTTATCAAACATTCCTGGATATTTGTTAACTGCAGGAATAACAGGACCTGTATGGACTAATCCTACATCATTTGCGGTCAGTTCTGCTACTAATTCTATACATGCTACTACAGCTGAAATAGCAAACACTTCAACTTATGCTGCTACAGCAATTCGTGCGTTAGAAAGCAATCAAGTTTCTTGGTCTGCTGTTTATGGAAAGCCAACAACAATAGCAGGATACGGAATAACAGATGCTATTACAAAAACTGATATAGCTAATCAGTCTGTGACTACAGCTACAATGGTTTTAAATAAAATAGGTCGTGATAATAGTACCTACGGATCAGTAAGCGGGCAATGGACCTTAGAAGCTGGGGCAACATTTTACGCAACCTATGCTGACCTAGCAGAAAAATATTTGCCAGACGAAGATTATCAACCAGGCACAGTATTGTCGTTTGGCGGAATCAACGAAATAACGCTGTCAACTACGGCAATGGATACCGCAGTAGCAGGGATTGTTTCTACCAACCCTGCGTATGCTTTAAATCAAGGATTAGTGGGGGGTATTTACATAGCACTTGCTGGTCGTGTTCCTTGTAAGGTTATAGGACCTATTAAAAAGGGAGATTTGCTTGTCACAAGTAAAATCCCGGGCGTTGCTACTCGAGCATCTAATGTATCCTTGTTCGGACCAAAAACTGGGTCAGTGATAGGTAAAGCTATAGAAAGTTATGATGAAAGTGCTATCGTCGGCGTTATCCAAGTTATGGTAAAAAGCGCATAACAATGATCAATAAATATACAGAATCTGGAATCAAATAATGCCATACATCTTATACAAGTCAAACGGTAAAGTACTAGCTACTATAGCAGATGGATCTATAAACGCATCCTCTACATCACTAACATTTGTTGGTAAAAACTATGCTGGGTATGGTGATATTTTAAATCAAAACATACTTAAACTATTAGAAAACTTTTCTAATAGTAGTGCGCCATCGAATCCGTTGTCAGGGCAGTTATGGTATGATAATGTTAATCAGGTTCTTAATGTATATAATGGGGCTGCTTATAAATCTTTAGCAAGTTTTAAATATGGTCCTCTACAGCCAATCAATGCCATAGTAGGTGATTTTTGGTTTAACACAACTTCTCAACAACTTTGTTTTTATAACGGATCTGAGTTTTTAGTAATCGGTCCAGAACAAACAATATTCAACGGAACTAATATTACGCCGTCGACATCGTTAGATGTAAATGATAATCAACACTATATATTAAACTTTACAGTTACTGATGATTCTGGCATACCTAAGGTTATAGCAGCAGCATCACGCGATGAGTTTGTTGTTAGTCCCACAGATCCACTGTATAATCAAAATTTTTCTATTTTAAAACAGGGTATTACATTACCTACCAGTGATCCAATAAATGGTAATAGTATTTCAAACTCTGTAGAAGGTGCTTATTATTTCTGGGGTACTGCTGCTACAGCTAGAGCATTAGCCTATGATACAACTGCTGGTCAGTTATCTGAAGTACACTACGCAGAAGAATTTTTATTAACCGAAAGACTAGCAAACAGTATTGGCGCAAACTCGATTGGTGCTGGACCCGGACTAGGAATTTTATTCAATCAAGGTCTTACAATCGGAACTGTTAAGGAGTTTTGGTTACATTCTACAGGTGCTAATGGCAACTATACTTCTCAGCTCACTAACCAAATTGGCGGACAGATTGACTTCCAGGTACAATACAATAATACAACTACTACTATTGTAAGTGTACTAGGCGGAGCATTGGTACCCGGTGTTAATGTACCTGATGTTAATGTTGATATTGGAACACCGTCTAATACCTTTGCTAGCATTTATATTAATACTGTAACTACTCAATATTCTACTGTAGGAATAATAACAGCTACTTCTGTAACTGTTGCAGGATCATTATACGGTAATGCTGCTAGTTTCAACGGATTAACAGTAACGAACTATTTTAATGCCCTTAACATTAACGCAACTAACCTTAATGCTGGTACAACTACTGTAACTAACCTTAATGTTACTGCTAATGAAATAATAGGTAACAATCTTACAGTTAATGGTAGTATTAATGTTGTTAACTCCTTGACGGTTGCTCAAGGAATATATGCTAATGCTATAAGTCTCCCAACCAGTTCAAATATGGTAGGTAATGTGCTAGGAAACTTAAATGGTGCTATCGTTACAGCTACTAATGCTTATTTTGCCAACGTTACTTTATCTAATAGTATTGTTGCACCTCAAGGCACAAACGTTTATGCTAATGCATTAAGGGCGTACGATACAGCCCACGGTGCTGTATTAAGTGCCAATGCTACTATAACAGGACAATGGCAGTTAACAACCGGCTCGTCTATTCTACTAGCACAGGGAGCAACACTAAATGCTACCTATGCCGACATTGCTGAAAAGTACCATGCAGATGCGATTTATGATTACGGAACCGTATTAGTAGTAGGCGGAGTTAATGAAGTTACTACAACTGATAAGAGGGCTGCTACAAATATAGCAGGGGTTGTTAGTAAAGACCCAGCTTACAAGTTAAACGTAGATGCTGGCCCAGATGATACGCATCCTTACATAGCACTAAAAGGTCGTGTTTTCTGTAAAGTAGTCGGAGCCGTAGTCAAGGGTAGTCGATTAGTTACCAGCGATGTACCTGGTTACGCAGAAGTGTTTAAAGACGGTGACAGTCCGAACGCAGTGATAGGAATATCTTTAGAAGATAGTTATTCTGTGTCCGGGATGATTGAAATCAAAGTTTAAACAGCAAACGGAAATTCAATTTGCGGATGATGCTCGTAGTCCTCGAGCTTCATATCATCCATTGTAAACTTATTAATATCTTTGATTTCTGGATTTAACCAAAGCGTAGGCAACGGCATTGGTTCTCTCTTTAGCTGTTCCTTAACACCTTTGACTTGATTTTCATAGATATGAGCATCTCCAAAACTCATGACTAGTTCTCCTACTCCTAGTCCGCACACTTGTGCCACCATATGAGTAAGCAGAGCATAGCTAGCGATATTAAACGGAACTCCTAGCGGAAAATCAGCACTGCGTTGATACATATGGCAGCTGAGTTTCTTGTCTACACTAACATAGAACTGGCACAGTAAATGACAAGGCGGTAATGCCATTTGATCTAGTTCTGATGGATTCCATGCGCTAATAATATGCCTACGGCCATACGGATCATTCTTAATACTATTGATTACTTCTGCTACTTGATCAACTTGATGAATAGCAACAGCTTTAATACCAATAATAGGTTTACGCCACTTACGCCATTGTACCCCGTAGATGCGACCGAGGTCGCCCTTGTGTCTAGCTACCTTGCGTTTAGTCCAATATTCTGCTTCTACGTTATCACTCCAGATGGTGCGTTTGTCAGTATAACGTTCTCCATGTAAGATTTCTCTTAATCTAAACTCATCTCCGCTACCTTCAAGGAACCAAATAAGTTCACTAGACATAGCCTTCCAAGCAAGTTTCTTAGTAGTCACTGCTGGAAAACCTTGTGTAAGATCAAATCGCATTTGGATTCCAAACTTACTAATAGTGCCAGTTCCGGTGCGATCTGGACGATGTTCGCCTGTTTCTAAGATATCTTTTAATGCGCTTAGATACGCTTGTTCTGGATGTGTCATAACTTTTTTATATTCTTCAGGGATAATAAAAGGCATGACCTTGCGGCCCATGCCTTTTACAGTTTCAACTATGAAACCAATCATTCAGCCTCAGCAGCCACCTTTTTTGTTTTACTTTTAGGCGGATCGAGTTCATCGGCCTCCTTGCGAAGTTTAGCAGCTTCTTTATATAAAGCATCTGCTTTGCTACGAAGTTCGGAAGCAGTCATAGGAGTTGTTCCAGTTGGTACTACAACTTCTTCCTTTGGCTGTGGCTTCTTAGCAGTCTTGTCTTGAGGTGTGCCATCATTTACAGCTAGATCCTCGATTGATACACCTTTCTGTGTAGCAATGATTTCATTTAGTTGATCTAGTTGGATAGCTGTGTGACTGTCTGGAGTCATTAGCACAGCATTGGTAGCTACTTTCTTCAAGTGACCGTTAAGGTGTAGATAACTTAACATAACGGTTCCGTCTGCGAATCGACGTGTGGCTAAAACTTCTGCAAGCTCATTTGCCTGTTGCGCGGGTTCGCTTTCGATAACAGTCATTAGGAAATCGTGATAGCTATCACCTAATCCTTGTACACCTACGACTAATGCACTATGAGGATCTCCTGGTAGTGTTCTGTAGGCGACAGCAACTCTGGCTGAGTTGTTTTTCATTTTGCCAACGTGTTTCATAACTTCTCCTTAGGCTGCTGGTTGTTGATCAGCAGGTTGTTGAGCAGGTGCTACAGCATCTAAAAAGCGACTTAGTTTACTATACTGTGAACCAATAGCTTCCATTTCAGCAGCTTTAAATGCTCCACGGCTTGCTGCAATATCAAAGATTGCTCTTAGATTCTGCAAATCAACGATTGTTAGCTCTGGTTGAGCTTGTGGCGCTGCTTCTGGTGCTTGTGTTTGTTCTTCTGACATTTTATATCCTTATTTTAATAAATGAGGGCATCCTAAAAGAAACATGGACATTTCCTTGGGATCTTCTAGGCCCAACTCGATAGTGTCTATTAGTTTATTTTGAGCATCTACTTTTTGACCTTTTTTGATACAATATCGACTGTCTAGGTTTGTATAAACCCAAACATCAATATCTTCAATATCAATGCCATTAATAGCTAGACGCTCAAAATGAGGAGGAATGTGATCAAGTTTTCTAATACCTAACACATTTAACGGATTAACTTTTCCTCTAACTAACGCCATTATCTACCTACTTTATTTATAATGAGCGGTCTGACCGAAGGGTGCAATAATGGATTCGTTGCCGTGGATAATAAACAAACTTTCGCAGTATGTTTCATCACCCCAGCTACCGCAAGGATATCCGTCTGTAAACATAATAAAGCGTTTTGGCTCAATGCCCTGCTCTTTCATGAAGTCGTAGTTTACGTCAAAGTCGGTGCCTCCACCGCCCTTGCATTCGTAGTCTAAGATTTCGTCGGCAATATCACCAGTAAATTGTTTATAACCATATACCTTTGTATCAAATGTCCATAAGTCAAGTTTGAAATCAACGTACTCGTCCATGATGCCTTTAACTTCGCTTAAGAAGTCTTTAGCCTGTTTGTCCGAAATACTACCACTCATGTCAATAGCTACTGACACATCGATAGTTTCTTCGTTCATCATTCCGGGCAATACTGCGCCGCAGTGCTGTGACTTACGATTAGGACGGCTGAAACTGAAGTTACTTTTCAGAATACTTTGAATATTCATACGCAACATTTGACGCCAGTCCATCTTAGGTTCAGTAAAGTCACTGATCAAACGTGCTACGCCTGCTGGAACTCGTCCAGCACCTGCACTTTGCGCAGCCGCAACCATAGCTTCTTTGATCTCGTCACGAATAGCTTTCTTTTCTTCTTCAGTTAAACGTGGACGACCTTTTCCTTTAACTGGATTTCCGTTCTCGTCCGTTTCACCGTCTCCGTCATCACCTTCACCGTCCAAGTGCTCGTCTAACAACTCACCTAGTGAATTAATATCAATCTTAACAGCATTTTTTTCTAGATCTTCGTAGATTTCTTCGTAGCTCATGCCACGATATTTGTTGTCTTGAAAGATTTTAATAAAACTAGGAACAACGCCGATGCGCTCGTCTACCAGGATTTGATTAACAGCATAGTCAGCTGCAATGTTTGACAACTTAGGATCTCGACCGTTGCGACGACCCATGTGATCAAAAACGTTGTGAAGAACTTCATGCGCAAAGGCAAATTCTGTTTCTTTGGGTTTAAGTTGATCTACAAAATCATTGCTGTAATAAAAGTTGCGCCCGTCGGTAGCTAAAGTTGGACACCAATCAGTAGCATCGATCAACTTCATGCGAGTAGCCAAGTTACCAAAGAAAGGATGACGAAGAAGCAAACCAATACGAGCCTGGATTAACTTTTCAACAATCTTATTTTTTTCACTCTCGCTAAATTCTTTGCGAGGCTTTTCTTTTTTAACTTTTTCGGCTTTCATTACACTAGACATGCGTACTCCTTAAACAATACATTATTATACACTCAAATACTGACAAAATCAAGTTACAAAGGCCCCGAAGGGCCTTTGTTTAACTTTCCATAGCTTGGATAATGTATTTTCCGTATTTGTCATGGAACTTATCAAAGTACTTGAGCTTGCTAGCATCGAATGGCAGTTGATAGTTAGTCAACGCAACCTTTGCGCCCATAACAACTAGTTCAGTTGGGAAGTTCTCCATCATAAACTTGAAGAAGTTGTCAGCCTTAGAGTTCCAGTCTTTGTCTTTCTTCTGATCAGCAGTCTGCAACTCGTAGCACAAACTAATAGTCAAAGAGTACATAGCAGAGATTTCTTTGATATCACACTTGGTAACCTTGCCTTCCAGAATGTCTTCTGGCTTAGGCATCTGTTTAGCAACCTTGCGGTGTGCCATAAACTTAACAGCAAGACCTTCACCAATGGCGCCTGCGACCAAGTCGGTTAGTGTGTTTTCTTCCAAATCGTCATCGTGCAACAAGTTGCTAACAAATGACCAGCTACGTGGAGTAGCAAACGCACGTGAAGAACTGCGTGGATCGAAATCATACAAATCATTCTTAGCAAATGACACATAACCTACAACCTGTTCGTGAACCTTGTTCAAAACAGACCATTCCAACCAGTCGTCAAAATCGCGTGTAAGTTCAATGTGAACAAAACGGTTAGCCAACGGAGCAGGCATACGATATGTAACACCCTTGTCAGTTTCACGGTTACCTGCAGCAACGATTGAAACGCCATCTGGCAACTTATATGTGCCAACACGACGGTTAAGAACAAGCTGATAAGCTGCTGCCTGTGTAGCAGGAGCTGCAGAGTTTAGTTCGTCCAAAAACAAGATCGCAGTAGATTCTGGATCAGTTGGAAGTTCTGCAGGAGGTGCCCAAGTCATAGTGCTTTCATCACTATTGTAATATGGAATACCTTTAATATCAGTAGGTTCCCAAAGTGACAAGCGAACGTCAATAACTTCACGGCCTTGTTCAGCACCAATCTGTTTAACGATATCCGATTTACCAATACCTGGGGGACCCCACATAAACAAAGGTTGTTTAATTTTTACGCATTTACGAATGCTCTTTTTAGCATCGTTAGGACCAACTGTGCGTGCTACGGACGTTTCTTTAGCCATGTGTTACCTTTCGTTAATAAAAATACATGTTAAGCCTTTATTATACACGTATCTCGGTAACTTGTCAATCGCTTTAGGTGTTGTATTTTTGCGACATTATTTTGGCTGTAACGTATCTTTGGAGATTTCCTTCGTAGAGTATAAGCTCTACAGCCATTTTTTCTCTAAAAACAACAATGCCTTTTTGTTCTAGGTAATACGGACAGTTTAAGTACTTGTCCATGTCTAGTATTAGCCTACTACTCCACTGCATTTCAGGCGGGTATTTCACGCTGTAAGATTTAACATCTAGCTTTTCGGTCATCATAAGAAATCCGGCATCAGTTAATCTGAGTCCGGATTCATTGTCTCTACTACGTGGGTTCATCCACCACATTGCGTGGTGCTTGCGAACATTTTTAGTACTTGTTTCTAACCCGAGCTCCTTCAAAAACTTCCTGGTCATAGCCCGTTTATCTATCATTCTTGTGTCTTCTCACCTGTAGTTAGCTTATACACACTAAAGTCCTGGCAGTTAAACATCTTATTCAACTTTTCGGCTAGATTAATAGCATGACCGCTATTTGAAAAACTTACCTTTTTATATTTTGGACCCACTTGTTGTGCAACAAGGCTAGTGGTTTTGAGATTAACTGGTTTATCTTTGTAGAATACCGCCCAGATGGCCTCGGCTTCTAAGACTTGTTCAGTCTTATAAGTTTTTTTATTAGTGAGTTCTAACAGAACCGTTGGCTTTGGCCTAGACATAATCAACGTATCTCCAAATGTACGTTGATATTTATCTTTAAATTTAGAAACCCCCGCCGTCCATTTTAATCTGTATAGGACCTGATTCGGCATTTTGGGTTAATGCTTGATCTAACTCACCAGCTAGCCTGGTCATAACAATAGATAGACTTTCGCTCAGTGCTTGTGCTTCACGTATGGTAAGCGTCACTGATTGTTTGTTGCTCTTAATGGCTATTCTGGCAGCATTAAGGAACTCTTCGATCGGTAATGTGTTTAGTGATTTCATTGTTTACTAACAATATTTAATACAGTTCGCATCTCTGTTTCTGTCTTAAAAGGTCCTTGAAACGGATAGCGTTCCAATGTAATCAACTTTGGACAGAACGATTTAACCCAACCTTTGCGGAACTGTATAACATAGTAGCCGGCACAATAAAGGCTCTTACTTTTGCCGCTTTTTGCGTAAATTGGCAGCTTTTTGACTATATTATAGACAGGATTATGCGGTTTTGACGCAGTAGGATAGTCATATACACTTAGATCTATTGTTTTCTTAACAGATCCTTTATGTACTTTGCTGATACTTTCTTCAAATAACGCCACGCCAAACTTCATTTCTAGCTCTTTAGCGTCCTTGACATCGACTTTTACTCCCTTTCGATAGAAGCTAAAGCCCTTCTTTTCCTTGTTTAGAGTGCCTAGTTTAATACCATTGTCTTCTACAATCCAACTTTTATTAGGTATTACTACTTTTGTCACTGCGTTCATTGTTTATACCTTGCATTTAACGGTTCAGCATAGCTTTGTACTTGATCGCTAATACGCTGTAAGTCGTACTCACTACAAAGTTTTAACAATCGGATGCCTACTTGACTTATGTTTTTGTCAGCTTGCACTGCTGTATCGATTGTTTCTTGTATTAACAGTTTAATGTCATAGGGCTGCGCTGTCAAATCGCACAGGGTTACATTGCGTTTGTAATCATCTAATACACGATGATCTACTCCTTCATGATCTACCCACTTCTGTAACATTAGATTGTTCCACGAGTACCCTTTATCATTACGATCGGCAAAGGCCTCACGGAGACCAACTTTATTCTTTGTCCCTTTCTCACGTACTCCCGGATAAGCAGAGAATACGTTATCAGATGTGTCTCCACGCATACACTTCTCGAAGAGTAACCATTGCGGATCCGGCGCGGGCTTGACTTGTTTAGTTTTCTTATCAACAACGGGTTTATTCTTGGCATCAAAGTAACCTTCATGTGTTGTAGTAATTTCTGTTACACCATTATATTGCTTTACGTTTGGTGCTATCAACTGAGCATAGTCGCCGTCTGTTGAAATAATAACATGATCATCATTCGGATGTGCCTGGATAAAACCTGCAATCAAATCGTCGGCTTCTAACTGAGCATGTTGTAATACAGTGCAGTTAGTCTTTTCGATAATAAAATCTTTGAACTGATCAAATGTTTCCCAAAAAACTTTTTCTTCTTCTGCTTCACGAGGGCTATGAGCGGCACGAGCTTCTGCACGCTGGCGCTTGTAAGGAGCATAAAAGTCCTTGCGCCAGCTACGACCTTCTAAACAGAAGATTACGTGACTACCTTTAAAGTCTCGCCATGCTTTGCGGATAGCATTTAGTGTTATATGTAGACTCATGCCTACTTTTTCACTAGAATCGCCACGAACTACGTGACGAGATCTAAAAAATAAGTTAGCTGTGTCTACTAGAATGTATGTCATATTACTCAAATGGTCTGATTTGTGTTTCTGGGCCTAACAATCTTACTTTGGTTTCGTGCTTCATAAACATAATATCCATTTGGATAAGGATGCTATCAGCATGATGTACTTCGCATATTCTCATAGGAACAAACTTGCGTGCTTTGAAGTACTCGATGTAGTCTTGTAAACCCGGCGCACCCTTATTATAACACACAAATGGTAGTTCTGTATAGATCAAATCCACTTTATCTATGATACTTTTGGCTCCATCTAGAATATCTAGCTCGCTGCCCTGTGTATCTAACTTGATAAAGTTAGGAATTGGCAAGTTATGCTCTTCTACAAGTTTGTCGATTGTGGTACAAGGTAAACGTATTGTGCCTTGATTATCGTAAACGTGTGTAGTTTCTTTGTAGTAACTATCTCCGGTATTAGTTCCGTTATAGAAATCTACATATTCTCTACCTGGGTTTGATAAAACAACGTTAAAATTCTTAAAACCTGAGTTTTCAAGATCGTGTTTATAAGCAGGATTTGCTTCAAATACAACAAACTCGCTGTCGGGTAATACAGAACCTCGAACTACTCTGGACCAATCGCCTCTCCATGCACCTACGTCATACACTGTATCAATAGTAAGGCCACGGCTTGTTATTTCTCTTAAAAAATTTATCATTAACTTATCTCAGTTCTTCCGTCGTCTCTCAACGCACGATTAACATAACCTGAACCTCTATTGTTCATGTTGATGTTTGCTTCTTGGCCGAGATTGTTACAGAGTTCTGTGAACCAAGCATCGACAATTTCTTCTTCATTTTTTCCTACGTATCCTGCAGCCGTTAGTTCTAGAATAAAAAACTCATTCCAGTCTAGTTCAAAAAACCCATTACGGATGTTTTCTGGATTAACGTGTGTGTCTAAAACAGCTACCCATGGTTTCTTTTTAGCAGTAGCTTCTTCTTTGCTCAATCTAGTAGATTCGTTTGTTTGAGCATATTTTTTAGCTTCTCGTCTGTTCTTCCATTTTTGTTTTATTGAGTTTACAATCTCAAACAATCTATCAAATATCATTAAGTTCCCCATTCGTTTTTAAATAGTGGCACTTGAAGTCGGTCTGAATACCTCCAGCCTTTACGCATTGCGATGTCCGCCACATTTCTATTGTTGAGAGCGTAAACAGACTCAACACCGCCAACAGGCATGAGATAAACATGACCTCGGAATCCAGCAGCCTTGTATTCTTCAACTGCACGTTCTGCATCTTTTAAATCCTCTTCATTGGTAATGACAAACTTCAAATATACTGTGCCGTAATTTTGGTAATCGCATACTACTGCTGGCTTGATAGCATCGGCCCATGGCTCGCCGCTTACTGGAAGTTTAGCACTTACACTAAACGTAATTTCTCTAGTCCACAAGCCATCGTTTCCTCTAGATGTCCAGTCTTTTAAGTATTCCTTAAATGCTGTAGTTAGACGCATAGAACCATTTGTCTCGAAAGTAATTTCACGCAAACCTCCCATTTTGGGATGTTCTAACAAATCTGGATAAGCCTTTTGCCATCCTAGTAAAGGTTCACCGCCTGTAATAACTAGGTGTTCGTCTCGCCATTCTTTGTGTGGAAGTATTTCCATAATTTGATCGGCAATTGCGTCAGACTCCAAAAGAGGACTAAGATGACGAAACCTAGCATCCCAACTAGCGTAAGAGTCGCAGCCAGTACTAACAAGTGGAAGGTGTTTATAAGTTGGGTAGAGATCGGGATTGATGTTGATGTATTCTTCACTTTTTTGTCCTCTAGGCATTCCAAAGCCTTCGCATTTAAAGTTACAGCCGAAGGTACGTAAGAAAACAGAAGGTACACCCATATACCTTCCTTCACCTTGTATGCTGTAAAATAGTTCTGCTACTTTAATTTTACTCATAAATGTTTGACCATTGTTTTAGTTTTTCAATCTTAGCAGCCTTAGCAACTTCTAAGTGTTCTAATGATATTACATTCTTTTCTAGCATGATGTCAATCATTGCTAGCATATCACCTAGTTCTTCTTCTAGGTGTTGACGATTAGTTTTAGGTTTACCTGGTTTAATGTTATCTATACCAAATCTGCTAATCTTACTTACTGCTTGAATAACCTCTGCGCATTCTTCTTGCAGGATATCCATTACTTCTTTTGTTTTATTATCCATGTTGTTTTTTACTTTCAATATATTCTTCGTGCTGTATCCATTTATTTTTAACCAAGAATCCCCATTCACGAACTTGTGGACCGGGCATAAACAGAGTCCATGCTGTTACACCCTCTGCTAGTTCAATGCGATGATAACTTGTTGGTTTACAAATACGGAAATGACCCGGTCCTCTCCAGTAACGTGTCTCTCCTACCTTCTCCTTGGTGTGAGGATTAAATGTTGGGATCCACTCGTAGTATCCGCCTTTAAGGATTAATGTAGCATAAGGCCATGGATGATCGTGAACATCGTCAGGATCACCTTTTAAAAACTTATGCAAGAATATGTTAAATGGAAAACGTTTACGATCTTTTAGAAAGATATAGTAGCGTTCAAGGTATGGCTCATTTGCTTGACGATCCATAACAATGCGTTTACGACCATGTTTTTCTAACCATTGTAAAAATTTAATCATTGTCTTCATCCATGCTTTCTAAGTAAGTTGTAACTTGGTCTTCTGCGTCTTGTAAAAACTCTGCATATACAATAAAAGTAGCAACGCATTGTTTAACACTAATATCGAAAGGTATGTGTCCTCTTGGCAACCACCCCTTTTCAACTTCACGTTTAATCTCAAACCGTTCTAAGCGTTTGATTTTTTCCCAGGTAGTATCAAATATATCTTTTGCGGTACTCATTTTAACTCTTCTCGGTTATCTAGCATAACCCATCCCTCACCGCAACTAGGACAAACATATTGTCCATCCATTTCGAATAACATATGTTCTGAATATTCTTCGCCGCAGCTAAGGCAAGGAACTTTTTCTATTTCTAACGAAAGCTCTTCGAGTGCTTTATCTAGCTCTTCGAGAGCCAATATTAATTCTTCAGGAGACATTTCTGGAGGAGTTGGGGCTTCTTCTAGATCTGGATCAATGGCAAGTCCTTGCCATTCTTTGATTTTAACTTCGTCATCGCTCCATGAGTTAGTCCATTTTTCTCCGGTCCACTTGGCTTGATATGTATAGCTGTTCTTACCTGCTGTTTTAACCATGTAGTTGCCTTCACGAACAGGATTAATCTTTTTAGGAAACCAGGCAGTCATTGGATAATCGATGTCATCCATGTTTCGGTATTTTTCCCAGTTTCCTGTTTCTTTTTGTGAGTGAGAAATATAAAAGCCAAAGTCGCTGCTCTTACCATCTGTGTTACCGCCGAAGTTGTCAATGTCCTCGCCGTCGTATGATACGCCATTAACAATTTCTTCACCGTCTACTTCTTCGTAGCTTAGTGTTAACTTAGTAATATCAAAAGGAGAAGTGAGGTTGATTTCACCTTCAAAGAAGGTACCCTTTTCGTTACTGTTTCCTACGAATACTACAGTACCTGCTGGTTGTTCATCAATCCAGATTTCGTCACCACAATCCCATTCTGGTTCGCCCTCGTCACCTCCGCTAATATCGTCAAACGATTTTTCGTATACAGTATCGCCGTTTTCGTCATCGATCTGCAGTGTACCTGCGTTACGACTTACACCATTTACGTGCCCTATGTTATCGCATTCATACCAACTACCTGCTGGAAATGGCTGCATATCTTCTGGAATATTATTTTCGTCAGCATACTCATAACCCCAGGCGTATTCACTTAGGTCTAGTCTACGATGTTTAAAATAATCGTAGATTTTACGATCTACTGTTCCCATGACTTTTTCACCTCCATAACCCCACATGGTGATTTTGTAGGTGCGTGGAGTAAACTTTAAAAGTTCAATGAGTTTCTCTTTTTCTTCTTTAGTTGCCATGATGCAGTTCCTTTACTTGATATTGAGAAAGTGGATAAGTTTGTTGTAGCCATTCTAACAAGTCCTTAGAATAAGGTACTCTTATACTATCATACTTGTTAGTAATATAAATCATCGCGGAGCAAACTCTTGTTGAAGTTTAATGTTATCAAAGAACTCTTTCTTAGTAGCAGGGTCTGTGTTAAAAGAACCTCGTAGTACTGTAGTTTGAGTTAATGAGCTATGTGCCATAATGCCGCGATTTTCACAGCATCCATGTGTAGCTTGAATGTATACTGCTACGTTTTCTGAATCAGTTGCTTTGCTTATTTCCCTAGCAATATCGTTACACAACTCTTCCTGGAGAGTGCCGCGACGAGCACACCACTGAGCAATACGAGTATACTTAGACAAACCAATAAGTTTTTGTGCGGCGATGATGCCAATGTAAGCGACACCGCTAACGGGCTGATGATGATGACTGCACATAGAGCGCAACTCACTACGTACCACCAGCATACCTTCGTATCTGTCTTCGCTGTCGTTGGGAAATGCTGTTGCATCTGGTGCCGGTTCATAACGTCCTGACATTATTTCATTAAAATACATTTTAGCAAGGCGGCGTGCTGTACCTTTACTATTAGGATCGTTTTCGCGATCAATAAGCAAACAATCTAAGACTTTTTCAAATGCTTCTGTTGCTTCGTTGATTAGTTGTGCTTTTTTCTCTTCATCAACGTAGTCACTGATGTTGTCTCCGGCCCAGAATCTTTTACCGTTACGTTTCATTACAAAGCCCAAATAGTTGTGCATTGTACCTTCTTGGTAGCCACCATCGCCTGCTATAGCGTCTAGTGCTGTTTCTTTCTTATCTGTCAATTATTATTCTCCGAGTTAAGGTCGAGGATGACCTGTGTACTAATAGTACACTTTTATTTAGGCTCCGTCAACCTCAGTATTGTATTTTTCTTAACAGCAGAATCTAACACATTCATTTGAGAATCATAATCTTCTGCTATCTTAAGTAATGCGGCTGTATCTTTTGGGAAACACGCACCACCGAATCCAAACGTCTCGTCTGGTCCTGGTACACTCAAATGGCTGCTACCAATTCGACGATCGGCAGATGCCATAGCAACTACCTTTTTATAATCGATTCCCATTTTAGAACAAAGCTGATGCAGCTCATTCATCCAAACTACCTTAGTAGCAAGAAATGTATTAATAGTGTATTTGGCCATAGCAGCTTCAGCAATAGTGCAGTGGTGAATAATTTCAAGACCGGGTTGTCCGATCTTGATAACTTCTACAGCTTGGTCTCTATATGCTTTAACTTTACCACCGATAAAAGCAAACTTACCATTTGCATAATCCTTGCTGGCAGTAGCGGCAACCAGGAACTCCGGGGCGTGAACTAGATTGGGATACTTTTCGTTTAGTTGTGTGTAAACTTCTGGACTAGCAGTGCATTTACTAATAACAACACCAGTAAAGTCTTGTAGACACTCTAGCACACTTTCTAAAATGCTAGTATCACAGCGACCGTCTTCGCCTTGTGGACTAGGTACACATACAAAGATAGCTTCGCAGTCTTTTAAATCTCTATATGTATGTGATCCGCGAGTGGGATCTTGATCCACAAGTACTAACTCACAAACACCATCCATTGCATCTCGTATTGCTCCGCCTACAAATCCGATTCCTATAATACCAATCTTTGCTCTTCCCCAGTTCATTTTAACATCTCCAATAAGTTCTGTGCTGTAAAGAAGTATTTAGACAAACCCTCAGCCTGTGCTCTTATTTTTGGAATCGACTGATTATAGTTCATCATCATAAGAGAAATGTGATGACACAGTTCTCGACGATGTTCGATATAATGATCCCAATCTAGTGTCCATTCGCTTGGATACTTAAAGTTCTCGTAGTACATCTCATGATAGCTTAGACGATCGGGAACCAGCGGAATAGTGTCAACTAACGCACCTTCGTAACATCCAATGCCTAGTGTTTCTTGTAGGCTACAACTAAACACAATCTTTGCTTCACTTAGTAAAGTATGGTATTCGTCTTTGGTTAGTTGTTGATCCTGACACACAACAAACTCAAACTGTGGCATGTGCGTGGCAAGGTCTCTAAAGATTTCAACCTGTTTCTCTGGAGCAATACGATGCGGAAACACAATAAGATCTCTTTTCTGTGCACCTTTAAATGGAGCCAGTGTTTCGGCCATATATTCCATGGGCCAACCTGTCCATACAAACTTAGGATTTAATCCACCTAGGATTTCAGCAAGATCATCTTCGTACCATGGATTTTCTTCTTTTAACCCACCTAACAACAACTCGTCAAAGAACAACTTCATATGAAACTGTGTAGCAAAGTAGTTGTGATCAAAAGCATGATAAAAACTTGCTTCTGCTTTACGAACCCAAGGTTTATTTCCTACAAGACGTCCAAGAAAGTCTTGAGGATCATAACTGCCAGCATGCCAAAGGCCATGTGTAACTACTGGAATATTCAGTAGTTCACTCATATACTTTAAGTTTATGATGCCAGGGTGCCAAGCATCAGTAAAGATAAAGTGATCGCCGGGCTTAACGGATCCGTTACAAAATAAACGGCCCATCTGCTCAACTTGTCGAGCCTTGTATATATTGGTGCCACCAAAATTAAGAAAAGCACCAGGAGTAGTGGCTGAAGGAATATCCTCAGGCCCAGATAAAACTTGAACATTGTGTCCTGCCTTTGAAAGAAGAGCAGGTACATGGGTCTTCCATTGACCCGTGTACCTTGTTTCTACACTTTCTAAATCAACTAGAAAGATATTTGCCATTTAATAGCCTTGGCGTGCCTTGTGCTCGCGACGTGCTTTACGTTCAAGATATTCTTGCTCACGTTGGAAGTTGCGATAGTCTGCAGAACGGTACATATCAGCAGGATTAAAAGGAAGTAAGTTAAACCGGCAATGGTCTAACCATGCATCGAGGTCATCAAAAATCTTTGTTACCTCTGGTTTCATTTTAAGAGTTTTTTGGATATATGCTGGCTGTGCCATTATTGTTTTTCCTTAATATTTGATTAGTGAACCATTTTCTCCGTCTTCGGAGATCTCAATCCAAATCTCTCGATCTGGATACCTGCTAGAGATAGCGTCATACAACTCATCTGACATCATCTCGCAACTCTTATAGTCTAGTTGAAGTGCACCTGTATAAAGTTTTTCCAACCAGCGTTTAAACTGAATAAACTCGATATCTCTATCGTTGTGTGTAACAGCAATCCAAACTTTAAAATGGAATGTATGACGATGCGGGTAACCTAAAAAGCTAACATCGTATTCGTCATTTGTTTTTAATGAAGGATCAGTAAGTGCTGCAGGGTATTTGTGAATGCCTTCTTTTTGAAAGGTAACCCAAATCATTTTAAGGGGTCGCCAGTCTTGCCTCATTGTTGTTTTTTGATTCATTTCAATATTAAATCATTTGCGTAAGCACTCCAAGGAGTAAACTTACTACGGTCTTTTAAATCGTGTAGGCTATGACACCACACGCCGGGGTTCGTTGCTTTAAAATCTTTGTCATCGATCTTAAGCATCGTGTTATAGTTCCATAGTTTAATATATGGAACTGGAACTCTTATTTGCGGAATAAAGTTGTCGTAATCGTTTAATCCGCCATCATTAAACTCTTCTACTGCGCTTAATGGAATATCTAAACTACATATGTAATCTTTATCTAAGAAATATGTAATCATTTTTTCCCAACTATCCCATTCTTGAGGACTTTGAGGATTAAAGCTATGATTAGCTCCAAAGAAAATATGTTTAGTTTGATATGTAGTACCTGATAAATGAAAAGCGATATCATCTACTGTTTGTACACCGGTAACAAACAAGGTATCCATACCAAATGCGGGAGTGTGCTCTACTTCATTACCGAAAAAGAAAATAGCATTTTCTGATTCTCCGCTAGTATAATCACGATTCATTATTTTTCCTTTGAAACAGAAACTCTCTTTTTAACCAAAACTTATATTTTTTGAAATATTCTTCAGCGGTGTAAGGCAGTGGTTGACCATAAGATTCTAATTCGTCTTTATGTTCAAACCACTTTTCTCTACACCATGTTCTAAAATACTTCATGTACTATTATAACAATTTACATATATTATGTCAAGTTAAAGAATCTTCCAAAGCACGTAGATCATCATCTTCTGGATTTTCTAAATCGATGTCGTCTGCGGATGCTGTCTCTTCAACGTCAAATAAGCTATTAAACTTGTTTTGAGCATTACCGCCTTGTAGACGTGCGCCTTCTAGACTGCGTAGGAAACCATTATCTCTGGCAGCATCGATCATAGCAAACGCTTCGTCTTTGGTTTTAGTATCAAATAGTTCTTCAACAAATCTGTTAAAGTACAAAATCTTACGTGGAACCCAATCACTGAGTTCTTTTTCTTTCTTGCCCTCTAGGCCCCAAAGTCTCCAATCTGGTTTATGTCTGGCAACTTCGATATCCATCAAGTGTTGAGCACGCTGTACAGCAACAATGTGACAGTAGACATTATGACCCATCATTAATGCATAGGCAAAACTATCCCAAGAAGTCTTGCCTTCTTTCTTGATCTTGTTTAACATGCCTGGAGCATAATGACAAATATCACCAACAGTTAGGCGACGTCCCACTTCGCTTTCAAACGGGAATGGAATATCTGATCCTGCGAGAGCTTTGTTGTCAAAGGCTTTGTCCATAATAACGCTCCACCTTTTTGGCGTGTGTTGTGCGTTTGTGTAGACAAGTCCGTGTGCTGTTGCGATAAACGGTGAGGCGCAGTCAAAAGATATGGTAAGTTCTTCATTAATGTGTTTCCTGATTTGTCTTTGAATTGAAGTTAGATAGCATGACCAATCTAACTGTGCTGTACCCAAGAAGTGGATCCAGTTTTTGCCCTTTAGCAAACCATCTTCTCTAAGAGTCATTAGACGCTTGAGAGTAATATCCATTTTACACATATTAGCACCACCGAATGCCCACCCTTCGGCTTCTCTGCCTGCGTAAGGACCATTAGGATCGCTAAATTCTTTTACACCTTGGTACCAGTTCTCTGCTGATTCCCAATCCCATCCTTGTAAAACATTAAGCCACTTAGTTTGACCTAATCTATTATCTAAGAAGTACTTGTTATTAAAGCGTGTCTTTTCTAAACAGTCTTCGACAGTTTTAAGACCAGTCTTCGGACTATGAATATGATCACAGGCCCAAGTAGGAACGTCTAACATCATAGACCAGTCAGCGGTTAGTTCTAACCACTCGAGAATCTTTTGACGAGTTGCGTTTGCCGAAGCCCCTTCAAAGTCTAACCAATCAAACTTTAAAACGCCCTTACCAATTTGGTATCCACCGGAATCTCCCAAAATCATAGTATTCCCGCGATCACGTTGTTGGATCATCGATTCCTGTGTCATACTCTTTTGTAAGTCTAACTGTGCGTGACCCGCAGAGTATAGACCATATTTGTAATAGAAGTATCCTTCTTCTGGATTAAGGAAGTTCATACCTTCAATGCCACGATCAAATCCTTGCGGAATACGTGTTTTAGGTACAAACTCTTCTAGTCGTTGCTTGGCAACGTATGTGCTGTAGAAACTACTAATAGCTGGTAGATATACAGCGTAGTCCTTTTGTAATGGTGTTAGGTTAACTGGTGGTCTCTTCATCTTTGGTTAGTATCTCTGTTATTTTTAATTGTTCTTCTAAGCGGCTTACTTCTGCTTTGGCATTATTTAGGTTTTGTTTAGCAGATTTGATTGCAGGATGATCTGTGGGCAATGTCAGTAATGCTTCTTCTTCAAGTTTCTTGTTCCTTGCCCAGTTTAACAGTTGTTGAGTTTCATAATCAAGTTCAACGGTAGCATAGCTTGAAGCAATATTTTGCCAACCGCTACCATCAAATACTTGCAAGTCATTACCCCAAACACGTACCATGCCCTGCATTGGGTTACTAGAGTTTTGGTTAACATATTGAAGGCTAGTGTTACCGCCCAATACGTTAACACCCCTAGCGCCCATTATGCCTTTTATCATGCTTGTGCTGGAATAATATATTTGTAAACAGCAATGCCCGTGTCTAATGTAACTTGCATAGCGCCGTCATTACTAAAACTAACTTTGGCATTACCTACATCAGCAATTTTTAAGATACCTAATACACTGGCAACTGGCCAAGTCCATGCTTTATTTAGGCTACCTGTTACATTAGTAGCAAAAATAAATTCACCACCATGGCTTGCTTGATCTCCAAAGATAAACTTAAGATTAGAACCATCAGTCTTTGCTAAGAATGTTGTGTGTTCATTGTTAGCCGCTGCCTGTAAAGCAAAACGCTGAATCGCTTGTAGGCTTGGGTCAACTTCTACGTGCCATGTAACACCTTTAAACTTAACTGTTTTAAGTTTCTCGTTAATGACTTCTGTATTCATAAAACGATAATCATTCTTAAAGTCGCCGCCTGCATTTTCAAAGTGTAAACCTACTGGTAAAACTTCACCATTTCTTTCAGCACTGACAACTTCAATCTTAGCATTTTCTTTATATTCAGAACACTCTAACAAGAACTTGAGCTTGTTAAGTTGAGGCATACCAAATACACCTTGCATATCCTCGTATGGCTTGGCTGTTTCGGCCATCATAATAACTGATCTGTCATCAGCCATTGAATCAATATTGATTCCTTTAGTTGTACCTGAAATCTTAACGATATTTAAAAATCCTAGATTTTGTGTATGTCCAACGATATCCTTTAATAAGTCCTGCATAATAATTTCCTTTGTATTATATTAGTTGTTCTGTTGTAAAAAGTCAACAGTTTTTTATTCAAAACTGAATAAACTTCCGAATGTATTGTTTTGTGTAGTAGAAGATAAATCCCATTCTAGTACACCGATAAGGTTTTCGACCTTGTTGTTAATAATAGTAGCTTCCATTTCCATATGATCAAACGGTAGATCCTTGAACCATTGTGGCAAACGCATTTCGTCTACTGGATAAGCGATACTAGTATATCCAAGTGGATTATCTTTCATCTTACAAACAATAACTTTCATACCGTCTACAATCTGTTGACTGTATTTGTCATTGTTCATACGCTTGAGTGTATTCCAGTTAATACTAGCACGAACGTGTCCGGGCATATTAGCCTTACCTTGCTTGGCTTCCTTAGATTGATACTCTGCAATGTTATTAGCACGCTTTGGACTACCCTTTTCCCAGCCTGGCCTATTCTTAAACTCTGTGCGGAATTCGCTGATCATATCTAGGATCTCTGCTTCTTCACTACCTGTTAAGACTTTATTTAGGATTTCGCTTAAGAAGTTCTGCATAAACTCAGGAGTATCACTGCGTTTCAAATCTAGTCCCATGGCTTTGATTTCACCTGGCTTACCATCTTTGTCTTTACGCTTACCTTCCTTGTCATAGAATAGTACAGCATATCGTTTCTTAGTAATAAACAATGCCTTACTGCCTACAATTTCACGACCTGCTTTGATAACTTCGCCACGACTCTTAGGACAATGAAAATCACTTAACATTAGTTGCGGGAATGTGCTGTTAACTTCGTCTGCTATAGAATCATATAACTGTATGACACTTTCCTTGTTCCAAGGGATTTCCTTCTTTTCGATTTCTTTGCGTAGACTTGTGTAAGCGGTGAAGTATGCTGAGTCAGTATCTCCATAGATAATAGCTTTGCCTATGTGATTATAATCTCCTGTGATTACTTCATTTACTTTTGCGGCCATATGGCGAGCAATACGTCTACCTGTGAGGGTTGTTGACTGTCCGATACGATTATCGAAGAAGCGGCACCCAGCGTTAAGAATAGCACCATAAAGGCTATTAAGGTTAATTTTCTTGACGAGTTGTCTTTTGTCCCAGTATTCTTCTTCAATTTTATTCTCCGCTTTGATTGCTTCTTTGAGTTTGGCCTGCATTTCCTTGCGCTCACTATACCAACGCTTTAGTAATCCAGGAATGATGCCTTCTTTTTCATAGGTAAAGATAGTTCCGTTAGCACTTAACATCCAAGGTTGGTTGCTTTCGAAGATCACATCGTAGATCTGAGCGCCGCTTAGTACGTCAGTTTGGCCGCCTTCCCAGTCGATGATGATATCATTGGCAATATCCTTAGACATAACAAACTCATATTCGTTACTACCGAACTTACCTTCCCATGCTGCGGCAAATGAAGAACCTTTTGCCATCTTAGCATCAATCTCAGCCTTGGTATAGTCTTGACGTAACTGTCCTATGATAGTTTCTGGACCCATGTTTAGTGCACGAATAACACTTGGATACAATGAGTTGATATCTAGCGAGCCAACCCAGTCATGTAGGCCTTTCTTTGGGTAAGCAACATATGCCCCTGCAGCTTGTGTGTCAGTTAAATCATCACGATTCTTTCTAGAAGGAACAATAAACCCTCTATGATGTGCTTCATTAATAATAGCTTGTTCTGTAACGGCTACAGCACCCATTGTAGTTTGTATTAATACTGTGTTTTCGTGAGCAACAGTTGAAGCAAGGTCAATGAACTTTAACTTCTTATCTAGTTTATCTAATAGCATACAGTCTTGTCTGTTATATTCAATAAACTTACGGAAGTCGTTGTTGTATAACTGATCAAGTGTGCCTTCGTATTGTGTCTTATGTTCGCCTAGCTCGTATTCGGCAATAGCATCGAGTCTGTAACTGTGTCGTTCTTCGTATGTGTACTTTCGATATAGCTCTAGACTGTCAACGTGTACTCGTCCAACAAAGTCATATGTTTCTGCTTGTTTTCCGAACTTCTCATATTCGCGTTTCTTTGGCATTTGATTCCACAAACAGAACCTACGAGTATCTTCTTTACTTAGAACCTTGGTAACACGGTTAACGGTATACGGAACGTCGAAGCCTTCTGAGTTCCAACCACTGATAACATCGGCATCATCTAGAAGATTTAAAAAGGTATCTAACATTTCTGCTTCACTGGTAAACAAATATGTATTAGGAAACTCTTTGACTGCTTCTTGCGCCTGTTCCATAGTCATTGTCTTTGGGGGCATTGCTAGACATACCATAGTTTCCATCCACTGTAGGTAAACAGCGATAGCGGTAATAGGCATAAATGGATCGTCTGGACTTGCGTAACCTCTTTCGGGATCAAAGTCCACTTCAATATCGAAAAATGCTACATTTAGTTTTGGAGCATCTTTACCTAGATAGTTTTCTTCCAGACATCGGAACACAGGTTTGATGTCGCTTTCAAATAAACGAACACCGCTGTGTATTCTTAGTTCTTTTTGGAATTCTTTGTTGTTCTTACAAACAACTCTTGACAGGCTTTCGCCGTGGATTGAATGATATTTTCCTTTAGGGTCTGGATAGTAAAAAACATATCTAGCTGGAAAATCTGTATATATGCGACCCTTTTTAGGATCACGTTCTACTACTTTGACGAGATCGTTGTCACGATCCCAGATTGCATCTACGTAACTCATTATTATTCTTCTTATACACCGTTTTATGGCCGGCCTACCATTTCTTTAACGACTTATGGCTCGTTGAACCGTTCTCAATAATATTTATTGCTGTGTTAACAGCATTCTAACTAAACCGACTGAATCAATACTGGTTAGCAGAATATAGTTAGCCAACATGCCAAAGCTCTTGCGAGTGTAAGCAGCCCATGCATACATAGCGCAGCCACTAATCCAGACAGGATATAGTAGGAGAAGAGGAGGATTAGGGACTGTGATTGCCATGGTGAGCGAACAACCAACACTAATAGCCCAAGCGATAAGCTCAACGCCAAAACGTAGAGGATGACTACGCCAATCATCCCTAATCCATTGTATAGTTGGGCCAAATACAGCATCTATCATGGGTTAATAGTTGTAGTGCTACTTGGAGTATCGTCACGGCGGTTAGCATGACCACTGATATCAACGATAGTTTCGAGGTCGTCAAACTCACGGAATACTTGATCCCAGGTATCTTTTTGTGCGATTTTGATTGCTTTTTTGATTACGCTAGGTTTAACTTCTAGCTCTTCTGCCACTGCTTTAATGGTGTCGTTCAAACCTTCGGTGAGATCTTGAATCTCTTGCATAACGGTACAACCTTCTGCGATGATTTGTTTAATTTTTGCTTGCTCTGGTGCGCCAAACGCTTTGCTCATAGTGAACTCCTTTTACATAGTATATACTACTAGGAGTTCACGGTCAAATTATTTTCTACCAAATGTTTTTTTAGGTTTATCTGTTTTTTCTGCGTCAAAATCTACTACTCTTTTTAGATTTTTCTTCAGTTTCTCAGTTGAGTTATATCCAGTATCGACCCCGGCTGTACGTCTTGAGTGTTGTACTATATTACTGATCATTCCTTTGCTTGAGCTAGCTTCACCGTCATTGTAATATGGTGCCTTAGTTGTTGGCTCATTTACCTGCGCACCTTCGGCAAGTTTTTCAGCTAACTGTCTTAGCATCTTGTTTTCGTATAAATCATTTGAATGCTTATCAAAATATACGTGTTCTAAGTAGTGCTTGCTTGAACTAACAGCTTCGCTGGCCTTAGTTAACTTCATTGCTACCCAACCATCTAGACGGGTATCGTCTTTGATCATTTTGAATAGTTTCATGCTATACTCTACAATAACTTGTAGATTTGAACGAGCAATATCACCGCTTGGTTCTACTTCGCTTTCTTTGATACCTTTATCTTCTTTTCCGAGATCTACTTCTGGTTCAAACTTTGTACGATAGTCGAGATAATGATAGACTTTATCTAACCATGTGGCGGCATTAGTTAAGTTAGCTGCTACCCAAGGTTCGATTTCGTCGCTGGACTCGATCATCTTTAATAAATCCATACCGTATTTTGCGTTGCGGTATAGTTCTTGACGAGCCATTTGTCCTTCTGGATCTGGATGTTGTTTTGGTTCAAACTCATTTGAACCTAGTCCCATGATGTCTTCTTTCATTATTCCTGCTTTGTTATTCTTGTCGATAATCTTACTATGAGCTTGACCAATACCTGCGTTGCGCTTGTTGATTTTAGATTTACGTTTCGGGTCATACTCTGAATGAATTTTATCTGCAGCAATACTAGGAGAACGCATCTTATAAACTGCTTGATTATAATCTTTTTCTTTCTTAGCTTTACCGATGTATGATTTCATAGTATCAGTGCTTAACTCGTTAACTTTAGATTCTTGAACACTATCGTGTGGTGGTCCAAGTTTAACAATACCTTTGTCTTTATCATATCGACCAACTTCTGAATTTTGTAACATAGCAAGGATAGGAGAGCCGGGCATTTTTGCTTGCATGAACCTAGCACCTGGATATCGACTAGTTATTTTAGCTTGCCACTCTTTAACACTAGGAACACCTAATGGTTCAGCTTGTGGTGCTGATTGTACTCTTGGATTTTGTCTAGCATCCATCCTTGCTCGGATATCATCTAATCCTTCTCCTAATCCAGCAGCAGTCATACGTGCGTCCTCATAACCTTCTGGATCCATTGGTCCGTGCTTAATCATATACTCATAGTAACCGATGATGTCATTTATGTGCCAATCCATTCCCGATTCGTTATTGAATAGTTCTTCAAATCTAGCAGCCGATGCAGGATCCTTGGCAACTTTCTTGAGGTCTTTAACACGTTGTGGCAACGAATCATAGAACTCATCCATTTCGTCAGGCTCAAATGCGGCTGCGTTTTGTTGCTGGCGAAGTTCTTCTCTACGACGGGCTTCTTCTGGATCAACCTCGGGCGACATTGCATAGGATGGACGAATGCCTTGGTTGTCGGGATGATTTGCATAATGGTTCCAAACATCGTGGTTGGATACTGTACCAAAAGGTAAGTTTTGAATGTTTGGTCCCTGTGGTTTCTGTGGTCTATTTAAACTGTGTACTATGCCAGCAATGTTGGAGCTAATACCGCCAGGACCAATAACTGCCTGACCGGTTTCAGTATCATATTGATCTCCTGATACTTGTCCGCCACCACTAAACATTTCTGGGAAATGTTTTTGTTCTAATTTACTAAGGCGTTGTGCAAGTGCATTTCTTTCTGTTGGACTAACCGCCTGGAGCTGTTCTCTAGCATGTGCTAAAAACTCATTATGTGCCTCGGCATCTTCTTTCCACCCTTCAATGACGCTGATAACAGTTTCCATCATCTCAGCTTTTTTATGTTTAGCTTTGCGTGGTTGAGCTATTGCAGATTTTGGATTCTTATGCTCGCCTGCTTTGCCTGCCATTTTGCTATTCTTAGCAACTGGATTTCTATCTCCCATTGTGGCAGGTTTAGTATGCATTGGGTATTTTTTAGCCTTGAAACCTTTTTTGTGTTCATTGATCATGACTGTCTTCTCACTGTTTTAGATTTTTTCTTCTTAGGAACTTCGCCGTCTGACTCTCCGTAGGTTCCTCCAAAAAGTGAACCAACTTGACTAAGCTTCTTTCCGTTAGTACTATTTGTAGCACTATAACTCATTCCGCCTGTATTAGAACTTCCTGACGTTGCTGATTCTTTTACTTTTGTTACTTCTCTTTTATTAGGATTCCAATCTGGAGTTGGACTTATTTTATTTGTATCGCTAGGTTCGGCACTAGGTGTTCTGGGTCTTACTTGATAGTGGTCGGTTGGTATTGTTTTTCGAACTTGATCAATCATATCATGTTCTTTGTCAGAATAAGGATGAAAGGTCCAATAAGGCCCCATCCAGCTTTCGTGATCAACATCTATCGGATTATCACTACCGTCGGCCATTCCGATTGCTATGCCTGTTCTATATTGATGATAGGTAGGATAATATCCCCCAGGATCTCTCTGTTTGCTAAATCCTTGGTGCACTGCGTCATGATCTGGATGAGTATGTCCAGTGCGTTCTACGATAAACTCTTTGGCTCTCATTTAGATTTCTTCTTTTTGGTAGATTGTTCAAGTGCCTTCTGCCAATCGTTGACTGGACTTAATGTGTATACATCCGGCATTTCTTCACTTTTACCGCTAGACAATCTTACTTTAGGAGTGCCCATTAAGTTTTGTGTAGCATCAAGGATATCTCGTTCGGCTTGTGTATACCCTATGGTAACCATTTTAAGACCTGTAGGACCGGCAACTTTCATTTTTTGATCTGGCATACCAGCCATGGCAACACCAAATCTGTAGGCTAAGTAGCCGGAACTATTATCTAGCTCTGGCCAAAAGTGTGCATCGGGTAATGCGCTGATATGATCGGGATTATGTCCAGTTGCGCCAGCTGCATCTTTTGCTTCTTTGATAATAAACTCTTTAGCTCTCATTATTGTCCCTTTAAGCTGGCACGCAGGAACCAACCGTGTTTACGATGTGCGTCCATGCGTTCTGCAAGGAAGTTACTAAATCCGTGTTCGCCGTTTTGCTCGGCAAGATCGTAGACAAGTTTCAAAACTTTGATTAGTTTTTCGTTGTCTTGTAGTAACTCTTGTACCATGCCCTCTTTAGGCTGAAGATTATTTTCGTCGGCTATTTGACTTAACATGCTAAACGCACTGTGACTAGCAGGAACATAGGTACCTAGGGCACGTAGTTTTTCAGCAAAGTCGTCAATACTATCTAAAACTTCTGTGTATATACCTTCAAATAGTTTGTGATATTCGTAGAAATCTACACCTTCTACATTCCAATGAAAGTTATGTGCTTTTAGATAAAAGCTGAATTCACTAGCAAATCCGATTTTGGCTGCTTTCTGCAGGTCTTCCATAAGTAATCCTAAATACGATAATATATTTAGCTTACTTCTTCCATAGCTCCATCCACGCGGGAGATCCGGGTTTAATGCCAAGTTGTTTGGCCATTTGTGTTTTGGGATTATCGGGATTTAGGTATTCTGGCCTAGCTTTAGGAGGATTCATGTATTCAGCTAGTCGTTGTTCAGCGCCAAGCTCACCTAGCCAGTTAGATGGCATTAGTTTATGTATAGGATCATCCGGACTTAAAAAACAATCCGGGTCTGTAGATGCGCTGTATTGATGTCCTGTTATTCTATATTGCTTCATTTGCTTGATAATATTTTAATATATCCAGCCATTAAATGTTCAATATCTTCACTAACTGGAACACAGTTATTTACACGTTTACCGCCCTTCATCTTAGTTCCGGCTTTGCGATAACCTTTCCAGCACTTAGGATCTAGGCGTTGTTTGACGCTTTCTGCTACACTAATATTGTTTTTTAAATCTTTCACAATTAGATGTAGTAGTTCTTTAGCAGCACCATCACCCCACTTTAAACTCTTAACAATGGCATGTGCACCTTCTGTACCTACCTGTTGTACAATGTGTGTTAACAACTCTTTTGTTAAATGTGGTAGCCCCTCTGGAGTACCTTCTGCTTCTGACATTCCTTGTTCATTCATTTTTCCATCCTCTGTGTGACCAAAATGTTTTGCTACTTTTTGTAGATCTTCGATATTGTTATCATTAAGGTAATCTGTTACTGTATCGTGTATGCTATGTCTTTGCTCTGTTGATACAGGTAATGGTATATCACCTTCAGATGCATCACTGATGTGTGCTGATCCTGGGCTATCTAAATACCAACCGTCATCCCAGTCTAGTCCATACTTATCTATGGTTGCAGTTAGTATATAATTGTTAGTAGTACCGACTACAAATTTATTACCGCCTATGTAACGTGCGCTGATTGGTTGCCCGTAATCTTTCTTGCCGCCGCCTGTGGCAACATTGGGACCTGTAACAAACTCATTTACATCGTCCTTATCCTGCCACCAGTAACGTTGTTGTGATTGTGGAGCCTTAGTTGGCTTTGCTTGTTTTTTCGGGCCTCGCCATCCACGTTCCCATGCTGCTGCACCTGCTCCGGCACTTTTACCTTTGCTTAAAAAGTAGTTAATAACTTCTTGTTTGCTATTAAATGTTTCGTATATACTAGCAAGATTCGGGCCCTGCATTGTATTTGGTCCAGTTTTGGCATAGCGGTCTTTGCTAATAGCTTTTACGTTATCTTTCTTTGCTGCTGGTTTTTTATTTTGTGGCTTAACTTCACGTTTAGGAAAAGGAATCACTTCGCCTTCCGCCACACCTTGCTTCTTACCTTGTTCATAACCTTTCTTGTATTGGCTATGCTCTTGTTCTTCGCCTGGCTGGTCATATGGATTATCATATGCTCTGTCTTTTTTAGCGTCATTAAGACCTTGGTCGTATGGAGTTGGCATACCAGGATTGCCAGTACCTCTCAAGCCTTCCGCCACACTTTCTTCACATCCGCCGCCTACAAACTGTCCACGCTTAACTGGACCTTTTTGTTTGCCTTTAGCATGAGCTGCGGGACCTAGTTTATTTTTATCACTACCTGCAAACGCACTCTTTGGTAACATTGCCTCTTTGATACCAATGCCTCCTGGCATAGATACGTAACTAGCATTACCCACACCTTGTCTGCGACTTTCTGGGCTACCATTGTCTCCGTAACCACCCTCTTGTGCTTTTCTTTGAGGTGCTCTTCTTGCCACAGGAGCCATACCTTGTTTTAACTCGTCCATTAACTGGTGAGCTTGTTTGTCGTTGATAGTGCTAGGAATTCCTTGTCTAAATCTCTCCCAGTTATCGCTAGCAGCAGCTTCTCTAACTTTAGTACCGCTTTCAGCATCCGGATCTCTGCCTACAGGAATAAACTCAATGCTATCGAAGTTATAGTCGATACCATTTTGTTGATTTAGTATAGTATGAAATCCTTTATCACCTTCTAGTCTATCCTCCCCAGCTACCATTATAATATTTTTGTATTTTTGGTTAATATGTTTAGCAATGTCAATGACAGTTTTCATATCTTCACTGCAGGCTACAAAATTTGTTCCTGGAAATGCTGCCTGTACATAGGGAAACTTTTGTTCTATACTTAATGGATTTCTTAGTTTAGGTTTAGATGTTATTCCCACAGTTTTAGAAACAAAGATTGCGTAGGGTGCGTTATGCTGCTGTGCTGCTTTCTTTACTTGACTAATTAGTATTTCGTGACCTACTGTAGGCGGTTGAAAGCGACCAAATGCAAATACAAAGGTAGAATCAGCATCCTCCATTAACGCATTGAATAATCTAGAGTCACTTTCACTAAATGTTTTTTTGATTTTGTCTAACGCCGCCATTTTGCCTGCCCCTTTTTCTGTGCCTACTTCGCCGCTCTTAACTGTAATCATACTACTAAACACACCCTGTAATCTATTGTTACTTCTCGGATTTCTAATAGTTTGTTTTGTCTGTGCTAATAATGTTTCAAAGTCTTGACTAAGATCGTATTGATATAGTAACTTTTCTACATCGTTCCAATCTTGACTAGACCATAGTACTTGCCTATTGATTTGTGTAAATGTTCCCGGTTCGTATGTTACTCTTCTTAGCTCTAGCTTAACTCCTGAGAGATTAAACTCGTACTCTTGATTAGCTTCAACTTGTGTGGGAGCATTAATATTTAACTTTTTAAATAATACTGCTGGCGCAGTTTCTATGGCAGCTATTTTTACTAGCCCTAAGACTAGTCCTTGCTTTTCGGCAGGTAGATCTAAGAAGTGTTGTTTAAAAGAAACTTCGTGTTGGTCTAATGCTACTATGTTGTCTATTTGAGCGCTGTAACCTAGTGTATCGTCGTGATAACGAACTGATATAAGTTCTCCCGCATTATAACTACGCTTACCTGCGTGCTTTTCTGAGCTAAACGGAACGATTGTTGTATCGGGTTGTTGATGAAAGAAACTTTGTAGTTCTTTCTTAACAGTGGTCTTGTCTTTGGTACTTTGGATGTGCACGATAATATCTATATCGCCAAAATCCATTTTATCTGGATTACTGTTATAACTTCCACTAGGTTGTAAACTAACAAAGCCGGGGAACTGACTTATTAGGTCTTTGTAGGAGGTAAGAAACTGTTGAAAGTCATTACGACTCCTTACACGTTCAGCACCTGCTACTCCGCTCATTATACTACCTTCAACGCTGAGTTGTCAGGTAAGAACTTACCTGTAAGACCAAGCTGATCTTTTCTAGCACGCCATTCGTCCTGTAGGTCGTCTGGAATGTCTGCACGAGTACTATCTAAAATTTTGAAATAGATGTTTATTAGAACATCGTATTGTTGAGGTGTCATGTTAGCCCGTAGCACCTTGTGAAGTTTATAATAGTCTTCGGTGTCTGCTCTAGTTATTTGGAATCCTAGACGTTCACTTAATACCTGTAATGCTTCTTCCGGATTTGTAGCGACCATTTCTCCAGTTTGTTTATCTTTGACACCACTAAGGTGTACAAAGCTCAAACCTGCCACTTGGAAAGCACTTAACATTAACTGTGTACGATGTAGTCCCTTAACATTAGAACCCTCTGGGTAACCCGTTGAATGATAAGCAAACTTTAACCATTCTAGATTTCCAATGTCCCAATCTATTTGTACACCTATACCTAAGTTTTGACCTTGTTCATCGATCTGGGGATAACAGAAAAAGATCTGTCCGTATGTAACTTTCTTTTCGTCACAATAGGCTACAGGCGCATTGGCATTGATAAACAATACTAGATTAAGTAAGAATGCCTTCATACGTAACTGTTCGGGAGTAGCGGTGCGTGCTCTCTTCTTCAACAGTTCAAATGTAGCTGCTACTGCCTTAGGGTCAATACCCCATTGAGCAATACTTTCATCGCTCATAGTCCTGTCTAAAATCATAGGACTATCTATTCCTAGATCAATGTCACCCGATGATTTCTTTTTGTATGTAGACCCTAGGGGACTAAAATATTGATCGCTTTCTTGAAATATCTCTGCCTTGTTAGGGAACACTTGTTGCATTTCTGCAAAGAAAGCATTTATAGTAGGTTTGATATTCTCAAGTTTAATATCAGTTGTTTTACCATCAAACACGTTACCACCTTCGTTGATTGGTTTGGTTAATACATTGAATAGCTCAGTCAGTAACATTCCGTTATCCTAACTTGTATTCGCCTTTTTTGATATCCTCTATGTATCTATCAGCTAAACGCTTGCATAGATGTTTACATATCTCTTCATCAAAAACTTTTTTAGGATTGCCTGGCATCTTATGCTTTTCGTGAAACTCTAAACAGGCCTCGCGAACCAATGGCATCCAACATTCTGAATATTTTGATCTGTCTAGCTTCTTTGTCTTTTGATATTCCCTATCCATTCCTTGTGCGATAGGCATAACATGTTTTTTGTGGAAATGATCGTGGTCTAAAATATACCAATAAAGATCGTTGGCAAGTTTTTGACGTTGCTGATCATCGTCCTGTTTAGTGGGATTTTCTTGCTCATGCTTTTCGACAGAAGGTACGCTAAAAAATTCAAATAAATTCATAATCTTAGTAGTTGTAGTTTACCCACTCAACTGAGCCATTTGGATAATCGTTACTGCGTTGTACAAATGCCCTTACCCAAACAAAGTTACCACTGAAGTTAACATAGTTTGTTGTTGTGGTTAAAGCAGGATTAATCGCATTAACAAAAGTAAATGAAGATCCGTTTACATTAAACCAATCACTTTCACTGGGGATAGTAGCCAAAGTAGCCTGTGTTGTCAATGTTCCAGCAAAATTTGGAGTTATTGTATAACTTACAGTATGTAGTCCTCCGTTGTTTCCGAAATAACCGTTGGCTTTTTCTTTGTTACTATAGAAGTTGTTACTACCGTCGGGTGCGACAGTGGTAGATGGAATGGACGTACTGTAGGGGGTGAACGTAGTTCCTGTCCCTACTCCGAATTTAAATTGTAGACTTAATCCTGGCATCAAGTATTTATGCTTGATCTAGGTATATATTCTACTACTTTGCGACAGTCGTTGCCTAGGAACATCAGCACCATACTAAGATTTTTATCGTCTTTGACATAGATAAAAGGGTCTGGGTAATACACATTGGTACCACTTAACCATCTACTTGTAGAACCCGAATGGAAAACGACATCTCCTATTTTATCGGACCATGTTAAAAACTTTGCCCTATTAGCTACAGATGTACTGGGTTTTAAGTAGGCCTTGTATCGATAAACTTCTCTAGGCAAGTTATTACACAAGATCTTCTGCCGACTGCCTTCGAGAAACTCGCTTTCAGCATCGGATCCTGGACTAGTAATGCTTACAATCCAGTTTCCTATAGCTTTTTTGATTGTTGGTTCCAAGGACTGATCGTTAAAGAAAAAACTAACAGTGTTTCGTTCGTTCCTAGTTTTTATATCTAGATCCATTAATCGATCTACAGCAGCATTAAACTTTCTAAGTTCTACTATATTATACTTGCTATTAGTTGATACAATACCTAATGAGTTTCTAAAGTTAGCCCCAAAGATAAAACACTCAACTTTATATTTGTACTTGTTGTAAAATAGTTTATTCGTTGTCAGCTGGTGCATCTTCGACTACCTTAGACTTGTTAACTGGTAATGGGTCAAGGAAGTTCAATGTTAACTTTTCGTTATCAACGCCTAGTTCAACAATACCACCGTTAGTTAGTTTGCCAAATAAGATTTCCTTACTTAGTGGTTTCTTAATCATCTCGTCAATAGTACGCTGTAATGGACGTGCGCCCATCTTGCTGTCGAATCCCTTCTTAATAAGGAACTCAACTGCCTCTGCGTTAGGCTTAACATGAACATTTTTGTCTTTGATAAGGCTGTTAAGCTCGTCAATGAACTTCTTAACAACTTTAATCATAGTTTGTTGGTCAAGTTTACCGAACTTGATGATACCATCTAAGCGGTTACGGAACTCAGGAGCAAAGAACTTGTTAACAGCATCTTTAGGATCGCCATCGCGTTCTAAACTACCAAAGCCTAGACTATTCTTTTCAGCATCAGCGGCACCTAGGTTACTGGTCATAATCAAAATAGCATTGCGTCCATCTGCCTTCTTACCGTTGCTACCAGTTACAAAGCCGTTATCCATCAACTGTAACAATACAGTGAGTACATCTGGGTGAGCTTTTTCAACTTCATCAAGTAACAATACACAGTTAGGATGCTCTTGCAGCTTAGTAATCAACTGACCGGCATTGTCTTCAAAGCCAACATAGCCCGGAGGAGCTCCAATAAACTTAGCAACGCTGTGCTTCTCTTGATATTCACTCATATCAAAACGTACAAGCTCAACACTTAGATTACTTGCTAGTTGTTTAGCTGCTTCTGTCTTACCAACACCGGTTGGACCAACAAACAAGAAACTGCCAACTGGCTTATCGAGGCCTTTAAGTCCGGACTGTGCGATAAAGATCTTATCAAGAATGCTTTCAATGGCTTTTTCTTGACCATACACCTTGGCACGCATATTCTTTTCAAGGTCTTTGAGATTTTTGTTATCTTTTGCGGCAATCTGATCCAATGGCAAGCCACTGATTTTAGAAACTTCAAAGACAATCTCGTCGTGGTCAACAACACCACCTTCTTCGTTGTTAATTTTAAACCTAGCACCGGCGCAGTCAATAAGGTCAATGGCCTTGTCTGGCAGCTTCTTATCGCTCATATACTTTATGCTATACTTCACAGAGTCGATAATCGCTTGTTTAGTGATTTTAATGTTGTGATGCTTCTCGTAGTACTTCTTGATACCGTTGAGAATCTTAATAGCTGTTGCTTCATCTGGTTCATTGACAACAACACGTTGGAATCTGCGCATCAACGCACGATCCTTTTCAAAGTGCTTGCGGAACTCTTCCCATGTTGTTGAAGCAATAACTTTAATAGTGCCTTTAGCTAGGGCAGGTTTGAGCATATTACTCATGTCATTGCTTGATCCGCTAACTGCACCAGCGCCACTCATCATGTGAGCTTCGTCAATAAACAAAATGCAGTTCTTCTTACGTTCAAGAGCAGTAAGAACCATCTTCAAACGTTCTTCAAAGTCACCGCGATACTTAGATCCAGCCAACATAGCACTGATATCTAGTGAATATACTGTGTGATCTTTGATAAACTCAGGTACCGCGCCTTCTTCTATCTTCTTAGCAAGTCCTTCTGCGATAGCAGTCTTACCTACACCTGGATCACCGATCAACATTACGTTTGATTTGTGGCGGCGTGCCAGGATCAATGTTAGTTCTTCGATTTCTTTTTCACGACCAATGACAGGGTCAATCTTTTTAGCTTTGGCTTTGGCACTTAGGTTGTTACAAAACTGAACAATCAACTTTTCAAGTTGTCTGTTATTAACTTCGCTGATTTCGTTTTCTTCAGTAACATTATTATCACGCTGAATAAAATCAACAAACTTGTCTTTGTCAATCTTAGCCATTTTCATAAAGTAAACAGAGTAGCTTTTCTTCTCTGAGAACATGCTAATAAAACAATCAAGAGGCTCAATGGTACTACGGCCACTAAACAACACTTGTGTAAATGCTCGATTCAATACACGATCAATGGTATTTGTCTTCTTTGGCTTTTCTTTATGATCAGCGTTTACAATATCTTTTAAATCGTTGGCAATAAAACCTTCTAGGTTCGCTTTAAGACCGTCTAAATCAGCGCCGTAGTTAGTTAATACTTCATTAAACTTTTTATCTAATACAAGGCTATACAAGAAATGTTCTAATGTAAGATACTCGTGATGATTCTTACTAGCAATACCTACAGCTTTTTCAAAAATAACTTCTAGGTCTTTATTTGGTTCTATCATCCTTTTATTTCCTTTTGTATGATTTAGGTTTAGATTTCTTAACTGCCATTGCCCATTTCAAGGTACTTACTCTATCTTGAAACACAACACCTTCTAGATGATCGAGTTCGTGTAAGAAACACTTACATTCGTAGTCACGGAACTCTCCTTCTTGCCATTCTCCTGAGCTATTCTGCCAACGTGCTTTAATCGCTGAGGGTCTTTTAATATTAACATAAATTCCGGGAAAACTCAAACATGCTTCTTCCATATCAAGTACTGTGTCTGTGTTAGACACTACTTCTGGATTAAAGAATGCTTGAGCAGCGTCTGGCATCTGTTTATGTCCCATGGTAAACATGCGAACACGCTGACCTACTTGATTTGCTGCCAATCCCATTCCGTCATTGGCAAACATGATTTCGATCATGTCCTTCTCTAACTGTTTAGGATCAACTGACGGATTATTGAAGTCGAACAACGGAATCGATTCTCTAAGAATCGGATCTGGAAATTTTACTAGTTTTAACATAAAAATATTTACGCTATTACAGATTTGATGATATTTTTTTGTTGCTCTGTTAGATTAGAAGGTATGTCAAACTTGAGTTTTAAAAATAGACGACCTTTGAATCTAGGATCGTTCATATTAGGCATGCCAGCATTTTGTATAGACAACGTCTGATCGGGCTGTATTCCGGGAGGAATAGTAACTTCTAGTTCTCGTTTGTCAATGGTTGTTACCTTAACAGTATTACCCAGGATAGCATCCCAAATCGGTAATGTGATTTCTGAAATCAAATCATCACCTTGACGAATAAACTTAGGGTGAGGATTGATGCGAACAGTCATGTGGATGTCTCCTCTAGGAGCACCGGGTACGCTATCTTCGCCCATTTCGGCAAGACGTAAAACTGTACCATCTTGAACACCTGCTGGTATTTTTACATTAACAACCTGCTCTTTACCACTAGGCATCATCATACTTGCTAACAGTTCTTTGCCATTAAACGCATCTTCTAGATCAACATTGGCTTGAATGTTTAGTGTACGATTACGGGGTTGTTGTGGTCTACGGCCGAATATATCACCGAATGGTCCTCCGCCGAAATGTCTGAACAGGTCATCGAATGGATGCCCGCCACCTGGAAAGCCATTCTGGTGATATTGTGGTTGGGGACTATCATAGTTGCCCTTGCTGTCGGGGTCGCTTAAAACCCTGTATGCTTCTTCGATTTCTTGAAACTTAGCAGTATCTCCGCCCTTGTCCGGGTGATGTTGGCTAGCCAGTCTGCGATACGCCTGTTTGATTTCAGATTCTGAAGCGTTGCGATTAATTCCGAGTGTTGTGTAATGGTCGCTCATATAAGTGAAAAAGGTATAGCAATACATATAGTATACTATACCTTAGGTAAAAAGTCAAGTTTTATTTGGTTGGAACTTCGTGGCCTTCTAACTTTTTATGTACTTTTATAGTTTTGCAGGCTTGTTTTGGGCTACCGTCTTTGTTTTTTACAACATTTCCGGCCTTGTCCTTAACGTCTTCACAAACCTTTTTCTCTTCTCCTCCAGCAAATGCTGCTGAAACTAGAGTAAATGCTAATACCAATAATGCTAAAAGTTGTTTCATTTTATTTTCCTTATTTTGGTGCAAACTTTTCGCTTGCTGTAAATCCTAGGCCAGCAATAACAATATACATCAAACTGTTAAACACTGGTATGTCAATATGAGTACCAAACCATGTTTCGCTGATAAATGCCGCGGCACATAGAATAAATGTTAAAAAAGTAATAACACGTTTACTGCTAACAGTATCGTTGACATCACTTAACATACTTTTTAACCAGCTCATGATTATAGCTCCGGTTGTGGAAACTCTGGTACTACTTTCTTTCCGCCGAAACCAGTTGTTACTTCCGCTGGCCCCCCGAAGGTTGCTGCTGGAGCAAACGCCGGACTTGCTGAACTAGCGCCAAAGTTCCCTGCTGACGCAAATACGCCAGGCGCTGCTGAAGAGTTAAAGCCATTTGAAGATCCTCCTAGAGATGGTGCTGGAGTCGGTGACGGTGGTCTATCCCAACCCTTGTTTGCTGCTTCTAATGCTTTTTGTTGTGCTTCTGGATTGTTACCTGCTAACATGATACCACTTAGTGTACCAGTTAAGAATGTTGCAATAGGAACAATTAACTCAAAGAACTTTTGGTCAATAGGACTAATAGCGTTCAATGGTTGTGTTACAAATATTAAAGAATAAAGAACAACAAAAACAATACCGAACAATGTCAATGATAAACAAATGCCGATAAAGAATTTTAGTCGAGCCATTAACTGCTCTTCTGTATACATGATGTCTGGTTGATTATTTTCCACAGTTCGCTCCTTGTGTAGTCGCTGCTGGACACGCTGGAACAGCTGGCGCAAATGTTTGATTAGTTGGTTGAGTTGGTACATCTTTTGGTGGTCCTAGTCTTGGGTCACGTTGACCCTTAAAAATATGCTCGGGACAAGTTCTAGTAACGTCGCAAATAGGAACTTTACAAAAATCTTTATCCCAGTTAGCAGGGTCTTGGCACGGATAACGGAATCTATCTCCGCTGAATATTGCCAATGTTAATGGTAGCAGTAATAATAGAAATAACCACTTTACTAGTTTTATATCGTTGTGGCCTGACATATTAAACTCCTAAAACATGCAGAGCATGATTATAATGTTTGATACGATCTTCTAAACCAATAGTACCGCCGTTGATACGCTTGGTCAATGTTAAGATATCCCCTTTATCGGCTAGTGCGTTTAGGTTATTTGTTTCCCAGAACCAGCAAGCTGATTGCGCACATCCCTCGAAGGTCTTTAGATACTCAGAAACTTCATCCGGTGTAATCTCTAGACTTTGAGCAAAACGGGTATAGTTATCCTTGCCTGTTAGTTGAATAAGTCCGCGACCGCAGTATTTGTAACCGTCACCTGATGACTCTGGTCCGTTGCCCATACGATTAGCATAAATGCGATTAGCAATAGCTTCTTGTTTGTTTGGAAGGGCTGCGTATTTTTCTGCGATTAAATCGTCTGGAAAATACTTGGCAAAAATCTTACGTAGGCTCGGAGCCTTGTAGTTTAAGTTTTCTTTGATAGCTTTAAAGCCACCTGATTCGTGAGCGCATTGTGCAATAAATGCTGCTACACGCTGCGGAGTATTGATCTCGTAGTCTGGCAATAACTGCTCAAGCGCCTCATACCAGTGATCAATATACGGGTTTCCTGGAACCATTTGCTTGAGTTGATCAAGCGTTAATATACAATCTGACATGCGTACCTCCTTGTACGCAAATATTTAACTACATACATTTCTAAATAAAGTTGGTACTTAACGTTTAGGATGTTTGCCGCCGCATACCGGGCATTCTTCGTGTTGCATTATTTTACTCCTTCAAAAATACGTTTTTGGATTTCGTACCATTCGTTCCAAGTATCTACTTTAACTGCACACTCGTAGTAGGTGCTATAGTTCTTTGTAACTGTGCTAGTTAATCCGCTTAACTTAACATTGTCTGGAACTGTGTCTAACTGTGGACACGCTTCTGTTGATTTAGGGCGTTCTGGAAACTTTGCTGTTACTGGAACAACTGTAGAACATCCTGATAGTAATAGTGCGAGTAGTAGATATCTCATTTAATCGCCTCGTTCTTTGCTGCGGCATTGTGTGCTTTAACTACTGGAGTAGGGATAGGGCATGTAGAATCGTATTTTGTAACTTCACGATCAATATATTGTTTTACAACAACTGCTTTTTCTTTGATTACTTTGACCTTTTGTTCTTTGACTTTATCTAACTTATCGTTAGCAGTCTTGGATTCTTGTTCAGCTTTGGCAACTTTGGCTTCCATTTCACGCACACGTTCACGCCATTGCATCTCTGTGCTGTATCCGCCTTCAAAATAAATGCCTGCTACTAGTAGTGCAACACTAACAACTTGTGCTATTTTATAATAGCTTGCCGCCGGCGGAAAGAAACGTAGGATTTTATTGACAACGAAGAAACTAAGAAAGCACCCTACAACTCCTGCTATTAGAATAGCGTGTACAATAAACTGTATAAAACTATCCGGCAAGAAATGTAGTATCCACATATTACCACCTGTCTTTCTTAACGATAACTGCTCTGTCTCCGTTTCTGATTAAGAACTTGTTATCGATCTTATGTATTTCGTAGTTGCCTAGATATTTTTCTAAGTAAACACTTTGACTTCTGCTAGTTTCGTCTAACTGTATAGCACCTTGTACACTGTCTTTAAGTGCAACATATGGTCCTATAGCTATCATTTCCATTTGGAAACTATCGCTGTATGGCTTTTTAAAGGTGATAATATTATTTTCATCTAATACTATTTGTTCTAATGCGCCTTGATTAAAAAACTCTTTTACAGTATCGTTCTTGTATTCTAAAATCTTAGACTCATATGCTGAAGGTTCTAACGGAATGTGTTCCATGATGTTTTCTTCAGTGACGCTTACACTTTCCATTTCTTTGTGATAGCGGAACTTCCAGCTCCAGCAGTCACATAGTTGACTAATGCCTTCTAGCAATCCTTTAATTTGTCCAGGTAGTTTAGATGTACGCTCTAGTTCAACAAACACTTGATACTTGCCATCACGTTCTTCACCTGTGCTCATGTCAGCATCTAGAATAAATGGATATCCTTTTTCAATAAACTCCATTAAATCAATAGCAGGAAACTTGTCATCAACGCGAAAACCTAGTACAACAATATTTTTATCTTCGCCCATTTTGCTTTTATATTGATCAACAGTAAATGTTGGATCAACTAAGCCGTCTAGGTCTTTGGCACGTAGGCCTTCAAATAGTTTAGGCGGTTGTTTGCGCATTTTGTATAGTCTCTTCTTGTGGTGCCTCTGCTGCGGCATTTTCTGCCGACATTGAATGTGATTGGTCATAGCGCATCATATCTGCGATTGCCTGATTTTCTTTTTCACTGTAACCTTGATAAATGTCTTGCATTAACTTCTTAGGCATACTGATTGTGATAACCCAAATAGGGTGTGCGTCAATCTTTCCTTTTTTAGTACCTGGGCGGAAATCGCTGGGATCATGTATCTTTCGAGGAATCATAATATGACTCTTTTCGTACTGTACTTTACATCCGTACTCTAACAAACGTTCTGCGCCGCTTGGATCTGGCATATCTTCACGTGGCCACATCCATTTACAAGTTACTGTATATCTGTTTACTTCGGGCCCAGCAAGTAACTCACCGTCCAACCAGTTTTTATAAACATAGATATCTAGCTCGTCTATAACACGTTCGTAATCTTTAAGGATCTTAAATGTGCTGTCCGTGGCTGTTAAAGTTTGTAGATTTTTAATAATGTCGACAATATCGTGCATAGGGTTTCTCTCTGCTTGTATTTATGCGATCCAAAATGAACCTGTTTGATACGGTTTTTGAATGTCCGGTGTAAATAAGTGTGCAGGTCGTTTTGTTCAACTAAGGGAGCCACTTTGCCTAGAACAAAAAGAAAAGAACGTGATTCACGCTACGACCGTGATCCACGTTTTCAAAATGAAGGTCAAAACTTGATTGAAATCAAGCAATACCTAAAACGTAAGCCGCAGGTCCAGATAATCCCACGCAACCTAGCTCAGGAGACTTATCTAGAACTTCTAAAAAACCCCAAGAAATCTATAATCTTTGCCATCGGTCCAGCCGGTACGGGCAAGACTATGCTTGGAGTCCAAATGGCCATTAAACAACTGAGAGAGGGGGTGATTACCAAAGTAGTGATTACTAGACCGGCCGTTTCAGTGGACGAAGAGCACGGGTTTTTACCAGGAGATCTAAACGCCAAAATGGCGCCATGGACCAGACCAATAATGGATGTTTTTGAGGAGTATTATCATCCGAAAGAAATAGTAACAATGTTAGAAGATGGCGTTATTGAAATAGCACCCCTGGCTTATATGAGGGGTAGGACATTTAAGAACGCTTTTATAATAGGAGATGAGATGCAGAATGCTACGCCTAGTCAGATGAAGATGTTACTCACGAGACTAGGAGATGGTAGTCGTATGGTAGTCACGGGTGACTTAAATCAAGCAGACCGTCCACAAGAAAATGGACTACTTGATTTTGTTAATCTGTACAAGGAGGCAGAATATCACAAATATCTAGGTATGGCGTTGTTTGACGCAACTCATATCGAAAGACACCCAGTGGTAAGAGAAGTTTTATCGATATATAAGGAGTCAGATTAGCGAAATAACTAGTTAACACATAAAAACCGTGTACCAATCATTGACCTGCATCGGCGATTGAATACACGGTTTTTTATTAAATAAACAATGCGAGCAAAAGAATTCACAACTAGTAAAGACGGAGTACATCCGTTAAAGGGCAAACGCCCTGACTATGTTCTAGGACCAGAAGTTGAGCACACAGATGCTTTTGGTAAAAAGACATTAATAGTTAACCGTATCATATCTCCTGAGGAAATACAAGATATATTTGATCAATATGATTGCGAGCACATTTACTTCGAAGTCAGTTATGCACTGAGTCAAAGCAAAAATCAAAGCAAAGTTATTAACGATTATAAAAAACTAGCTAAACATTTTCTGGGCAAAGGTATAACTGTTACCGTGGACTGCCCTACAGACCTAGCACACAACTATGCCGATCTTACTAGCAATAAGAACTTTGTAATGAATCTTGCTATTAATATTCCGCATTTACATAAACTAAAGGATCAGATTAGTTTAAAAATAATGGCAGGCGAATACGAAAATGATACCGGTGGCATCTATGTCATACACTTAGACAATGTACGTAAAAAGAAAAACTTTACACCGTGGAAAGCCTATGACAAAGATGTCAAGGTTGTTACAAAGTAACGTTATTGCAATCTAGCTAGTTTTACTAATGTTGCTGATAAGTTAATCTCTGCGTCAGCACACAATGTATGATCAACTAGTCCTTGTTTGATGATGACAATAGCTGAGTCTTTAGTTTCTTCATCATTGCCAAACAAATCGATATTATCATAACACCAACGGTAGATATCTGGCATTTCATCTGCAGTTGCTCTACCACATAGCAGTTTACGTGCAGCACTAATGTTGCGCTTCTTAAACAGTTCGACCATTTCGATCTTATAGTCACTAACGCCACTATCTTCTTGTTTAGGATTAACTAGCTCACCGTCTGTGCTGTTTTGTTGTAACAGATTGATACACTTACGCAAGTCTGGGTAAACTGATTTAACATATGTATCTAGTACGTCTAAATCAAAGTTAACACCTTCTTCGACTAGAATAGTAGCTGCTCTAGCAGTAAACTCAACTTGATCAATGCTAGCAAAGTGCATTTGTTGACAACGACTATGTAACGCTGGAACAATCTTATTAGGACTATTACAAGTTAAAATAAATCTACTTGTGCGTGAATACTCCTCCATTACACCCTTAAGAGCATCTTGTGCTTCTGGAGTTAATCGATCTGCTTCGTCTAACAGCACACATTTAAATGGCCCAAATGGGATCATTGAAATAAAGTTAGTGATACGTTCACGTACTTCGCCGATGCCTCGTTCTCGACTTGCGTTAATCTCTAGAATGTCATAGTCGGGAATATCCATTTCATTAAGCAAGACCTTAGCCAATGTAGTTTTGCCAATGCCTGGAGTACCACTTAACAATAGATGGGGAATACTACCTTCCTTGATCCAGCTTTTGATTTGCCTGCGTTGTGTCTCATCACGAAACACGTACTCATCTACGGTCTTGGGACGATATTTTTCTACCCATAATTCTTTCATGTTTGTTTCCTAAACTTTTGTAATATTGCGTTTGCTTGTGTTAGATCAACAATCGGCGCTTCATCTTCTACAGGGACAATCTTAACTGAAAATCCCAAAGAACTTTTTTCATCACGTGACACTACGATATTTTGTTTATCGGGATCCCAAGTTCCTGGAGTCATTTTAATGTTGATGTTAGCAACTTTCTTGTAATCAAATGACATTATCTCAAGGCTTCCATGGTTATGATTTTATCAATCTCACGCCCAAAGTCCTGATCATTAGTGATAACATATAGCTGTTCAAAGTGTCGATCTTTTTGTTCATCGTATCTACGTGTCTGTACAACCCTTCCGCCATTTGCATGATGTATTTCAAAACGGATAGACTTTGACCCTGATAGTCGAACAGCCTCGGCCTCGTCTATTTGTATCTCGGCCGGGTCCTTGCTCTGGTCATCAAATAACCAATCTTTAAATCTTTGTTTTAATGTTTTTTTCATAGTTCTTTTTCTCGATTTGCTAAGTGAAGCCTTTGTCATAGGAAAGACTCTATTACCAGTAGATGCTCCTAAGACCCAACCTGACTGTGTCATATTTTATTCCTTTCTGCTTCCGCTACACGTTTACGTAGGCTGCTACTTGAGAAGCTATGATCTCTGCCATTATAAACTATATCGATTCCTCGATTTAAACAAATCTGTTTACCTGTAAACTCTTTGTCTGCGTACTCTACACCTAATATTCTAACATCTACAGGTAGTATAAGCAATAGGTCTTCTACATCCTTTTCTGTTTGATATACAACAACTTCGTCTACATTACGATTTGTACTAACTTGGATTTGTCGTTCGACAATACTTTGAATCGGCGGATTCTTAGTGTCAGGTCTATCTATAGTAGGGTCTGTTTGTATAGCAGCAATAAGATAATCACAATGATTTTTCGCTTCTGCTAGCATAGCAACGTGACCAGCATGAAATAAATCAAATGAACTAAACACAATACCTACTCTTCTACCATCAACTTTTAGTTGTTTTATTTTGTTGAATATCAATACGGTCTCCTTAACTCGGTCTCAACCATCCATCTCTTAAATGCGTTGTAGACTCTTTCTGCTTCTTTGTCATCTTGCTCTACTTTAACTCCGCGAACATAGAACCCGTCCTTGGTTATTCTAAGCATCTCTTGTTGATCACTGCTGCCTGTATGAAATGTTATATTAGTTTCAACAGGTTGAACTTCCATGGCCTTGTATCCAAGTGCTGTATTTTGAGCTCCAGTAGTAATATTATATGCCGACCAAGATGCAACTTGCTGTGCGATAACACCGATTTGACGTGTATCGCTTTCCCAAGAAAATATCGAAGCAGGTATCTTCTCAAGTACTGAGGTTGCGTTATAATATTGAGTCATGTTATTTCTCCGCGTAGGATTTTTTCAACCATCTGTTGGTCGTGTTTTTTTAAGAATTCTTCCTCGCCTGCAAAAGAACCGCAACGCCGTAAGGCATCTTCGACTATCCATTTGATACGGTACAGGTCTTGTTTACAGCCCCAGGAAAGGAAGCCATCGTTGTATGGACTATTAGCTTCGATAGCTAGCGTGTTAATTTGTCGTGCTATATCGGGCACGTCCCAGCTTTTTTTGAATCCCATACTCTAAGTATAAAGTATAGGATGGCTTATGTCAAGCCGCGTACCACACTTCGTCGAATCCTTCTTGCTCAGAAGGTTCTTCTAATCCAGAGATCATTTTATCCATGACTTCTTTGGGTATCTGTTTACCAATGCGACTAGATAGTCTTTTATCTAACTCGTCAGGTTCCGGAGTTCGGAACAGAACAGCAATCATATAATAACCGGGCAACATGATAAACTTTTTACGTCTGCTGTTAACTGTTGTATTGGTCTGATCCCATATTATATCTCTTTTAACCTTGACAGCTTCGATGACTTGTTTGGTCATTAGTTCAGTGGCAGGTCCTATAAATTCGGCGAATACTTCGTTGTAAGTTTTACCTACATCGTGTGCATGTGCGTCAATGAACGCATCGCTTGATACATATTCGCATTGGTTGACCCACTCTTGAGATCGTGACCAGGTAGATTTTCCACTACCCGGAACACCAACTAATATATATGCTTTTGGTTTCATGATCCCCTCATTACATCGCTTGGGTGCTCGTCGCTGACCATCATGATTGCACTTGGATCGACTCCATGAAAGCTAAGAATCTCACCATCTTCTTGTTCGATTTCAAACTTTCGAGTCCAACGACCGTGTTCTACCAAGACCCATTGACCAATAGATACTTCAGTAACGCCTTCCCCTAACGCCCAAACCTTGCCCCACCGCGGCTTAATACCTTGTACTTTTCCGTCGTCGCTGAGCAATACCAGTCCAAGGCGGGTAATCTCTTCGCCAAACTTCATGTCGCTAACAAGGATTCTACCCTTGATAGGAGTTAACTTACCACGTACTACAGTCATATACTACCTTTACTTTTGATTCGATTGTGATTTTGGATTACTTTCGTAGTATGCTCCAACAATGTCTTCTCTCTTTCTAATGATCTGTCCATTGGGGCCTAGTTCGTCGCCACGGGCATTTACTTTAGCATTGCTGACAGCAGGCATAGTTGCATGCTTCGATGCCAATGCTTCCATATCAACTTCTTTACCTAGCATTGATCTATAAACTTTTTTAACCATTTCGTTCTCCTATTTTAAGAATTCTGTTATATCGAGATCGTATTTTATACTATCTACTTTGTGTACACCTAACAGGTATAAGATGTAACTTGCCACACTACTACCGCGGCCTACACCCCATACAATGTTGTTTTCACGCATGGTGTCTACTAAGTATTTAAGGTAAAATAGGACATCGATCATTCCATGCTGGATAAACAGGGTTAGTTCGCTGTCTACTCTAGTACGCTGTTCTTCAGTTTTACATTGATCAAGTAACCATTGATGTATGGGAAAATCCTGATATTCTTTGGGCATAAACCACTCGCATTGATTTGCCTCATCAAAAAGCTCAATAGTTTCGTCTAGGACTTTGTAGGTCTTTATTTTTGGGATAGGATCTGCGTTTATCTCGACTGCGCTGTTAAACTGATCGACTGCTTCTTTGCTTTCGAACTCTAGCAAATCTAAGCTGATGTTTACGCCATTGTACAGAGCCGTGAAAGCATCGTTGCTTTCTACTATTGCTCTACCAAATGTGTCTGTTTTCATTCTTACCGCCTAATACTACTCTGGGTTCGAACTTGGTATTTTCTGCTTTGACTTCTTCCCAACTTGGAAAGAGGTCTACATCATTAGTTTCAACGCCGTTATTATTCCACCAGCAGTTGCCATCTAACATTTTATTACCTGTATTCACAGTATATTTTACATTATCACCTATGCTGCTGTCAATGGTTATTTGCGTTATTTTGATATTTCCTTCCAAAATACTGCTAAACTTATGGAATAAGATACTGGCTACAATATAATCATGTGGTTCTTCTGGGAACTCTACTGTAATAGTTTGTAAAGTTTCGAAGGCAGCTAGTAGTGGATGATTGTGTTTGATCATCAACGAGTTATTAAGATATGATCGTACAAAGTGTTTTAGTTTTTTAAAACCTAACTTTGCAAGATTACTGTCTGCACCCTCTGGAAGCATAGACACTGATATATTATATTGATTTGGATATATACAATCGTTTATTACCAGGGAACAATTAAAGTTTGCGGGCCATGTAAATGCTTGACTATTTGTTGACATTTATTAGATCATCAAAGTTAGCATCGCCGTTTCTTGTGGCAACTTTATTAGCGACAGCATTTTTAGCAGCAAGTTCTTGTTTGAAGCCTTCAATGGCTACGAGTATTTGTTGGCATAGATGACCATTTCCTGATCTAGCAGCAATAAAATATTTTTTAGTTAGTTCTGATATTTTAGATTCTAGTTCCACGGATGTTAAACTACTAACATCACCTAGCAACGGATTAAACAACATTAGTTAGAAATTCCTAGATACTTAACATATAATGTATAGCCGCCGTCAAAACTCCATACGTCAAAGAACTGTTGTGATGCTGGTTTGTATGTAGATGAATACGCACCTGTCCATTTATCTAAGTTGTCTACCCAAAATACTGTAGCGGTGCTGTTTGCGTTGGCGGTATTAAAACTCACAGACCATGTGGCACTATTAATTACGTTGGTAGCATTTAAATGGAATCTCATTTTACCTAGACTATAACCGTTGGAAGTATTTCCAGGGAAGCCTACAATGGTATAAGTTGTACTTGTAGTTAGGTTTGCTATAAAATATTCACCGTTAGCAAACGATACTGTTCCATTCCCACCGGTTAAGTTTGTATCAAATCCGTTTCCGCCACCCCCAGCAAATGTATAACCAGCAGAAGCATCTACTAGTCCTGCATTATTTGTAAACACAGCTCCTTTAACAATGTTATTATTAAAGTTAGTTGATGTTGTTGTCTGTGCTGTATAAAGCTGAAGTTTTGTTATTTCGTTAGCTGCTTGATATAAACTAGTTTGGATAGCACTAAAGTTATCTCTAAAACCTTGGCTATCGTTGTCCTGTCCCGCGACAGGATAAGTGGTGTTGATTATATTTGCAGAAGTTGTAATTTGACTTGTCATATGTGTAGACCTTTGGACTATTTTTTATTTATCGGTGTTATCTTACACCTGTTGTACGTCTTGGATAAGCAGCGCCAGTGGTAGGCCGAAAACCGTTGTTGAGTTTTGGAAAAGTTGAACCCTTTTTATAAAGAGCGTATATAGCTGTTCCTATAGGTGTTCCTAAACCTGATGCAGCGTCCCAGCCTGTTGTACCCATGTATCCAACAGTATTACCGCCGTGATTATCGCCTGTGGTAAGATCATTAAATGCTGTAGTTCTAGCTGAATACCAATCAGCATTAACAAAGCCTATACGTCTACCAGTTAGTTGGTTTAACCTAGCCATCATTCCAGCTAATAATGGAGCAGTTGCACTGGTGCCTACAAATGTGTTTATAGCATTCGGAACTGGACTACCTGAAACTGTGTAGTTATACCAATAAAATGTATAACCAGTAGCCATGGCCGATACATCGGGTATACCTCTACCTGTCAACGATGTTACAGTTCCGCCTGGGTATGTTTTACTACTAAATCCAGATTGCCATGATGGCACACTAAAAATTGAGCTAACGCCGCCACCACCTGCAAAACCACCACCACTAGTTCCCCAAGGTACTTCGGATGCTATTGAATAATCTGTGTTGATTGATATAACACTACCACCGGCACATACTACATAAGGACTTGTTGCTGGATATTGTACAGTGTAAGTTGCGCCACCGCTAACTGCTCTAACACCGTAATCACCTGCCGCAACAAATACAGTGATACCTTTAGCTACAGCAGTAGCAAATGCAAACTCCATGAATACTCTATAAACGCTCCAGTTACTGTCGGTAGTTCCCCAACTGATGCTTATAACACTAGGGTTATTAACGGTATCAGTAGCACATGCTATTATACAATCAATAAATCCTTGGAAGGTATTTGGACTAAAATACATAGCAATCTTTGCTGCAGGACTAACCGCGCCCACGCAGTAGATGTCTAACATAACTTCTCCACTGGCGCCGGTAGCATCGTAGACTGCTGGACGATTGGTCCCTCCGTCAACTGATACGTCAACTAGAATGGGGTCCGGTAATCCAATTCTACTAAATGTACTTGTTATATTTTGAGCAGTATATCCGCCTCCTAACTCTAGAATAGCAACGCATACTCCGTTGCCTTGAGAGTTATATGATCCTGTTGATGAAGGAAACTTATAAGCCTTTGCTAGATCAATAGGATTGGGTACTGATGTAGAGTTTGCACTAAGATCACCGTCTGGGGATAATGTGGCGCTATGAGTAAATGAAAAAGAATTGTCTAGGCCTGCTACTAGTTCTACAACGTCATTTATTTCACTAGGGATAGTTATACCACCGTCATGTGTAACATATGTTGTATCATTAGTGGTTTCTGTTCTTAGTTGTACAGAAAATAAAGAACTAAGTTGATCTAGTGTTCCTAGCACTTTAACAGTGGCTATTCCACTGCTTGCTTCTACTATTGTTAATGAATTATTGATAGCCCAGTTAACAACTAGATTGAGTTCGTCTTGTATCGAACCAAACTGATAAACAAATTGATCGTGTTCTAGTACCGGTTGTGCTCCGTCTATAACAGCATTAGCATATTCAAGGAGTGTCATTCCGTTGTCGTGAACATCCCTTCTAAGGTATATGCTGATTAATATTTGATCCATATTAACCTTCCATTTTTAACAATGTTAAGGTAACTGTTATATTTGTTGTAGCTGCTGTATTATTATAAATCTTTACAGGAATAGCTGTTGTGGGAACTGTTTCGCTGCTGAATCCTATGATAGCAGGTGTAAACAATGTTGTTCCTGATTGAGTAGTTATTGCTTCTGCTATAACACCGCTGCCGGGAGTTGGATCTGTTGAAATCGACCTACTGTAATCAGCTGTCATGGTTGCTGTTGAGCTGTATATAGATACCCATGTTCCTGTAGTTACTGCTACACTATAAAGGGCATAACCTGTATAACCAACTATAGTAGCTGTAACCGAACTACTTGATACAACACTGTTAACAGTAACAGATGCTGTTGTTCTAGTTAATACCGTGGGCGCTGCGCCGGTACTCCATACTGTAATATTACCAGTTGATGTGCTAACTGCTGTGCCTGTACCTGCAGTAATACTGGTAACTCCATTACCCGAAAGAAGTGATGTTAGGTTAGTACCATTTAATATTATTGTGTTAAATGATCCTGTATTACCTGTTATATATCGACCAGCGTTAATACTCTTACCTACACCGATACCGCCTTGAACTACTAGATCGCCTGATGTAGTACTTGTACTTTCGTAGCCCCCGGTTATAAGCGCAGTAGTGGTATTACCTGGAGTAGCAAAGTTGTATTGAGCAATAGTCAACAATGTATTCAAAGTTGAGGTGTTTAAAATATAACCACTTAGGTTAATACTACCTCCTACATATACATCTTGATTTATTCCTGCTCCACCTGCAACAGTTAAAGCACCTGTGTTTGTGCTACCTGCGTTTGTTAAATCTGTTATAGAAAAGGGTTGATTCGTACCAGTAGAATTAGCACCAGTGTTAGTAATAGTAACAGTGCCTGTCGAATGATCAACACTAATACCAGTTCCTGCTATTATACTAGATACTCCGCTGCTACCGCCTCCACCTGTTCCTACAGCAACTCCATTTTGATATATTGTGCCACCTACATTTATATCCCCAACGAATCCTGCTCCGCCATATACTATTAACGCACCGCTAGTAGATGACGTAGAAGGTGTAGAGTTTGTTATAACCAATGGACTAGTTTGATAGGTTGTCGCATTGGTGTTTCCTACCCATTTAGTTCCGTCAAACGTATAGACAATACCGTTTGGTGCTACATATATATCGCCTGTGTTTGCGTTACGTGGAAAAGAAAGAGACATTAGATATTATCCTGTTTTTATATTTATTTTACAATAACTGTTCAATCACTAGGTTATAGTTGGTATTACTGCTAGCGCCTAGTAACTGTGCAGTCACTCTATACATAAAGTTGTAGGTAATATCAGTTAGGTTGTAGACATGCGTATCACCCCAGTGATCCATATATGGAGCACTAACTCCCGGTAGTGAACCAACTGTAGTAGTGATAGTAGCTGTTAGCGTCGATGCTGTTTGTCCATTTCCAAAACAATATTGTGCAGCTTGTCCTATAATCTGTATAGATGTTGTAGTATTTGACTTTAACAGTATGTAACCGCTTTGTGCGTAAGCTGCGATAGTATTAAGAGATACGATAGTTCCTGTAGAAATATTAGTACCTGAGGCTTTCTTGAAGTTAGCTGCTGTGATATTGCCACCGATATTAACACTGCCACCAATACCAACACCACCTATTACTTGTAGAGCACCTGTAGTGGTTGATATTGAAGACAGGGTACTATAAACTCTTACAGTTCCTGTAGAAGTGATTCGTAATCTTTCTGTTGAGTTTGTACCAATAGATAATGGAAATGCTCCGATAGTGTCAAATATTGTTCCGCCGTCAGCAGTGGCAATATCCGGAGTAAATCGGCCAGTATTCTGAGAAAAACCAATTTGGAAATCACCTGTGTATACACTACCTGTTGATTTAAAGGATGGATATGTTCCGCCTAAAGCAGCATTCCCCCAGCCAACTTGCATGGATCTATCAGCGTAAATTGAATACACACTACCGCTGGCTATATATATACCGCCACTACCTACGATAGTTGGTACACCAACAGTTAACGCAAAACCAGCAGTTGGCGTTGAGCCAACACCGATAGCGTGTTGCCCAGTAGATGGGTCAACAACAAAACTACTTGTAGTATATGCTGCCTGATTACCGGCAGAGTTATTTGAAACAAATACAGGATAATATGTACTGCTGGCTGTTTGTGGAGTTGTTGCTATCTGTGAAGATGGTGAACTGTTGATGACACTTAAAGCAGTTGCTACAAGTGTAGCTGTATTAAAACTATCAGCATAAGCGGCACGGGCTACATAAGTTGCTGTATTAAAGTTTGTTGTAGTTGTAGATACTTGAGCATTAACTGAACTAGCAACTAGAGTGGCTGTATTAAATGTAGTCGCATAACCTGCGGTAGTTGCTGTGGTAGCTACTTGAGCATTAACTGAACTAGCAACTAGAGTGGCTGTATTAAATGATTGTGCGTAGGTGGCTGTTGTAATAGTTCCACTTATAGTATAAGCACCATTAAATGATAAGTTGCCATTTAAATACCATACCTTTGCTCCAGCTGTGTAGATATCTCCGCTGTTTAAATATATAGAATAGTTACCAATAGCAGAGTTAGTAGCGTCACCGTATAGTCCAACGTTTGTACCGCCGCTGTGTGCATCGTTCGCATATCCACGAACACCCACTGACGGTGCTGTATCGCTAGTTGCTGATACATGTCCTTCGCCTATAACGCCCTGTGAGCTAAATGAACCGGCGGTATAACCTACTCCATATACTCCTGCGTTTCTTGTAGCACCAGCTCCAACCGCTTCGCCGAGAATACCAATATTTCCTGTTTCGTTTTGTTGTATTCCGCTAGGAGTTGTACTAACAACTACGTTGGTGTTAGAAAAACGAACAGCAGTTGCGCCACTACCAATAAACATTTTTCCACTGGCATATAATGTTTTGAACTGTGAACTGGTGCTGCCTAGGTCTAAAGGAGTAGAAGGCAATACCGCATTATTGAGAGACAGGGTTGTTGTCCCAGAGTTTGGATCTACTAAAGAAAACGCAATTTGGGCACTAATAGCACTAATAGCATTAGACGCAGTCGTAGATGAAGTAAACGCTCTAGTTTGGATAGATCCGTCTGGGAATACAATACTGCTGGTTATTGTTTCGGTATTGACAACAATATTATTAACATATTCAGTGTTAATGACTTGTAGATTATTTGGTAATACTAGAGTTCCGGTATTACTGATATAAACAGTCCACGAACCGTTAGCTAAGGTAGTAGCAGTTGTAATAACACCTTTAATAAGACCGCCAACGTTTAGGTTTCCGCCGATGCCTACACCCCCCTTAACAACAAGAGCACCTGTAGCAGTTGTTACTGATGTAGCAGTATCGTTAATATAAACTTGTGTAGATGGTGTAATGAATAGATCACCTAGCCCGTCTGGATTAATAGATATATTAGAACCCGACCCTGTTGGACTAATAATAGATGTAGTGATAACATTACCGCCTACTGATATATCTTTGTTTACTACCGCGCCTCCCGATACTCCTAGGGCATTTGAAGTGGTATTTGTTATATTAAGGAAGCTAGTAGATGTGAAGGACGTGCTAGGTTTAACGCCGGGACTAGCATCAACCCAAGACCCATAGTTTTGTACTGGGTCAATATACCAAACATATAGCCTTCCGCTGTTTCCGTCATACCATATATCGTTAGCTTCGTTGGGATTATTTCCATTAGGAGCTACAGTGCCTTTAACAAGTTTAGCAGTATTTCCGCCAACGCTTATTGTACCGCTGTCATCCACTAACAATCCTGACCCTACCTTAACTGCACCTACAGTTGTAGTAGTAGCAATAGTGGGAGTTCCGTGTATATCTGTATAATATAATACAACATCCCCTTGCTTGCCTGCCACCGAATTAACTGCTAGACTGCTAGCAAAAAAAGTGCTTAACTGTCCAAATGTTGCCTGCTTTGTTGTAGGTACACCTGTGCTATCATCTACAGTTAGGAAAACAGTTGCAGTTGTAGCAGTAGTTAGTACAGGCAGGTTATTAATAGTTGGCATTCATCACTCCAGATATATGTAGTATCCGTCTTCTGTTAACAATTCTGATCCAGGAACGGTGCTGGTAGTTACGTAAGATAAACTCTGACCTATATTATTACCGAAATTGTCTTTAGTTGGGAACATCAAATATTTAGCGCCTGAATATGTTAAGTTATCTTGTATAATAAATCGGTCAACAGTAAAGTCGATTGAGGTAAAATCAAACCCCGATTGGGCTATTTTTTCTACTATTGTGGCACCATTTCCGGGTAGAGCATAACATAACGGAGCAACTAATATATAACCCAACTTATCTCCATTGCTAGGTTGAATAGTTCTCATATACCTAGGCATTTGATATTCGTCAGTTAGTATGGTATTACCTTTTATAAGGATACTTCCTAGCTGATTTCTCATATTCAAAACGTTGTTAGGATAGACTGTATTTCCTTTTACATTTATAGGACCAGTTGGTCCTATACCATTTGATACAGTATCTCCTATCTCGACATAAACTACATCATAAACATAGTTTCCTTTACTGTCATTAGCTTTGCTATAACTTACTCTATTGAATAAGAACTTCTTTCTAGAAAAATATTCAGCAAGTGCTTCTGTATAATAGTTATCAAGTGCGGTTTGTTCGATTCCAAACTCTACAAATACTTGTAGTTTTTGTTGTATTCCAAAGTAACTATCAAATGGCCTATACATAACATTTTTATCAAATGTATATGTATCGTTGATAAACTCTTTATATGCTAGTCGTTGGTCTCTTGGCAAGAATGGTTGAGCATATATTTGAGTAAACTTGTTTAAGTTGGGAACATCTATGACTATACTAAATGATGATGTACTAACACCTTGCTGGTATATATCTCCTACACCAACAGTGAAGTTATAGTATCTATTAAATGTAGTTTGTCCACCATCTACAGTAAACTTATTAAATCCGTATTTTGCTAGATCAAATGATATGAAACTATTATACCCTACCCGACCTTGTATTGAGCCATCTGTAGCCAATGTTAGACCTGGAGGCAGTGCACCTGATTCTAGTGTATATAACAGTGGACTAGTTAATGATACATACTCGGCTTCAATTTTTAGTTCACTTATATAACCAGGGCTAAGTGTTCCTACAGTTCCTGTGGTGATATATTTTATTGTATTATCTAATACGCCTTTGACGGTAATATTAAATGTACGGCCACTAACATTTTTCTCACCGGTTTGTGTATCAGTTTTTACTACATTAATAGTAAACTTATAATCTATACTAAAAGCTGGCTGATAAGGTATAGCAGCATATAATACACCCGTACTAGGATCTAAGTTAAAGCCCGGAGGATGTACACTAGGAGTGCCGTCTTGGTTTGTTCTAGGGGTGTCCCAATCATAGGTTGTTGGACCAAGATACGATTCAAAATCATATACTGATAACTGTAAACTTAGATTATTGCTAGCTCTTACTACACCTAGGTTAGCAGGAGTTAACCATTGAGGTGCTATCAAAAAGTCGGAATCTATAGAATATTCTGTAGAATCAACATCGATAAATGTATTATCTACTCTAAAGTTATTAGGGTCTTCTACTTTTATAGAAAACTCTTGTTTACTAATTAATGATCCGTCTGTGACACTTACATAGAACTGATAGTTTTTAGGTATAAATCTAGGAGTAGTTTGAGAACCTCCTTGGAATATACTTACGTGGTCATATGGATATTCGTCGTAGGGTTCTTTGTCGTATCCTCCGATGGCACTGGCTAGATAATCAATGGCTAGCACATCGTTAATTTGTCCCACGATCCTTCCTGATGGCAGCAATCTTAATCCCGGCGGAAGTTCTCCGTCATTGTCGCCTATATAGTAAGTTAACGATTTTCCTGTGGGCAACCTTGCTATGCTGGCATTAAGTTGATAATCTACTATTTCTTTGTTCAGACAATATCGATTTCCAAATAATCCTGCTGATAGAGCACCGGGAGGAGTTATCCATTCTGGACCTTGGTGCCCTGTAGTAAGCATAGTAAACGTACGATCACTTACTCCACTTTCATTGCTGGCTCTTACAGTAAACTGACTATGTATATCCTGACCAACTGAAAATGCTCTTCCGTAGATAGACCCACTAGATGTAAAAATTAATCCACTGGGTATGCTACCGTTGATAACAGTGTAAGATACATTATCCCCTGTAGCCGATAACTGCGTGGATGTGAATACTAACTGCGTTATTGTGCTTATAAATCCTGCAGGAGTTTGCCAGATAGGAGCAGTCATAGTTTACATTCTTCCTACAACAACTTCTATTACACCTTCTTCGCTGTTAAAATCTTCAAGGGCCTTTCCTATTACACTACCTAGTTTAGGATCAGGATCTGCCATAGCGTATCCTCCGCCTGCTGACACAAGCATGTCTCCTTTCTTGATAGGACCTTTAACTAAACAAGGAACTCGACCAGTTAATGCTAGAGCTACTACATTATCGCCAACTAACCCGTCATTCATTCTATAAGCTGGGTTTGTAGAAACAACTCCAGCTACGGCACGTGTGCCTGTTGATGCTACAGTAACTTCACATACACCACCGAACTCTAAAACTGTGCAGGGCTTATATCCGCAGTCTGCTTGATAGTTTTCTGCCAAGTCAGCATATTTGGCACTTGAAGCTAGACCTGAAAAACATCCGCTAGATATAAAACAACAGGCACAGAGATTAGCACCACTAGTTCTGTAGGCTATAGTACTAGCACTAACAGCAGAATCTGGATTGTTATATCCACTAATAGCACTTGCTGAACTAGCATTACCCGACAACGCACCAACAAAAGTGCTAGCACATACGTTCATTAATCCTGTACCTGGATTGTCAGCAAAGGCAAAGTTACCATCATTACACATAGTAATAGAACTTGCTACTCTACCACTCCAGTGGAATGCTAATCTTGGATTCCAACACCCGGAACCGTTTTGGGTTCCACCTAGGCCCATTTCGCGAACCTGAACTGCGTTTGAATATGAAGTGCCCATGGTTCCGTAGATAGCAGCACCAGCACCACACAGGCCAAACGCAAGATTTGAACAACATGAACTTGCGGCATTTCCACAAGTACATGAAGCATAGGTAGCACTAGCAGCATTACCTACAAGTGCTGCGCATATTGTACCTGCAGCAAAGTTTCCACTACCGTCTCTACAAACAATTCCGTTAATGGTATTTGCACATCCTGCGTATACGCACCATGTTGCAGCTGCCGAACCGTTAAATGTGTTAGCACCGGCACATGCGCAAATACCTGTTCCAGCACTTAGTGTATTGCCTACACAACATGCTTTGTTAACAACTAATGTACTAGGTGTGCATAATGTTATCCAGCCATAGCATGAACAGAAGTAAGTGCTATCAAAGTTAGACAATCCTAACGAGTTTTGTTGATAACTTGTAGGAGCAGAACTGCATATAATCGAACAGTTCAATGTTAACTTACTTTGTTGTATACCTGCCGATGAACAGATTTGTGCGTTAGTAATAGTGTTTGCGTTGATTGTTACTGCTATGTTATTGCCTGAACGACTAAACCCAATATCACTTGTGGGTGTAACTGTGGCATTAATAACCTGTCTTGCGTAGTTCCATATTGGATACGCGGTACTTGTAGTAGACCCTACAGTTGAAGTGTTGGCAACAAAGGTGTTTGATCCAAATATAACAAAGTCAGTATCGGTTGGATTAGAAAACTTAACGTCACTCATTGCTGTGATCTGTCTAATCTGATCAACGTATCTCTTTGAAGCAGCCCTGCTACCGTCATTACCTGGCATTGGGTCGCCATTCAATATCAATCCACCAGTCATTATGCCGTTGGCTGGAGTTATAACACCGGTAGAACTATCAACAGTACTTGTTCCTGCTATGCTGATCTTAGTATCAGCATATCCTTTGTTGATGACATCCATCAAACTACCGCCGGTAGTTGTTGTAGTTAGGTTAGTGATCTGCCCGGATAGTACTCGAGCAGACTGACCACTACCGCCCATGTCAATGGCGCCATTGGACATTGTGATATTGTGAGCAGCCATCTTTAGGCCGCCGGTCATTGCTTGGTTACCGTTTAGGTCTAAGTAACCCGAACCAATCCTAGCAACTGTACCGTTGTTTACATCTAAACCTAGTCTGTGATTGATGTATCCAATAATAGCAGTTTGTACAGGAACGCTTGAGTTACTTCCTGCGCCCAGTGTGTCGTCTGTGCTAAACTCATTTACTAGTACACCTTTTTGGAATTGTAATCCACTTACGCCGGACAAGTTAATGTTGGAGTTAATAGTTACAGAACCAGATGCTTGGTTAACAGCAAAGAAGTCACCAACTCTAAAGTTACCGTCTTGGTCAGTAGTTACTGCAAATACTCTACCTTGTCCGATACTAGTTCTTTCATTGGAAGCATTTGGTAGTTTTGTACTTGGTCCGTAAATATCGTTTGGATATCTAGCTGAGTCATATCCTCCAACTCCGATATTAAACATATCTGCACCAGTGGCACGCATAGTTGATATCTTTGTATAGACACTACCAGTTGTTAGATATCTAATACCTGCTGGTAAACTTACGTTTATATAAGGATTTGATAATGAATAGTTTGTAACAGTTGAAGTTAATGCAGGAGTAAATGTTATGGTGTCATAGGTTAGACCACCAGTAGCATATGTGTACCCTGTAACTCTATGCACAGTTCCATTCCACCCAAATATGTATTGAGTAGAAGAAGAGCCGCCTAAGCTCTTTATTAATCTAGCACCGTCACCGGATGTAGTACTTAATGGGTTTATTCTTATACTTGTACTAGTAGCTGTGGCTACGTATGTACTGCTGTTCCATGTAGATAATCCTACGTAACTCCAAGAGCCACTTAATGATAAATCACTATAACCGCTGGTCGCAGAACTAATATCAGTAATAGCTGCTATGCTATACGAGCTTGTAGAATCTGAAAATAGAACAGCAGTTAAGTTTGGATCTATTAGATTTCGTCTATTTAAACCTTGGATCATGAACTGTTGCTGACCCCTAATAGTAACAATGGTGCCACTGTTAATAGGAGCAGGTAATCCATTTGATCCGCCTACTAATGATGTTGCTAGTTGTAGTTGTATTAACCAACCGCCTGAGTTAGTAACGGTATTAGAAACTGTGGTAGCAGAAACAACATTGAACTGTTGTAGACCCAACGTTCCGTTATTAGGTCCACCGCTGGTTAGACCATAGTTAAACTCTACCTGGCTATTTGCGTAGACTGAAATATCAGGATAAGCGAATCCTTGACTTAATGAGTAAGGATTTCTTACAATAAGAGTATTAGATCCGGTATTGTTTGTAGCATTAATACCGCCGTATAATGATGTCCAGTTAGCATTTACTACCGTAGCAGTTGATATCATATCAGCTTGTAGGGTAATAATTGTTGGAACTTCGTTAGGGTCAGCACCTTCTGCTTTTAGTGCGTAGTCACCGAATGCTGTACTACCGTTCAAGCTTCTAATAGCTCCCCCGTTCTTAGCATAGTAACCTGTGTGGTTATAATATGTGAACACCGATACAGCTTCCATGGTACCGTTGTTTGTAGAAATAATACCATAACCGAGATCGTTCATCTGCGTAAAGTCCGCAGTCAACATACTCTTGTTACCAGGGGTATTAAGTTCTATGATACTTGGTAGATATCCGATGAAACCTTGTTTAATAGAACTAGTACTAATAGTAAAACTAGTAGCAGTTGTAACCGGTCCACCACCTTGGAAACTTACATTAACTGGGTTTGTATATCCGCTACCTGGGTTAGTAACAGTGATAGAAGTTACTACACCGGCGTTGAGGTTAGCAACACCTGCGGCCGTGTGTCCGGCTGCTTGATCCGGCGCACTAAAAATAACTGTAGGCGCTGTACTGTATCCTGTTCCACCACCGCTGGCAATAGGTATAACACCGCTAGGGTAAGAAATACCGCCACCTAAGAAATAAGGGTTGATATTCAATACTGCGGTACCTGCTACCTGGTTATAGTTAGTTACATAAGCAACTTGATATCTATTACCTAGACTATAGAAGGTAACCGGCATAGGTGGGTTTCTTGCGTATAGACCTTGGCCAGCTGCAGGACTTGCTACTGATATAGTATATGTACCTGTGTAATATGTACCAGTAGTAGCCGCCGCAGGAACTATTTGTAGGTTACCTACGAATCCGTCAACATATACACCACCTGAAAATACTTGTTGGTTAATGCTAAAACTAAAACTTGTGGCTTTATAAATGTAAGGAGATTTTGTTAAGATTTGACCCTGTGGATCAAATACACACATAAATCCTCCGTGCCCTTGCGAAGTAAGACCTGTAACAATGTTTGCATCATTTAACAGGAATACGTCCATTTGTGAATTTAGCTTTGGTGTGCTATTAGGATTTGTTGCGTCTGTTAGATAATGGTAACCATATTCTTGTCCAGGAATCGCTAGACCTTGGCCGGCGTTAGCAGGACTGCTGTTAGTTAAACCGTCAAAGTTGTTATCTCTTCTAAAGAATGTTTTTGCCCACTTACTTGTACTAGTTAATGGAGCAGGTTGAATAATAGTACGACGACTTTCTTCACCTTTTAAACTAACGTTAGCGGCAAGTTTAATAGGTAGTTGTTCTTCATATATACCACTTTCTACTAAGATAGTAATCTGTGGTTTAGGAACTTGATAAGAGAACAATACAGGTTCGCCTGGTACAAACGCAGTACCTGTATTATATACGTCATAGTATTCGACTGGCTTTGAATATGTGTATGATATATAGGCTAATGTTTCTGCCTGGATAAATGTTCTGTTAGCTTCTAATAACCTTGCTGCACTATATGTAGTGGTGTTAGAATTCGCTACAAGAGATATAGGACTAGGAGTAGATGCTACGCTTGGACCATTGGCAATAATATTAGTAATGGTTGATAGTAAAGTAGTAGCAGTGGTGACCTGTGTTGCGCCACCGACACCGTATCCTGCAGTTACTTGACCTACAGTATTGCCTACAGTGGGTGTAATAGCAATACCCTGTATAATGTTAGGTAATATTGCGTTGATGTGATTATACGCAGCAAGTGTCTGTGTTAGTTCGTAGGCAATGACACTGGAAGTACTATATCCATAATAGTAAACACCGCTTTGAATAGCTTGTCTATTGCCGCCGTATAACAAGTCAAAGCTAATGCTATCAACCATGTATCCTACATCGCGAGCACATTTAATAGAGTCATATACATAACCTGCATTAGTTGCAGTTATGTAAGCATTGATTTCTTGTTGTAAGAATGATTTATTTTGTTGTAATAGATTGTAGGAATACCAAACAGTGGCAGTTGTACTAGAAGTTAAACTATTAGGTACTATTTTATCAGTAACGCCTTTCGTACCATTGTTTAGAATATCTAAGATGACTTGAACATCTGCAGATACCATAGATGCTTCAGTGGCGCCACCGTGATTAGAATTTGTAATCTGTGAACCACTAGAATACTTTGTAAACGTTGTATTACTTTGTACAATCTTTTGTACCAAAAACTTTAGTTGAGTTATTGCTGAAGTAGTAGTTGTTATTTCTGAAGCTATAGCACCGACATAGTTAGACTGACTCCAGTATTGAAGACCGGCAAATGTTACCTGACTCTTTGAGTTAGGGAAAGCCATGTCGAAGGCAACGGCATCGATGATTAGACCAGTGTCTCTATAACAAGTGGCACTATTAAAGTAACTAATGCCTACGGTAGAATAATCGCCGAACGCTTGAATAAAGCCGACAGCAGTTGAGTTTCCACCTAGGAAATATTGTCCTGGGCGAACGTTTGGTGTTGGAAATGCTAGGAACTGGTCAGTTCCGTTTACACTATAATCGCCGTAGTTAAACAATATACGTGTAGAACCAGGAACTACAGGACTAGGAACTACAGCATAAATGGTAGCAGTTATAAGACCGTTATTATAGGTCATGTATTGCTCGTATGAACTTAGCACAGAGCTAGCTGTATTAATAACACTTTCTGCTAGTTGAGCAGCATCATTGATATATCTGAATGCGTATGCTAGACTACGTCCCCACTTTTGTGAAGGAATACCTGCACTAGCAAATGATTTAATTCCGTTGGCACCTGTGGGACTGTATCCGTTTGTGCTAACATATATGTTAATTGAACTATATGGACTATTGGTATCTACGTAGTTTTTAGTAGCTAGATCTTGGGCATCAGACGGGTCATTAAAATACTTTGCTTGATAACCAGTACCTATTTGACCAGGAATACCGCCACCAAGTAGATTACGAGATAGTGTAGGGTTTGTATCTGAAAACAAGCTACTTGTAGTAGCATTAATTATTAACTGGTTAGTAGAACTATTAACGATGTAAATGCCACTGCCGGCTACTAGTGATTTTTGTGTAAGTGTATTTCCGTAGTTATCAACAGCTAGAATAGTAGCTGTAGTTACAGAGCTAGGAATATAAGCCTGGGGAGTATCTAAAAACTTGGTGAATCTTAATCCAGTACCGCCGGTGGATATTTGATACAGTTCTTGGAACATAGAATCCGCTTTTTGGAAAGCAGCTCTAATACTATCTCCAGTGCCGTCATTGGCCTGTTGCCCGATGTTGATTTTGTTATAAGACATTCTATTCCTCTATGTAACCATATTTATTGAAATTTCTGGTTACTTTTCATACCATAATGATATTTACCTAAAAAGTAAAAACGTCATTATGGCATGAACTGAGGAATTTACAGGAATACTTCTCGTACTTCTTGTTTGAGATCTTCGTGATTTAGTAAGTTGATAACTTGATTTTGGAAACTTTTAACCACAGTTTCTACAGCTTTTTCTGGACTTAGTCCTCTGCTTTGTAGATAGTAGATCTTTTCGCCATCTAGTTTTTCAGTCATACTACCTATACTACTCTTAACAGAGTTACAATCAGCATATATCTCTGGTTTACTAAAGCATCTACAGTTATCGCCTATGGTAAGATTCATATTCTCTACGCTAGCTTCGCTGCCATTACTACCTTTATCTAGTACCACTGTGGATTGATAGGCAGTTTGACTATTGTCACTAGAGCGTCCTAGGATCAGTTGCCTGCTTTGTGTTTGCGGATGTTGATGAATAATCTTAGTGATGATTTCAGTATCACCGCCTACATCGTTGGTCATTAGACCGAACGCACTAAACACGGCGCCTGTTTCCATGCGAATCTGTATAATGTGCTTATTAAACTTACCGTCTTTAATAAACACGCCGAGGTTAAGTATACTACCTTCCCTAAGCATGATATCGTACATACATACCTGCTGTAAACGCTTGTCTGCTTCGTTTAGTATCAGCATGTCTAGCTGACTACCTTCCCTAAGCTCTATTTGTATGTTTTTTGCCAATAGTTCTTTTTCAGTAGGGTTTTGTCTCAAGGTCATTTGATCCTTGACACCTGCTGCTACTTCGATGGAACTAGCATCGATTATTTTGAATTCTTTACCGAAATACTGCTCAGGGGTAAATGTCCAATCTGGGTCGCCTTTTACAGCTTTAAGAAAACTGTGGATAGCCATCTTCTAAAATCCTTTTATAAAGTTCTGCCGTGCCTGATTCACGGATCTCGCCATCAACTAACACATGGACATGAGATGGTTCTAAAATGTCTAACAGACTTTTACTGTGTGTGATTACAATAACTCCTTTCTTTTGATCTTCTAGATAGTTTTTAAGTATCTGAGCTACAGCCGATAACGCTGATTCAGATAAATCTGATTCGATTTCATCTAAGATAATAAGTTCTGGTAATAGCATTACCATTTGTACGATTTCGCTTTTGCGCCATTCTTCGGGGGATAAGATGTCACTGTTAACTGGTTCGTCACAGAACTTAGGATGAAGTCCGATAGCATCTAATAATGTTCTGTAAGACACTTCTACTTCTGGTGTAAACAATCCGCCTACACGAGCTTCGAATAATGCTTTTATTAGATCTAGATTACTAAGACCTTCAATCTCTGGTGGGTGTTGGAATGCTGTGAATATTCCTATTTCGCTGCGCCTGTGCGCTTTGAGTTTACGTATTTCTTTGCCGTGGAATAATAGATTTCCGGCGCTTTGTGTAATGTAAGGGTTTCCTTGTATAACGTGTGCCAACGTGCTCTTACCGCTGGACTTAGGGCCAATGATAGCATGTATCTCGCCCTCTTTTACTTCTAGGTTAATATCGGTTAGTATTTGTGTTGTATCGATTACCGCAGATACGTTTTTTATTTTTAACATTTTAATATTATAAGTTATAGTTTGATTTCTGTCAAATGACACCCGTGATTACAAAGCACCTCCTTCTAATCTTATGTTAATAACATCCCAATCTATAATCTTCCATTGGTTGTTTAAATATCCTGATTTGTCTGCTTGATAGTCTAATGCCCATGCATGTTCCCACCAGTCTATCAATAACACAATATCATTTTTGATTTCGTGATTCTTAATAGTTTTGATCTTACCATCCTTGGCCAAATAAACCCATCCGCTGCCCTGTATCGACATTGCTTCTTTTTCAAAGGCTGCTGTAAACTTTTCCCAGGATTTAAAATGCTGTTCGATAAAATCTTTTGATGTATCTGTGGGTTTGTTGCTACCCTTAGGCGATCTAAACTGTGTAAAATATATACTGTGTAAAAAAGCACCGGCTTCATTGAAGTCAGCATCGCCCTCTCCACTGTTGTATCTATCAACATATGCTTTGTAGAGTTTACCGTAGTGGTAGTTTATAGTGTTTTTACTTAGGCTACGTCCTAATCCGTCTCGTGAATAGGGTAAAGAAACTTGAGTTAGTTTCTTTCTTGATCCTTCGTTTAGAGACTTTATAAAGTTGTACATCTATCTAAATCCGATTAAATATCTTGTTGGGTGGTCAATAGGGCATCCGAGGATCCGCAAGCTATGAATTTTCCCTATTTCTTTTTTTAGCACAGCCAATGTGGCTACACGGTAAATCGGCACCCAACACCTAGATTCTTTTCTGTTCCATAGATATTTATAGTCAAGTAAATACTTTATTAGTTTTTTAAAAGGAATCCATCATGGAAATATTAATTGGTATTATCGCTATTGTTGCTATCGTTGTATTAGTAGTAAATAGAAAGAAAAAAGAAGAAGCAGTAGTCGAAGAAGCTGCTCCTTACAAAGTTGAAACTCCTGTAGCGCCTGCTCCTGTAGCACCAGTAGTTGAAGAAGCTGCTCCTGTAGCGGAAGAACCTGCTAAGAAAGCACGTAAACCACGTGCTGCAAAAGCAGAAAAGGCTCCTGCTAAGAAGCCTGCTGCTAAAAAAGTTGCTGCTAAAAAGACAGTAACTAAATCAAAGAAGGCCTAAGACCTTAGCTTGATCAGCTAGTTTAAAACTAGCTAGATTTTTAGACTTTGATTCGCACATGATATCATGTGTTTTTAAGAAGCTCAAAGCCCATTCGTTGGCTGCTGTATTCCAGTAGTAATCAGAATGTGCTCTGAGCTTTCCTTTTTTGTATCCTTGCGTTAACAGCAAGTCTAGGGACGGTGGAGTACTATTACAAGCCCCCACGAGAACATCCTCACGACTAACAGAATAGTGAAGAGTAGGGCGCACACCACGCCAACTATCTTCAACCTGTTTAATACGTGAGTCCATTGAGGAGATGTATTCCCCTGTGTTGATCCAATGGTGATGGACATCGAGAACGATAGGAAGTAAATCACAGAGAGTAAGACAAGTATCCAGTCCATGTGTTATTTCTTCATTTTCGATTGTAATGCAGTTACGAGCCTCAGGAGAAAGCCTGGAGTATGCCGATCGTATTCCTGCAGGGCCTTGGCGACCTGATATGTGGACATTGATTTTGAAATCTTGGAACGTTTTGCCAAAACCCATGAAGCGGGCCATATCTGCATGATACTCAAACTCCTCTATTGAACGATCAACGATGCCAGGGTTCTCTGAAGCAAGTACAGTGAACTGACCAGGATGCATACTGAGACGAACATTATCCCTTCTAGCAATATCGCCGACCCTAGCGAATTCCTTTTCCATATAAGAAACAACATCTGAGAGGCGCCAAAAATAAGCAAAGTCTGACTGAGTATATACAGGAAGTATATCACTGCTAAGGCGAACCATTCTGAGGTGATCATCTAATGTACCTACTTTTTCTACAAGTCTACGAGTAGCCTCGATGTTGTGTTTCATCAAGTCCCATAGTTTTTCTTCAGCAACTTGTTGACTTTGGCGTTTCAACCAAGCTACAGTAGTTGTGCCAGTATTGAGTTCAGGGACAGATACTACCTGCCCCTTACTATCAAGTTCGCTCCATTTACAAGCGAAGCCGATGCGTTTATTCATCATTGTTGTTATCGCGGTCTTCGTACTGAAGAATTTGGTCACGGAATACTTCTAACTGTGCAATCATATTATCAACGCCGCCTGCGTTCATAGTAATCTCACTATAGCCCATTTGGAAACTAACACGACCATTGCTAGTGATACCTAACCGATAATATGTAGTAGCAGGTTTCTCTGGTTCTTCGGGAACCTCTGGAACTGCTTTAGGCTCCGGAAACTTAACTACGTTATTATATTCTTCCTTACGTTCTTCACGACTTTTAAACCAATCGAACATATGATTCTCTTTCATATTGAGCCAGCGAGCCAGCGGATTACAAACTAATGGTAAAGCTATCAAACCAAACCATACCAACTCTACAAGCATAGTATAGTCTCTGTAAGGACTAAAAGCAACCATTACGGACAATAAAAGATATAGAACACCGCTCCAGAAGAGCCAATATCCTCCAGAGCGGCCAAATAACTTCATATTAGTCTAGTGGAAAAGGACTAACGATAACACGTGGTTCAATAAACACTGGGCGCGGTTTACCACTCTTTGGATCCACGCACAATACCCATGTACCATCCGCACTCGCAGGACTATACAGACCATTTGGATCAGCTTGTGGCAATGTTACATAACCATGTCCATCACCCGCAATACGCATAGGGTTAGTGTACTGAGTAGCATATGGCAAGCCATAGCCGACTGCTGTACAGATCTTATGCAACTTACCATTCATATCAACAATATAGGCAGTGGTAGCTACGTTTTGATCACGCAACTCCATGATGTCTTTCATCATACGCTTTTCAGCAAAGTTAGTGATAGCGGGCATACCAACTTGTGTTACAGCCTGCATGGTCAATTCTTCTTGCTTACGGCGCTCAATCTGAGTCGAGGACTCTTTAACATCACATGCTGCCAATAAGGCAACCAACGGCAATACTAATAAAACTTTTTTCATTTTGGATCTTTCTTTTCTAAAAACCTACCAAGTTTAAAACATGCGTACCCGATTAACGCAAGTACGCACATGAATCCGATACCCATTAATGCTTCAACGAGTATCATGTTTATTACCAATCACTACTGCTCGAGCTGTCGCTTGAACTGTCTGACCAGCTTGAGCTCGAGTCACTGCTTGAGCTAGACCAGCTTGAGCTAGACTTGCTTGAACTGTCATCATCCCAGCTAGAGCTACGTGATGGAGTAGAAGGTGTATCCCAAGAGCTAGAGCGACTTGTCGCAGGAGTATCGTCCCAAGTGCTAGATCGACTAGGAGCAGGCACTTCACGCACAGTCTCACGTTCGATGATAGTTGTATGATCGTGATGTGAACCACTCAACATATTGCCAACTAGCATACCAGTTACAAAATCACCAGAGCCACCGTTGTTTACTACAGTAGTAGTTGGTTGGGCAACTGTTTGTGCAGAAGTACGATACATACGAGCATTAGCTTCTGCGGCATCTGCGCGGGCTTGTGCTTCACGGCGTTCCTGTGCTTCCAAGAACAAACGTTGCTTCTCAGCGGCTTCTTCTTTCATGCGCTTGACAGTTTTCAACTTGTCAGGATTCTCTGGGTCAAAACGTTCATGTCCGTAGTTTTTGTGTGCTCGCAACACGTCTTCTGCGGCTTCAATTCGGGCACGTTCGGCTGCTTCTTGATCTTCTCGTTCTGCTCGAATACGTTCGCGTTCTGCGGCACGGGCTGCTGCTTGACGTTCGCCTTCTGCTTGACGTTCTGCTTCTTCTGCGGCACGGCGTCTTCCATCGGCAAAAAATAGAAGTCCAATGCTACCTAGAATCAATACTGCTAGAACAATAAAAATATTTCGAGCTATGTGTGACTCACTAACAACTTCGATCTTTTTCACTTGTGGTGTGATTGCTTGTTGTAGACTTTCAATATTGCTAGAGCTAGCAAACTTCAAGTCCGGGTCAATGCCCATTGCTTTATCCAACGCAAACTTTGCTTTGACGTTGTTACCGAGACCAGCCTGTGCTTGTGCCATAGCGTAGTAGGCTTTAGCACTTTGTGGATGTGCAGCAATGACTTGTTCTAGTCCTTGCTCGGCTGCGCTGTATTGTTGTTTCTCAATCAAACTTTCGATTTGTTGAAAACTAGGTTCGGCAAATGCTGTAAAACTAAACAGCGCCAAAAGCATTAACATTTTTTTCATAGAATACCTTTAACAAAAAGAGTAAAACAAACCATAAATCCAAGAGCAAAGTAAGCTACCTTGCCAGCCCATTCGGGCAACATTACATCTTTCATTTTCCGGCTCGCAAGTCGTTATAAAAGTTACGAAGGTTAGGAGGCATTTTATCCTCAGGGTACACCGAGAAACGATGTAACACTATAGCACGGAGAGCTTGTTTCTTCTCCGCATCAGCATTGATATATTCCATTTGGAGGTTTTCCAAATCACGGATCATACCGTCATTGTATTGTTCTGACTCTTTGAACACTTTGTTATCTACTGCGCGGTATTTAGGAGCAAAGAACTGATAGCTCTCATAGCTCAACAAACTAATGCCAAACAGCATCAAGATAAACATAATCACTGCGCCGACTGCGCCAAACATTTCCTTAAACATATATTTCCTTTATTGTTTCGCCATTTTTTGATCTTTGGCTTCAGCGATCAACTGATCGAAAACAGCCTTGGGCATCTTCAGACGTACAAACGTATAGTGGCGTCCGTTCATTGTAAAATGACCTAGCTCTCGTTGTAGGTGTTCACGGATAGTTGTGTTCTTAACAACATATGAGATGCGTGTAAATGTAGACTTACGGTCGTCAACAAACTTGATTTCTGTTTCGCTGTTTACTTCACTGTTAATACGTTTAGCAAAGTTATTCATAGCGATAGCATACATCTGTTCTTCTGCGGCTTGTGCGTGAATAGATTCACCAGCACCACAGGCGTATGCGTAGTCTTTGGCAAACCAGAACCAACCCTCTGTACCAGCCTGGGCACAATCTTGGTACCAACCTGGTTCAGCATAGGTCTTGCGTTCTTCGATCTCTTTCATCGAACCACAAGCAGTCAACAAGACTGCGACAAGAAGTAATGCGAGTTTTTTCATTTTGCCATCTCCACTGATTCAGTTTTGACCTTTTGAACACCGTGGTCTAGAATGCGAGCAAGCCCGCTAAAACCAACAGTTGCTAGTATAAGACCGAACACGGTGCCTATAATAAACGCTTTCATACCAAACTCTCTTTCTCTGTGTGTTAAAAAATATCTTCAACTATCCAACCAGCGGAAAGTTTACAAGCAATAAGGTTATATTGTTTGACACCTTTCTCACTTCTTTTTACATCATACAACCATTTACATGTTGTGCCTTGATGTATAAAGTCTCTTTGATAACTTGGATTAGAATGTAACCCGCCTACATCAACTAGGTCACCTTTCTTGTAACCGTCGATGTGTTTTGTGTTACCATTTTCTTCGTAAGTTATTTCCGACTTGCTGCTTATTATAGATGGTTTTATCAAACTTGTCAAGTCTTTTCTAGCCAAAAGTGCAGCAGTTTTACAAGACTCGGAATCATTGCGCCCAGAATATTCGCCGTGGGCCTTATGCCACACTCCGTCTATCTGTAGGTCTGTGTCAACAATACAAACATTTTTACCAAACTTGTTTGTTTCAAAACGTTCTTTGTAGTTGTCTTCAGCAGTAATAACAGCTTCGGTGGTTTGTGTGATTGTTAGATTAAACTTGCGATCTTGCGCAAATACACTAACAGGAATCAACAGTAATAAGATTAGCCTCTGCATGCTTGTTTCACCCAATCTATGTTTTGTTTAATCATAAACGACATACTACCATCTGCCATCATGCGCTTTGTTTCATAGTCGCTAGTAAAGAGTCCTAGCATTGATACTTGAAATGCTGCTGTTTGTTCTTCTTGTTTAGTTGGCAAGATACTGTACAGGAATGTTAACTGCTCATTCTTTTTCTTACAATCTGGTCTGAAGTTTATTAGATTGTCTGAGCTAACAGGAGTCCTGATGCTACTAGCACATCCACTAAGTACGATGACACATATAACGAACACGCCAAATTTTACTCTTGATAGCAGAGACTTGTGCGTCATATTCGATGCCTTTCTGTGTAGCAGGTTTTGTGTTGTTTAGTTGAGTTGTTAGATAATCAGTTATCAATGTTTGATTTCGACAGTCGTCTGGAATAGCATTGACTTCGCTGATATCAAGCGTTCGGTATGTATTAGCACACCCTGTCAACAGTGCTAGTAGCAGTGCTGACAGTGCTAACTTTGGAGATTTCCCAAGTGCCGTTGCCTCGGTCAGTCCATGTGAGTTCATCGCCTTCCTTCCAACCTTGTTGATCAAGTAAATCTTGGGGAAGCGGTAGAATAAGTTCGCCATGCTCATCCTGTTCTACTATAACTTCCCAACTGTTTTTTGTATCCGTCATAGTATTATTATAGCACCAAAAAGTGGTTTTGTCAAATAATTCCGCGGAAATATTCGATGGTTTTTACCAATCCAGTTTCTAGATCTATAGTTGGCTCCCAGTCTAGTACCATTTTGGCTGTATCAATAGCTGGCTTGCGTTGTTTTGGATCATCTTTTGGCAACGGCATGTAAACTATTTTACTAGTACTTCCTGTTAACCTAATAACACGTTCGGCTAGTTCGAGCATTGTAAACTCGCCTGGGTTTCCAATGTTAACAGGATACGAGTATCCGCTATCCATAAGCGCCATCATCCCGTCTAAGTTATCTTCAAAATAACAGAAGCTACGAGTTTGACTGCCATCGCCGTAAATGGTAATGTCTTCGCCACGCAGAGCCTGAACAATAAAGTTGCTGACAACACGCCCGTCCCCAATAGCCATCTTTGGGCCGTATGTGTTAAAGATACGCATAATGCGAGTGTCAACATCATGTTGACGATTGTAATCCATAAACAATGTTTCGGCAGCACGTTTGCCTTCATCGTAACAACTACGAATACCGACTGGATTTACATTGCCCCAATAAGTTTCGTGCTGTGGATGTACTGTAGGATCACCATAACATTCGCTGGTACTTGCTTGTAGAATCTTAGCACCTGTACGTTTAGCAAGTCCTAGCATATTGAAGGCACCTAGAATACTGGTCTTCATTGTTTGAATAGGATCATGCTGATAGTGTTGTGGGCTAGCAGGACAGGCTAGATTATAAATTTCATCTACTTCTACATACAATGGAATACAGATATCTTGTCGAATAACTTCAAAGTTCTTCTTATCTAGCAAGTGTTCGATATTTTTCTTGCTGCCTGTAAAATAGTTATCAACACAAAGGACATGATGCCCTTGGTTAACTAAACGCTCACATAAGTGGCTACCTAAAAATCCAGCGCCACCTGTTACTAAAATCTTTTTCATCTTGGGGTATTCCTGTGTTGTGCTTTGGGCTTTTCATAGGCAATGCCGTATTGTCTATGTAGCCATTCTATAAATTTTAATACTTCTTCTTCTTGGAAATCAGTATGAAGTCTTTGTTCATTATAAACATTAGAACCTAAAACTACTTTATCTAACCAATCTTTATCGTTCATTTTTAATAACCTCCACTACCATTTTTGCTGTAGCAGGGCTTAATGTCCACCCTAGGTGTCCGTGCCCTGTATGATAGAAAACTTTTTTATTCTTTTTACTTTGTTCAACAATGGGCATCATGTTAGGAGTCATTGGACGCAAACATGCCCACTGTGTATAATCGTGTGTATTGATTCTAGGAAAGTTTGTGTGTACCCAATCTAACAGTGGTTGGATACGATCTCTAGTAATATCGTAGTTCTCACCTATGAGCTCTGCAGTACCTGCAACTCTAAAACGATTTCCTAGACTAGATGTAACAATCTTAGCCTGGTCATCTAACAAACTTACCTTAGGTAAGTATTCCGGATCTACATTATTAATAGTAATGCTATAACCTTTAACTGGGTATACAGGAAGATCATCCCCTATACTTTTTGCTAACTTTGTGCTACCTACTCCATTACACACAACAATAGCATCATCGTAGGAGAGATGATTTAGATCAGTGATCTTCATGCTGTAGTAAAAACGAACATTGTATTTGCTCTTAAGCACACTAGCAAGTTCATAACAAAACTTGTGAATGTCTCCAGTCCAATCACTTTCGGTAATAGTTGCTCCCACAATACCTTCTATATTAGCAAGTGCCGGATCGATCTTTGAAACCCATGCAGGATTAACTTCTTCGCGATCTAATCCGTTTTCGTTGTATAGGTTCATTACCTTTTGTGCGGTTTCCCAATATTCTTGATTCTTGTAAAAATGTAAGATGCCGCAGTCACTGCGATCAAAGCTGATATTTTCTTCTTTACAAATCTCGTCGTAGAGTCTGCGGCTTTCAAGACCAATCTTCACAGTCTCTGCTGTATTCTTTTTATACACATCTTTGATGGTGTAGTAAAAGAACCTAGCCATCCACTTCCATTGTGCCCAGTCTAACCTTGGACGAATAAGCAAAGGAGCATCCTTTTTAAACATCCACTTAAAGCCTCGTCTGACATTGCTCCAGCTAGTCCACACTTCACTATTGCTAACGGAGATTTGACCCCCATTAGCAAAGCTAGTTTTCATTGCTGGATAACGTTCAGCTTCGAAAACAGAAACCTCATATCCTTCTTTTGCCAAATAATAGGCAGTAGTTAGGCCTGTAATTCCTGCACCAATAACAGCTATCTTTTTAATCATAACAACCAATACTTAACTATACCTACTATATACATGATACAAACAATTGCTTCAACAGTTATCAGTGACCACTTTTTCCAAACAATGCCGACGATTAACCACAGTAGGTTCGTTAACAGACTAGTATATAGATATGCCGGATAATGATTAAGACTGGTTAATGCTACTGATATTAAGAAACATACAGTAGCAACCCACTCCACGTATTTGTCAAAGAATTTACGCAAACAAGTCCTCTTTCCATTCACGATGACCTTCTCTAAAAGCCATGTTTGATTGTGTTTCACGAACTTCTACGCGATAGCACCATAGACGTTTGCTTTCTCCTTCGCCCCACATCTCTGGAATATAAACGCCATTGATATACTTGTAAAGCATATCTGCTAAACTCTCGCAACCTAATCGTGGAAGTACAACAATCTTAGCCATTTTCTTTTCTTGTAATAGTTTGAATGTTTCCATTTCAGGATCATCTTGTGCCACAATCAACGTGTGATCGAACATATCCTCTAATAACTTCTTCAATTCTTTAAGTCCGCCGTAGTCTGCGGCCCAGTTACGAACATCAAGATCATCTGTGCCAAAATAGAACTTCATTGAAAAACTATAACCATGAATCAAGTTACAATGGCTATCGGCTCTCCACTGTCTATACGCACATGGAAATGCGTCGTGATACTCTTTGGTACTTGTGTACTTGTATTGGACCGGATGACGGATATATTGTCTGTGGTCTGTATCGTGGTAGTTAAAATCGTCTGACATGCTTTTTCTCCTATGTTGTTTAGCATAGGCTGGCAGAGTTTATAAAGCGGGATGAAGCCAAGACCGCTATCTTTTAATTATACAGAGTTATTGATCTTTGTCAACAGATTTGATTAAACGCAGAGACGGTTTACCGAACGTAGTTCTTAGATCATCAAGTTGTTCGGTTACTAGTTCAAAGTGGTCGTCTGTGTCTTTCATTATTTGAAGCATGGTTAGCATAGTGAATAAACTCCAATGCCACCATGCTATGCAGGTTATACATAGGATGACAACACCTGAGAAGAATATACTTTGAAAAGGAATACCATACCACACATACAATAGTCCGGAGACTAATACAAAGACAGCAGGAGCAATGACAGAATAAATCTGCCAACTTCTTATTTGTTTATTAAGATTTTTACTAATTTTGGTCATGTGTTGGTGAGGGAAGATTAGGCCCTCATAGTATTTACGAGGACTTATCTAATAATAATCTGTTGATTTATTGAGGAAGGATAGAACCAAAAGGCAACCATTGACCTGGATGCCCACCGCTGACACAAACCCAACCGATAAAACTATTAGCCTTTGGTTCACTGTTCCAAATAATATCACCGGCAATAAAGTTACCGTGTGTAGGTGGACAGTTGCCTGTGGCAAATAGTTTATTGGCAAACTTCATATTGCCTGCTACTTCAAACTGTTCTTGTGGATTCTTAACACCAACGCTTAGTGTGCCGTAGGTACGTACAGTAGTATTCTTGCCTTCTAGACCTAGTGTAATATCACCAGTGGCGTGATATGTTGCACGTACTTGATTGTCTGTAACAATGTCTAGATTCTTAGTATTATAAGTTCCTATGCTACCCGAACCGCTTGTATTACCTGTGATAACTAACTCAACATCATTTTCACTGTCATAAACGGAAAGCACACCGTTAGCATCAGCAGTACCAATACTAAATCTTTCACTAACAGGATTGAAGTGTACGCTATCAGCAATGTTAAGAGCTCCTGATACTGCTAGGTTATTGAGAACGCCTACAGTTTTTAAATTACTGTTAACCACTGATCTACCTAGAGTATCCTTTGTTAGTACAGGTTGTGTATCTACGGAATAACTTTTGTTAGCAGGTATGTCGATTGTCTCTGTAGAAAAGAATCTGTCAGGACCTGTAGACAAAATAAACTGACGGCTAACAGGCCCGCCAGTCCATAGTAAACCAAAGCCAAGTGCTTCGCCTTCTGGGTTAGCAAACTCTAGGTATTGCTTGTCGAACTTTCTGTGTACATAGAGTTCCGTAGTACGAATCTCCATGGCATCAATGGCACCGTAGACTTTAACATCTCCACGCACTGCGAAACTGTTAAGAGTTTTTGCGTTAACTGTGTCTACTGTAATAACACCGTCTGTTACTACTAGAGTGGGAGTAGTTGCAGTGTCGCTTATGCCTGTACTGGCAAAGTTTGTTATAGTACCACCCGAAATCAAGTCACCAGTTAAATCGCCAGGATTTAATGCTAGTTGATCTATTGTTATATTTTCAGGAGCGTCGAATGTTTTGACCATGTTGTAATCCGTATAGTAATTCAGCATCTCGAAGTCGAGTATGCGTATTCTTACTATTTAGCAGGATTACTGCCAGCCTACGTCCTTGATCATGAATACCCATGATTAAACACCCGCCGCTTTTACGTATCCAACCAGTTTTGGATATAACAATGTCTGGAATCTTTAGTAGCAGATTATTCGTGGTGTGAAATGCTACTAACCTGCTCTTTTTCTTTCCTTTTAACTCTACACTCATGCTAGTAACTGTGCTGGCGTACTTTATGTATTGGTATGTTTCGGCAGCATTTAACAGTTTTACAAGATCGTGTACTGTGCTTGTGTTTGTATCTAACAAACCTGTAGGGTCTTCGTAGTGAGTACTAAGCATATTCAAAGAAGATGCTTTGGCGTTCATAGCCGCAATAGCAGCACCTTCGCCGCCTGGGTAGTTTATTGCCAATGTTTTAGCGGCAAGATTATTTGAACTCATTAATGTAAGCACCAACAAGTCACTGCGGGTAATACGGTTATTTCCTATACCACCGCTAATGCCATTGATAGGTTTAACATCGACTAGTTCATTTAGATCTTGATGAGCATCTAATACAACCATTGCTGTCATTATCTTGGTAATGCTAGCAATACTACGTACTTCGTTGCTGTTTTGTTCAGCTAGTATTTCGCCGCTGTCTAAGTCTTGTACTAGATAGGTAGTGGCTAATATTTTATCTTGTTTAGCAACAGCCCGCGAATGCTTTTTAGCAAACGCAGGTGCTGATAATATTAAAGATATAATAAGTAGGTATTTAACTACGCTTTTCAACAATTTTATCGATAAGACCATATTCAAGAGCTTCCTCGGCACTCATAAATTTATCCCTTTCCATATCAGAGATAAACTGGTCATATGTCTTACCTTTGCTGTTATGCTTGACGTAGATCTTAGTTAATACATCTTTCATCTTCAAGATTTCTTTAACTTGGATTTCCATGTCTGTAGCCTGTCCACCGGCACCACCGCTGGGTTGGTGAATCATATGGCGTGCTTGTGGCAACATAAAACGTTTGTCTTTGGCGCCTGAACTAGCCAGCAACGACCCCATAGAGCACGCTTGTCCCATGACATAGGTGCATACATCGGGTTTGATAAACTGCATAACATCATAGATTGCCATGCCTGCTGTAACAACACCGCCGGGGCTGTTAATGTAAAAGTGAATATCTTTTTCGCTGTCTGCGCTTTCTAAATGCAAGAACTGTGCAACGATGCTAGCTGCAACATCGTCGTGAACTGGTCCATTCAACAGGACAATACGCTCGTTCAGCAAGCGGCTGTAAATGTCAAAGGCACGCTCGCCTGAGCCTGTCTTCTCGATTACCATTGGTACTAATGTCATCTTACTTCCTTAAAAATTATCTTTAACTGTCTTTGATCCGGCGAGACCGGAAACAACTTGAAACTGTTCCCAGGCACGTTTAACTGCGGGATTATCTTCTAAGCTACTATCAGTTAACGTGGCTTCCAACCAGTAATATGGTAAGCGTCGAGGATGGGTGCCAAACTGTCGTGGCTGATGCAACTTGCCTGTTTCCCAAAGTTCAATGCTGACACTACGAAAACGATCTTCGTCCTCGTCAGGATACTTGGCCCATTCTGGATTGCTGAGTCCGTATCTATCGTGATAGCCTGACCAAATGCCTGACCACTGTTCATCAACTCTGGGATCAAAATCTGTGCGGGCGATAACAACCAGTACATCGCTAATGTCTACGTTGCCGTCAACAATATCACGAACGCAACGGCTGTAACTGAGTCCGATTTTCATCTTTTGCCTTTGATTTTGTTAATACGTTCACGTGCTTCGAAGTCTTCACGACACTCTTTAGAGCAGAAGGCACCTTCAGTTGGCTCTTCACACTCTAAGCAAAATCCTGTTTTTTCAGGTACTGCTTTGCGTTTAGATAAACTTTCTTGTAGCATCATCTCTGATACTAATGCTGCTTCTTCTAATGGATCACTCACTGTATTTTCCTTTCGTTATATTATACATGGATTCTATTTATTTGTCAATCTTATAACCGGCTATCTTGATATACTTAAAGAGATCCTTTCTATAGTATGGTTGCCATGCAGTAGCTTCTGGTCCACACACTTTTGACATTACACGGACAACGCCGCAGCTCTCATGCCGGCCGGGTGTTGTCTTTCCTGTTACAGGATTGTATTCGGGTTCTTTGTAGCCTTTATTACACTCCCACGCCCATGTATTAACATTGAAAGTACGCTCAAGCCAACTAGCTCGGTTATGCCTACAGGTCTTACAGGTTAGTTCTTTGTTCATAGCTTTTACTCCCATTCTCGTTTAATCATATACTTGGTTGCGTGTGGTCCCAGTAACTTTAGTTCTTTAAGAAGTTTATCAGTTTGAAACTCTATCCACTCTTCGACAATACGTAGATTGCGATCGCTATGGGTAACATCGGCAACGAATCCGTCGAAGCTGTTGTAGCGGACTGCGTTGCGGATCCAACCGCGGTCTACAATCATAGATTTGCTGTAATCAAAACTCCAGGTACCGTCCATATTGTCGACCTTGGCGCAGAGTTCGTCTTTGCGATTGACAGAGTTGTGGCTCAGACAACTCAACACAGTGAACTTTGGTCCGTTGACTGCTACTACAATAAAGTAAGGGCAGAACATTTCGTGCCAGTAGTCGCCTGGTTTAGGATTTTGTAAGGCTTCAGTGTTTACTGCATACCTAGTTAGATTATCTATTTTCATTTTTATTAATACTGTTGTTTACTAAAATATCAAATACTTTTACTGTGCCCCAAACGGCAACAACAAATCCAATAGTTAAACAACACATTCTAACAACTTCTTCAGTTGTTGAAATCACAATATGTATATCAGGGCTTACGTACATTTTCTTTTTCCTTTTCTTTCTGTCTAAAATATTGCACCCATTCGTAGAGTATCTGATTCTGTTCTTCCAACTTTTTGATACGTTTTTCTAAATCCCGAATTTGGCCTGACTGAATCGCATTCATTGTAAAATCATATGCACCCATTACTTGACTCCAAAGTAATCTTTCATATTTCGACCTGCTAGACTAGTTCCTAGATTTGGGTTACTAGTTACAATATCATAGCATTTCGAAACAATGAGATCGGCAAACTCTTGAAGTTCGCTTTCTGTGATTTGCCAGGTAGGATCAGTGCTGTTGCTAAACGGAGGTATAGCCTGCTCAGCAAGTTGTTTAGTGTTTTCGTTCATAGGATTACCAAATCACCGGTTCCTGTGTAGCCTCACCTTTTAAAATCTTCCAAGTTTCTTCTTTGCTTGTGTAGATCAAACGACATTCCTCTAATACAAGCCTACGTTGATCTTCCGAAAGTTTACACCATTTGTGAACTGCTTCGTAACTACCATATGCTAGACTAGGCATATTATCACGAATCCAGCCGGATAGATTTTTTAATGCTGGAATAGTGTTAGCGGAATGACTGCATGCTACGGCACTTAAAAAGTCATTGGCTAAAACAGCCGTAAAGAAGCTACCTGGACTATAACCATATACTAGATAGTTAAACATAGGATCGGAATAATCCTTGTCAACCTTCCAATGGGCAAATGTGTGTAACAACTTATGGCGACTGTAGTCTGTTAACTTCATAATAAAAATCCAATCAAAACACCGATAACAAAGAAAAACTGACAACCCAATACCAGCGTTAAGATAAATCCTACATGACTATCTATTAACTTTTGAAAAGGAGAAAGTTTATCAAGGTAAGCGTTTTCCTTACGCAATAACTCTAACTCCTGCCTTTCCCAATAGTTCACTTATATACTTTCAGGATCATAACTTCTGCGTTGACACGACCATTTAATGTTGTATCAGTTGCTTTGATTTTGTCAAACCAAGTTTCAACACGCTTCTGTGTATTTTGTTCTTTAAACTCTTTGATCTGAACATCTGGTTTACGCAGAGTCTTTTGAAAGCTCTTAACAGAGAAATCCGTGATACTAGCACCTTTGACATTAAGACCTGCTGAGCTACTAGCAATGTATAGACCAATCTTACGTGTCTTGGTATTATACACTACTGCTAGTTGGGCTCCGATAAGTCCTGCAGCCGGCACACTGGTAAGACCTAGCTTATCATCTGTGACTTTAAACTTAATCTTCTTCACTAGCTCTTCTGCTGGCTTAACTTTCTTAGCACGGGGCTTCTTAAGAACTTTTTGTTCAGCCGCAATCTGATCACAGGCTGTAAAAATACTTTCGTAAAACTCAACGAGCTTTTTAATGTTCTTACGGCTGCAGTGTTTGTATGCTTCACGTAGTTGTTCGTCGGCATTGCCACTAGACAACTCTACTAGTTCGTTGTAGCTCTTTTGAAAGAATGATTTTATGTAACGTGCTTGTGGTGCTTTGGCACCTTTACCACGTAACAAACTAATCATTTTAAATGCTTTTGGATCAAACGCCTCTGCATCGGTGATCCAGTTATCAATAGCGGCATCGATCTCTTCGCTCATTTGACTTGCTTGTTCACGAATACGATCTTGGATACTAGGAGTATACACTACAACCTTTTCAACCTTAGGAGCGTCTTCGTCGTCCTCTAGATCATTGGCGCCGTCTTTGAGAACTTTTTCAATCTCGTTGCGCAACCAAGTTGCAGTATCGCGACTTTGATTAAAGCCTTCATGTATTTCTGGCATACCTTTAACAAGACATGCAGCAATACCTACCATGGTACCGTTGAAGTACTTGTCTTTGGTTTTACGAATAGCATTTGAGTCTGCTTTACTGTAACCGTTTAGGTTCATCCATTCGACTAGCTTTGGCTTTAAGTCTTTAACAGAACTTTCTAAACGATACCAAGTCATGGCATCGCGAAAGTGTTTAGTAAACTTCTCAGCACTCCACTCATCTGCTCCGTCCCACTTAGGGCTAAAGTCTCGACCTTTATTTTGTCGAATAGCAATGCTTGCTTGTTTTAGTTTAGTTGCCACGTAGTTACTCCGATAAGGTGTACAATAGTTATTATTATACGCGAAAAAACCGGATATGTCAATACCCGGTTAGACTCTAAAGCTAAGATCATTCAGCTTTTGGCTTTTCTTCAGATACTGGTTCTTGACGATATGGGTAATCGGCTTGGCTATACATAACCAAACGAACCGGTTTCCAATACTTTGAAAAGATGTTGTTTAATAGCAACATAAACATTGCTACTAAAAATACACTAACGGATACCAAAATGGCACCTACTAAAAAGTTTACCGATGGTTCAATATTCATTTTTTTCTTCCTCTATTACGGCCCAGCCTAATGTTTGTAAATCTTTACGTATCTCTTCGGTTACTACACTTTCCCCGACATATGCTTGTGTAGTTTTATAATGAGCTAACTGTTCTTCAGTGCACTCTGCAAGTTCTTCTGGTGTAGGTTCGTTGCGTATACCGCTACAGTACCAATCAATGTAGTCGCCCTGTTCACGCATGTCAGCAATAATGCCGCCCGCACGTCTCCAAGAACAACTCCATGTTTGATTTTTTAGAATCGGCATAACAGCTAACTTCATAAAATCATTGTTACACATGGCAGCATATAAGTTTTGGGCATATACATCATCCCCACGTACTTTTTCTAAGATCCACTCTGTCGTACGTAGATCGTACTCCATGTTATCTTTCTGCCATTCTGGATCTTTGAGCTTGTCTTCCTCGGATTTACGAATAGCTTCCCACATATCTTTCCAGTCGCCGTCTTCATTCTTACCTTGAAAAGAATGTCGGTCTGGACTACTGGCTACAGGTTTATCTGGGTTTTCTGACACGAGTAGCTGCCTTGTTTAACATATCTGAATAGTTAAGAGCCTGTTGTTCTGTCAATATCAGATTGGATTCGTATTCGATATAACCCTTGGTTAACAATTTCCAAATCTGTTTCCAACGGTTAAACTCCCACCATTTGCTAGTTGCTTGGGTGTTAATGGTCACTGTTACGCCATGATCGTCTGCTTCTACCCATAGGTTATGATCGTGTTCAGCTGAACCGCAGTCACAGACAACACCAAAGTATGTGGCATCGTTGTATTCCTTGCGGATGAACACACCCTCAGCTGGTTGTTGCGCTATCATACAAACCCCATCTTTTTAACTTTAGGTTTGTAGGTCTGTGAATGAAACAGTTCAGCAACAGTAAACGCATCTTTGCCAGACGGTTCTTCTAGTCCTAATGCGGCTGCTGCTTTAACAGATTGTTCCAAGGTAAGACTACCAAACTCAAGAACATCAAAACAACGACCGGGTCGGATCAATGCTTGATCAACATCTTTGACATTTGGCAAGTTTGTTGTGAAGATTAATTTCTTATCCTTCAAACTAACAAGTCCGTCACCTACGTTCAAGAACTTGTGCATCATAGTGTTACCGTCATTACGGCTCATCAAGAAGTTATCACTATCTTCTAGTACCATCATTTTGCTGTCGCTTTCTAAAAAGGTAGCAAAAATCATATCTTTTTCAAGGATGCCACTATCGTAGGTAACCATAGCACTGGTCTTACAGTGATGTAGCAGGCCTCGAATAAAGCTGGTCTTACCAGTACCGGGTGGTCCAATCAACAACAAGATATTGCTGTTACTTTCCATGAAGCGATCGTAGTAATCAGTCAACTGCTCGTCTTCTAAGAAAGGATACATTTCTTGAACAGGCATACGGTCGCTGTTAACAGGAACACGGATTTGGTGTCCGTCTGCACTATAAACCCAGTCAATATAACAGTCAAGCTCTGTAAACTCTGACAATAGACTGGACATAGTCTTGTGTACTTCTTCAAGTTCGCCAAACACATTGACGTTCATGTTATCTCTACGAGAATAATAATGAATCATACATCCTGTAATAGGATTTTGAATAATACCAGATTCTTCGTTTATCTCATGAAAGTGCCATTCTTTAAACTTTACTCTTGCCCAACGTGACCAATCACGTCGAGTACATAAAAGTTTAACACCGTCGGCATGTGTGTTAACACCCCTATCCCAACGATCTAGCATTAACTTGCTAGTGATATGATCAGACACATCACCTGTGGTTAAAACAGGACTGTCAGAACGAGAGACAGCGTTCTCGATATGACGATGTACGTCCAAATAATCTTCAACAGTCATATTATCCCTAACTGGGCGGTTATTCATTTTAATCCTTTGAGTCTAACCATTTTTGAGCATCTTCTTTTGTAAGATGCCCAGCTTTATGTTCGTCGATAGCATAGCGTAGTGCTTCTTCAACAAACGCATTGAAGGTCATATCACGCTCGTGCGCCATTTTCATATATTGTAACAGTTCTTCGTCTGGAATGTCAATCGGAACTTTTACACGAGTATCATAGTCAGTACCGTTATATATCGCTTTGGCTTTTTCTTCCCAATCATCATCTACATCTAAATCAACGTAGTTAACATCTTCCCACGCTTCATTCATTTTGACGTCCTTGCGCTTACATTCCTTCTTATGCTTTTTAGCATAAGCTGGATTAATCATACGATATGCACGTTGATTTTTATAGTCGTGTGCTTGAACTTCGTAGACTTCTTGCGTCTTCTGATCAAACGTGATGCAGAAACTATGACCATAATGATCTCCGTTCCAGCTATCTAAACTGTAGGCATGGGTGCCGTAACATTCCCAAGCATAGTCACTACCTTCTGTAATGCGGTAGTTAACTATTTCCATCCATTGTTTTAGTGATATCATTTTTACTGCCTTCTTCGATTACTTGCTGAATAAAATCAATTTGGTCAATGTTTTCTGTGATTATCTTAGTTAAGACAACACGCATTTCTTCCTTGACCTGGTCTACGTCTTCGCGCCCTACAAATTTTAGTATCTCAGTATTAATATGTTCTCTTAGTTCGTCTTGTGTCATAGCCTCTCACTTAAAAATAATCTACACATTGTAGCATCTTTTTGATCATTAAAAATAAAATCCATGTAATTTTCAGTTACACAGGTATTGTATCTATCACCCGGTAGACCGAATCGCTCCATGATCAGAGCGCAGGTTTCGTTCCACCAAGCATTAGAGACATATGGATCTTGCTCGTGATTCCATTTAACCTTTACTACATTTAGGTCCATAGGGCATGACGCACTTTGATAAGACGAATCAGCATAGCTTCATCTTCCTTTTCATAATCAGCCTCTATCTTGTGCAGCTTCTTCAAGGCAATCTTACTCATCTTGGCAAGCTCGGGAGTTTTATCACTGCTGAAACTTAGTCTACCACCATTGGCTAGACGTGCGGCTTCGCAGTAGGCACTCCAACCACTTGCTTTCATTGGCTCTAGTCGATTACGATATGTCTGCGTCCACCATGTGTAAAGATCAAGAATCTCTTGGGCCTTGACTGCTTGGGGTGTAAGTTTGCCCAAGCTGTCTGAGTCGGTCCCAACTTCGTCTTCTTTCCATCGGAGGTTACGTTGCCATTCAAGACTGTCAAGACCGGCTTGTGGACAGCGCCATGCTCTGACACGCCACCATCCGTGAGCCCAGAATGGAGTTGAATATTTTTCTCGAGCTTCGTCGTGCCAAGCGATGTGGTGCCAGGCGAGTTCCACTTCCACAAAATCCTGTAACTCATTAAATAGGCAAGGCAGAAAACGATTTCCCACATCTTGCCAAGATCCAGGCGCAATATCGCGAGTATGGGCAGTAAGAGAGTGACTGCGAGTAATCCAACGGTTATTAATGTAATACTTAATGTCGTGGATCTTATCTGGGATATAAAAGACAAACCGTTGAACATAATCTAATCCTTCTTCTGCTAACCAGTAACGTAGACGGCTTTGCCCAGCAAGTACATGCCATTCATTCCATCCTTCACTGGTCTTTGGACCACCTTTAGGTGTGCCGCGAAGCCAATCTGCAAACTTACTACATGTCCAATAATGCGATCTCATTTTTTCTCTAAGAATGGTTCTAGATTAGGGGGTACCCAGCCTAGTGGTTTTAAAACTTTACCGTCTTCACGCTTGCGCACTTTTCCGGTTTCCTTATCAATCTTTGCGAAGTTAGTTTTCATAACTTCTTTCCAAGCACCTTCAGCATCGAATCCTGCGCTATGAATAGCACCAATAGTAACAACTAGGATATCAATAAGTGCGTCTAACACTTCGAGATTATCATTATCTGCTAGTGCTTGTTTTAGTTCTTTATGTTCTTCTTCAATAAGAGCACAGTACATATCAAACTGTGATCCAGGCGGGCCATCAACTGTTTGGTCGCAAGCCTTCATAAACTTTTCTTGATCGCGAAATGGATTCATATCTTCCTCGTTAATATTATTATACATTCTTTATATGACTTTGTCAAATCTTAAATAAAACTCTGCTAGTTTCTTTTTTTCTAGTTCTGCTACTATAGCATAACGATAGCCGTATGTTTGGTGATCTATATCTTTGAGCCAGACTGGCGCTTCGATAGCATGTTCCATAACAAACTTGCCTGCATCGCTTTGTTGCCATTCCCAAATAGGCTGTGCGGCATAGATTTCTGGATCATCTACATCACCTATTCTAAATCGATGTACAACTACCTTATGTATTTCCTCAACATTAACCATGTCTGGTCCTACATCAACTGTTCGGTATCTTACGTTAGCCATTTTAGACAGTACAGTGTTTGGAACTTCTCAGCATCGTGTTTAGTTGGAAAACTCCACATGTTCCAACTCCTGCGCTTAACGCCTTCCCACTTTTCAAGTTCCTCAGTGGCCCAAATAACTTGGGTATCAGCACCTAGATAGTTATTAGCTTCGTCGTTTGGTTTGATTTGAATAACCCATTTACTTTTTAAGTGAGCAGTACCGGGTCCATTTAATACTGCTAGTATATTTCCTTCAGGCATAGTCCACGCCCTTATTACATCATCCAGCGTTCGGGCTCTCATTCTTTTTACGTTTTACGAAAGGTCTACGCTTTTGTGCTTTCTTGGCAGCAGGCTTTTCGGTTGGTTTGTAAATAGTCGTGTGTCCTTTTTCAGCACGAGCTAGAGCAGCATGGATTTGATCAGCGGTTGGATCGCCTGTAAAATCTTCTTCTGGAAAATCAATAGGATTGCTGGTATTACTTACGTGGGGTAAAGTAACGCCTACCTGTCTCAAATATCGATCAGCATTCATCATTACTTCGAGATTGCGATAGCACATGATAGGACCAGCGGCATCTGGACTAGTTGCTTCAAACTCGCGGACTTCGTAGACATCTTCGATGCCTGTTTTGATTTCGATCACATAAAGCTCGTGTCCGGGACGATGATTTTCTTTTAAGTGATCAAGGGTAATGATCTCTACGACCCTGCCCTCTGTAAGACCAGGTGCTCCGATATGGATCCATACCTTGTCTTTGATGTTGTATTCTGTTTTCATGTTATTAGGTAAGCTATGCCTACGTATGTTAGCTGGTGTGCCATTTGATCTAATCCTAAATGATTCCAAAATGCCTTGGTTCTAATATCTCTATTACCGTAGTTCATTTTGCACCAGTCGATGTGATAGTGTAAGATTGCATCTAATAGACCAATGAATACTGCAAATGCAATATACTCTGGTCCAGTTAGAATGAATAGGCACGCTAAGGTGCCTACTCCGTGTTTAATGCTATGATTCATTCCGGCTTGATCGCCGTAGATTCCTTTACTAGCAACTTCAACATCACTTTGATTTACAAAATCAATGTACCAATGTTTAATCTGTAATAAAACTAGCAATAATAAAACTGTTTCAATCATACACTACCTGTTGCTTTTTCTTTAACCTTAGACTCTAACAAGTCTTTAACAAACTTCAATGCCTTACGGTCAGTGTCGTAGACATACTCCGAATCCTCATCGTCACTGCGTATAGTTACAATGACACCATTTACGGCTTTACGGATTTCGATACTTTCAAACATTGAAGATGTTGACATTATTGTTGTACTGATAGGTTATAGTTAAAGTGGAAGATACCAATGTGTGACACTTCTTTGCTAAGATCTTGATCACACCAGATTTGATATCCGGCTTTTTGTGCCTGTTGGCAGAAGAAAATGTCTTCACCGATCTCAAGATTGAGTTCAGGAATATATTCTTGTAGGTAGTGTGGGTGTGGAATCTTTTCATAGACTTCACGCTTAACCAATACACAACCGTGTGGTAGAACATCGATTAGTTCCATTGAAGGGCTATTGTCTGTAGTTTGAAACTCAGTGAACTGACCTGCTCCACCCATCATGCCTGTGAAGTTAGCATTTGGGAAACGACGACGACGGTAGTTAGCACCAACGATGTCCTTGTTGCGAGCCAACATTTTCATTGGAGCATCTACAGGGAATTTCATATCGCTGTCAACCCACCAAATGTAATCAAAGTCTGACTTCAAGAAGATATCGACTAGATTGCGTCTAGCAATAGTAATAACTGAACCGATGTTGAACGCACAGTTAATACGGATTCCATTTGCTACCATGTTAGCAGCAGCCATCGCTAAGTGTTGAGCGAACTCAGCATTGACCATTTCCATTGCTGGAACTGCAATCATGATGCTTGGGCGGTCACCTGGCGGTAGTTGAGTTGGTGCTCCGCTGCCTGTAGGTTGTCCGTTTGGAGTAAAAGCCCTAGGTGCTGGACGGCTAGGAATGTTTAGTTTGCCTTTGTTTTTCATGTTTTTCCTTTATAGTGTTATAGTAACATGTAGTAGTGATATATACAATAATTATTGTTATTTTATTTTGCCAAATACAGTCTTGGTTCAATCAGGGATAGGTAAGTTATCGTAGTAACCCTCACCTACATCTTTAAGATATTCTAGTATAACATCTTCTGAGTCAATGTCTTTAAACTCTACTGAGCCAAATGCTATATTTTTTAGATTATTATTAGTTAGATACTCTTCGTAAGATTTTTTATAATCCAGGTGTATCCACTGAAACGCCTGTGCGTAACCCGGAACGATAACTTCTAGATATCTACATTCTTCTGATTCTGGGTCAACAATGGCCTTGGCGTATTCGATATCGTCTCGATCAACATAAATGATTTCATTTATTTTTCCGCCGAAACAACTCATTTTGCTTCTATCTACTAAAGCTACTCTATCATCTGTTGCGTGATTTAAGTGTAAAATGTACATCGTGCCTCTCTATCCATGACACTAGTATAGCACAAGATTTTAGATTTGTCAACTATCTATCAATCCAATCACACGCTCTAAATGGTTTGCCTTTTTCAGCTTTGGGTAGATAGTATACAACACGTTTTTTCATGTGTTTAATGACCGAGTGATTGTGGTCATGATTAAACGCAGTTAAGTAAGCACGCCAGCACGTAGCTTTTCTTTTTAACCCTTGTTGGTTTTCGTTTAATAACTTCACTGCTAGTTTGTGATTGCCTCTAGCTTTATCTAATACTTCGCAGGCAATATTAAAAGCATAGGCATCTATCTCATCATTATTACCTAGATACTCTTGTTCTTTTCTTTGTTTTTCTCTTTTTGCTGTACTAGCATAATCTGGAAGATGTTTGAACTTTCGTTTACGAAACTGTCTCATATGTATAACTTCATGCAAGATAGTATCAGCAAATGTAAGGCACAATCTTTTGAATCTATAGTCGCTTATCTTTATATCCCATTCTTTGCCGTGATACGAAAAGTTAACTTCTATACACTTTTTCCGATATTCGTCTAGATCGCTGTAATACGCACCTCCGACTAAAACCCATCCAAAATCTACTTTTGTAGAGTACATTCTACATCCCTTAATTGGAAGATAACTTTTAATGTGTCTTGTGATTATATCATGAAACTTGGGAGTAGGTATAGCCTTGTCAACTACTTTGTCGCGAGCAGAGTATAATACGTGGAATAACGTTTCTCTATCTAAATCAGCCCAGTTAAAGTTATACGATTTTTTCACTGTTACCTCCCAAATGATAACAACTTATTGTAACGTATTTATTGGCTTTAATCTAGATGTACTTGCTCGGTTATAACCCCCGACTTTTTAAGGAAATCCAACCCGGAATGATCCCTATAATCAGAACGAAAGAATACTCGTTTAATACCGCTTTGATAGATAAGTTTGGCACAGTCCAAGCAAGGAGCATGAGTAACAAATAAATCGCTATCGAGACCGTGCTCACCACTTCTAGCAAGTTTCGCAATAGCGTTAGTTTCTGCATGTAATACCTCCGGTTTAGTTTTAAGTCTAAAGCGTCGAGTATGTGTATGTACTGTATCGTCGCTTAATGTTTCATGTACTGCTTCTTCAAACGGCCAACGTTCTTCAATCTCATCTGGATTGAGCCAGCCGCCAGCGCCACGGTCCATGTACTCTTTATTCTCGCAATCATTGTCCCATCCTGCGGGCATGCCATTGTAACCGATAGAAATAATTCTATCGTCCTTGACAATGATAGCGCCAACATGCAAGCGGCGAGCATGACTAAGCTCGGCAAATACCATAGCTGTAGTCATGTAGGCTTTTTTGAGCTTTTCTTTCATTAATATCTGTATGTATCTGGTTTAAATGGGCCTTCAACTTTAACACCAATATAACCTGCTTGTTTTTCGCTTAGGGTAGTTAGCTGTGCGCCAATCTGTCCTAGATGCAAACGAGCAACTTTTTCGTCTAAATGTTTGGGCAACAAGTATAGTACACCTGCATCATACTTGCTTGGGTTATTGTAGAGTTCGATTTGAGCCATTACTTGATTGGTAAAACTGTTGCTCATAACATAGCTAGGATGTCCTGTTCCGCAGCCCAAGTTAACTAGACGTCCTTTGGCCAACAAGATAATGCGTTTTCCGTTAGGGAAAATAACGTGATCAACTTGTGGTTTGATTTCGTCCCAGGTACAATCGCTCAAACTTGCTACGTCGATCTCTGTATCAAAGTGTCCAATGTTACATACAATAGCATTGTCCTTCATTACATCCATGTGTGCTCGAGTAATAACATCAACGTTGCCTGTAGCAGTTACAAAGATGTCGCATTTGTCTGCGGCATATTCCATGGTAACAACACGATAACCTTCCATGGCTGCTTGTAGGGCGCAGATAGGATCAGCTTCAGTTACCCAAACTTGTGCGGATAACGCTCTAAGAGCCTGTGCAGAACCTTTACCTACATCTCCATATCCAGCAACTACAGCGACTTTACCTGCGATCATTACGTCAGTGGCACGCTTAACAGCATCAACTAGCGACTCGCGGCACCCGTATAAGTTATCAAACTTGCTCTTAGTTACTGAATCGTTTACATTGATTGCTGGCATTTTTAATGTGCCATTGGCAATGCGTTCTACTAGCTTATGAATGCCAGTAGTTGTTTCTTCAGTAACACCAATAATGCCTTCTAGCAAATCTGGACGATTGTCGTGGATATATCCAGTTAGATCGTGACCGTCATCTAGCAACATATTAGGTTTCCATCCCTCTGGACCTTCGACTGTTTGCTCTAAACACCACCAGTATTCTTCTTCTGTTTCGCCTTTCCAAGCAAACACAGGAATACCTACATCGGCTAGTGCAGCAGCAGCTTGATCTTGTGTGGAGAAAATATTGCAGCTTGCCCAGCGAACACTAGCACCTAGTTCAACTAGAGTTTCGATTAGCACAGCAGTTTGAATAGTCATGTGTAAACTGCCAGTAATACGTGCGCCAGCCAGTGGCTTCTGTCCTGCGTACTCACGACGAATAGCCATAAGACCCGGCATTTCGTGTTCTGCGATTGCGATTTCTTTTCTGCCCCAAGAGGCTAATGTAATATCTGCTACTTTGTAATCCATTTTTATTCTTATTGTTATTGGCCGACCCTAGAGGAATCGAACCCCTATCGCTGCGATCGGAACACAGCATTCTATCCATTGAACTAAGGGTCGATGTATTTGGTGCCCCAGGTTAGAATCGAACTAACTGCCTACCGCTTACAAGGCGGGTGCTCTGCCAGTGAGCTACAAGGGCGCTTTCTATTTACTGTAAAATTTGGTGTGGCTGGTAGGACTTGAACCTACAAGGTGCGGCGACTATGTCTGCAACCATTCCCGGGATACAAGTATCTCGGAGCTCTGCCGTTCGCTTACAGCCACGTAACTATTATAACATAATTTATCATAATATGCAAATAAAACGGCAATCATTATAAATATACAAAATGTAAGGAAATACCATGATCATCAGCAATTTACAGCCAGAATTTAATACGCACTGGGCTGAGCTGATAAAGCATGATCCGGTACATCCAATCGACGAAAAGAAAAACCTAGTTCGTAGATTTGGTAATGATCGCATTATCTATGTAATGACAGATAACGATAGGCCTGTGGCGATACTACAAGTTGCGCTAACTGCTAGTGCACCAATGACAGCAAAAAGTCTTTGGAATAAAAAAGAACAAACTGATCCATTTTTATATGCTGTGTTCTACAGCGTATTCCGCCTTCCGGACAGCGAGTCAGTCAAGGGCGGTGTTCGTGAACTAATCTACGGTGCTGCTGAAGATCTACGCAATCGATTCCCAACATTAGGTAAGTTTATAACTTTGAGCCCGATACCTAGTCTGCGTTCTAAGTTTAACAAGCAACCGGGCATTGAAGAAATACAAGAATTTTTAGTCGCAAAAAAAGACCCAGTAGCAAGGTTCCATATTAGTAATGGAGCCTCACCCTGGGCCGTTCGTCGCCGCGCTGATCTAAGCGATCTACGTAAACAAGAAAGTTGGGGATGGATGGCTAGCTATGATTACACGCCCGTTGTTATCAAAGATAAGCAACCTGCTGAACTAGCACCTGTTCTCCAAAATCTTTAAGAAGCGCCTTTAAACTCGCCGTTCTTAAATCCAACTGTACCGCCTTCTGCTTCAATGCGTTTGATAACGTCTTCGAATAAGATTGGAGCAAAGTTTGGGGTTTGCTCTACGCATACACAATGATAACGAACATCGTTTTCAGTGCTGTACAAGAGTTCACCAGTTCTAACATCAACACCTCTGATCTTCTTCACACGATTTGAGTGAGTATGACCATGAATGTTAGTACCAAAACGGTATAACGAATCTGGGCTTACAGGAATATGACTTAAGATCATTCCGTTCATTACGTGGTAACTACGGACATCACGAAAGTGAGCTGTATATTCTTCTAAGCGAAAGATATCGTGATTACCTTTGATTAAAACTTTGTCGCCGTTTAAGCGAGACAATGTCTTTAAAGCCTTGCGGTTAATAACAACGTCACCTAAGTGGTAGACCTTGTCATTGGGCTTGACACGTTCGTTCCAAGCCTTGACCATTGCTTCGTCCATTTCTTCTGGACTATCCCATGGCCTTAATTTTGTTTCACCATCAGACCGCATAAACTTACAAACACCCATGTGTCCGAAGTGCGTGTCACTAACTAAAAATACTCCGGGCATTTTCTTTCCTTTATTTTGTTTCTAATTTTAACAAGTATAATGTTACTTGAGGGCCTTCCAATAGAACTACGTCACTTGAATATTTTTTAGATCCATTGTAACGATGGTCTCGTCCAACTGGAGAGACTGTGATCATCTTGTTATGTGTTTTTCTAATAGTGCCAACATACAAAGTATTACTCTGTGGATAGGCAACACAATCGCCGATATTTAATACTCGACCCAACTTGTCTTTATGTTCTACTACTACCTTAGTCATATTACACCTTTATGCTACAAACCATTGATCTGACTCTTTAAGTTCAATACTTTCATTGCCGTCGTATTCATGTATTTTAAACAATGTTCCTTCGGGAATCCATTCGACTTTTAAGTCATTTAAACCCCCGGCGTAGATATCTGGATATTTCAGTGTTACATACGCCCTGCACTTGTCCCATTCTTCTTTTTCAACAAACTTTACAATATTAGGGTCAAACATGATTTCTGGATATGATTGATTCCAGGTAAACCATCCTGCGCCAAATGAAGGAGAATATAGTACAGCTATTTTACCATCCTCGCTGAGTTTCTTAAAAGTCATTTTTAAAGTTCCTCCAATCATCAATGTTAGGTTTTTCATTCTCATCGTAGGTCCAACCCAAGGCCTTCATCATACGATGCTTGACCAGTAAGTTAGGGCTACGGAAACGTTCGGTGTCATCAAATCCCATCATAACTCCAACTTCGGTTACTGCTCCACTGCGGCACAAACCTGCTGTACAATGTACTACAACGTTCATACGGTTGTCAAGAGCATGTTGCAACAAACGAACAAGTTCTGCGGCTTGTGCTTCGCTACAGCGCATTGCTTCGTCTAGAGCAAAGTCATCTTTTTCAATATCAAGAAACTCGAAGTTATGACGTTCTTTGAATGTGTGTTTTGCTTCTGGGCGCCAACCGCCTGTATCAGCAATACTAATCAACATAGAGTTTTCACCACAGGCATGATGGAAACCACTCGAAACATCTATAGCAGCTACATTTTCAATCCACGGCATTTATTCTCTCCACGTAAACTTTGAGACCTTTTTCAGTCGCATAGTTGATCATATCTTTTGTACCCTTGCTCTTGCCATCCCATACAGCTATAAGAGCATCTGCAAAATCGCCCATTACTCTATTACGTATTGGACCTGCAGCATTTCTATACTTGTCCCATTCTGCCGGAAACTGGAATAACTCTAAACCTGCTTCTCTAGCAAAACGTTCACCTAGTGTATCTACACCGCGAGCAGCGCCTGATACTACAGCAGTAATATCAAATCCGGCATTGAGCACAGCCTTGAGCACAAGCTCGTAGTCAGTTATATCTCTGCCACCTGCGATTATGACCTTCATCCCCACACCTTATATAACCCCACCAAGCATATCGTTAACCCTACTAGATTAGTGATTACTTGTGGCTTATTCACAACACGCAAACTCCATATCAAATACAGAATAGATCCTGCGGTGCCTGCTAGAATATTCCAGGGATGGCACTCCGGAAAGAAGCTCATTATACTGTACATGACCATGAAGCAGGCAGTGCCTGCCCATTGTATCATTTCATTTAACTTCATACACGTTCTTTCTTTACGCGGCCAATGCGGCTAGCCTTGTTCCAATCGTAGTCAACGCCATCTGGGCACTTGCCGTCTTTGACGCTGTCTACACCAAACATACCGCACACTTCAAAATCTGGACCAGTGATGGTCACAAACTCGTTCATTATCTTTGCTGTGTGCATAGCTTCATCTAATGTCATTACATCAAATGTTACAATTTTACCTTTTACTTTATACATTTTATTATTATAGCACAGGTTTTACCTGTTGTCAACCTAAAAAAACCCAACCGTGCAACTATGTTGTAGCGGGCTGGGACAAATATTTGATGGTCTCACCAGTAGGAATCGAACCTACACCTAAGTCTTAGGAGGACCTCGTTCTATCCATTGAACTATAGCGAGGTAAATATTAGTGTGAAAACTTATGATAACTTTACACCCTCCGGTGCTCACTTTCACCTTTCATATCATAACGGTGTGTGCTGCATTATTGTTCGTGATATCTACGATGGCGATCTAGTATTACGTTATTTCACTGACATCAACAAAGCTCTGCGCTTTGTCAACAACCTTTAACTTTTCTGAGAGTCGCCTTTGGCTACACGATAGTTGTCTTCAACTGAATCTGGTGTGCTAACTTCGATTAGTGTACCTTCTTCAATACATACAACTTGATGTGGTAATAAAGGAGGATTGTGCCATACACTACCTTCATTGAGTTCTTTTTCATATACCTCTGCATTAATGGTATCAATCCATCGAACAATAAATTTTCCACTCAGCACATACCAAGTTTCATCTTTCTCAGCATGAAAGTGCATACTGAACTTTGCACCAGTATTAAATTTTAACAACTTGCCTGCATACTTGTCATTAGTTGCCCAGATTAATTCTGAGCCCCAACCTTTTTCTACAAAGCCTTCTAATCTCATTTAAACCATCCAATCTTTTCGCCGGCTTCTTTGCGCCTATTATATTCTTCTTCTGTGCTAGGATAGCGCAAAGCCCATACAGCACATAATAACATTCCCAGTCCTACACCGGCCACTAGTTTCCAGTTATATGTTGTAAACCAAAGTATGATTAAACTACAATCCATGGTTGCTACCATAGCCCATTTACCATACATAGGGAATACACGTTTCTCTGCCCAACCTCTTAGGAAAGGTCCAAACAGTTTATGATTCATAATCCAGTTGTGCCAGCGTTCGCTGCCTTTGGCAAAACAATACGCTGCTCCTACTGTGGGAGTCGACCAAGGAATACCGGGCGTTACAACACCAATGTAGGCTATGCCTAAACATAAAAATCCCAAAGCCATCCACATTGCTTTTTTAATCTTATTCATACTTACCTTTAATGGAGCGGGATAGGAGAATCGAACTCCTAACTAAACCTTGGCAAGGTTTCGTTTGACCATTAAACTAATCCCGCATGTAAGTATTTAATAAAAACATTTGGTCGGTGTGACACGATTCGAACATGCGACCACTGCGTCCCAAACGCAGAGCTCTACCAAGCTGAGCTACACACCGTTTATCTTTTTCTAACAAACATAATCAACAGGATCGTTGCCTACTTTTTGTTTTTATCGAGGAGACTTATCGAAACTCCTCTATCCAGTGTATATCTTCAAGTATAACCTTCAACGTTCTCGGGCGAACCTCTGAACTCCAATTATACCCAATAACACTAGCAGTCCATAGTAATATGAATATTGCTGAACCGATCCTAAACTCTTCGTGCGTAAGTGTGACCAAACCTGTCACTTACACTTTGGATGCCTTTCCTTGACACGTGGCGTTGTGGTCAGCCCGTACATCCTACTAAACTTGGTGGAGGCAACAGGACTCGAACCCGCCACCTGATGCTTGCAAAGCACCTGCTCTCCCAGATGAGCTATACCCCCACTTAACTAACAGAATCCGCTTTTTTTATTTTCAATATAAAATTTTAAGTTGCTGAATGGATTCTAAAACTCTTGGCTCCTCGACCTGGGCTCGAACCAGGGACCAACGGATTAACAGTCCGGCACTCTACCAACTGAGCTATCGAGGAATAAACTTGGAGCGGGATAGGAGAATCGAACTCCTGACTATAACTTGGAAGGATATAGTTTTACCATTAAACTAATCCCGCATTTCCTTTACTTTACTTCATTACCAGCAAGATCAACTTTACCAGTTTCGTATTCTTCTTTACGCTGTTTGTACATATCTTCGCTAAGACCATGCCATCCACAGCAATCGCCAGTTGGACTACGGCCGCAACCGCAAGTACCTTTTTTCATTTGTTCAACACTAGGTGTCATATTGTTTTCCTCGGTCAATCTTTTCATGTAAGTTGGAACACGTTTTCCGAAAATACTTTCAAAGTTATCGTCAGCCTGTTTCTGAGAAACAGCTACTGGACGTTGTCTACTACCCTTGCTCATTGCTTATTCCGCAGAGCCTGTAGGTTCTGAAATATCATTCCTGCGTTTTTCCCTAGCTGGCCTAATCTCACCAGCAAGTTGTGCCTGGATCATCAAGCGTCTTTGAGCACCACGCTCATGTGGATCAACAATCAATGACAAATAACGTTTATTTTGTTTTGTCATTTTAAAGTTTGGACCGGGTTTCAACGTCATGTTATTTCTCTCTTTTTCTTTTGAATTTTAGATAGATACTCTCTACCAACTTTGCCTTCTTCAATCTCTCTAAGAGCAGTAATGTTAATACCGCCTTTTTTACTTATCAGTGGAAGATGACCACGTTTTAATTCTCGAGCACGCATAGAAGCAATCAAAATAAGATCGTATCTATTACCTACCTGTTCAACTGCTGCTTGACTTGTTATCCTTGCCATACATTTCCTTTGTTAAGTTTATTATACAGTATTATAGATACTATGTCAAATATATTGGCGGTGCGACTGAGACTCGAACTCAGAAAGCGGCTTTCACCACTCGACGGATTAGCAATCCGCTCCAATACCATTATGGGACCGCACCATATAAAAACACACTAACATCCTACAGCTTTAGTAGGCCTCTCACTAACATAGTGACGCAGTCACACATCAGTGTATTTTAATATGGCGTCCCCAACGAGATTCGAACTCGTGTACCCAACGTGAAAGGCTGGTGTCCTAGGCCACTAGACGATAGGGACATAAAGTGAAAGGAGTTTTAGGTACTCCTTTCAAAACCTTGTTATCAGTCTCCTTCGTTGCAATCCTGAGAAGGATTTTATCAGCGCCCGCAACTTGAGCCATTCTAAGAATAGCCGACTACAAAGGGGGTGTCTCTGGTTACTTCCCCAACTAACTTAGAAGTCGTAACGATCGCTCATTACGGTCTTCAACATGATACCTTCTGGAGTGAAGTTATCCAAATCAGCGGCTAGCAAGCTAGTCATGATTGATGGGCTAAATCCACTTACCAAAGCAGCACCACTCTTGTCTGACTTAACTGGTGTGTTGTCAGAACTGTTTAGGTTCCAGAACACAACTTGTGGCACAGCATAACCTGCAGCCGCATACTTGCGTTCGATCATTTCCATAGCAGAGTCATCATGCTTTACGCATTGATTGAACTGCATGTCACTAAGGATCAACAGCATAGCTGGCATATCACTTTGTGGCACTTCGTTCTTAACTGCTGTGTTAAGGATCTGGTTGAAAGCGGCATGCAGGTTAGTGCTCATACCCCAATCGGACTTAACCATTTGGTTCATCTTTTCAACCACGTTACCCTTTAGAGTCATCAACTGTGGCTTGTCGGAGAAAGTCAAGAATGTGTCCTTGAACACGCCCTTGTTCTTGTCTGCCAAGTACAGGCCTAGCGATACCGCAACATCCATACAAGTTGTAGATGACTTTCCACCTGCTGGGCAGCTCATAGAACCGCTAACGTCTACTAATGGTAGGATGTTAGCATCACCTACAAAGTTTGGCAAAGCTTCCCATTGAGCCACAATGTGGTCAAGTTCAGTCTTGCTGTAGTTGTTGCTGTAAGAGTTGATACCCTTCAACACATCGTAAGGGTAAACAGCCGAAGCATTTACCTTTACAGTTGGATCACCCTTAACCAATGCCGCAACATACTCAGCGAACTTTGTAGTATTACGATTGAATGCCTTCTTGTAGCGAGCAGAAGCAACGCTAGGCACATGGCTAAAGTTGATGTTATCCCAGTCCTTAGCGCACATTTGAGTTTCAACAACCTTGGTCAAAGAAACCAAACTCTTGCGATAGAACTTTGGTGACATTCCGAAGAACTCACGGATTTCACGAGCGACTTCACCTTTACGTGGAGTCCACTTAGCAGCCAAGCCATTTTGAGCACGCAAAGCGTCACCCAACATAGTATAGGCTTGAGCCTTTAGATCCTTGTCAGAGAAGACAAAAATGTCATCCCAACGACCTAGTTCAGGCACTTTCTTCAAAAGTGCTGATGCAGCATCCTTGTCGTGCTTTTCCAAGTACTTCAAGATTGAACGGAAGATCTCACGTTCGCCGGCACCACCACGAGCATCACGTGCCCACAGGGCGATACGCAATGCTAGATTCTTGTCTGCTGTATAAGCACCAACAAAGGCAGGGACAATATCCTTACCACGGCTGGCACCGATGTTATAAAATAGGTCAACTACTTTGTTAGAAGTTGACTTGCGTGCCTTCATACCGTTAGCGGTACGGGCTTCTTGGTTTGCTACTGCGTTTACAAATGCGTTCATTTGTGTTTCCTTTCAGGTTATGATTAAAAATGTTGCTGTTAATAACCTATTAACAGGATGAGCGGGACAGTTAAAGTTTTTCGACTAACCCCTATCCCCAGTATATCGGTTCAAGCCCCGTCAGTCTATCCAGTTTTTTCTATGCTGGCTACTATTCTGTTTCTACAGACACTATCTTGTATTCTACAAGCACTATCCTCTAGTTCCCTTGCGGGGAGGCTTTCGGATTATTATGTTTTGTATGCTGCAATCATCCTAGTAAGCTGGCTCTATGTGTTTATTATACACGCTTATTTGTAGCTTGTCAACTACTATTTTTATACAACGGGATGTGGTGCCTAAGACCGGGACTCGAACCCACGGCACACCCCCTGCGGGTCGGCCTCGCGAAGTTTTGGAGCGAGTTAGTTGTTTGCTGTAATCATCCCAAACTGGTTGCGGAAAGCAGGAGTCGAACCTGATGTTTGAAGCTTATGAGACTTCCGAGTAAACCGTTTCTCTCTTCCGCGTAAACTTTATTAAAACGCATTATCTGCAACTCCTGCATGTGGAAAGCACTCGTTTGATAATCCGTCAACCACCAACGCTTTTGCGTTTTAATAAAGTGTCTAGCTACCTACACCACATAGGCCCTAGACTGAGCTGTTACTCTGTCCACAACATTTATTCTTCTGGGAAGGTACTGTACCTCACCCAATGCGTTATAGAATCCCCTACATGGGGTCTAAAGGTCAAGGCATTGAAAACCTAGCCGTTTCTATGGTGATGGCCCCACCCACTTTCATAACGTCAAAGTGTAAAACGGGTTTTCTTGGTGCCCCAGGCGAGACTCGAACTCGCACGCCTTTCGGCACTGGCTTCTAAGACCAGCGTGTCTACCATTCCACCACCGGGGCATTATTTGTTTACAAGTAATATTATATATCCTTTATTTTAGTTTGTCAACTAAAATATGGTGGGCTAGTGCGGAATCTAACCGCCTAAGTCGCCATGTCATAGCGATATGAACAACAGTTCATGTCAAGCCTACTTGCGTGTAAAAAATCTAACTAGTTTTAAGTAGTAGTACTTAAATGTTCTATGAGTAGGAATCCAGTCCCAAATATCTGAACTGGTAACTTCGTGTGGTACATGACCATACGCTTTATCAAAAGTTTCTTTCATTGACATACGGACTCCTTTAAAATAGGTTTTTGAGCGCCCAACTATCTTTCTCAAGGACTCATTGGATTGTCTCGATTGGGAGAGTTTGGATTGACCCGATGTTGCTACTGGTGTGTCATGCTCAAGAATAGGGCACTAGCGCATCGGGGACTCGATCCCATCGTCTATCTCAAAAAATGGCGGGGAACTACTTAGTGCAGTTAAGATACTTTGGACAGCATCTATTTTTTATTCCCCATAACTTGGTGGTGATGGTAAGATTCGAACTTACGATAGTCACCGTATGAAGGTGGTGCATTACCACTTTGCTACATCACCATATGTAAACACACTACCACGGCGTTATACTGCTGTATCACAAGCAATACTACCATGTCTACCCATTGTGCATGTAATGTGTTTGCATATGGTATAAGAGACAGGTGCAGTAATCCCAACTGCTCATCGCCATCGGCAACTTAGGTCAACCCACCCGCCACTTACATATACCATATAGAAACACACTTTTCCGTTATCCCACGTCTAGAACGATAGCTGGGGCTCCGTAGAGCAAATGTGTTTTCATATGGTAGGGGCACAGAGAATCGAACTCTGATGCCTCATTCTTCAACTCCGAAATGTTTG